ATGAATATAAACACAAGTAAAATAGAAAAATTACCACTTAATAAATTATTTGAACTCAAAACAATTATTAATGACAGCGTCGTAGAGATGTCAAACAACTTAACAGAATATGCTATGATGCACACAGGTTTTGATTTCAAAAATATGAGTGAAGAAAATAGTAAAGAATATAGTAAACTTATGCAGTTTCAAAATTTACTAAGCAAAGTGAAAGAAGTAATAAATGATAAAATAATAAAAGAATATTATGTTTAAGTTTTTAAGTAATTGGTTTAGAAACATTTTTTTATCAATGAAAGCTGGTGAAAAAATGATGAGTACAGAAAATACAAATGATAGTACTATAAGCGTCACTCAAACGATATCTAAAAATAATTTGGCTGATGACTTGTTGAAAGAAAAAATCACTCAAGATGTTGAGATGTTGAGATATTCAATGTATAAAATTGATGAAAAGGCAAATGACTATCACGTCAATTTAGATGGAACGACAGTTAAGAAAAATAAACCTAAAGTAATAAATGGAAAACATAAATTCAATATACTAAACAAGAAACTAACCGCAGGTATTGCAGACGAATTGAATAGATTGGATGAATATGATAACGAAAAGTTCACCATGGATATTCAAACTGAATATATTACTCGTTTTAAAATTGAAAAGTATATTTCATCCGTAGATGTTAATATTGATGATAGCAAGAATATCAAAAAGACATCTTTACACTTTAGTACTATTCCTAACGTTTATGATGGTAATTCAATGCCATTTATTAACGAATTGAAGAAACTGAAAGATTTACCATTAGATAACGAGTACGCTGTTTCAAGAAACGAAATTGCAAGTTCTATGCTTACTCTTTCATTTGTATGCCTGAAAGTTGATGAAGAATATGATTTTACTAACTATAGCTTCTTGAATCCAAAGTTAGTAGAAGTGAAAGAACTTGATACAGAAATCATCTTAATATTTGAATGGGAGGAATATATGCGTAAAGCACTTAATCTAAGTGAAAAGTATTATTCAGAAGAAAGAGAAAAACAATATCAAAATAATGAAGCTAAAGAAACTTCTAAAAACTTGCGTGCGGTTTTACGTGTTGTAAAGTGTTCTGTATGTGGTAAGGTTTGCCAAATGGATGGTAATGAAGCTAAAATATTTGATAATGGACAAGTAATATGCAATGATTGTTTGAAAAAACAGGAAAACAATAATTGATTTAAATAAAATAAAATCTATATTTTTTATATGAAAACTATAGCAATAGAATTAAATCACGTAGTGAGGAATATTAACAAACAGTTGATTAAATACTATAAACGTGAATTTGATAACTCGTTAGATGATGAAAACATTGACGAAGTTAAAGAAAACGTAATTGATAAGTATCTTCACTTTAATAGTAAACAAGAACTACTACAGTTCATTTATGAAGACTATCCTTATGAAATATTTGGTTGTGCAAATCCAATTGAAAGAAATTTGCCAACCAAGATAAATAACTGGATGTATAATCTTACTAATTTCGAAGACGAAGAAATTAATGTAATTTATTATAGTATGAATGAGGACGCTTTAACCATTCAATCAACTTATTTCTTCCTTAGTAAAATTGGCGCAAGAGTAAGAATGGTTATGTTCCCATCTGATATTAAAGAAGTTTATAATATTGCAGATGTTATAGTTACTTCAAATAAAGAATATAGCACAAAATGTCCAAGTGATAAGAAATATGTTTTAATCAAAAGTAATGGTCTAACCGAAAAAGATATTGATGAAAATAGTATTTCATATAATTCATTGGAGGAAATGTTCAATGATGAAAATTTCTTAAAAACAATTACATCAAAAGCATAATATCTACATAAAATTAGTAGCATATATAAAAATAAAAGTTATGAACGAAAAACAGACAAAGGCAATTGAAAAAATTAATTCTGAAATTGAAAGAATTAATAAGAATGAGAATAAAATATTTTTCTTTGTAATTGACACAAAGGGTAATCCAAGCGGAAGTTTATCTTATGTATATAACTTGGCTATGATTCTCCATAAAAATGGTTATAACGTTTCTATGTTGCATCAAGAGGAAGAGTTTGTAGGTGTTGGAGAATGGATGCCAGTAGAGTATACAGAATTACCTCATTATAACATCTCTAAAGATGATATTGAAGTAGCACCAAGTGATATTCTTTTTATCCCAGAGATTTTCGCACAGGTTATGAATCAAACTAAGAAATTACCTTGTAAGCGTATCGCCATTTTGCAGAATTACGATTACATGGTTGAACAGATGCCGTTTGGTGGACAATGGGGTGATTTTGGTATTATGGAGTGCGTGGTAAACACGAACGAAAATGCTGGTTTGATTAAAAGTGTATTCCCTTATGTAAAAACTACAACAATTAAACCATATATTGAAAATATTTTTGGAAGAACTAATGAACCTAAGAAGATGATTGTTAATATCGTTTCACGTAATCAAGAAGATATTAATAAGATTGTAAAACCATTCTATTGGAAGTATCCTGCATTCAAATGGGTTTCTTTTAGAGACCTAAGAGGATTTAGCCGTGAGCGCTTTGCAGAATCGCTCAGAGAAGCAGCAATTACTATCTGGGTTGATGATTCTACCAGCTTTGGTTATTCGGCTATTGAAGCAATGCAAAGCGGTGCTATCGTTATTGCAAAAATACCAGACAATAAATTAGAATGGATGACTGACGAAAATGGTGAGTTCAAGAACTGTTGCGTATGGTTTGATGATTTTAACAATGTGCACAAACAGATTGCAAGCGTAGTACGTTCATGGACTACCGACAAGGTTCCTGATGTAATCTATAAGGAAGCATCTAAAGTTGGCGAAAATTACAAGTATGAAACAACTGAGAAAGAATTTGTAGAATATACAAAGGGAGTTATCGAGAATAGAAAGAAAGAAATGGAAGAATTGTTAATTCAACTTAATAGTAAAGAAAATAAGGATAAGAATGAATAAAAATATGGAGAATTTAGTTGTTGTAATCCCTGTACATGAGTTTAATGATGAAGTAGGTAAATTGCTTACTAATGCAATTAATTCAGTACAAGAGAATATTGAAGTACGTGTTTCATGTAAAAAAGGTCTTGAGAATAAGATTAAGAAGTATTTAAAAGATTGGTCAGATATTAAGATTATTACGAGTGATAAGAGTGATTTTGCTTCACTTGTAAATAATGGTATTAAAAATTCAAAATATTTTTCAATTCTTGAGTACGATGATGAATATACACCAATTTGGTTTGACAATGTAGAGAAGTATATTGATGCAATGCCAGATGTAAGTGTATTCATTCCATTAACTGATATTGTAGATTTTGAGACAAAGAAGTTTAGTGGTTGTGGTAATGAAGCACCTTGGGCATCGGCTTTCTCAAATAACATTGGCTTTATTGATAATGATTGTTTGCAGAATTTCTTTGATTTCTACATGACTGGTTCAGTGTTTAATACTGATGATTGGAACGAAGTAGGTGGATTGAAGCCATCAATTAAGTTGACATTCTGGTATGAGTATATGCTTCGTGCTACAAATAAAGACCAGAAGATTTTCGTAGTACCAAAGGTCGGATATAATCATTATATGGGAAGAAAGGATAGCTTAACTGAGAACTATCGTAATAATATGTCTAAGGAAGAACAAGAATTTTGGTTCAAGTTGGCTAAGAAAGAGTATTTCTTCAAAGAAGATAGAAACAAGACTTTTGAAAATCAGTCAGAAGTAGATGATAATGTAGAAGAAGAAAACAAAGACTAATATTTTATAATGTTAAAAAATGAATGGTGTTATTGTTGAAATAATACCATTCATAGTTAAAGAGCAGCACGGAGATTTCATTAAGAAATGTGTTAGGAAGTGTGCTAAATGTACAAAATATGCTCTCAAAAAATATATAATAAGACATTTCCTACAACAAATAAGATGGCAAAAAGAGGAAGAAAACCATCCGCTAAGAGAAAAGGTTATTTTTACGAAGAACAGGAAGAAGCGGTGGTTAATTATATTAACTCAAATAGTAACAAAGAAAAAAATCAAATCTTTAATACAATTCTTTTACCAGCATTCACAAAAATGATAGAATCAATCATTAGAAGATATAACTTATACCCTGCTGATGAAGATTTTAGTGATACATTTAATGATACTATATCTTTCTTGATGACAAAGATATATAACTTTAAACCTGAACAAAACAAAAAAGCTTATTCATATTGTGGTACAATTTGTAAAAACTACTTAATGGGTAGAATTAATCAGGATATAAAAAATCAAAAAAGAGTTGACCACTATGATTATTTCAACGCTGATTTGACAGATAGTTTGAAACATTCTTATCAAGATGGAAATTCCAAATTAACATATCTAAATGAATTAATGGGTGATACTGTATTCAAAATTGGTAGAATCATTGATGATAAAGAAAAATTACGATTGAATGAAAATGAAACCAAAGTAGGAAAAGCACTTATTAATCTAATGACTAATTGGGAAGATTTGTTTATACAAATGGGCAGCGATAAGTTTAATAAGAGTTCTATACTTTTGTTTTTGAAAGAAACTACTAACCTTGGTACAAAAGAAATTAGAGATGGAATGAAACGTTATAAAGCAATATATTATGATACCAAGAAAAGAATGATTGATACTATTTATATGTAAACAATATTTTATGGGAAAGTTAAAGATTGAAATCAATAACGTACAGAATATTAAAGATTTATTGCAAGAAACATATCGTTTAGCTGACGAACAAATTACACAGGCACAAAACGAGATAAATAAACTCGCAAATGCCACACAACTTCAAAATGAAGTAATGGATGCTAAAGGTAAATATGCAAAAGCAATGAATGATTTTATGGGTATCAAGGATAAAGCAATCGCAAAAAAATTAGATATCGCAAAACTTCTTACTGATATATATCAGCATAATGGTGATGTTAAGGGTGCGCTTAGTGATGAAAATGCAAGTGTAATGGGAAGTTTCGACATAAAAGCAATCCGTAAAACAATAGACGAAGAGTATAATAAAAAAGAGAAAACTAAAACTATTGAATTAAAAAAATAATATATGGTAGAAGCACTTAATAATACCAATTTAAGTTATAAGAAAAAGAAATTAAGCGATAAAGTAAAAACATCTATTGCTACCGCTAAAGGAGTCGTTGGAACAATTAAAAAAACCACCGATTGTCTTGGTATTTCTATGAATGCTAATAGCTCAAATGGTAAAACTGAATTAAGTGTTAAAAATGATAACGCCATACAATTATTAATCGAATTGTTAACTTTAGTCGGAGTTTCAAAAGAGGATATGGTTAACTTCTTAACCAAATATCTTACCTACTTAATGCCTGCATTGGAAGTTGGTGTTAAAACACTATTACTAACCAACCTAAAAGGTATGATTTCTTGCTCGTATGACCCTCGAATACCTGAGAACCTTAGAAAGTATAACCCAAGAGGAGAAAACGCAACAGAAACGAATAGAAGAGGTATAGATATAGGTGTAGAATCCATTGACCTTTTAGGAAAGTTATCTAAATCCCCATTTGGTGAAGGAAAAAATCTATATTTTGGTATTAACCCAGAAGCGACTACTAATGCTTATCAATTAGCAAGAGCTAATGATTTTGATGCATTCCTATGGTTTGTAATACATAAAGCTAAATTTCCAAGTCCTTCAATTGTTAACGATGAGAATCTTGACACTTGGTTTAAAAGTAGATATAAAGAAAATCTTACTTTAAATAATACTATAGACCCAATTAAAATAGGGTATAGAGATACTAAAAATAATATTAACACAGGTGTAACATCTTTATTCCAAGATATTGTGATAGATTATCCAGAGCCATTATCGGTTACAGGACAAACTACATGCATTATGCCTGGTAATACTTTCGTACAAAAGAAAAATGGTAAATATGGAAGTGTTATAAGTTTATGCGTTACCGCAGAAGAATCTGTTAAATATACAACAGATGTTAATAATATCACAAGCACAAATCCAGAAGAAAGTCAAAAATTAGGAACTAAATATATTTCAAGAAGTGAAATTGTTCCAGTATCAGATGATTGGACAAGTGCTAATTGGTATGTTAATCCAAAGAGATACTTCTATCAGAATTTAGGTTTAGATGCTTTTACTGGAAAGAAAAAATTAACGGACAGTAGAAATTACGCACAGGAAAAACCAATATGTAATTTACAGTTCTTTGACCAATCTTCAAGTGTAGGACAAATTAATGGTATTGTAGATAATCAAATACGTTTAACTATACTTCCACGTCCTCTTTTACATGTACCCGAAAAAGGAGAACCAATTTGGAGATTCCAACGTATATTATTTAACGAAAAAGGGGAACCAGATAAAGATGGTAAGTACTCTATCCATCCTGGTAAATTTGAAAAAATTAAAAAAGAAGTTACAGAAATAACAAAGATAAAATCAGCTGAGAAATATGAAAAAATAACTAATGGACTAAGAACAAGTACACCAGTAGTAGCTTGTAATTGGATAGAAGTTACCAATGGTACACCATATCCAACTACAGTAGAAATTTTTTCAGCAGGAAATAACCAAAATGAATCGCTTGTAAAGAAATTAAATATTAAAGCATTTCATAACAAATATTATAAGTTAGATAAAGATAGTAAATATAATATTTATTTCGTAATTAGCCCATCACCTGTAAATGGAGATAAAAAAAATACTAAAGTGCCAAATATTTCTGATGGTAAACTTTTTATTAATACAATTAAAGTTGATAGTGATTCGATTAAGCAAAATAGTACAGTAGAATACTGCTTAGATAGAAATCCTCAAAAGATAGGTATAAGTATCAATAAGTCCACAGGTGCATATAAAGTTATAAATACTAAAAACCCTAACCAAGATATTCTTCCTTATTTACAGGAAGTTTACAAAGGTCTAACAATCTATGAGTTTAACTATGATTGGGTTATGGGTATGAAACTTTTCGATGCAAAAAATATAATTACAAATCTTTTAGAAAGTACTTTAGGCGCAAAATTTGGTGGGTCGGTTAAATTAAGTTTTGAAAAGAAATTAGAACTTGAAAAGATTACTCAAGTTATTAAAGAGATAATAGAGTCTGATGATACTGAGTTAAAGGATTGTTACTACTCTTTTTCTAATGATACATACGATGCTATGTTACAACGTTCAGAAGAAGCATATCATAACCATGCGTCATTTATAGATAATCAAATAAAATATGGCGACTTTACCGAAGTAAAAGAACTTATTGATAAATTTGATAACAATGCGACACTTCATGAACAAAGAGATTTGCTTAAACGAATTATAACTAAAGCAACAGTAACTATTTCCGAGTCAGAAAAACCCGTCAATAGACCAAAAATTGAATTTAACTTCGTTAATAATTTAATAGAAAATCTAATAACAAGTCTTGTAAATTCACTTTTAACACCAAAAGTTTTAATGGTAATTATGGTGAATAAAAAAATAATGGGAAGTGATATAGGATTGATATCTTTTCAAGATATAATAAATTCAATGCGTTCACTAATAGTTGCTATTGTAAAGGAAGTTAAAGATGCTATATTACAAGAGTTATTAAAATTGTTATTAGAGAAACTATCTCCTATTGTTAAATTAATGGAAGATATGTTGTTACAGGAAACTCTTGGCTATTATAGAGATTTAATGATGCAAATAATGAAGGAATGTAGTTTTAGCCTAAATCTTCCTTGGTTTAAAAATCAATTTGAAAATACTTATACTGGAAACGTGGATTATGCTGATATTGATAAGAGTGAAACAATAAATGACCAACCTACAACTAACAATTGTTAATTAAAGAAATATGAATATAGAACAAATTTGTAATACTATAAAAGGTTTCTTTGAAAGAATTAGAAAACCTGCACCTGAAATATCAAGCATTTTAATAGTATGTGCTATTGCAAAAAGAAAAGGTTTATCTGTGATTAATTCAACAGCAAATGTTATAGAAGACTTAAATAAAATGGGTATACCAATTGGTGACATGCCAGACGGTAGCCCAAATTTAACGATAGGCGTTGAATATGCACGATGGAAAGAAATAGTTAGAACTTTCCATGAAGACGCAAAAATACAAACATCAAATGTGCCAGGTGGAGTTAGTTTCACAGGTGCTGGTGCTAATGCTGGTGGTCCTGTAGTAGTGGAAGGTGTAAATACAAATGCAAGTCCTGGTTATGGATTAATATCTTAAAAAATAAATGGTTATGAAATTATCTAACGAAGAAATAAAATTGAAAATTAAATCACTTGAAAATGAATATGAAAATAAAAAATCAAAAGTGATAAAATTAATAAATGAATTATCTGAACTTGATGAAGAATATATCAAATTGACTGAAGAATTAGATAACGGACGAAAAGAATTTATAGTATGAATACAACAATGTTTCTTTTAGGTAAAGTTGAGGAAGTTGAAGACAGAACTACTCCTAATGGTTCTGATGGTTTACGTGTAAAGGCACGAACTACTTCTGACAATACACTCGGTATCGTTCCATGGGCATTTCCTTTACTTCCCAAAGTTTTTCAGTCAGTTCCAAAGGTAGGTGAATATGTATTAATTTTTCTTACTGAAATAGGTAATACTGGTAGTCAGAGATATTATATAGGTCCAATTATATCCCAACCACAGGATTTTGAATTAAGCAATACTAAGGCTAAAGCGTTAAGTTTAACTCAAGAGAATGTAAGTAAACCTTTAAAGAAAATAACTAATGATAATTACACTAAAGGTTCTTTCCCTGAACCTAATGATGTTGCGGTAGTAGGACGTGGACAAGAAGATATAGTATTAAAATTTGATAAAGATACAGAAACAAGTGAAGTTGATTTGCGTGCTGGTATAAGACAAAAACCAGTTAATGATGATGACTCATCTAAGTATGGTAATATTATCTTTAATTCAATTGACCCAACGTATATACAATTAAAATACAAAAAGAACCTTGTTAGTGGATATGATACAAAGACAAATACCCCTCAACATGCTAATAGTATCGTCAATGTTGTTGCTGATAAAATTAATTTAGTAAGTAACAAAGATAATGATGCAAGTATATACATTCATAATAATGAAAAATTAATAGAAGATAAAAATCTTTCAAATCTCATGTCTTCATTACACCCAGCCGTTAAAGGTGACAAACTAATGGAATTGTTAGAAATAATGCGTGAATCTATTTTACGACATGTTCATCCTTGGGCTGGTATGGAACAGTGCGGTGACTGGGCAGGTGCTATAAATAAACTAAAAGATTACTCTATCAACGAAATCATCTCTCAAGATATTCGTATTTCATAAACTATTTATATATTAAACTCTTAAAAACAATGTTAGAACGTACATATTTATCCAAATTCAATACCATAATTAAAGGTAAAAAATATAATACAGGACTTAACCCTATTGCAGAACTATGCTATGGTTTAAGTACAACACGTATTTTATGTTACTTCGACATTGATAATATATCGCATCTTATCAAGAATGGTATTATGCCAGATAGAAGTAAAATGAAACATATCTTGCGCATTACCAATGCAGGGTCTATTGATTTCACACAACTTCATAACAAAGAAACAAGTACAATTCATGACTGTAATAGACATCGTGCTACTTCTTTCGATATCATCTTTTTCTTAATTCCTAAAAAATGGGATAGAGGTAAAGGTTTTGATTATTCTACAAGTTCTTTTAATATTGATTTCTATAGCGGAAAACAAACAGACCCTGATAGATTAATATCAACAGATGGTTGTAATTGGTATCAGGCAAGAAATGGTGTCAAATGGGATGAGGAAGGTGTGTACAGTAATGAAACTTTCTCAAAAGAATATGATAAATTCGGAACTATTGCTGGAAGTAGTATAATAATCGGTAGACAGCATTTCGATATTGGTAATGAAAACATTTCACTTGATGTAACAAATGTTATAAATCAAATGATAGATGGTGAAATAGAAAATAATGGTATCGGTATAGCATTCTCTCCACAACTTGAAAGAACTGGTGAGAATACTGGTTTTGCCAAATCAACCACAGAAGAATATGTCGGATTTTTAACTGACAAAACTAATACATTCTTCGAGCCATTTATAGAAACAATATATAATGATTATATTTCTGATGATAGGTCTAACTTCGTATTAAATAAAAACAATAAATTATACCTTTATTGCTCTATGGGTGGAACATTAACTAATTTAGATAAAAGACCGACCGTAACAATAAAGAATAGTAACGAAGAAGTTATCACAGATAAATCTGGTAAACTATGTGAAAACATAGAAAGTAAACAATATAGTAACGGTGTCTATTATATCGAACTTAATTTACCAAAAGAGAAATACGAGGCAGATACCATGTTTTATGATACATGGAAAAATATCGTGTATCAAGGAACTGAATTTGATGTGGTTGAATTGGATTTTACAACAAAAAACCCACGTTCATATTTTAACATTGGTTCAAGTATAACAGAATCACAAAACTTCACACCTTCTCTTAGTGGTATAAAAGCTAACGAGAAAATTAAAAGAGGTGATGTAAGAAAATTAGTAATAGTTGCTAAAGTTGATTATAAGAAAGCGGACAGTGCATTGATAGATGGAATGCAATGGCGCTTATACACCAAAGACGGTGAAAGAGAACTTGATATAATACCATTTGAAAATGTAAATAAAACAAATACCGAAAATTATGTGTTAGTGAATACTAATATGTTGATTCCGCAAAATTATTATGTTGACATCAAAGTTAATTACGGTATGCAAACAATTATTCATCACGATTCATTACATTTTAAAATTGTTGATGACTTAAATAACAAGTATATATAAAAGTTATCATGTCAATAGCTGAAAGATTAATAGAACTAAAACTCATTAAACATAATCTTAAAACGATTATTAATGGGCTTGGTGGGCGTTGCGGTGAAAATTTTACTCTATATCATACAGATTTAGAGAAATTAATCACAGAAAGAGATAGTGGTAATGAATATTTTACAAACTTTAACATTTCAAATGATATTACCAAAATAGGTGATTACGCTTTTCCAAATGCTAAATTTACCTCTGTACATGTCCCTTCATCAGTTAAAAGAATTGGTGAAAGGGCTTTTTACAATAACAGGTCTCTTACGTCTGTAACATTTGATGAAGGTGTTACTCAAATTGGTAATGACGCTTTTAATAGTTGTTCAAATTTAGAACAAATCAACCTACCGCAAAGTCTTGAATATATAGGTGGTGGTGCATTTAATAATTGCCGTAAACTTTCAAGAATAAAACTACCTACAAATATAAAAGAAATAGGTAGTTATACTTTTGCAAATAACAGAGAATTTACTAATTTTGAATTTCCATCAATGGTTACAAGAATTGGTGATAGTGCTTTTAGTAATTGTAGAAAACTTGGTAATATAACATTACCAGATAATTTAACTTATATTGGTAGAGAAGCATTTGCTTATAACCAAGTTATGACGGAAGTCACTATCCCAGATACTGTAACAACATTAGGTAATGGTGTATTTGCTTATTGCATGAATTTAGAAAAAGTTACATTTCCAGAACATGCAATTATTAATTTAACAGATGGTACTTTTAAATTTTGTACAAAACTTAGAGAAATTAATTTACCAAATGGTATTACTACTATATCATATATTATGTTTCAGAATTGTGCTAATCTTACATCAATAACAATACCAGATACTGTTATAAGTATGGGCAGTAATGCTTTTATGAATTGCACAAAATTAAATGATATACAATTATCTCAAAATCTAACAAATATAAGTAATTCGACTTTTTATGGGTGTACAGCATTATCTTCTATAACTTTACCTAATAGTGTACAGGCGTTTGGTGATTCAACATTTAGAGAATGTACCAATTTACAGAATATTATAATCCCAGAAGGTGTAACAAAACTTGAAAATAATTTATTTTTTAATTGCAAATCTTTAACAGAAGTTACTCTCCCATTAACATTAGTTACTATGGGAATTAATATTTTTTGGGGTGACACGTTACTCACAAACATTACTATTCCGCAAAATGTAACTACTATTGGAAATAGTTGTTTTCAAGAATGCGGTTCTCTAACCAGTATCACATTACCAGAAAGTTTAAAACAATTAGGGAGTTCTTGTTTTAATGGTTGCGTAAAACTTCAATCGTGCAATATACCAAGTCAGGTAACACGTATCGAACCTGCTACTTTTTACAGATGTCAAAGTTTAACTTCAATCACAATACCAGATTCGGTAAATTATATTGGTAATAGTGCATTTGACGGATGTACTAAATTACAAAATGCTAATATTCCTAATAGTGTTACAAGATTAGAAGATAGAATCTTTAATAATTGTGCATCATTAACAAACATCACAATACCCAATACAGTAACATTTATTGGACAAAATACATTTGGTGGATGTAATAATATAACAGAATTGATTATACCAGAAGGTGTTGAAACTATATCACAAGGTGCCGTTCATGCCTGCCAGAAATTAGAAAGAATAGTAATACCACACTCGGTTAAAGAAATTTTAGGACAAGGTATATTCTATGCACATCCAAAATTAACCGATGTTATCTATAACGGTACTAAAGAGGAATGGAAAAAGATTAAAAAAGCTACTAACTGGTGGACACAATCAGGTTTAGCCGTTATAAAATGTACTGATGGAGATTTTCCTCTAAGGAATTATTTAACAACAGAAGCATAAAAAATACAGCATAAAAATATATGCTGTATTTTTTTAGTTAATATTCTAATGTAAAAATATTTTCATTAATAAGATTATAATAATCATCTCTATAGCACCGTACATAGTCCATAATGCGTCCTTTTTATCTGGTACATTTCCTTTAAAATACCTTGGGTCAAACCAATACTCTTTGCCAAACGCAAATAAAGCCGTTATAAGCGTTGATATTGCTACAGAAGTATAAATATTAACACCCAATACTAATAACGCAATACAGGTTAAAAAAAACACTAAAGAACCGACTTCTTTATGTATTAACTTATCCTTCTCTACATTATCTACAATCCAAGTGAAAAGTTTCGCTAATTTTTCCATTAATCACCCTTTCCAACTATTTTCTTAAGTGCTTCATCAAGACCTACTAATTTATCTTCTAAAGCCTTAACTCTTTTAGCCAATGCACTTTCATCTCCTACCAATGAATCAGCATATTTAATTAAATGGTCTGTAGATGAAAATGAAACTACTTTATCAGCACTATTTTTTATAGATAAAGTTTCATATCCGTCAGCATAGTTAACAGCAATCTCTCCATAATCCATTACTGAAGAATCTGGTAATTTAGGAGTAACAACTCCGCCAGCAGCCGTGTTTGTATCTTTTGATTTTAAATGAAGAATCTTTCCCATAATCGTTTTATTTATTTTAATCTCTATAAAATATAAACATTTATTATACTTAATAAAGATTACTTAACTAAAAGAGCTGTGCTATGAAGAAGCACAGCTCTTTAATTTATTTATTAAAATTAATAAGTACCTCCGTCAATACTCTTTAATATAAGTGTACCATCAGCAGCAAAACCAAAGTTAGCAATATTCTCTTCTGTAATTGCATCAGCTGCTTTTACAGAAACCTTAGAAGGGTCATCAGTAGCAACCTTGATACCATCTCCAGCCTTTACAGAAGAACTCTTACCGTCTATTGTTGCGTAAAGTTTAGCAATAGCAGTATTGATATTATCACCCTCAGCAGGTTCTGCAGCAGTTGCTGTTGCATAATTCTTCAATGTAATAGTACTACCATCAATTACTAATTTAGCGGTAGAAATCTTATCAGGATTTTTAGTCACAGGTACTTCTGCATCATTCAAAAGAATCTTATCAAGTTTAGTATCTTTTAAATCATTCAAAGAAGCAGCAACTACTTCCTCATTCTTAATGATTTCTTCCTCTATGTTTTTAACAGCTTGAGTAACTGTACTATTTTCGGTTATACCAGTGAAACCCTTTGTATCGGCTGTAAAGCCTTTCAATTTAACATTATCACCAGCAACATTATCAGATACAGTAAATACTTTACCGCCATCAGCACCAGCACTTTCTACTACAGATACATGTTGATTAGTATCAGCAGAAACGGTTACAGCTGCATTTTTCTTAGCATTTTCAATTGCAGTCTTTACACCTGTTAACTTAAGACCATTCTCGTCTACAGTAAGGTATTCTTCTGAATCAGTAGCCAATTTAACAGATACTTCTCCAGCTTCACTAACCTGAAGACCTGATTTAAACTCTGATTGTGCCAAAAGTGTTGAACAATCAACATATACAGTCTGGTCTTTACCATTAACGTCAACATAAACATATTTTAAGAACTGACCAGATTTATGCGCATCATTTTCAGCTACAAGTTCAAGAGATTTTAAAGAACTATCTTTGTATATTTTAATATGCTTTCCTTCTGCAAGGTCAGCGCCACCTTTACCAACAATAGTATATTCTTCCTTAACAGTTGTATCTGTTGGGGTTACTGCAGAAATAGTTACAGAAGCGTATAACGCATTATTTTCATCTTTAGCAAGAATCTTATCGTCTGCCTTAATACTAACGCTTGCTTTAGCAGCATTATTCTCAATCTTAGACAAAGCTTGTGCGATAGTATCATCTTCTGATATTGCGCCTTCTTCTGTACCTTTAGCAAAACCTTTCAGTTTAACATCTTTAACAGGGGTTTTTACTGCTGCTACCTTACCATTTGCCTGTGCTACAGATGTGATAATAGAACCCTCTTCAGATACTTCAGCAAGTGTCATACCTGTAGTTGCATCTTTAATCTTCTTGTCAACAGAACCAGTGGTAGAGTCGTCACCATTTAAAGTTGCAAGTTCATCTTCTAACTCCTTTACAGTCTTAGTAGCTGCACCCTTCAACTCTGAAACTGCATTATCAGCATATTTTTTAGCACCTAATACAGACTCACTATCCTTGGTATCATTAGCGGTATCACCTTTAAGTGCAGCAATAGCCTTCGCTACAGTATCAGTTGCAGAGAAACCATCACCTAATTTAGCCTTCAATTCATTTAATGCTAAATCGGTTACAGAACCTGCAGAACCGTCTGTTAAAAGTGTATAAGATGATTTCTCATCTGTAGTGTGGAAAAGTGCCAAAAGAGTTTTTACCTCCGCACCCTCTTTATATCGTCCAAGGACAGGAACACCATCCTTAACCGTCTTATTAGTTGCAAATTCATCTAACTTAGCAATAGCTTCTGCTCTTGTATTAGAAGGTGTTAAGTTTCTGAATAATTGAATGTGTTTGTTTAAAGCCATAATATTATAATAAATTATTTATTTGTTATTAATAAGTATCTTTTTCAGGTTTTCCCTCAATATCCAAAGTGTCTTTTAAGTCATCTACGACATCTTTTAATTTTTGAATATCATTATTAAGTTCCTGAACCTTAGTATCATAAACAGATTTTTGAACCACATCACCTACCATATCTTGTACGTCAACTTCTAAATTACTTCCACCAGTAACAACGAATGTAATTTTCTTAGTAGCTGGATTGTAAGAGGCAGATTGAATGACATTATTAGTAGGGATATCAATATTACCTATCTCGTTTCCGCCTTGTTTTACAACATAACGTTTAGATACGCCAGTAGGTGCAATACCATCTATTAAAGAGATAGTAGAAGCAGTACTTGCGCTTAAAGCTGCAATAGCTGCATCCTGTTGCTGATTCTTATTTTCTAAAGCCTGTTCTTTATTATCTTGTTCAGTATTTTTAGATTTAATACTGTTTATATCTGCAGTGTAATCTTTACTTCCCGTGCAAGAGCAATTACCGCCACCGATACTTAGTCCCTTAAATTCGTCCTGTTCTCGATAACCATACGCTATTAACGGATTAATTTTTCTTTTAGCCATATATTAAATATTTATCTATTTTCTAAAGTTTTAATTCTTTCGTCCATCTTATGAATTAAATTTACTAACTCATTTTGGAAATCATAATTAGCGAATGCTTCATGCATACGTTTGTGAAGTACGTCAAGAATACCATTACCAGAATTATCGTAATTAGCAATACCTGTTTCAACATTCTTCAACTCTGATATATAACCAATATCCTTTGTCAACTTGGTAATTTTCTCAGTTGCTTCAAGAAGTTTAGCTTCATACTCTCGTTTTAAATCATTTTTCAATTGAAGTAATTTAGCTTCAACTTCTGGTTTAGAATAAACATCTTCTTTGTTAGCTTTATCCCCATCAAGTTTATTAATATCACGAACGAGGTCGTCCACATTTAGTTCTTTAGCTTTAATGTTAGATTTCCATTTATCTTTCAATAAAGATGTCAGAGGACTAAGTTTCTCATCAAGTTGTGATTCATCTACTTTGCCAGCAAGTTTATCATTTAAAACACCAACTTTATTATCAACAGCAGTAACTTCGTCACGAGTTGCACCGCTAAGTAAAGGCATATACTTATTAGCTGCTTCCGTCTTGGTTAATAATGTAGGTGATAAGTTTTCTAAAGCGTCAACTCTTGTATTTGTATTATCAAGATTGTCTTTAGAGGCTTTAGTAGCGACATCATTCCTTAATGCAGCTATTGTATCATTAGCCTCAGTTAAAGCCGTTAAATCAGCTTTATTGCGGTTTAAAGTATTCAAAGTTACTTCTGTTGCACCACTGTAGTTGGCAAATTCACTTTTATCAAGTTTACCATCTACAACTACTTTTAATGCGTTAAGCTGTTGTCTTTGAACATCTATATTTACTGTATTACCACTAATTTTAGCTGATAACTCATTATTCTTATCATCTATACCTCTATTAAGATTACGTAAAGAATCTTCAATATCAGTTTTATTGGCTTTTACGTTATCCAATCGTGTTAACTCAGTATGTACACCACGTAAATCTTCGGAATTAGCATCAATAAGAGTTTTGAGTTTATCATCTTCCTCTTTACGTACTAACTTCTCATTATCAAGATTTTCTTTCTGTGCCTGTATTTTACCTTCAGTATCAACAAAACGAGATGTAACATCATTGCCAAGTGCATCTATTCTATCACTTAGACCTTTTTCTTTAGCGTCTACCGTTGTAGAAAGTGTATCAATACTACCCTTAAGTTCATTTTCCTTAGTAGTAGCTCTTGTCACTTCTTCCTGAATAGCGTCTGAATTTGCTTTCTCTGCACCTTTTGCACGTTCAATTTCTTCTGCTAAAGCCAACTTGTCCGCCTTATTAGAAAACAAATCAACAATACCCTTACTATTCTTAGCAACGGTATCTTTTAAATCACCAAATGTGCAAACATTCTGATTAATATCATCTATAACATCGTAAATACCATTTACAACGTCATTAATTGTTTTTACAGATTCAAGCGGTGCGTACTTACCATCGCTTTCATCTTTGGTATAATACTTATCTGGGAATCCGTCTACTTTCTTAGACAATTCAGAAATTGTATCAGACAATTTACCTTCACCTGCAAGTGCATCTACTTTTTCTTTTATAGATTCAATATCATTGGTGTTATGCTGTACCTTTTCGCCTAAATCAGCAATCTTATTAGTATTATTATTAACAGATTCAATCGTTGCCGTAATGGCAGTTTCCACTTGACCGAACTTTCCGTTCAAGTCGCCAATCTCTTTATCCTGTCTATCATCAGTGTTATGATTACCACCGCAACCACAACCAAAAGAAAAAGGATTAAGCAGATTACTTTCTCTATATGCCCAATAATTTAAAGCCATTATATATATATGTTGTTTATAATAATTATTATTACATATAAATATTTATATAATGGGTAAAACACGCCCATTTAATCAAAATGGAGAAAATTAAATTTAAAGAAGGTGATTACATCATCAATAGAAAATGTGGTGATATGGCTATATTTGATAAAGTTGATAAAAAAGGTTACATCTGGTTCAAGAAATATTATGGTAAAATGTTTCAAGAATTTAAAGATATAACAAAATTCACTTTACAAATAAATTACCAAAAATTCTACGATATATGTACACCAGAAGAAAAAGACATATTCGATAAATTATGATGAAAAGTTTAACAGAAAGTATTATCCAAAATATTATAATAGAAATATCTGGACATAATATTTTATATATCGGTTTATTGCTTGATGATAAATCAAGAGATAGACTATTAAAGATTACAGAAAGTGTAGTTGGAAACTGTGCAATTAAAGATGCTAAAACATTCTGCCACCATATGACAATTGCTTTTAAAAATAATATAAGCCAAGGTCTTTTGGAGTGGGCACAAGAACACGAAGGGGAAAATTACGAAATGATTGTCAAGAAGATAGGATTAAGTAATAAAGCTTGCGCTATTAGCGTAGAAACAGAATGCCCGTCGCTTAACCAAATAAAACATATTACACTGTTTACGCATAATGGCGGTAAACCAGTAGATAGTAACTATATCGAAGATTGGGATTTCGTCACTCCATTTAAATTAAACGGATATGTAAAAATAGTACGTAAATTTTAATTAATTAACTGAATTAATTTGCATACAATAAAAAAAATATCTACTTTTGCAAATAAATTATTATACATAATATAGATATGAAAAAAATTAAAGATTTTATTTTATGCATGGTTTCTCCAACCGCATTCATGTTCATGATAGTTTCATTTGTTATATTTTATCTATTGATACAATTCACAATAAAGATAGTTTTATAGTTTTTAAGAAGATATGTATATTAGTTACGAAGAATACAAACGTATTAAAGAAGAATTGTATAGAAGGATGCGTGGTGAACTAACTGAAGAAGAGAAGAGACAGAAAGAAGAAACTGAAAAAGCTACCAAACGGTTTGATATTGTTTGGGAATTATGATAATATAAAATATTGTTAATAAGCACGTTAGAGTTTGCTCACGACATTTCTGTCGGTAGCAAAAGTTCAAAGGAGGACCGTCAATCCTCCTTTTTCCATATATACCTAAATAATCCGCAGTCCCATATCTTATATGCACCAATTTCTTTCGTCATTTCACTTTCTGTTAATGATAAAGATAAACCATATTTTTTATGTAATTTACTTTTTCTAAAATTGAATTTATGTAATCTATTCGTAGAACTAACTGACGGAATATAATATCTATAATCTGGTGGTAATGTTTTATCTAACTTAAATCCAAGTAATGTATATAAATTACTATCAGACATTAATGTCCATCTTCTATCAGCAAATGTCTTAATAACCGTTGGATTATATGATTTAACAAAATATTTAAATAACTTTCCACCAATACCAGAACAATTATATTGAATATCGCTTGCAAATCTGGTTAAATTCCAAGTATTGTTATTCTCTCTCAAAAAAGACATAACACCAACTAATTTATCTTCATAAAAACATCCTAAATAAATTGATGATGAAACAAATCCTTGTATATGATTATTATTCAAAAACGTTTCTGCTAATTCTTTATCAATTTCATTAATATAACATCTTCTACCATAAATTTTAGGGAAATCATTATTGCATTTAACTATATGCAGAATTTTATTTAAAACTAAATCTTTATTATTAATAAACTCATCTTCAAAGATAGTTATCAGATTAATACCTTTATCATTACATTTCTGTAATTTATCAAGATGATATGACTTATCAATACCGCATAATTCAGAATGCCATCTAATACCATTATATTCTATTGCAATATTTAAAGACGGTATATAAATATCTAATTCTTTTCCGTTAAGTATTTTTCTATCATGTCTAATAATTTCATCAGATAAACGTTCTGCTAAAAAATTATATATTTCGTCTTCCGATTTAGAAATTAATTTAGCACACAAAGGACAGCCACTGCCTCTCAAATGATTGCGTGGGTCTTGGGTAAATAAACCATGTGTAGGACAAACGATATTTACTAAATTCTTTCTATTGATATATCCAATATTTTCATAAGAATACTTATCGTTATGAATAATATTAGCTTGATTAATAAAATCATCTGTTCTTTTTAATAAAGATAATTTACTCTTTTCAACTTCATTTGATTTATTATTCTCAACCTTACATAGTGGACATCCATGACCTTTTAAATGTAATATTGGTAACTGATAAAAAAGACCATGTTCTTTACAAATTATAGCAATCTTTGTTCTTGCGTTAACATAATTAACTTTAGAGTAATCATACTTATCTCCATGAATTGTCTTAGCTTCTTGAATCCATGATTCAGTATCATAAGTCTTACAGAACTTACTATAACAAGAACAACCATGTCCAGCTAAATGGCTATTAGGAAGTTGATATAAGACATTACCGCAATTCTTACATATTATTTTAACTTTTGTTTTAGCATCCTTATAACATGTTTCCGAATAATCATACTTATCTCCATGAACAAAAATTGCTTCAGAAATAAATTCTTCTGTTGTTTTTTTCTTTCTTCCACCAGTATGAATCGAAACAGTAGAAGTGTTTCTTACCTGTTCTTTATCACCTTGTTTACCTGTTTTCTTCATAAGAATAGAATTATTCAACAGAATAGTTTTAACTTTAAGTTTTCCAATATGAAATTTATCTGCGATATAATTCACACCATGATTTGTTGATGTATATATATTACAAATTTCTTTTTCTTGTTCGGATGTTAAAGTAATCTTTTTCATAAATGCAAAGATACAAATAAAAAATAAAAGAGACAAAAAAGAGAGGAACTTTTAATTCCTCTCTTAATATTTCGTAAACCTTTCGGCTTAGCGGAACTCAGAAATTGGCCAGTGTACGAGACCGTCAACACGAATGTGACCGTAGTAACGGTTGTTAACCATCTTCTTAGCATAACGGGTCATGATACCCTTAACAGGTGCAAAGTTGAATGGGTTAAACATTGTAGGCGTTAAACTCATTGGTACATATGGTGCATAAATGTAACCAGTGTCAAGCAATGACTTACCCTTATGACCGATTATGATACTCCAGTGAGGTGCATATGGGTCACGATATACCTGATAACGACCGCTCAAAGCACCGATGCGCTCGATACCCATGTTGTACTGGTCAGATTCAGCACTTGCGTCTGAAACGTGGAAGTACTCAAGGTTGTCGAAGAGTGCAGAAATCTCAGAAGAAACTACGATAAAGTTAGCACCACCACGAAGTGTTGACTTGTGAATCTGTGCAGAAATCTGATTTACCTTAGTCATCAACTCCTGATTCCAGTCTTTCTGTGTATAGTTAGTTGAGAATGCAGCCATACGTCTCCAACCGTTAACATCCCAACGTGCCTGCCAAGGTGCACCCTTACGGAGGTCACGAAGAATCTCACGGTCAATCTCAGCAGCAATCTGCTCTGAAAGGATAGCTGTCAACTCAGCCTCAGCATCAATATTGTGGAAAGCAGAAACGTCCTGTGCCAACTCTGGAGACCATGTTGCACGGAGTTTACGCTCCTCAACTGATACAGTAACTGCATCCATCTTGAATGAAACCTCACCAATCTCAGTCTCGAGTTCTAGTGAATCATACTGTGCCCAAGCTACCTTGAAAAGTGCAGCCATGTTCTGCTTGGTTGTTTCCTCGTTAGTAGCGTCTACAGCAGCTGTTAACTGGTCAGCATCAACACCTACATAACCATCAATTGTACCTGCCTGCTGTGCACATGTCTTAGCAAGGTCAAGCTCGATGTACATCTTACCCTCTGCATCACAGAGTGAACCGTACTCTACAATACCCTTACCATACTTCTGCGTAGCTACACGGAAAGGAACTGACTCATACTTCTTGAAAGCTGCAGTCTGTACATTACCACCAGCAATCTGCTGAGAAGCAATCTCTTTCATTGTGATAACTTTAAGAGATGCAAGGAAGCCCTCTGTATCCATTTCATTACCATCAGGACCAGTTAAACGACCAGCGTTGAATGCTGAGAAACCGTCAATCTGGAGAATGACGTTACGGATTGTACCATCAAAACCACTTCTCTCATAATCTTTAAGGTCTGTACCTGTGAATGGACGCATACCTGCTGCAGTACGAACTACAGGAAGTGCATTACCAACCTTAAGTGTTACCTTACCCTTAGAGTTATCATATAGGAAGTCATTGTAGAACAAGTCATAAAGAGACTTCTCGAAGTATTCAGTTACCTCTGGACCAGCCTGACGAAGTGCCTCAACACCAAGTTTCTTTGCCTGTGCTGCTGCAAGTGCATTTGCATAAGTAGTACCATCTTTTGGTTCCTGACCCAACTGTGGTACGTACCACTTCTCTTTATCTAAATCTTTTACGACCTCATCTGGCAAGTAGTAACGTGGCTCAACACGACCTTCTTTATTGCGATTAACACGGTCATAACCCATAAGACCTGTATGACGTCCAGTAGTACCATCAACGATGTCTGCTGGGTCATGTTGCTGAGCATCTGGGTACATAAACTCTCTCTGTGATGTTACAGGAAGCAAGAAGAAGAGCTTACCTACTGGGAGGTTCATAGCCTGAACTGATACAACATCGTTAGCAAGTAACTTGCTGAATACACGACGAATAATTGGGAAAACTACAGTCTCAAATGAACCAGAGTTATCAGAAGCAGTAGCCTCGCTAATAAGGTGCTTAGCCTCATTTTCATACAACGTAGCAACATTCTCTTTGATTGCACCCTCAAGACCCTCTGTAAAGCCGAGTGAGTCCCAACGCTTCTGAATGTCTTCACGTATCTTCTTTTGCATGTTCAGCTCGATATTGCCGACCTGACCGCTTGTTAAAAATTCTTTCATCAGTTAAATGAATTATTAATAATTATTTAATTTATTTCTTTGAATAGAGTTTGAAATAATCAAAAGATTAAATCTTTATGAGTAAAACTCAATGGGATAACTCATCATCCTCAGATTATATATTTGATTTTATACTCTACTTAATCTATGCATTAAATCAAGAGATTCCAAAAGGTCTGCTGACTTATAAATTGGTGTCTCATTAATCTGCTTAGAACTTGTTGCACTGATATTAGCTGACTCTGTGATATTCATCTTGTTAGCCTTTTTCAAGTTACGAGAAATATTCTCATACAAGTTCTTAGATTGTTCGATTGTTTTAGCCTCCTTGCCAAATCGTGCAATGATTTCCTTTTTCTCATCTTGAGATGTTGTATTTTCAGAAATCAACTTAATAATTTGTCCAAGGTTGACATTTGTAACTGCTGCTTCCTGCAGAACTTTCTTGAACTTAACAAGAGTTTTCTTAAGTTCTTTATTCTCGTTGAAAATCTTATTAGCTTTACGAATAATTGATTCGTTAGTTTCACGAGATTCAGTTTCTGCACTGTAACGTGGAACTACAGTACCTTTACCAGAGTTACGGGCTTTTCTGCCACTTGAATTAGGTACATGGGATTTTGAAGTAGAATTTTGCTGAACGAATCCACCTACATTTGTAGCTTCTTCAATATCATCAGCATAAACTTCAAAAATAGTTTCCTCTTTAGATTTTTTACAACCCTCTGCAAATGGCTGATTCTCTGGTTTACTATTCTTCTTACCAGACCAAGGTTTCTCTGAACCTTTAGATTTAAGTCCCTCAGAACCCCAATCCTTAGAATCCTTTTCATCTGCAACAGGAAGACCTTTAGTATCAAGTACGTTGTTATTCTGGTAATCGTCAGTATAACCTACATGTGAATCATACTCATTTAAAGCAAGTTCATAAATAGTTTCATTTGACTCATTTACTCCAGAATCATCACCCATGTCAATAAGGTATTCAGCGCCAGTCTCATTATCTTTAAGACTAACCTTGTTGTCATCACCCTTATTAACCATAACCTGGTCATCGTCAGACAGCAATTTGTAAACTTTTACGATTTCATCGTCATCCGCTTCTGAGAAGTCATACTCATCATCTCCGACCTTATACTTTTCAAATGATGCCCATTCGTCACCATCTTCATCTGTACCGTTTTCAACTTTCTCAACCTCATCACCATCACCCTCTGGTGTTACAGTAACATCTACAGTTGTATCGTCATCATCGGTATCAGAAGAACTTTCTGTGTCATCCTCAACTTGAGTTTCCTCAGTATCAGAATCATCCTCAGCATCATCTGCTGTCAGAGCTGCAGTATCTTCCACTTCCTCTTTATCATACTCATCCTCATCTTCCTCAGCGAGGATTCTTGCGTATGTATCACGTACTGTTTCAGAAAGAATATCCTTCACAGCATTTTCCGTATTTTCTTTCAGAGTTTGTGCAAGATTGTTATAACTCTCTAAAGAGTCCTTAACAGCTTTGCCTCTAATGTTATTAGTTTTCTTCATTCTATCAAAACGAAATTAATACGTTATTTTTATTATAAATATATCAATCTTTTTAAAAAATATCTGTAAAGTAAGGTATTACATACAATAAAAGTGAATTTTAATGTATATTTTTCTTTTTCAGTTAATTTTTAAAAAACTTCTATTATAAATATTCTATTATTAACAAATAAATTAAGAGATGATTATAATATTTATTATTATATTATTAAATAATGTAAATTATGAATAAGAAGACAGAATTAGTTGAAATTAAAAAAGACAAAACAGGAACAGGTCTATTAATAGAACAAGATGGTTTTGTACAATTAAATAAAAAAGATTTAACAAAAACAGTCAATGAGGGTAAGGAAGGAAATGAATGGCATTGTCCTTATCCTTTCATTGTAGATGCTGTATTTCAAAAATATGACATCAAAAATGCTAATGGAAGAATTTATCCAGAAAAGGTACTAAAGAAACAAGTAGAAATCTACCAGAAAAAAATAGAAGAACATCGTGCGTATGGAGAATGTAATCACCCTACTGAAAGTACTATCGACCTTGGTCGTATATCTCATAATATTATAGAATTACATTGGGAAGGTCATACCCTTGTGGGTAAAATGGAATTAAATATAACTGAAGGTTTCCGTAGACATGGTATGTGTACGTCTTTTGGTGATACTATTGCAAATATGTTGCTTAACGGATATAAACTTGGCGTATCATCAAGAGGTGTTGGTTCTGTTGAGGAAAAACTTGGTCAATACATTGTTGGAGATGATTTTGAATTGATTTGTTGGGATGTCGTTTCAGACCCTTCAACACCTATGGCATATATTTCTACAGATGGTCCTGAAGGATTAGAAACTTATATTGAGAGTAAAAATAATAATCCTCTTAATAAAAAGATTGTTTCAGAAAAGATTAATAGAATTAATAAAATTTTATCAGAGTAATTTATGAAAAAAATTGTTTTAACTGAAAATCAATTATCTAATCTTTCTAAACATATTTTGCAAGAAAGAACTTTCCAAGATATGTATTATGATTATATCGAAAATTTTGACGTAGAAAATGTATTTCAGAATTTCTTAGATAATCCTAATGGAGTACAATCATGGACACCGCTGATTGATGCAAATTCTTACAAACAAGCATTGCAAGAATTTACTAAATATGGGCAATTTATTAACTTCCCAACAAAACTTCTTTATCAGTGGGTAGGTATTTTGTTAAGAAATACAATGCAGTTAGATTATAATACAATTTTAGCTGGTCATACACAAGCTAATCCATATGTATATCTTTCAGAAGAATTTGATTATATGGTTGAAGAATTGGGTAAAACAGAATGTAATGGTGTTGACATTACAGATATCGGTGAACATAATATATTTGACAAACTTGAGGAAATGGGAATATACGATTGGATGAAGCTTCCCGATGGTTCTGATGCATGGAGTGATTTTGGTCTAAAACCTATTTACAATCATTTGAAAGAATATGATTCATCAATGCCACCAGAGAAAGTAATAGTTCTAATAAATAAAGTTCTTGATGTTTATCATCAAAGAGGTGATTTAGCCTCTGCATTTATTGAAGGTGGCAGAAATACTTTAAGTCAAATATCTAACACATAACACAAAAAAATAGCGAGACAAATACATCTCGCTATTTTTTATTCTTCATTAAAATTTTCTTCGTCGTCATCATCTTCTCCGAATGGTTCATAGTTATTTAGAACATCATCAAATTTTTCGTCATTTTCAATAACTTCTTTAACTACATTCTTAACCAATCTCTGTAATTTATTTTCAGACAATCTAACTATTCTTTTTGTCATAATCTATTTTAATTTTGAAACAGAAAAATCATTATTTTCTAAACATTCTACAAAGTTATCAGATACGTTACCAATGCATTCAGAAAGTTCGTTGTTTAAATCTTTCAAATTAACACAATCTACCTGCTTTGCAAAAATATCAAATGAAAGAAACTTCTTATGACCGTACTTCATAGCACTTGGATTTATATCAAATTCAAAAATCATTCCTCTCTCGAATTTTCCAGTTGATAAAAGTCTACTTTTAAATTCTTTTTTATATTTGTTAAGAATAAAAGACATTGCATCATTATAATTACCCTCATACATAGGAGTAATCCATGTTCTTCCATTAATGTATACAACTTTTGGACTTTCCCTATTCATTGTACCATATTTTAATGTAACCTTGTTAGAAACGTTTAATTTAATCTCTTTGACCATCTTTTTCATAAACATTAACCGTACATAAAATCTATTATTTATTATATTTCATTTCTTGCTTCAACCTATCACTACTTTTTAGGAACATAAAGTTCGGTCATCCATAGGAGGATAGTCCACAAGCGTAAATTCGGTGCTACGGACACCTATTTTTTCTTATTTTTAACTTATTAATCTTTCACCTTCGTGTAAGATATTAACAGCTGCATTCAAATCTCTATCGTGATATTCTCTGCAATTAGGGCAAGTCCAAAACCTATCACTTAACTTCAACTCTTGATTCTTATAACCACAATTTGAACAGTTCTTTGAACTTGGATAGAACCTATCAATAAATACAACTTGCTTATCATTCACAAGAGCTTTACTCTGTAATACTGATTTGAATCTGTAGAACCCAACTTCTTGAATTGCCTTTGCTAATTTGTGATTCTTCATCATTCCTTTCACATTCAAGTCTTCCATAAATACAGTGTCATAATAAGTTAATAACTCATTCACAACACTATGTATATAAGCAATCTTTTGATTGGTTAGTCTCTCAAATGTCTTTGCAATTCTAACACGTTGTCTATTCCTATTGTTAGAACCTTTCTGTTTCTTTGAAAGTTGCCGTTGGAGTTTTACAATTTTATTTTCTTGTTTCTTGAAGAAATGTTTATTCTCAAATACCTCTCCATCACTTGTAATTACAAAATCCTTAACTCCAAGGTCAATACCAACATGTTTATTAGTCCGACCAAACTTAATTATCTCTTCTTGTGGAAGTTCAATAAGGATTGATAAGAAATAGTTACCACTCTTGGTCTTCGATAAGGTAGCACTTCTTATTCCCTCCTTGTATGTTTGCAACCTCTTAAAGTATAAGTCTGAACATCTGAATTTGATATCTTTTAAAGGTTTCGTTAATGTAATCTTTCTATCATTGAACTTATTTTCCCTTGATATTGCCTCCAATGGAAACAAAGCTGATTGTTTATCTTTCTTTGATTTGAACTTTGGAAATCCATTGTGCTGTTTAAAGAACTTATCATATGCTGATAACATCTGACGTATTGATTGTTTCATCACCTTTGTGTTTTGTTCTTTCAACCAAGCATATTGTTCATCTTTCAGCAGTGTTCCATGAAAGTATTTGGAGAGTTCTGTAAGGTCTAATGATTGTTTATTATCATTATATTCTTTTTGTTTAAGAGCAAGCATGTGATTATAGACAAAACGATAACATCCAAGCACCTTGTTAAGTGTTTGCTCCTGCACTTTATTCGGATATAATCTAACTTTAATTGCTCTTAACATTAATAAATTTCTTTAGATAAAAGGTAATATTTTTTGTTATAAAATCAATAATACTTTATTAGTTTTTATTAAAATATATACTAACAGTTAATAACCCTTTATTAAAAGGTAACGTAAAAAATAAGAAAGTCAAATTAGAAATTAATCTTTATCTTTTAAAACATCGCAAATTTCTATCAGTTTAGCCAAATCACGGACTATTGTTTCAGAAGAATACTGCATTCCCTGTATTTGCTCTTCTAATCCCTTTAAATTATCTATTTCTTCAGAATCCTCTGTAACTGTTAACAATTTACCGATTTCAGTTAAACTTTCATTCTTAAACTTATCTAACAACTTTTCACGCTTGGTATCAGCATCCTTATTACGTATATTAGTTATATCCATAACAAGGCTTCTTTCGTCTTCATTAAGTTTATCTTTAAAAGTATTGTTGAAGTTATTAAACATTTCATCCAAATCAATCTTATCTGGATTAGTCGCACGATGTTCGTTAATGTAGTTACTAACAGTCATTAAACTATCAGACAATTTATTAATATTAGATAAGTTCTCACGTTTAGTTAATAAAGTATTACAACTCTCAAAGAAACGTCTTTTTTCAGAAGATAATTTATCAGAAGGATATATTTCATTATCTTTTAAAAGTTTAGCTAACTTAGCATTTGACTCTTTAATTGTCTTTTTATCCAATTTACCCTCAGTGAGATTCAATGCCGTTCTTACAAAAGATGTACTGTCTGTAACACCATTATAACCACGCAAAGCATTATAAAATTGGAATTGAGAAAGTAAGTTCTTATCTTCTTTAATGGTACGCATAACACGTCCAACCAGTTTTCTATCTTTCTTAAATAATTCTGGAAGTTCACTTTCAAAAATATGATTTAAAATACCAAAATTATTACCTTTATACTCATTTTCCATTTCCTGCTGTTTCAAAGCTACAGATACAGTATCTTCAAATAATTCCACAGCATGATTATAAGTTTCAAAATCCTTTTTATCTAAAGATTCCTTTATAATTTTTATAAAATTATCTACCTTTTTATTGTATTCTGATTTTTTCATTTGTATAACATGTTTTACCTAAATAAATAGTATAAATAAACAAAAAGATGATGCTATAAAAACATCATCTTTTTAAAAACTATTCGTTATCCTTTACTAAATCATCCAAAGAAGATATCATCTTATCAAATTCTTCATTAATCAATAAAGATTTATCATAGATATTTGCTCTTTCATAAGAAATCTCTTCAGCCTTCTTTTCCTTTCTATCAATACAATTAAGATATTCTTCAAATAGTGTATCTAATTTTTTATCACTATTTTTCTTCATAGCCTTTAATGTATTTTCAGTAATAAGAGGTTTTTTCTTATTTACAGATTCCATTGGAGTGCCTCCTGCTTCTGGACCGCTACTTCCTGGTGCTTCGCCTCCTGGAGGTGCACCAGCATCACCACCCATATCTCCTGTAGGCATTGAACCTTCTTCTCCTCCGATATCACCCATATCATCAGAACCAGGTGCACCGAGTGAATCAAGACCTCCACCGAAGTCTCCTCCACCACCCATAGAGCCACCGCCCATACCACCGTCAGGTCCGCCTTGTTGTGGTTGGTCATCCATATATTCAGCCCCAGGTTCTCCGTATATTCTATCGACAGTATCAAACAAACCAGTACGCTTAATGATTTGAGTAGTCTTTTCAAGTTCTGCAGAAATACCCTTCTCAAGACGTATCTCTTCAAGGTTTTCTTTAATTTCTTTATCGGACCACTTCATAATCGTCTTTAGTGCCTTTGCTTGAGACATAACAGGAATACCACCACCAGGGTCTGATACGGCATCTCTAACAGCAGTAATCTTCTTCTCTATATTATCAATCTCAAGTGACTCTGCTTGAGTTGACGGATTATTCATTGTAAGTGAGAAATTGGTTAACTCATCACTAAAACCAAGTAAGAATAAGTGAATGGATGCAACCTTAGTTAATTCCATTAAGAACGCCTGCTGAACTCTATTAACCGTTCTCGTGAAACGTATATCCATTAAAGCAAGATTCTTTCCGTCACCAGCAGTTTCTTCAAAATTAAGGAATGTTTTAGGTATTCTCAATGCCGTCAAAACCTTATTCTGAACAAACTTGATATCATCCATTGCTGTCAAATTCTGCGCTGCTGACAACGTGTCAATAGGAGTTGGTGCATTCTGGTCTCTTACAGGGATGAAGATATCTTGGTCTACACAGTTGCTAACAAAACATCCATTTTCACACCAAGTTTTATCTGAATTGATTGAACGTATAGCGAAGTTGTGTCTATCTTCTTCACCATTAGGACCTTGTACTGTCATACAATACACATCATCACCACCTATGATATCAACTTTTCTGATAAAGTGTAATTTCATAACTTCTACAGGTTCTGATTCATTTTTACTTGAATCATTAAGAGTCACTTTTCTATACGACTTAGAAGAAATATCTAATACTCTATCGTAATCTGTATCATCTCTGTAGAAAGGCATTACACTTTCACCCACAATAACTTCATCGGCTCTCTTTTTAGAACCGTCACGCATTATAAGTTCGTGTTCACCAGCTAAATCTAAATACGTATCATCATCTAATGTTATACGATATAATTTATCTGCAGTGTAGTTTTTACCACACCAAACAACTTTTCCTGGTACAATTTTGTGAGTGTCATCTTGTACAGAATATACAAAATTTTCTTTACCATTTTCATACTCTTTTGCAAGATTCTCTATTGTTATAGTACGTCCATCCAACAAAGGAATTGGTGTATCTTTATGAACTGGGAGAATATTCTTTCTTAAATCAACTTGACCAGTCATCGGGTCGATGATAGGTGTTCTCTTGAAATTATTAGCAATTTCCTCAACATAGGCTGGTACATCTGCATCATCAATAGCGCCAACGAATATCTTATATACACGTCTTTCGATAGAACGTTCAAGACGATAGATAAGCATCATATCTTCCATCAAACTAAGCATGCGCCAATGTCTACGAGCTGAATTTAAATAAGAAACTCCATAAGGAAGATACATGGAATTTGTCAATAATCTAAAATGTGCTATCTGCCAGTCCCTAAATGGAACTTGTGACTGACTATCATCTAACCAAACGAATTTAGTAGACATATCAGAATTAGTATCTGCATTGTTAGCAGCAACAGTAGAATATCCTGTTGAATATGGATTAGTAATACCGTTTTCTATACGTTCAACATTAAATACTGGTAAACGTTTCCATCCTTTAACACCTAACTTATGGTCTATATCAAGCATCATGTAATCATTACCATATTTACACATACCACGTATAACCATTTGTGCCGTTAATTGTAGATTTAAACGATTGGTAAATAAATCTTCAAGAATACTTTTAACCCTATCTGATTTAGAATATACATTTACAATATTTCCTGTATCTGAAGGCAAACAGCTTTCCTCAGAAACAATATCAAGTGCAGCACCTATCTCTGGAAATGAATCCATCAAATCTGCATCACGATACATCAACTTAACATTATTAAGTCCTGAGTAAGCACTTACATTTAAATCAACGTTAGCTTTAACCCATCTATTTTCAAGATATTTATTCTGTTGTAATTCTAATTTTACCTTGTCATAATTATCTTTATCGTTGGTTTGATATATAACTCCATTACCAGACATATCATAATTATTGACATGTCTTGCCATCGTATCCTGTGTATTCCAGTTACCAGTTATAGCCTTATCTAATTGTTGAAAAACAGTTAATTTATTAGCCATATAAATTTTTATTAAAAAATAACATTTTTAGTTGATTTCTAAATAGTTTCATCTACCTCATACCACTAAATAACCACATATAAGTTCCGCCTATATGTTTATTCGGTTTTGATGATAAAGAATTACTATTCATCATAGGAAGACCTGATTTAGGTGTAACAGGCTGACTGTATCTTATAGCTGGTCTTCTAATATTAGTTCCATTTGTCATCCTATAAGAACTTAATATTGCTTCGTCTTTACGTTTAGCAGCTTCTATTTTACTAAGGGAATACTGCATGACAAAGAGAGCCATTGCAAGACATGTAATTGTATCATCATGTGCACCTTCCATGTGGTCCATGCGCCCAGTTTCGCCTTTAAAAATCCATGTATCAAGTTCATTAATAACACGTGCAGAACGTATTTTAAATTCGTTGTTTCTAACAAGTCCTGCAAAGTTAGCAAGTACAGGATATCTATTTCCTTGGAAGTGAAAACCAGGCAATCTATTCATATAATTACCATCTGACATAGATTGATTTTGCATTGTGTATGTCTTCTGAGAAGAGTCATCATAATGTAGGTTAGTATAACCAAGGTTCAACATTGTTAAAATAGCAGCATCTCCTTGACCACCAGTACAATCTACTACAACATAAGCATTATTATATTGCTTGGCATAATAAACCGCCATAGAACCAATATCGTCGCCTAACTTCTTTCCGACATATTCCATTACTTGTTCTATGATTGGTTGACCGTTTTCATCACGTCCATCCATATCTATAACCTCTATAGCAGTTCTATCGGCAGACACACCTCGTGATGGGTCAATTCCTAATATATATCTATGACCAGGAATAGGTGCTTTCCAATACCAAGTATCATCAACCATTGGGTCTTTTAAATCTGGCAGTGGGTCTCTAACATTAATTCTATTCTGTAGTTCTACAAATTCACTTGCAACAACGTTGTTAGCTGAACCAAGGAACGACACATCAAGCTCTTGGGCTATTTTCATAGAATCATTATTGAAAGATTGACACATTGTTTCATACCAAGGAGAAGTCGGCATCCATCCCTCTTGTTCCAATTTGCGCCATCTTTCTTCGTTATATTCTATTCTTCCTGTATCATCTAATATTTCCTCTACAATCCACTTTTTCTCTCCAGTTTCAGCATCTTTCTTATACCACTTCAAATGTCTGTTATAACGCAAATCTTGATACCATTTAAATTCAACTGCGTTATAGTTATTTTCATGGCTTAATGCTTGACGATAAGTATTGTAATATAATTCATCTTTACCATTAGGTGTTGAAACCATTATTATCTTTGATTTATCACCATAAGATGATGTAGCAGCAACCGCTGAAGAATAAACGGCTGGACCATTCTCAATAAAGGCTGCCTCGTCAAAAATCAATATCGAAACAGCTGAGATACCACGTGCAGCATTTTCTCCAGAAGACCTTGCGTATACAGAACATCCATTAAATAATTGTAATTCTGATTTACTATTTTTTGTGAAAATATCTTTTTTATTTTTCTCAGATTTTGGGTCTGGAGAATAATATTCATCACCCCAATACCATCGTGGAACTTGCATTAAAAACTCTCTAATTTTTGTTACCAATTGGTTTGCAAGGTCAAGTTTGTTACCAATACACAAAATGGTTTCTGGTTTATCAGAATCAGCTAATGCAATTTGTGCACATATCCATGCCGAAGAAACAGTAGTAATACCTGCCTGACGGTGTTTAATAGCAATAGAAGCCTTATGGTCAGCAAGACTCTGTAAGAATGCTTTCTGTCTTGGAAATAATAGAAATTGTGATTTTTTACCAACATTCGCATTAAATGTTGATAGGTATTTTTCAATAAAATAAATCCTCGACTTATCAGCATAACTTCTTGCATATTCTTCAGCAATAGTTTGTATATCTATCATAACATTTAATTTTCTTTATTATCTTCTATAATACCGCTTTCGTTTTCTTTACTATCAATATTAAATGTATCAAGTTCAGCAGGTGAAAAATAACTATCATTTATAATATAACTATCAGACTGTTTTGTATCTATATCTTTTCTAAATCTTTGATAATCAACATTATGTAACACAGAATTTGCTAAATCATCAATATATCTTATACCAAGTTTAGTTGGCGTAAGAATTTCTTTCATAATTTTATTAAATTCTTCAGGTGTATTTTCACATAATTTCATGAAAATGAAAGTAACTACGTCAGTATCATATCCATTCATTAATGAATATAATCTATCCCATAAACCAACTCCAAGTCTCATATCCCATGGTTCAGCTTTGATAAAATCAGCTTTGCGTAAAATATAATTTGCTTTCTTTCTATCTTTTGGTAGACCATGTGAAGATACGAGTTCAAAGACACCACGTATAGTTTCACGTAAAAGTAAAGGGAAATTAAGTGCTTGAACTGTTATAATAGGTCTTTCTGACTTTCCGCCTAATTTAACAGAAACATAAGAACCTTGATTTGTATTACCGTCTATTATTTTATCGTTTTTAACAAATGCCAGATAATCACCTAAATCCATTAATTCTTTATATAGAGTAATTAACTCTTCATCAATATTATCAAAATAATCATCTGATATAAAACTTAAATTAGATAACCTAATACTTGCGCCTTGAATTAAAGAATCAATAACTCTTCTTTTAGATATTTCATTATCTATTTCATCTTTTTCTAAGACATCTTCAAACTCATATTTATTATCCTCATCATCCTCTTCAGGTGTTAATCTTGCATTCTCTGAATCAACCTTATCTACTATATTTAACGAAAAATTAATAGAGTTTTTAGGAATAGAGAATAAATCACAAACAATATTATGACATACTTTTTCTAAATGATTACGTAAAGGTTCTTCTAATTCTCTAATTTTCAATAAACATTTAATAGCTTTATCTGATAATACGTTAATATCATTAATATCATAACCATATTTTTGAAGTGTATCAGAAACTTCATTAAAACGTTTTTTAGCTATAATATAATCAAATGGATATATATCATCAGAAGGAAATACAGCGTTATTTCCTAAAGATGTCTTATGAGAAGAAAGTGCTTTATATAAAAAAGATGGTAATTTACTTATAACCCTTTCCTTAATAACATTAATTTTATCTTCTGTTAAATATATTCGTCTCATTACAACAATTTTAAAAATTCATCCAAATCCTTTTTATTAAAAGGCACAGAATTATTTCTCATTTCTACTAATTTACCATTTCTTCGATATGACGAATTTTCCATACTACCATTAGGTGTTGAACCTTTTGGAGTAACAATAGTATTTAACTGTGATGTTTTACTATTGTAAGCAACTATCTTAGCATCTTTCTTAGATGGGTCTTTAGCTGCATCTGTAACTTGTTTTACAGCTTCAGCCTTATTTGATACATCAACATTAATTTGTTGTCCCTCTCCTGAATTTGTATTTTGCTGTCCATCAACTTGGTTAGGTTGAAAAGATACATTATTTACATTATGATTCTGATTAAGAGTAGACGCAGCATTATTAACAGCATCAGTTGGTGTTTTTGCTGAATTACTAATTGAAGCCGAAACTCCACCAGTATTAGTTACTTCTTTAATTTGAATATCTTTTTTAGAAAATGCGATACCTTCGTGTAATATGCCATTTATTTTAGTATAAACTCTCATAATAGTCTTAAACTTTAAATATAAATATCTAATTCATAATATAAAAAAAGAGGAAGCGCAAACTTCCTCTTTAGACCACTTAACATTGTGCTATTTTTTTTTAAAATGGTGACGAAAAAGGATTTTCATCATCAATATACGTCTTATCTAACTTTTTCTCTGGACGTGTATTTTCTCTCTTATCATTAACATTGAAATATTCTTGTAGTGTTTCAGAAATGAGATTATCTATATAATTTATTGACTCCATTGTCATATCATCATTATCACCCTCTGGTGTTTCTTCATTCTCATTATCATTATTTTCATCTTCATCAGACTTTTTATCATCACCACTCTTCATCTTCTCAGACCACTTTTCAACGTCATCGTCACCAACATTATCATTTTTACCTACCGCTGGGGCTAACATACCCATGACATAATCCACAGTTTCTTCTGAAGCATCTGGTAAAATATAGCTCAACTCACCAGCAGCCTTTTGCGCTTTATTATCAACGCCATTAGAATCTGGTGCATTTGCTTCATCATTATCCTCTGTAGGATTATCACCTCCGTTAACGTCATCAGACATAGGGTCATTACCCATATCAAACCCACTTGGTTCATTCATCTGTGGCGGAATAGGCGATGGTGCTGGCTGCTGACCTAAATCAGCACCCATACCACCAGGCACCTTTAGTTTGGTTGGTCTACTTTCGATTAGATTTTTTTTTTAAATTACGTAGGTTTCTACGAATTGACTCTGCAATTGAATTTTCAACTGTCTTTACATCTAAATCAAATGGTGCACCACTACCGATATTAGTTGCGTATGGTGTGTCATTTTTAGCAGACTCATCATTCATGTCATAATAACCGTCAAACTCTTGATGATTCTTAGTTGGTGTAGTCATAGGCTGCTTTCTGAAACATGGATGCTTACCAAACTCATCAAGTGCATTCATGTTACCATTAGGAACACGATTAGCATTAGAGAAAGGCTTCATACCACCTTCATTCATACGACGTTTAGCTTTCTTGAATGCTCTTGTTTCAAAAATCTGATAACCTTTACGCTTCTTTGACTCCATAGGCATTTCGTCTTCCTCATCATCGAAATCGTCATCCTCAATACCGTCACCAAACTCATCCTCAGTTTCATCATCATCTGAATATAAGTCGTCATCATCCTCAAACTCCTCAGTATCAAAGTCGTTAGTATCAATACCTAATTTCTGTGCGATTTGTTCAAGAGTATCTTCCATTGCCTCTACACGTGTAGACAAGTCATCTTCATCAAAATCGTCCTCGTCATCTTCGAAGTCATCATCATCCTCAAAGTCGTCTTCGTCATTCTCGGTATCAATAGCCTCGTCACCAAGTGTATCATCTTCGACACCTTCATCACCCATGGTATCATCAGTATTGTCCATGACATCATCAGTATTTTCTAAGTCAGTATCAACTTCATTATCTTCAACATCATCAGGAATTTCATCAAGCCCTTCATTTACCTTAGTTTCTTTGTCGAATGGTGCAGAATCACCAACATTGTTAACTCCAACATTAGGGGTATTCTGATTCTCAGCATCATGCATAGCAACACCCTCCTCTACAGTTTCCTCATCAAAAGGAGCTGAATCACCAACCTCAGTACCATGAGATTTATCCATATATGTATCAGCCATATTGCCCTTTGCATCCTGACCTTCCTTGTGCCAAGCTAAAGGTTCAGCAGATTCTTTAACTGCCTTGTAATCATTGGCATCTTTAGCCTTACCAGTCTGGTGCTTAGATTTACGGAAACTATTCTTTGGATTAGCGTCCTTTAAATTCTCATAACCCTCAACATCAGCTGATTTTGAAGCATCTTCACCCTTGCATTCTTTTGAACCACAAACACCACATGAGTTATCACTTTCCATAGTCATAGATTGAGGTTTAGATTCATTAATACAAGCAGCATTATACATAATCTGACGTTCACGAAGAATCTCCTTACGCATTTTCTCAGTTGATTCAAGAGTAAGGTTTTCTTTCTTGTCAGGATTCCAAGACTCAATCATGATATTCTTACCATTTGCGTATGCTTCACGAATTGACATCATTTTAAGGTCAAAATTCTTCTGTGCAGCAGCAAAACTTGAATATTCGTTATCTTTTCTGTTTTTAAAACCACCAATATAGTTGAAGTCCTCTTTTACTAAAGTCTTCTTGTTAGGCGCTGTTTCAATGTAATACTTAGAACCTTCTCTAATAATTCCATATACATTTCCATCTGCACCAAGTTTCTGATACTCAATAGAAGAGTATGTATTATTCTTAGATTCTGTCTGAAGACCATAATTCATCAAACCTTTCATTCGAGAAAGCTGGTCATTGACATTTACCTTTTTATTCATAATTGATATAATAATTGATTGATTATTTTAATGTGAACTGCACGCAACTAAAATTTTTGTGCTTCGGGTTTCACAGAAGAATGGCTTTCCGATTGGTCGGCTCTTACTCCCTCTCCACCCGTGTAATCGACAGTCCCTGCCGATATAATTATTAAGTTGAAATTTGGGTTTTTGAGTTTCTTTTATATAAATATCTTTATCAAATAAAAAATAATTGATAATAAAGATATTATCTAACATCATCGGCTGTTCCACCTTTGTTATCTCTACCTCTGGTATCAAACTGTGCTTGGAATAAACGTCGTGTAAACTTATCTAACGCTCTTATGTAAACGGTTGAACCCTCTTCCATTGTATAAGGGTCAAACTCAAGACATATAGCATAATTATAACCTATTAGATTAGATAATTGAGGAATATTGTAAACTTTATAAGTTTTACCATTTTCCTTACTTGTCATAAGGATGCCGTTATTTAAGATAAAATTCTTAAGAGTGTCACGTTCATGTCTCCAACGTTCTGCAAATGGATTATGGTCGGCATTTCCGTCAGCAACCACCTCTTCATTCAAAGAGTTAACATCGTCATATAAGGAAGCAATTAAATCCCACAATTTATCCAGATAACCTGCTCTACGTAAAACTTTATACACAATGTTACCAACACCCATTTCACCGTATTCAAGACCTTCCTTTCTTGTTTCCTGAATTGTTGATAACAAATCTTCCGCTTCTTCTGAAATCTTCTCTAAGACATGTTTATCATCGGTAGATTTTGCACTGTCTATTAAATCATCTATATGAGTCATGAAATCAGCTGCTATAGACTTGATTTCATATTTCTCTAAACCTATTTCTTCTATATCATCTGGATTTGGTTTTTTTAACCATTCATTACCTTCCAAATCATAGATACCACCTGATTCAGTTTCAGCATCAATGTCTTCTACGTAAAGTTCTACCTTATAACCATAAATCTCGAGTGACTCATGTTCATTATTCCATGCATTCTTTTTAGATTTAAAATACTCTTCAACAAATTCGACACGCTTATCAACTTTCTTAAAATCTACTACAATGTGTAAATCAATATCAGAATATTCAGACCAATTAAAATTACATATAGAACCTGTTAAAATATAACCTTCAGGTTTAACCCATGTAATATTCATAGTATCCCAAAAATCATCCGCTATATCTAATAAACGTAAACGTACTTTAGAATCAAGTTTATCGTCCTTCCATATTTCAGGAACAAGTGTTTTTTCCTTTTTAAAAGAACTTAAACTAATATCCTCCGCATCAACTTCTGGAATAACATTTTCCCCCAAACTATCTTGCACAACATGTCCATACTCAAGACCAGTACCAGTATTTAACTTATACTTATCTTGAGTAGCTAAATCATTATTATTTTCTTTTAATAATGATATTTTACTATTTGGAATAAAAACTTTTTTAGACATAAATTATTATAGTTGGTCTGTAGGGAATAGCGTTATAGGTGGCTCATCACCTTTAAATACAACTTTATGTTTTTCAAACTTAGGTACAAGCAAATCACTTGGTACGGCATCTTCCTGACCCAACATTAACCCATCCTTATCAGGACCAACCTTGATATTCTTATCAGGTTCATACTCTACACGAGTCTGCATCGCCATAGTCTCAAATCTTTCTGGTTCATTAAAACCATATCCGTCATATTCTCGTTCTAACATACTTAATACTTTTTTAATAAATAGGTTATAAAAGAAAAAAGCACCGCTATTTAGCAGTGCTTTTGTTAAATGTCACAACTTCATTAGTAACAAAGTTTATAAAGAAGTGAGATATATCTTCTAAATCTTTCATATAAGCTTTAAAAGCAATATCTTTCCGTCCCCATTTAGCTCGTTGATAAGGTACATAACATTCTTGAGGTGTATCGTAAACAATATTTTTTCCACTACTAATATATTCATTATATTTAGTTTCAGCGAAATATGCTAATTGTTCTCGTTTTACAAAAAGAAGTTTATTATCTGTTTTAAAAACAATATAATCTTCTTCCCCATAAATCCATCCTGGCTTTCCGCTGACATTCTGTATCTCTAACCAAGTTATACTATAATCTTTATCAGAGTCAGTTCTTTTATTCTTACGTGAGTCTTTAACATCTACTCCATATCTTTTTCCGTTAGGTGCATCCCACCAAAAATCGACATGTTTTTTTGTATCCTCCGCTATTGTTGATTGATAGCATTTACCACCTAATAATGTTTCAATCTTCTCACGTGTAAATAAGTCAGCTTTCATGCCCTCATCGAAACAGCGTTTAGTTTCTTTCTTTACAACGTAACTGACACTCATCCGACACTTAAAGGAAATTTAATTGAAGCATCTGGATGATAATTATAAATTAAGAAACTATCATATTTAAAATCATCCATACTTCTTATTTCGCCTTGTATATTAAGTTGTGGTAGAATATTACTACCATCACGTTTTAATTGCTCATGTACGCCATTTAATTGGTTCTCATAGATATGACAATCACCGCCAATATAAACCAACTCATCTACTGTCATATTACAAACATGCGCAAACATGTGCGTTAACAAAGCTGCTGAACAAATATTATAAGGACAACCCAAAGGTAAATCATTACTTCTAATATTCAACATACAACTTAATTTATACTTTGGAATATCAATATAATTTAGAAATGTTTCCGTAACATCACATTGTTCACCTTCATTTAAACTTTCTTTATACAAATCTATACGTTCACCCAATGTAAGTTCTTTTGTATAGAATTGATACATTATATGACAAGGATATAACGCAGCTTCATCTACAGTATCTGGGTCATAACAAGTTAAAATAATACGTCTTGATGTAGGGTCGTTCCTTAACAAATTAACGACTTCCTTTATTTGGTCCTTACCAGAAGAGCCAAAATGTCTCCAGTTCTTTCCATACATAGCACCAAGGTCTCCGTATTTGTATTCACTCTCTTGCTTTTCTCCGTCAACGCAATGCACTACTCGTACCTTTTCTCCTGATTTTACTTTCTCCAAAAATTCTTCTTTAGAAATTCCAGATAAAATATGATAACCCATTTTAATCATACGTTCATCCATACATTTATCGTTTCTAACGGCAATATCATTATAATAACGAAATGCATCATCATTCCAAATATTCACACCGTTATCTACAAGATATTTAATATTTGTAGAACCTGAAATAAACCAAAGTAATTCATGAATTATACCTTTTGTACTTACTTTCTTAGTAGTTAATAATGGTAATCCTTCTTTTAAATCGAAACGCATCATACGTCCAAAGACAGACTTTACAATTCCACTACGTGTCTTACGTTCGCTACCATTTTCTAAAACATCTCGAAGTAAATCAAGATATTGTTTATCAACATTATTCATTATCTTTATTTTTAAAATAATTTTATCTGTTCAATTTCCCAAGGATATAATTTTGGTAGATTGATTTTATGATAAGATTTATAATCTTTATTAACATCATCATATTCTGTTACATAGGAAATATTTTCAAGAGGAATCCACTTTCCAAGACCATTTCCTAAATCAATCCATAGTGGTGTATCTTCACTAATCTCAATTGTTTTGTGATTCATTTTTAATATACCTTTCTAACCACGTTTTAAATTTATTCAATATTTCCAACGTATCTTTGTCAATTAAAACACCAACAGAATCTGGATTAAACTTCTCAAATTTTTCGTTACATTCATTGACAATATAAGATAAATTCGATAAGTCTGTGGCGTTAAATAATTGGTATGAAATAGTCGATTCGTCTTGAGGCATGTACTTCAAGCCTCCATCTTTTATATCTGTAATATCATTACCATTTACAACAACTTTTGTTGCTACCACTTCTTGATTACTGTTAAGCAAGTTATAAACATATTCGTTCATCATTGGAAAATTGCCAATAAATTGTTCTTTACTTAAACTATGTTTAAAGCAATGTTCCAAAGTACGTTCTTCAATTAAATCAATCCACTCTGTCCACTTATTATCTATTTCTTGAATCTGCTTTGCTGGCTTATGTGCAAGAACAAAATTTTCTACAAATTCATTTCTACGAGAACGCTCTGGATAAAATAGATTAAAATCAACACCACGTGCGTTTAATTCTTCACATATTGCAGGATGAGAAGAAATCAAAACAATATCTGTTTTATCTACAATTGATAAAACATGGTCAACATAATTGTCTGGAAATTCATCTGACTCAAAATCAGACACTTTCACATTTTCAACTGTTATTCCATCACGACAATTATCTTTTAAATATCGTCTTCCACAACCAGGAAAACCACCAACAATAATTCCCATATATTACAACTTTTTAATTTTAACTCCTACTGACAATAAAATATCATTAATCATATCATACGTATCCGCATCTAAAGCTTTGTCCAACTCATATAAAACTATACCTGCATGGTCTTTAATCGTGAATTTATCATTATTATCAATATACATACCATTATTTGAACGGTAGGTATATTCTTCGTTAATAATATCTACATTAACATCCTCTAAACGGGTACATGTGTATTTTTTTATATACGAATTAAGTGCCTTACCTTGTGAATCACCATCCCTAAAGAACAAGTAATCTCTTACATCAACATCTTCATATTGATATTGCCTACCATTTGAGAAAACGACCTTTAAAGTCTTAGGTTTATTGTCATTATCAATGCACTCAGAATACAATATATTAGAACTCTTATACCATGTTCTATCTATATTATCATTATAAACATTAAGTAATTTACTCATATTATCTATGCTTTTAAAAATAAACTACTGCAAAGATACAATATTTTTAGAAAATAACAAAACGAAATAAAAAAAGCTAACAAAAAAAATTGTTAGCTTTAAATCTTATTGACTTTACCTTACTTAAATTTCTTATACTGACGTTTCATACCACGACCCAAAGTATCGGCAGCGTCACGATAGTACTCACCATCATTTTCTCTATCACGGTAATACTGGTAATCCTCTTGGTCTTCCATACCCTGCTTGAAAGCATGTCGTCTAAACAACTTATCAGCTACTTTCTTATCATCAGCATCTGGGTCTTCTGGACGGTGGTTTTTAGCTGCCATAAAAGTATCCTTATCCTTATTTGCTTTAGCACGACCAGCCACACGACCAAGCATATACTGACCCTTTTGAGTATCACCAATTTCAGTCAATGCTCTACGTACTGAATTTTCTACGAGTCTATGAAGGTCACTTTCTGTAAGTCTTACAATTTTTTTCATTTTTTATATAACGTTATTTTTAATCATTATTTAATATAAATATCCAAATAATTCAAATGTTATCTTTTTCTAAGTGAACTACACTCAGTCTAAAGACTTTTGTGCTTCGGGTTTCACTGAGGAACGGCTTTCCAAATGGTTAGCTCTTACTTCCTCTCCACCCGTGTAATCGACAGTCCCTGCCGATATATTATTTAAACCGATACGAAGAATATTGATAGCAGCATTCACGTCACGGTCATGATGCGTGTGACAAACAGGACATTCCCATTCTCTAATAGACAAGTCCTTTGTATCTTTGTTAACGTATCCACAGACACTACAAGTCTGAGAGGAGGGATAGAAACGGTCTATCTTCACAACCTTCTTGCTGTTCCATTCTGCCTTATAAGTAAGCATGTTAACGAATGTACTCCAACTTGCATCAGTGATAGATTTAGCAAGGCGATGGTTTCTTTCCATTCCTTTAACGTTCAAGTCCTCAATACAGATAGTATCATATCTATGTACAAGATATATGGAACATTTGTGTAAGTAATCAGCACGACTATTGCTAATCTTCTCATGAAGTCTGGAAACTTTGAGTTTTTGGCTTTCAAACCCTCTGCTTCCTTTAACTTTACGTGAAAGATGTCGCTGTGCCTTAGCAAGTCTGCATTCGTATTTCTTCGTGTATCGGTTATTCTTAAAAGTTTTTCCTTCAGAAGTGATAAGCAAGTCCTTCAAACCCAAATCAATACCTACTGGCTTACCAGATTTCTCAATTGGTGTAGTGTATTCTTCTTCCGTGAAGACGGAAACGAAATATTTACCACTTGGTGTTTTAGTAATAGTTACCTTACCTATTTTACCTTTTACCTCACGATGTACACGGCACTTTATACCTTCCTTAAACTTGGGTATGAAAAGTCTACCACCTGCTACAGATGCAAATTGCGGAACGGTAAAACTATTTTTAGAATGCTTAGATTTGAATTTAGGAAACTTAGCATGCTTCTTAAAGAAATTGGTATAGGCTGCTTCAAGACTCTTGATAGCAAACTGTAATGTTTGAGAATTTACTTCATTAAGCCATACAGTTTCTTCCTGCTTCTTTAATGTGGTAAGTGTTTTAGCCTGTGCATAGTAGTTGTCGCTTTTACCACTAACCCTATACTGTTCTTTACGTTGATTGAGAAAGTAATTGTACACAAAACGAGAACATCCGAAGTGCTTTGATAGTAATTCGGTTTGTGCCTTGTTCGGGTACAGTCTGAACCTGTATGTTCTGTTTATCTTTCTCATATCGCTTGCAAATATACAAATTATATTTAAATATACAAAAATTGTATTATATTTTTTTAGAAAATAATGTCTTACATTCCACAAGCTGAAGACTTGAGGATTTTACGACACATAATATAAAATAGAAATTTATTAATGGACGAAACAAGTTTAATGTATAGCAAAGAATTAGATGAAGTAGTATTATATATGGAAACATCTATTCTTAACGAAATACCCTCTAAAGAATTAACTCCAGAACACTTAGTTCTTGCAATGTTAGATACAAAAAACTGTCATGCACACATGATTCTTGAAAGTTATTTAATGAATAATAACATAGTAAGTCTAAGAGAATTATTCGCTAATGCATTAACAGCATCTAATAATGAGATAAGTGGACTGACAAATGATATAATTGAAATTCCTTTCAGTAAAGATATGAACAAGTTGATGGAAGATGCGGAAAATGAAAAAGAAATAACAAAAAGTAGTATCTTAGGCACTGAACATTTTCTATTAGCTTTATTAAATCCAGAACTCAATTTAAATAGTGGAAAAATTCTTAAAAGCGCTGGCATTGATTATAACAACATTTTAAGTAAATGTCAAAGTGATACCAAAAATAGACATACTAAAAAACAGAAGAATAAAAATAATAACATGAATATTCCATCCAAAAGTGAAGTGAATATTAAGTCAGTTTCACCAAAAGATAATTTTATAAAACAATATACCATAAACCTAAATAAAATAGTAAAAGATGGTAAAGTTGATAAAACAATTGGAAGAGAAAAAGAACTGAAGATTATAATGCAAGTGCTTTCAAGACGTAGAAAGAATAATGTAGTACTTGTAGGTAAGGGAGGCGTTGGAAAAACTTCAATTGTTTATGGACTTGCTAAATTAATAAACGAACATAAGGTACCAAGTGTATTAGACGGAAAAGAATTACTTTTACTCAATATTATGAGTATGGTATCAGGAACAAGTTTAAGAGGTATGTTTGAAGAACGAGTTAAAGGACTATTTGATGAATTAGAAAATAATGACAAATATATCCTCGTTATTGATGATATGCAGATGGTACTTAAGAGTGGTAATAAAGATAGAGATACAGATATTTCTGATAAAATTGGTAAAATATTAGAGGATGGTAATGTTAGAGTAATAGGTACATTACCTTTCAAAGAATATCGTAATTGTATTGAAAATAACACACAACTATCTCGTAAATTACAAAAAATTGTTATTGAACCAAACAACACATCTGAAACAATACAAATTATAAAAGAAAATAAAAAGTTTTACGAAGATTATCATAACACAATTTATAGTGATGAAATAATCAAAAAAGCAGTTGAACTTTCCGAAAAATACATAAACGATAGATGTTTACCAGATTCGGCAATAGATGTTATTGACCTTGCAGGTGCAGGTTTATGCTTAACCAAAACAGAACCAGAAATTATTACTTCTACAAGAAGTCGTTTAAATGAAATTTCAAACGAGAAAAAGAAGTACATGAATAATGGTGAATGGGAACTTGTTGAAGACTTAAATAAAGAAGAAAAATCGCTTAATCGTAAAATAACAGATTATAGAAGAGAACAGAGGAAAGATAATAAAAATATAATACCTATTACTGAAAATGATATCGCAAAGGTAATATCAGATATAACTGGAGTACCCGTAACCAAATTATCAAGTAATGAGAAAACTAAAATCGCTCATATTGATGATATATTAAAGGAAAGTGTTATCGGACAAGATGAAGCCGTAGAAGCAATCTGTAAGGTTATTAAAAGAAATAAAGTAGGTCTTGGTGATAAAACAAAGACAATGTCAAATATTCTTATGATGGGCCCTTCAGGTTGCGGTAAGACGTTGATAGCCAAGAAGTTAGCAGAAGAAGTATTCGGTGATGAAAAATCATTAATACGTATTGATATGTCTGAATATTCTGAGAAAAATTCAGTTTCAAAACTTACAGGTGCATCTCCTGGTTATGTAGGATATGAAAATGGTGGTCAATTAACCGAGGCAATTAAAAATAAACAACACTGTGTCTTACTTTTAGATGAAATTGAAAAAGCAGACCAAGAAGTTTATAATTTGTTTTTACAATTATTCGATGATGGTAGATTAACAGACTCTTCTGGACAACTTGTTAATTTTAAGAACGTTATTGTTTTAATGACATCAAATATCGGTGCTAAGCAAGCATCTGAGTTTGGAAAAAGCATTGGTTTTTCTACAAATGTTGGTAATAATAAAAAAGCCATCATTGAAAAAGAAATGAAAAGTAAATTTACGCCAGAATTTCTTAATAGAATTGACCAAATAGTTTACTTTAATAGTTTAACGGATGATAATCTAAAAGGTATTACAGAGTTAGAAATTAAGAAGTTCTCCAATAGAGTTAAACAGGCTGGTTATAATATAACATATACACCAAAGGTTGTTGATTTCATTTATCAAAAAGCAGTAAAACAGAAAGAGTATGGCGCTCGCCCAATCATACGATTTGTACAAAACGAACTTGAAGATAAATTGACGGACGAAATATTACTTGGAGATTATGAAAACGGTCATACATTTAATTTTGATTACAAAGACGAACTAACAATTTCGTAAAACAAGATGAACGGGGTTGATTGCCCCGTTCATAAAAATCTTAATACTCACATCCAACAAGTGCCACGACTAAAAAGAAGAATATAATCAGGCATGTCTGGATAAAGAAATAAGTTTTACAATACTTTTTGAAAAAAGCTGCTACTTTTGAAAATAATTTCTTCATGATATTTAAGTTTTAATATAAATATTGTAGTTCAGACAAATATGCTAAATTACCCACCAATATTATTGATTAAATTTATGTTAAAACTTTTAATTGATTTGTTAGTTAAATATATTTTTCTTAACTTTGCAACCGTGTTAAAAAATAACAGAAAACGGTTTCGTAAACTATTTATCTTTATATATGTGGCACAAAATGAAGTTAAAACATTATAATAAACAACTTAACGAAGAATTTAGAAAAGAAGTATTAAGGGAGAGTTACTCTGATAAAGTGGCAGTAATTCAAAACTTCTTAGATAAAAATTTTATTCGTGCAAAATATACGGGAGAAGATGATAATGGGGTACTGGTTAATATACCAATAGTCATACAAATGGACGAAAATGGACAACCATCCAAAAAGTCATTAACTGACCAACAATTATTCTATCTCCTACAAAATAAATTTAAAACAATACTACCAAAAGAACATGGTAGAGATAAATTTATTATACAAGTATTAAAAGATTGGTACAGTCAGAAGATTACCAAACATGGTACTCTAACTAAATACGACTTTTAATTAATAAGAGGTAAAAATGGCACATAACGTCGTCTCACACAGTTGCCAAAATGTAATATGGTTTATACCATTTTACACCTCACTAAAAAATAAAAATGATGAGAAATTACAAAAAACTATTTCTAATGGTTCTTTTTGCGATTCTGTCCACAACTACAGTAAACGCACAAACTTGTTCACATGGATTTGATTGGTCACGTCTGATTGCTGCAATGATTCACATTGAAAGCAAAGGTCAAAACAATGCAAGAAATGGAAAATCATTAGGAGTACTTCAAATTACACCTTCAGCCGTAGCTGAGTGTAACAACATTCTGAAAAAGAAGAAAATTAAGAAACGTTACACTCTTGAAGATAGAAGAGACCCTCAGAAATCTAAGGAAATCTTTATTCACCTTCAAGAACATTTTAACCCAGAACATAGCTTTGAAAAAGCTACAAAATGCTGGAACCATGGTTTTTATGTAAAGAATATCAAAAGTTTACCTAATACATATTACCATAAAGTTATGAAACAAATGTCAAAAATGTAAATAACAGAAAACACAGTAGAATAACTACTGTGTTTTTTTATTTAATAACCTACTATTTTATCTCCAAACTTTTCTTTCCATCCTGGAATATTTAAATTCTTATATGTTTCAACAGCTGACATAGGGACTTCTAATGTTGTACCTTGACGAAAACTTTCGATATCTAAGACAGGTGGTTCTAACGACTGAAATCTAACAATAGGCCATTCTTCATACATATACTTAATATGTATACTACACACATCTTTACCTAATTTTTCAATAGACTTTGGTAATATTAATCTTCCTATCGAAGTGTTTACGAAAGCTCTATCTTGTATTTCCTTTAAACCTTCTGGTAATACACATTTAGATAAATTTTGACAGTTTTCAAAAGCCGAATGTCCTATGATTTTAGTATTCTTACCTAATACAACTTCCCTAATTTGAGTAAAACAAAACATGTTCGGATATATCTTAGTACCTGTATAATGACTAAATTCTACTTCACTTAATGGATATATAATAGAATCATTTGTTAAACCAAAACCATATTTAAAATCATTAGTCATGTCCAAACTATTCCATCCTGCTTCTAAGTTAACAGGTTCATTATTCATCCCATCATTATCATCAAGATACTTATTAATAATTACAAAGGGTCCATTGACAAATAATCTAATTATATTCTCAACGACTCGGTTATATTTCACCCCCCCCCCTTGAGAGTCAGTACCTACAAATGGTTCCAAATATTCAGTTCCATCCACATAGGTCTGCAATTCATTTGCGTTACCAAATAATTTTAAATGTTTCATAAAATGTTTTTTAAATATAAATATGTTTAGTATCCTACAAATTTATTTCCCCATGTTTCTTTCCATCCATTAACATTGATATTTTTATATGCTTCTATAGCATCCATTGGTACTTCTATTCTATTAACATTAGAGAAGACAAATTTAGTATTAATGATAGGTGGTTCTAATGATTTGAAACGGACAGTACCCCTATAATTAGAAACTTTTTCTTTATAAGGTGTATAACAGTTATAACCCAATTTCTTAATAGTAGATGGGAGAATAAGTCTATCACACAGTACATTCATAAAACCCATAGCTTCTATTTCTTCAATACCTTCTGGTAAATTAATTTCTGACAAAGTATGACATTCTGAGAATGACATCTGTCCTATTTTATTGATATTTGTACCGAAGTGAACACTATTAAGTTTACGGCATGAACCAAATGTACCTACTCCAATTTCTTCTATTGTATCAGGTAAAACAATTGTCTTAATTCCTGTGTTATAAAACATGTAATGAAATAAATTAGTGCCTTGATATCTACTTAAATCAACCTGAGTTAAATCGTTAAGGTCCTCACCATTTACATTACCAAAACCATACTTAAAAGCATTAGTCATGTCTAAATTATTCCAACCTTCTTTTAATACAAATTCTTCCATATTTGACATCTGGTCATCAAGATACTTAGCCAATGTAACACCACCTCGTTGTGTAAATATTCTAATGATATTTTGGGCGACACGGTTGTATTTTACCACACTTTTTTGAGTATCAGTACCTACAAATGGTTCCAAATAGTCACTTCCATTCACATAGGTCTGAAGTTCATCTGAGGTACCAAATATTTTTAAATGTTTCATACAATGTATTTTAATTATAATTATTTAACATGATTTTATTATATAATAATTTGCTATTTCCATATATTATTTGTATCTTTGCAATAATAATAATATAAAGGTTATGGAAGAAGAAAAACAAATTGGTTATCTCGTAGCACCTAATTTTAAGGAATATGAGACTGAATATAAAGAAGGTAAAGAATATAATTGTTTAGACAGCAATTTTTACAGATATGGTTATGCAGTTTATCGTAATTTGTTCGATTTGATAGCTGTAACAGATATTTCCATTCATACATATTGCATGGTAGAATGCAGTGAAATAGATAAAGTACATAGCGACCCATTACATATAACTTGTAAACATATTAAAATTATAAAAGAAATTACGATTGAAGATATCGCAGAAGACACTTCTGATTACCAAAACGAATATGTTGAGAAATTGGTAATAACATCTGATAAAGTAGCTCATGGTCAGATAACAAATTCTGTAGATAGATGTGTAATGACTATGTATAATGAATTAGGTTCGGTAAATAATAGTGGTTTATTTTGTGTGGTTAACCTTGACTGTTCAAGAAGTACTTGTAATCTTACCCGTAATAACAATATAGTTATTTCTAATGGTAAATCGAATAAAATTATTTCATCTGATACTGGTAATACATTCATTTTGCGTGAAGAAGGTAATACTTTATCTGTAATTGGTGGGTTTAATAATATTATTTCAAATGGCAAAAATAATATTATCTCATGTATCAGTGAATCAAATAGGATAATCTGTAACGGAAAAAATAATATTGTGTATCTTTATGGAAATGATAATAATTTTAAAGCTACAGTAGGAACAACTATCATATATTCCGAACGTAATAGTGAAAATGAGAAAGAACCTGCGACAGTAAAAACAATCTATGTTGATGGAGCTAATGTTAAACCAGATACGTGGTACATCATTGAAAATGGAGAAATCAAAGAATGTGATAAATAAATAAAATATAAACTTGATTGACATATTTAAAAACTAATCAGTCAAGTTTATTTCTTTCTTACATATATGGATAAAGTTTTATTAAATGAACAATTAAAAAAGATTGTTATAAAACAACATTGCAAACACTTAATAGATAAATTTGAAACCGAATTAGAACGTAAGAAATTATTCAAAAAAACTATAACAGAAAAGATAAAGTAAAAATGGAAACATTTGAAAATATTAGAAACGAAAATAGATTATTATTTGAATACGTTAGAGGTAGTCATCTTTACGGATTGAATAATGAAGACTCAGATTTAGATACAGGTGGATTGTTTATCTGCAATCCTTCAGACTTAACAGGATTGGGTTTAAATTATTCTCCACAAGTTGCAGATAGTAGAAATGATACAACATGGTATGAATTAGGCAAGTATTTTCAAATGCTTCTTAAATCAAACGCAACAGTTCTTGAAACGCTGTTTATACCAGAGGATAAGATGATTTTAAAACCATCCCCTGTTCTTGATGAGTTATTTGCAAATAAAGATAAATTCATTACCAAGCAGTGTTTTAAACCTTTCGTTGCTTATTCTTTAGAACAAATTAGAAAAGCACGTGGACTTAATAAGAAGATTGTTAATCCAGTTACCAAGCGTTTAAAGCCAATGGATTTCTGTTATACATTTAAAGACCAAGGTAGTACCAAAATGGAACATTGGTTGGAATATAGAGGTATGAAACAGGAATATTGCGGTCTTGTTAAAATACCTAATATGGAGGGTATATATGGCGTATATTATGATTGGGGTCAACACTTCCAAAAAGAAGGAATTAAAAGCGAAGATTTTGAGGGCTGCTATATACGTAGACTTAATACAAAAGAGATTATTACACGTTTAAAGGACGCACAAGCTAATAATAATCAAGCAGGTGTAGAAATAGAAACGAGACTTCTTAAACGCTCTTATATGGAAAATATGGCTGGGTTTATCATGAAATATATCAATGCTACAGTTTGGGAGGACTTCTGGTATTGGTTTTATGATAACCAAACCCCTAAAGGGTATAATGGTATTGTACGAGAAAATTCAAATGAGATGGTTTTGTCGCCAGTATCTAAGGGAGAGAAACCAATATGTTACATGTCTTTTAATTCTAACGGATATTCAGCGCACTGTGCAGACTATAAGCATTATAAAGATTGGGAAGAGAAGCGTAACGAAAAAAGATATCAATCCAATCTTACTAAGAATTATGACTCTAAAAATATGATGCATAGTTTCCGTTTAATTCAAATGGGACTTGAAATTGCAAGTGGAGAGGGAGTAAATCTTGATAGACAGAAGATGGGTGATAGAGAATTGCTTATGAACATTAGAAATCATAAATATGAGTATGATGAACTTATGGATATGATTGATAAAAAGAAAGAAGAAATGGACGAAGCAATGAAACATTCTACTCTTCCAGAAAACATAGATGTTCAAATGGTTGAAGATATTCTGCAAAATATCAGAAAGAAACAACTAATTCTGTAGTTGTAATTTAATATTTTAGAATTATTAACTATTAATTCTTCAGGATTACTAATTTAATCAGTATCTTTGCTTTGTAATTTTAAATAAATAAGAAAATATGAAATACGAAAGATTTAGAGAAGTAATTAATGTCATTGTTAAGGAAATGAATGAAGATGCAATGACAAAGTTTGAAAATAGCGCTGCAGAGCTAAATATGACAGATAAGGAGTATGCTAAGCATATCGGTTTGTCTGATGATGAATTTAAGGCACTTGTCAGTGGCAATTGTTCAGTTTCCACATTTGCGACTGTTATGTCAAATGCTGGATATGTTTTGGATGTCAAGACATTTAGCGAGGCTGGATTCCCAGAAGATGAATACTATGTGATTGACAAGCCAACGACTAATGATGTAACAGAGTAATAAACTAAAAGAAGTTGGGCTGATTGCTCAGCTTCTTATTTTATATAATATGGGACGAAAAAAGAAAGAAGAAATTAAAGTATATAAGCCAAGCAAATATCAATTAGCAATATATGACTTTGTAGAACATGGTCTCGGTAATGCAGTTATATCAGCATCTGCAGGGTCTGGTAAAACATATACTATTATTAAATCTTTAGACTATATACCAGAAGATAAAAAAGTCCTTATTGTCGCTTTCAATCGAGATATACGTCAAGAAATTAAAAAGAAAGTAGCACTTGCAGGACATAAAAACGTTCAAGTTGAAACATTTCATAGCTTAGGATATAAGATATTAAATGCTAATTTTAATAGACGCTTTATGAATACTGAACCAAATGAATATAAGTATTCATCGTATATTAATAACAACATATCCAAACTTGCAACAATAAACACATTCCGTCTCGGTAAACAATTTTCTCAATATCTATCTAACATTCAAAGTCTTGTAAACTTTGGTAGGTGCTACCTTTCAGAAACTGTGGAAGATTTAGAGAAAGTTTGTAGTAGATATGGAATTGTGTGTGTAGGTGATGAGAAAGAAGTAGCCGTTAAGGTATTAGAATGGGGTAAAACTTACTTGGATGAAATTGATTATGGTGATATGGTTTGGTTGCCTAATATTCTTCATCTTGATAGTAAGTTTTATAAGTATGATTGGATAATTGTAGATGAATGTCAAGACCTAAATATGGTCGAAAAAGATATGTTGTTTACTTGTCGAAGAATGGGAACACGAATGATGTTCTTTGGTGACAAAGCGCAAGCTATTTATTCTTTCTCTGGTGCAGATTCTGAAGCGTTCGACAAACTAAAAGAGTTGGAAGATACTATTCAGTTACCCCTTTCTATTAGTTATCGCTGTCCTAAGAATATTGTTGAGTATGTACACTATCTTGTACCAACCATGGAGTATGATAAAAAGAATAAAGTAAAAGGTGAAATCATACAAAATGCAAATCTATCAGATGTTAAAGACGGTGATATGATTTTGTGCCGTAACAATGCCCCACTTGCACAAGTTTATATCGAACTATTAAAGAATGGTATAAAGGCTAAAATCCTTGGTAAAGATTATTCTAATAACTTATCAAAGACGATAAGAAATTCAAAAGAACAAATTTTAAATGTAAATCTTGATAAGCAAGGTGTTTTCTCGAAATTATATGACATATTCTATGACTTTCTTGAAACAACAATGCGCAAGCAGAATATTTCAAAAGAAGAAGCTCTAACAAGCGCATCTATTGTTGCTAAACTTGATGAAATTAAAGTATTAGAGATTCTATCAGATGGCTTAACAACAGCTAAAGAATTACAAGACCGTATAAAGGAGATTTTTACAAATAACAAAGAAAGTGGTATTATCTTATCAACAATCCATAAATCAAAAGGTCTTGAATCACCAAATGTATATATAGCTTGTAAATCCCTCATGCCATCCAAGACAGCAAAACAACCATGGGAGATAGAACAAGAGAATAATCTTATTTACGTTGCTTATACACGTACTAAGAATATTTTAGGTTTCCTTGATGAAAGTGAATTTAAACAGTTTGATGCATATAATCCAGAAACAATACGCTCGCTTAAGTTAAAACAAATTGTTATTGATAAGTTGTATAATAAGAACAGAAAAGAAGTAACAACAATAGACCAAGCACGGCATATTATAGAAACTGCGACAACAATTAACGAAACATCAAGTACTAAAAATGAAATAATAAGAGAAACAAACAATAAACCTAAAAATGCAATTGAAGCATTTGGAAACTTAATGAAAAATAAAAAAACAAGAATAATAAGGAGAATTAAAAAATGAGTACAGTAAAGAAAATTATTAAACTTTCAGCAGTATGGTGCGCACCATGCAAAGCTTACGCAAGTGTTTTTGAAGAAGCATCTAATAAAGAGGAAAACAAAGATATCAAGTTTGAATCTTATGATGTAGAGAACGATGATAAAGGTAATGAGTTAGCTGAGAAATATCACGTAAGAAATATTCCTACTTCATTATTCTTTGATGAGAATGAAGAACTTGTCTATAAGTTAAGTGGTAGTGTGAATAGTAATATTTTACAAGATTTAATTGATAAGCACAAATAAATATGATTATAGGTCTAAGCGGAAGAATGAGGTCTGGTAAGTCTGAACTTACCAAACTTCTCATTGAAAAAGGTTATAAAAGCATTTATTTTGCACAACCTCTTAAGAAGATGTGCATGGAATGGTTAAACGTTCCAAATATAGATGTTTTTAATGAAATGAAATGCACTAACGAGAAACTAAACATTCTCTTTGATAAAGATGCGTGTGATTACTTTTCTAAACGTATCGAAGTTCCAAGTGAAGTTATCTGGAATATTGTACAGAAAGAAAATATTAATGGTGTAATGATTAAAAATGTACGCCATTTGCTTCAGTTCTTAGGTACAAACATCATACGAAATATCAATCCAGATTGGCACATGGAGAAAATTAGAGAATATATCCAATTACATCCTGCTGATTACGTTATAGAAGATGTGCGGTTTCCAAATGAAAAAAGAATGATTGAAGAAATGGGTGGCGATACTTGGTATATCATTAGACCAGATATTTCCAATGTATCAAATCATCTTTCGGAAATTTCACTTAATTGGCAACTGTTCGGAAATAACGTACTGTTCAATGATGGAACGCTTGAAGAACTGTTGGAGAAGTGGGGTAATTTTATTGACGATTATCATCACAATAAGGAACTAAGAGATGAAACAATTGAACTATTAAAGAAAGAGAAAACATCAGACGCATTTAATCTATGTGATAAGTTGATGATTTCACCAGATTTCTTTGATTATAGACCTTTCGGTTATGACCCAGATGTTAAGAATGAAGCAACAATAGAACCAGTTATTGAAGATGGAAAATATAAAGTTGCAATTTTATGGAATGACGGTCGTAAACCAGATGTAATATCTAATCCTCTTAATATAGAAGATTTTAAAAATTTATTGTAAAAATGAAAACCTATGACATGAAATTTAATGATGGAGAAAAAATATATTTCACATCAGATACACATTTCAATCATGAAAATATAATCAAATTCTGCAATCGACCGTATAACTCGGTTGCAGAAATGAATAATGATATGATTGAGAAATGGAATAATAAAGTTCCAAAAGATGCCTTAGTATTCCATCTCGGAGATTTTGCATATGGTAAATTCGCTGATACAAAAGAAATACGAGATAAACTGAATGGTAAAATAATTCTTATCAAAGGTAATCATGATTGGAAAAATAACGCCTCATCACCCACTCAAGAAAAAATATTATTTGAAAACGTTTATAATCAACTATTAATAAAAATTGATAAACGATATGTTTACTTAAATCATTATCCATTCTTATGTTACGCTGGTACATATTCGGATGTTGAAGACCAATATTATCAATTATTCGGACATGTCCATTCGAGAAAGCAAATACAAACCATAGGAAAAGATGATGAACGTCTCAAATATCTATTTCCAACACAATATGATGTAGGTGTGGACAATAATGAGTTTACACCATTATCATGGAAAGATGTAGATAATATAATTTCTTATCAAGTAAATGCTTATTTTAAAAAGTAAAAATATATGGTAGAACATCAAACAGCATATCTCGTTGGTAGCAAAGATAAAGATAGTTCATTTTACTACGAAGTTGGGAAAGAATATGAAGGACATTTCACAACAGGTGGCTACCATGTGTATGAAACAATATTAGACGCATTAAAATATTGTTTTATATATCGTCATGATATATTCGAATGCATATGTTATAATGCTAAAAAATATAACTTAACAACTTCAACATGTACAAGAATGAAAGTTCTTCACAAACTGACAATGGAAGATATTTTGACAGATATCAAAAGACATTACGAAATCATTTCAAACATTGCATATAAAAACACGGATAAACTATTTATTTCTCATAAAGATTCCTATGAATATACAAAATGTTATGACGAAGTAAAAGGAACTTTCTTACTACGTAGTCCATGTGGTAGATTTGATAATTGTAGTCATTTCAATGATGCATTTTTAATTGAAGACGAAATAAAATGTAATTTGACTTCCCATCATAATACAGCTGTATCGTTAGGTGAATTAAATAAGATAAATTCAAATGGTGATTTTAATACAATTATTTCTTATGGTGATGAAAATAATATAAATGTTAATAGTAGTCATAACAATATTATATCATTAGGAACAGACACTATTATTATGTGCAATGGTGAAAATAATAGTATAATATGTAATAGTGGTCTTAATACTATTTTCCTACATGGAAAGAATAACCGTGTTCAAGCGGAATATGGAACTAAAATCGTTTTCTCAGATTTTTGTAACACTGATTCTAAAGATTATACTACTGTGTTAATTTTTACTATTGACAGGAAAGATTACAAACCAAATACATGGTATACGATGGAAGATGGAAAGGTTGTTGAATGCTGATACCAACAATACAAAAAGCGGTCTATTTTTTAGACCGCTTTACTTTTTACTTCTCTTCATCTATTTCTTCATTGATATTTACGCTACGTTTGTTCCGTTTTCTATCAACCAACACGATAGTTGTTCGTTAACAAATCCTGACAATAACGTCAGTTTTGTTACTAATCATCCACAGGCATTGCAGCCTGTAGCGGAGCTATCTCTCATCGCCCGTATCAATATGTTACGGGCACCATTAAGGTCCCTATGAACCTTAATTCCATCATACTCAAACCATTCTTTACTACCTAAGTTAGTCGTTAACTCACCAGTAAAGCTATTAGTCTTACTTGTGTATGACTCATTTTGTTCAATGTATGTGATACCACATTCCTTACACTTCTGCTTCAGTCTTTCCTTGAACTCAAAGAATCTAAGTGATAACATAGAGCGTACAACACTCTTACGTAGCTTTCTACCTTTCTTTGTCATTCCCTTCACCTCGAAAGGTGGGAATACGATGACAGAGAAATTGTGTACAAGATAATTAATACACTGCCAGTGTAACTCATCAACCAAGTCTTGTATCCTATGATACGTCCTGTTCAGTGTACGTTTTAACTTACATTTTTTCTTCTTATCCTTTGTGAGTGATAGCCTGCTAAACAATTTATCACACTTAAGGTTAAGAGTTAGTATTCTGTCAAAGGCACGCATGCCGAGCCATCCAAATCGTCCATCTTCGCTGAAGTAGGTAAGGAAGTTTCTTACCCCAGGGTCTAATGCAACAATACCACCTTGGTTTTCGGATGGCATAGTTGTTATCTTCTGGGGTACGGAAAGATACCATCTTCCGTGGTCATTAATGAGACGACAATCACAAATATCATTCTTCAACCACTCTCTTTCAGAGAACTTTAATTTTCCACTGATAGTGTGATAAATACCACTCTCTGATACAGCTTGCTTCGGAATATAACAGCTTTGCACAGGGTTCTTACGACTTTTATAATGTAGCTTAAATGGTTTACCTGTCTTCTTTGTCTTCTTACAATTAGTCATCCATGAGGTGTAAGAATCCTTTACAGCCTTACTCTTTATCTGATAAGGTACGGACTTTATGTAACTTTCAGTGAGTCCCGACAGAACGGTTTTACTCATTTTCATCCAACCTTTAAATTCAATGTCTTTCTCGTTAAAGTGGTTAACGCAGGTGTTATACACCTTGCGTTCTACACCGAACCACTGTTTAAAGAGTTGCTTCTGCTGTTGTGACGGATAAATTCTTATCCGTCTTGCCTTTGTCACAATAGCGTCTGAGACCATGCATTCTGCAAAAGATGATATGAATGTTTGTACGTAAGACTTCTGTAAGTTCTTGTTGTGTGTTGTAACTTGTTTTGTCGAGAACCATGAATTGACAGTCATTGCACAAGAATACTTATCACACTCTGACATAGCATTATATATGTCCTTGTGTGACAACAGGTGAGAACTTATGTCCTTGCATAAGTCGTCGTAAAATGTCTTGTGACCTTCCTGCACAACCATATTTTTTACTTATCTAATTAAAATATAATAAAACCTATGGATTTGTCAAGTTTTTATTGAAATTTATTGATAATTATTAGTAACGAAAGAACAGTTAATACCCTCTTTGTACTATTTGATGAATGTGTATCAAGTAACGTTTTAAAATACTCAGTAGTTTTCATTTTTTTGTGTTTTCCCATATAGTTTTATTAATAGTTACCAACTATAGAATAAGACCATTACGTTTGAACATTTCCATTACATTTTTCTTTTGTGTTTCAATCGTCTCTTCTAATTCTTTTTCTTCGGCTTTAGAAGCATTGTGAGCATCAATATCAACTCCACCAAGCATAATAGCAATATCAGAACCAGATAAATTAATTGATTCTTTAATCATTCTCTTCCTCTGTTTCTGTTACTTCATTAACATCTAAAGTACGTTTATTCTGTCTTCTATCGGTTAATGCTTTAGTCAATCCAGAACCAGCCATATAACCACCAGTACATAAAATAAAGAAGCCAGCGTCCCATAAACTTGTTTTTATATAACCATTGGTAGTTACATCATATACAAGCACAAAACAAATAGTTAAGTTTACGAGAGCACTTATTATTGCTGACAACATCAAAACAAAGCTCTTTGTACTATTGGATGACTTTGTATCAAGTAAGGTTTTAAAATATTCAGTAGTTTTCATTATTCTTTGTGTTTTTCGCATATAGTATTATAGTTGTATAAGTTCCGTAAATTCCACAAGTATTCAACTCATGGGTAGTTTATAAATAAATATTATATCACACGTCTAATAACTACTAAAAATCAATTTGAACAAATATTTATTCTATAATAGATAGTGATAGTTAAAATGACTAATATAAAGAAAATAATAAATGAAGAATTAAACAACATTGTTCAAGAAAAAGATGGTGGGCAAGTATATAATGGCATCATCAAAAGTCTTGACCATGTTGATATGGTTTTTGATTCAATTGAAGATGGACTAAATATAGTCCGACAAGAAAATGGATATACAAAACGTAAGTTCTATAGACTTGCAAAAGATGCTAAACGCATACGTAAATCTATACAAAACCTAAGAGATATAATGAAAAAAACTTATTATAATATATGAAATACATTAAATTATTCGCAACAAAAGAACTAAGATATATGTATGAAGACTCTGATGATTATGGCTTACCATACGTGGGTTTGGAAGAAGAAACTAATAGTGTAAACTATCCTAACGTATATTTTGCTGATATTACAATAGAAAGTGGAATGACTGTCACATATAAAGATGGGCGTATTCTTTACTCTGGAGTTAATACAATTAATGTGACCAAATCATATAGTGCATTACTTGGAATCATTAATGGAAAAGACCATATTAAAGAAGTTGATTTATTCGATGGTAGGGCAGATATGCGATATTTAAGTTTTGAAGGTTTCACTAACTTAAAAAAGATTTATCTAAATAAATTAACAAATGAAATACCAGAATCTGCGTTTAATAATTGTATTAACTTGAGAGAAGTTATAAATATTGGAAACATTACAACTATTAAAGCAAATGCTTTCGCAAATTGTGTTAATTTAGAAAAATTTACATTCTCAGATAAATTTCTTATCGTAGGCCCTAATGCTTTTAATAATTGTCCTAAGCTGAAAAATATAACATTCACGTCAAATACTCCAAGACCACAATATAAAGAGATATTACAACAAATTCCCTCTGTTCAAAACATCTACGTCCAACAAGATGCAGTACAGGCATTTAAAACACATTCAGGTTGGTTAGATTATGCTTCAAAAATTAAACCAATCGAACAATAATTAATAACTATATAAATTATAAATCGGTATTACTGCTAAATTAATTGCAGTAATACCGATTATTTTTTATTAGTTGATAAGTATAAAATTAAACAGCGACAGCAGCCATTTCCACACCACCAGCAGCACCCTCTATACCTCCAGCGAGTCCTTCAGCACCTCCTGCCATTCCTTCCATTCCACCAGCAGAACCTTCTGAACTTCCACCTAAAGCATTTCCAGATATGTTTGTATACGATTGGTTTGAATTATTTGAAATATTTCCACTATTATTATTCATTTTACCATCAACAGCATCTGAACCATTAGAATATCCATCTTTGAAATCTTTTATAGGATTCCATGATTTCATTTCATCTGGAACAAGTGAAGTTACATTATCATTACTTTCTGTTTCTTCTCTTAAAAATTTGTTTATCTCTTCATTAACGATTCTTCTTATATTCATAAACTATTTTTCTTTATAAATAGTTTCATTTTCAAGATGTTCTATGAATTTATCAATTTCACTTCTTAACAACTTCATTTTTTCTAAAAAATCATCTACGCTATCATCTTTACTCTTATGCAACCTAATAGAGCCGTGACAATCGTTAACTTCAAGAAATAAATTGCGATATGTGTTATCTTGTGTTTCAAATTCTCCATCGTAGCAAACAACAGAACCTGTAGAAGGAGAATTTTCTTTATTAAGCCACTTTCGAGTGGAATAAAATGTTTTATACATATTTTTCTAATTCTTTAACAAATTCAGCAGCATTCGGACCAACGTGCTCCCATTCCTTCAAATCTTCCCAGTTTCTTTTCAATTCTTCTTCGGAAGCATTATTTAAAAACTCATTCAGTTCTTTAAGTAATGGAGAAATTGTTTCTTTAACCTGTTCTTTACATTGTTCACGGATTTCATTTTCATCGGTAATAACATACGGTCCTATCTCATTCAAATAATCCAACTCTTCCATTTCTTTGTCTAATACATCTTTTGGTGTATTATCTAAATGTTCTTTAAGTTGTTCCAGTAACTTTCCCATAATTATTAACATATTTCTTTAATTTTTGAATTTCATCTTCATTCCAATAATTGAGAGTTAAAGTTATAGAATATTCTCCATTTTCTGCTTGTTTTTCTAACGGTTCCGAAAGGCTACAACCAGTCAACTTGATACAATCCGAGTACTGAACATCCGTCTTCCCCTCTTTCTCGGCATCTTTTTTAACTAATTCACACCATTCATTTAATATTTCTTCTATATTCATATTTTTAATTTTTCAGCAAATGTACGCATAAAAAATTATATTACCAAATATTTTAAAAATTTTTATAGATTTTCTTTGGTAACTAAATAAATAAACTGTATCTTTGCAATATTAAAATATATTCACATGACAGCAAAAGAAGAACTTATCGAAAAAATACTTTCTTACGACAAAGAATTTAGTGAAAAAACGAAGAATAATAAACGATTTACTATATGCACCAATCCAGAGATAGCAAAACTGTTTAGAGAAAAATTAGAAGAATATAATAATTCACTAAAATAACAAATACTGATTAACATTATATTTATATTATATAAAAAATATTAATACAATGTCAAAAAAAATTATTAGATTAACCGAATCAGATATATGTAATATGGTAGAAAATGCCACATATAGAATTATAAAAGAAATGTCCGAAAGCGGTGTGGATAAAGGTGGTAACAACTATTTCGCAGTTAATAAAAAAACTGGTCTAATAGTTTATGGTTGGGATTACAGAGATTACGAACCATCTGAATTGAAAAGTTTCAAAAATGATTATTTCTTTCAAGATTTAAAAGATAACGACTTAAATCCTAAAGATTACAAAATTGTAACTGGTAAATATCTACAAAGAAATGGCGTAGACATTAACGACCAAATGAATTGTTGGTCAAATAATGGAGAATTGTCATGCGCAGAAGAACGTCAGCAAAATACGATTTAAACGCAATTTATTCATATGAAAAGTCACACTTCCTACTATAAAAATAGGTTGTGTGACTTCTTTTTTCTATTCTTCTTTATTCATATCACAATACTCGTCATAAGTAAACAAACTTAAATCATCCATTAGAATACAAGCGGTAGAACAATCTATACAAGCAAAATCTTTATACATAACTGGTACTTTACCGACATTTGTGTGACCAAAGATTTGCATCTTACAATCCCCAATTCTCTTGTCATCATAGAACTCTCTTACATCACACCATAAGCAAGAACCAGTCTTATCATATCCACCACGCATTTCACCAATATGACCAAGCAATCTTACAAATTTATCTCTTTTGTCTGCCTTATCAGATACCTTTGTAGTAAATAAAACATCCCACTCATCTTTATCATACTTATTCTTAAGTTCTTTATACCAAGAATTACTAATTCCTGCGTGAGAGAAATATACTGTTTCACCGCCAATATCTTCTCTACATGCAAAACGCATGTCAAGGGGTTTCATTACGTCTTTAAAAATTCCCTTGATAGTATTTTCAAATTTATCACTATAACGTGTACTTCCTGCAATATCATAAAAATAATCACTAATATAATGAAAATCATGATTACCTACAAGGAATCTATACATTTCACCACTTAAATTCTTTGTAACAGTATCATATAAATCTAAGAAGTTTTGAATAGCATCCGTTTCAGTTATTCCCTCAGATGGATAAGGGTCAAAATAATCACCAATAAAGATTATTCTCTCTACATCCAGTTTACCATCAATCACATCTTGTATCGGCTTCTTCCAAAAATCTCTACCGTGTATATCTCCAATTAATAAAATCATATAACTTATTTTTTAAAATTACTTTGCAAAGATACAATTTTTAAATTGAATAATCATAGAAATTCAGTTAAAATTATTTAAATAACTGATTTATATTTGTCCGTATGAAATATTATGCTTATCTTTGTATCACATTAAAAAAGAAACGTATCACTTAAAATAAAATATATGGTATTTCAAATTGATAATAAGGATTTTGTTCCTGCAATTTTTACACGCTTCTCTCATGATTATAAGATTATTGAATTATGTAATGAGTTGTATGATAGATTTGACTGGGATTTAATCAGTACAAATAACAATGTTGATAATAAATATATTATTAACTATAAACAAAATACTGTTGATTTTATTGACACAATAACGATTAGAGTTGTTGTTTTAAAAGATTATTCGTATAAAAGATTACCTATTATAGATTTTAAAAATAATGAGTTGGTTAGTGATACTAACCAGTTGGTTAACCCAACTATCACTTATTTTATAGATAGTGCTGATAAAAATATCTTTGTCGAGAAAATGGGTTTAACTATAGACTTTCTAAACATCCTATGGAATACAATAAATAGAAAATATGACAAAGTTCAATGGGTTGATATTAAACCTTTCGACCCATTATCATTTGATATGAAAATACTTGTCGAGTGTTATAGATTATTTCCTAATTGGAGTCATATTGGTATTACATTACTTCATTTCCATGACCGTGAAATGTTATTTCAAAAGGTAATGATGGTTCAAAGTGATGTTCTTTTTATGCAAAGATGGTTTTACACTATTGATGATGTTAATAATGATAATAATGAATTTAAAAGTAAATTCACAAAGGCATTCAATGTAGATATTTCTGAATTTGAAAATATTAGACAAAGACTAATATACATGTATTTGCTTTACTTGAGATATTACACATTTATATCTAAGATTTTTTACAACAATAAATAATTTGTCAAACTAAAATGGAAATGAATATGAACTCACAAATTTATACAAAATTCTCTCATGATTCTAAAATTGTAGAATTATGTAACGAGTTGTACGAAGAAGCCAAGAAAAAAGTATATGAGGTTAATGCAAGATTAACAGTATCATCGGTAGATAAATATACACCTGTGGTAGACATTGAAATTTGTAACAGTTTATCCATGAGTATATCTATCTCACCAGATAACAATGTTAATATGCCATATTATATATTTAGTAATATGTTTCATATGGTTAGTGATACTAACCAGTTCAATAATTTTACTATCTTATTATATCTTACTAATTTCGAGAAAGAAACTTTTATAGAGTGTGCTGGACAAAGTATAGAACAACTTCTAAGAATTTATAATACAATCAATAAGAAAATAGAATACGAATCTTGGACTAATATATCTGCTATCGACCCAACGAAAGAAAACATAGCACGTCTTTCAAGACAAATGCTTAAGTTTTGGGAAGAAAATGCACGTATCACTTATTGTGTTAATTATCGTCCAGAAACTATAAATTCACAAGAATTTGAAAAGTTCAAAAATTATATAGATTTATTCAAACGGTGGCTTTATACAATAGATGTTACTAATAAAGATAATAAAGAATTTGAAAAGTTATTTACTGAGACATTTTCTTTATCTTATCATAGTAAACTATCTGATTTTAATAATTTAAGAAATGTTTTAATATTTGCTTTATATGAAAGTTTAAAACTTTACTCTATACTTCTAAAATATTTTAAGAATGGAAAAGATGTAAAACAATTTGTTCAAAATAAATAATATGTTCATAAATAATGAACACTATGTAAATGATGAACAAAATAAATAATAAAACAATGAATAAAGAAATTGAAAAATTTAGGAATTTGACATCATGCGACCTCACAGAACAAGATGGTAAAGTTTATTTTGGACGTTCTATTCGTTTAATTAACAGTGATATAGAAACAATCCCAGACAACTTAACAGTAGATGATGATGTTATGATTGCGAGATGTACGAAATTAAAAAAATTACCCGACAATTTGACGGTAAGAGGTAAGTTAATTATTTTTGCTTGTAATATTACATCACTTCCGTCAAATCTAACTGTATTAGGTGATTTATATATAGCAAAATCTGACAACATAACAGCATTGCCAGAAGATTTAGTAGTAGGCAGAAATCTTGATATAAGAGAAACAAATATATCACTTATTCCAAACAGTATTATTGTTGGCGGTGATTTAGACTTAAGTTATTCAAAAGTCACAGAATTACCTAACGGGCTATTAGTTGGCGGTAATATCATTCTAAATCACACTGCCATAACTTCACTGCCTGATAAAATAACATTTGGTGGCTATATTGATATAGACAATACTGGTATTACTGAATTATCGGAAAATTCATTCTTCTGGAAATACATTTATTTAGATGATTTGAATGAAGAGCCTGTATTAAAGCCGACGAAAATACTTTCTTCAGAAGAAACAAATAAATTAGATAATTTAAGAATTGCATTACATACATGTAAAGTAAAACTTATTAATACTCTTAAATTAGTGAAATGGTAAAAATAAAAATATTCTATTATGAATAATGAAATTAAAAATATAGATGGTTTACTTTATCAAGTAATCGGCAACAAACACTATCACAAAGAGGATTTGTATATTTTTGAAAGTTCCATTAAATCATTGCCAGATAATTTAACAGTGGATGGGGACCTCACAATTCTAAATTGCTATTGTGTGGAAAAATTATCAAATAATTTAAGTGTCAATGGTTCATTTTTAATAAGTGAATGTAACATAAATTCACTACCAGACACGCTGGATGTGAAACGTGACCTTACTATTATCAACTGTGATGCGTTTAAATCATTACCTAACAAATTACACGTTGGTAGAAACCTCACAGTTACAAATACTCCTATAACAACATTACCTGATAATATACATGTGGGTAGGTCGATTATTTTGCGAGGTGCATCTATTAATAATCCGCCCAATAATTTCAGTGTTAATGGAGACCTTATTCTTAGTCATTGCCATAATTTAACTACTTTATCAGAAAATCTATATGTACATGATAATCTTATAGTGAACAGTTGCATAAACTTGAACGCATTTGCAAAAAATGTAATAGTTGGAAATACTCTGAGTTTGGATTTTTGTTTAGATATTAAAGAACTCCCAGAAGATTTAAAAGTAGGCAGTTTTATCTACTTAAAAAATACCAAAATAATTAAGATACCAAATCACTTAAAAGAAAAAATAAAATATTAATTCTATAATATGACAATGAACTCCAAATTAACAGTAGAAGATGCATTGGAAATATATAAAACACTTGAAAATACATTTCATGACACTTCTAATAATAATATAGAATATGTTTTAAAACCATTTGAAAAAACTGGTATATCATTAAGTGATTTATATAAACTGATTAAAAATAATTTCGGAGAAGGAATAATTACAAAATATTTTAAAGTTATGGAATCAATGCAACAAGTAGAACAGATGCGTCAACAAAACATTAGAACACTAAGCGCATGTAAACCAATCATCATTAAACTTAATGGCGTGGGATTCTATAAGAAGTTAAATCAAAAGCTACAAAAACCATTCGATTCTAAGTTTAATAAACTTATGAATAAAACGCTTATATATCTTCTCGAAAAATTACCATATACAAAAATCGGATATACATGGAGATATGAAATGAATATCATTATTAATATTCCAACATATTTCAATACAAATGCACTATGGAAAAGAGATGTATCAAAAATACAAAGTATAGTAGCATCAATGGCAAGCACATTCTTTACAAGAGAATATCATAAACAATATCAATCAGAAAATGATGATGATAAACTAATGCTGTTTGAATTTAATTGCCAAACTTGGAATATACCTACCGTAGAAGATGCATATAATTGGTTAGTGTATAGACAAAATGAATGCATGGATAATAGCATAAAACGATTTGCACGATTCTTCTTGACAACACAAGAAATGAAAGGGAAAACAGCATATGAACTTATGAAACATCTCATAGAAATTCATAATGCAAATTGGAATTATGAAAAAACAGATAATAAGATAGGAAGATTATTCACAAAACAAAAGGCAATACAATTCGATATAGATGAAAAAACAGATACGCAAAAAGTATATCAAATAGAAGAATGGAGTCAATTAGCACTATTTTATAGTACATTTAAAGACGAAAAAATAAAAGAAATTATTATTAATGATTTGAATAAAAGAGATGAATGATATAATAGAACTATTTGAGAAAGAAACTGGTTACAAATTAGAAATAAGGAATGGAAAACCATATTATATTGGCGATTTGGATTTACGTGATATCACTATCTCATCTATTCCAAATGACCTAACTGTAGATGGAAATTTATTTCTAAAAGGCGATAACGCTAAATTGATGCCAGATAATTTAACAGTATTAGATAAATTATCAATATGGCGTGCTAATATTAAATCCTTACCTAATAATCTGATAGTAAGATATGGATTAGATTTTATAGACTCCACAATAGAAAATATCCCTAACAATACTGTTATTGGAGGATGGCTTAATTTAAGTGGTACAGCAATTACAGAGTTACCTGATAACCTAACCATTGGAGGAACTCTTTACCTACGTAATAGTAAAATCACTTCATTACCAAATAACTTAACTGTAGGAGGCGGAATTGATTTATCTAATAGTTCAATTAAAACGATACCTCAAAACTTAACAGTACATACTTTTTTAGATTTAGGTGATACAAATATCACATCACTTCCAGATAATTTAACTGTAGGAGGTTATCTTGATTTGGAATATTCAAATATTATTAAAATTCCTAATAATTTAACTGTATATGGCTATCTTTGTTTGGAAGGCACAAAAATTGAAGAAGTACCAAATGATTCATTAATATATGGCTGTATATACTATAATGATAATCGTATGGTTCACCCATCACTCCCTTTAGAGTATTATGACAAACGTCAAAAATTCCGAAATGAACCTATCTTCTGGAAATCTAATGGTGTGAAGTATATTAAGGTTGATGATATTCTTAGTATCATTGATTCTCATCATGGGAATGTTTATCGCACTCATCAGGTCGGTTATAACAAAGAACTATATATTGTTACCGATGGAGAAAATAATTGGGCGCATGGTGAAACCCTTAAAGAAGCAAAACTTGACCTAATTTATAAAATTTCAGACAGAGATACATCCGCTTACAAAAACATGTCACTTGATGATGTCTTGACGTTTGAAGAAGCTATTATAGCATATCGTACCATTACTGGTGCATGTTCTGCTGGTACAAGATACTTCATAGAACACCGACTACCAGAACCACGCAAGAAAACATATACAATAGGAGAAATTATTGAATTGACCGATAATGAATATGGTAGTGATAAATTTAAAGAGTTTTTTGGAAAATGATTATTAACAAGTTATTTAAAATAGATGAAGAAAAATTTAAAATTAGAAAACTTACTTAGAGAATTTTTAAATATTATGGTAAAACGATATACTTGGATTACTATAAAATTTGAATATAACGAAAATAAACAACAATATCTTGTATCATATTCACCTAAAGATAAAATACAAAGTGATAATGAATTTATGACAGATAGTATGATGTTGGAAGATATGTTTAATGATTATTTTGGAGAATATGCACCACTGTTCTGTGATGAAGAAGAATATTTCAAACTATCTCCTAATGCAGAAGTAATAAAATATGAAAGCAAATAGATAAATAATAAAACTATAAAGTAATTTATATAGTATACGAATATAAGCATTGCGAAATTTTATCGTAGTGCTTATTTTTTTGTTTTTATAAAACTATAGTAATAAGAAGAATATTAACTAAATGAAAATAGGAAATAAAATATAGATATAAAAAAATACTATGAACCTTCTGGAAAATATATGAAAATTTTTTTGGAAAATTTTTTGAAAGGGCATGAATGAAAAAGAGAGGGGGTGGTCTTGCGGAATGGATGAAAATTTTTGGAAAATTTTGGACGGAGAACCGTGGGCATTCTCAAACACCCCCTTTTATGGCGGTGGGTAGGTGGGTTAAATAGGTGGCCACCCCCATAGGACCTACCCATGCTATATATTCAGTGAACAAATTAAAAATAAACCATATTCTTTTTACTTCTAACCACTTAATAAAATAATATAGTATAAGTTATCATATAAATAATTTAAACCCCTTACAGACAAAATAAAAGGGGTACTAACTAATTTTGTCCGTACCCCCTTTCCTTATCATGTTACATTTTTTAATCCTCGTCTTCCTCCTCGTATGGTGTTGTATCTATAGTATCACACCACAAACTTTCATCCTCAAAAAATTCAGACATATAACCGCTTTCGCTGATATATAACCTTACTTCTATACCGCTTAAAGATTCGTAATTTCCATATCCATTTTGTTGGATATAATCTTTATCTTTATCAAATCTTTCCTCGAGACTATTAAGCACCTCCAAAGGTGTGCTACTCATCAAGAACTCATCCAAAGAACTCATCTCATAGAATTGTTCTGTAAGATTATACTTGTCGCAAAACTTGTTAAAAATCTCTACTTGTTTGTTATTTGAAAGGTTGTTAAACTCGTTTTCAAAATTCTTAAAAGTCATCATAATTCAATGATTTAATTTTAACCGATGCTTAAAATAGGGTGGTCGGTTGTTAACCCCTTTGTTATTGATTGACGATGCAAAGTTACGCAATTATTTTGAAACTACCAAACATTTTACTAAAAATATTCATAGCGTTAACTTTTATTAACAAATAGCATATTATTCCTTCGTGTGTGTATATATAATAATATAATAACATACGCTATTAAGTCATTTATTTGCTTTGTATTCGTTTGAAATAATGATTTAGTATAATTGTAGGTTTATTCTATTAGAACCGCTTAAAAAGGAAATAAAGCATATTTAAACAAAAAAGTAGTACCCTAATAGATACTACCTTCAATTTATATTACTTCACCAACATATTCCATAACATTTTTAAGTCGTGTGCTTTGCCTATGTTGATAACGTTCTGTACTTTGTATGTAACTACTTTCGTTTGTTCCTCGTCTTCGAGTCCTGCCTCCGCTTGCTTGATATTTTCTTTTTTTGGTGCAACGTATATCCAACCTTCAATCTCCGCACGTATTGTTTCGTCTGTTACCACTTTTTCGTCCAAAATAAAGACGTGTTCAAATGTGGTTTTGTCAGAAGGTCGGTAATTCATTGTAATATAGTATTGTTCACTATCTTTATCAGACTGAAGGATATAAGGATACATACCTTCTACAAAGTGCATTCCTTTGCGTGGTGCTGCTTTATATTCTGTTTCTATTCCCTTCTTTTCCAAAGTTGCGTTTACACTATTCACATAACTACCAAAACGGCAATTTGTTATTAGTGTCATTTTCTGTACACGACCCACGAAAGGACATGATTTGCCCCCCCCTGAACTTTGGTTCACTTTTCACGACCATTGCAGAACCAAACTTTGTGCTAATAGTCTTAATCAATTTGTAAACGCTTTCGATGTTTGTTGTATTATTCATAATTCAATGATAATTAATTTAACGGACATTTTATTTAGGTAGTCCGTTGTTTAACCTTTTGTTATTTATTTATCAAATAGACACCTAAAAACATAAAGCAATATGAAATCATTTTCCAATCACTCAAAGTTGAGTAAGTGTGTGCAACATGAAGTAATATTATTAACAATAATATTAAACCAATCAGTATTATATTTCTTTTCATAATTCAATGTTTTTAAAAAATTTTGTGGGACTATTCCCATTTGATTTATGTTGCAAAGTTAAGTAATTTATTTCATTCCACAAAATTATTATAGTTAATTAAAGTTAACACATGTGTTCTACTTGTACTTATATAAGTCATTGTTTGGTTATTGCTTATGTATATTATACGTGCGTATGTGTATATATAAACAAAAATAGGGACAGCAATATAAATTACCATCCCTATTATCCGTTATCTATTATTATCTTTTAATATTCTTGTTCTTCAAAATAATCAATAATCTCATCAATATTATCATTAATTGTTACCATTACATCGGCTGATGTACCACTTATAACATTTCCGTTGTGGTCATATTTAAAGAAACTGTCATGTGGATTAAACTTTCCCATTGCGAGTTTGCGTACAATTTCAAATGGTGAGTAGTCTGCAAAATGATTATCAAAGTCGCTCATTGCATACCACTTATTTGGCGACTCCACAGCGTCCCAATACTCTTCGGCATATTGAAATTTCTCTACTGGTGACAAAGTTTCCCACTTTTCATATAAATTTTCCATATCTATGTTTTTACTTTTTATTATGTATTTATTTGCTTTATAAATTAACTTAATCTTATATAATTATCATACACACTCTATTTGTACTTATTTAAGTATAGATGTATGTATATTTGTTTTATAACTCGTCAGCGTTAAATTCTATAATTTTATCAATATCAGAATTAATATCCTTCATTACATCTTTTGCGTTTCCACTAACTAAAAGATGTTGTTCGTTATATTTAAAGAAACTATCTCTTATGTCAAACTCTTTTGGCTGTAACACACTTAAAACATCAATAGGTTTATAACCTTGTAGTTTTTGGTCTATTTCGTTCATTCCATACCACATTTTTGGTGAGTTAACACTCTTCCAATACTCTTGTGCATAAAAGAATTTATCTATGGGAGATAATGTTTTCCAAATTTTATATAAACGTTCCATATATTATTAATTGTTATTATTAATAAATATGTTTATTGATGATATTGTTTATCTGATACTAAAACAACTCCCTATTAATAGAGAGTTGTCTGTTTAATCTCTGTGTAACTATAATCTTCACAATACCCAACATTGATATAAATTTGATTTACTTTTTCCACTTATCAAGTATTGTTTCGGTAATTTTCAACATAGAATAATTACTATCAAGAATTTCTGAAATGGTTATTTTATCATTACTCTTTGTAATTACATAATCATTTTCATTCAAGTTGGAATAATTACGCTTGTAAACAACATCAAACGTTTCATCCATAACTTCCTTAGCACTTCTTTCATTACTAAATGTACCAAGTACCGAAATATCTGTAATATTATGATATTGTTCCTCCAACGTTAAAACGTACACTTTCTTAATCTGTTTCATAATTATTTTTTTATTAATAATGTATAATATCATCACCCCAATATAGAGTTTCTGAAAGTTCAATTTCTCCTCCCAAACGAATTAACTTATTATCAGTTAAGTTTAATACAAAGTCACTTCTGATAATAACATCATTCATTAAGATAATATTTGCAGAAATTTCTGCTCTATCTTTAATAATAACGTTATCAGTAGTTTCTGTTTTACCACCAATAGTTACATAATCCTTAATTTTAGAATTACCTCCAATCTCTGCAAAATCATCTACTTTGGCAAAACCGCCAATGATAGAATTATCTTTGGCAATACATTTACCACTTAATATTGCATAATCTTTAATTGTTGCATTGTCACATACTTTGGCACTTCCTTCAATAGTTGCATAGCCACGTACAACTGAATTACCTTCTATAATTGCATTGTCATTAACTTTTACATATCCGCATACCTTTGCATTATCCTTAACAATAGAATTTCCGCCACTTACAACACTTGTATAGATAATAGCATTATCACGTACCCTTGAATTACACATAACCATACTATTATCAATAACAATAGCATTGTCATATATCCAACAATTACCTTTGTCGCTTAAATTAAGTTCCTTTTCAATCCAACCTCCCAAGTCACCCTTTTTAACGTCCCCAAAGTCCTTGAGTGCCTCGATACGATAGATTGTTTTGCCTCTAAAGGTTTTTGAAATATCTTTCCTAATTTTATATTTTGTGTTCATAATTCTTATTGTTTATTTGTTTTGTTTTGATTTACGTATGCAAAGATAAGAATAATATTTGATATTACCAAATTATTTATGTTAATAAAATAAAAACCATAACTACTTATCTCAAGCGGTTATGGTTATGAAAATAACTAACTAAATATTAACATTAACTTTTATAACTATTGTTATTACCTCTCGGTACAATGTTTATAACTACAAAACTTATCTATTCAATATTTGAGATTGAATGCCAACTATTATCGGTTTGTTTCCATGCAACTTCGAACTCTTCCTTTTTATCTCCAAAGGTCAGTTTAAGCACTGATACGTTGTCTTTAACGTTCGTTAGTGTTATCTCTGTTGCAAGTCCCCCTAAAGTTTCATTCAAGCGTTCAGAAAGGATTTCTCGCTTTCTGAACTTTGCAGGTTTCCAATTCTTTAACAAATTAGATTTTATTACATCTCTAAATGTACACATAATCTTATATCTTACAAGTGAAAATTTGGTTTAATACGCTTGTACGTTTTCTCATTTGGACACTTATTGCTTGATACAACTACGTTATTTGCCCATGAGCCAATAAACTTGAACTCTCCATTATTAGGATAGTAATCGTAACTTCCAACACCCATAGATGTAAGGATAGGTAGTGGATGCACAATTAAATCATCACTTGACTTGCCACTTGGACAATCCTCAATGTCGACAAATTCCTTCTTTGTCTTATTGATAAAGTAGCGGTACTCTTTTACCTTCAATTTCTCCACATCCTCGTCAGTGTCGTTGTCTCTTGCAATATCGTAATAATTTGATTTTCCGTCTACCTCCTTAGCATAGTCACCACACCATACCATAGGATAACCTTTATACTTTCCGTCCTCATCATTAATGAGAGTTGCAAATGTATTTACAACAATGTTACCAACGTAACTATGTTCCATAATCTTTAGCCCATTTGCAAAATCATGTGGGTGCAAAGATGCAACTACTTTCTTACTATCCTTCTTGTCAATAATGACAGGTTTAAAATATTGTCCCATAATTCTATTGTTTTAATTTGTTTACTATTGAAATACGTGTGCAAATTTAACAAGAAAAATTCAAATATACAAATTTTCCTTGTTAAATTACGTTAATATTAAGAATATATTTTTTCTACAAACTCTATTACATTCTTATAGAAGTTATAAGATTTTTCTCCCCTATTTTTAGCAAATTCCAAAATCTCTTCCTTTGTTCCGTTGATAAAGAGCGTGGACCATTGATTATTAGAACGTGTATAAACAAAAGTGTGACCACCTTCCCAATTTTCATGACCTACATAGTAGTCAGCAGGTGACATTATTTTTGCGTCACTATTAAAGTGTACAAAATCATATATGTCAACATCTCCACAAACAATTGCGTTATCTCTCACCAAGCAAGTACCTCTTAAATGTGCATTCTCACAAACTTGTGCATTATCTAATAGAAGGGAATTACCATACACTTGTGCGTTATCCTTAACAATAGAACAACCTTCCATACGTGCGTTATTAAACACACGTGCGTTATTTTTAACTTTAGAATATCCTCTTATTTGTGCATTATCAAATACCACTGAATTGTCGCACACTTGTGCAAAGCCGTTTATTATAGCATTGCCAAATACTTTTGCATTTCCGTAAACTTTTGCATCCAAGAATATCCAACAATTGCCTTCTTGCGAAAGATTATCTTCTTTCTCAATAAAACCACCAACGCTACCCTTCTTGACGTTTCCAAAGTCCTTGAGAGCCTCAACACGATAAAGTTTGTGTCCGTCAAATGTATAACTTAAATCTTTTCTGATTTTATACTTCTTTGTTTCCATAATTCTTAATTTAATAGTTTTCTAACTGCTTTATAAACTGCAATTTGTCTTCCTTCGTCAATGTCCTCCTCATTGAAGATAAATGTTTCGTCATCATCTGTAGTTTCAAACTCAATTTTATTACCTTCTGAAAGTCTAATTTTCTCAAGTGGTAAAGCGACCCAATTTCTATTTACTTTTACAACAATAGATACTATTTTTGTAACTCTACTTGTATTGTTATAATCAATCAAAGTAACTTCATTAATATTTTTCTCTTTCATTAATGAAATTACCTCATTCTTTAATTGTTTTGCAATGTCTTCTATTACACTCATAATTCTATTTGTTTGTTTTGATTTATGATTGCAAAGTTAAGTATTTAATTTCAATCTACAAAAGAAAATTATTAATTTAACATATAATTAACATTAACTACTTTTTATGTATTATATATAATATATTACGAATACACATGAAGGGAAATTATAAACTCGTTTTAAAGCGTTCTAACCGCTTATAATAGTCCCAACCTTATAAGTTATCAAGTTTATATATTAAACCCGTCAGAAACGAATTAAAGTGGCAATAAAAAGAAAAGTGGTACTACTTATCCCAAGCAATACCACTCAAATCATAATAACAATTTTTTGTTTAATAAGATTTATTTCTTGTCATCTATTCCATAAACCTTCTGTACAAAAGGACGGATACTCTTTGTTGCCTTCTTAAATTGTTTGAGGTTCATTCCGCCACATACAATTTTGTTCATAATGTCGTTGGCTCTCTTTTCAGTGTCAACGTATCTGTACAGCACGTTATTTGTTCCGTCATGGTGTACACCCCTAAAACGTACATTCCACTCGTCCAAATACCACTCACACTCATCGCATGATGTGTTCTGTAGAATGTTTGAAATATCATCATACACCTTTGATGCAATCTTTACACCATTCCACAACCCGAGTTCTGCAAACGCTACTACATAACCCTTAAAACCTGTATATTTTTCTGAAAGGTTATCTCTCTCGTCTTCGATATACATATTGTTGTTATCATCAATAACTCTCATAACGTTATTGTCTGATAAATCTGTGTAATTCTCTTCACGCATAAATTTACGTGTTTCCTTCATTGTTTCCTCATCATAGAGGTCGATGTTAGTCCAAATTAAGCAACGTTTCATAATTCTATTTGTTTTTAATTGTGTCAGCAATATTACTGATTTACGTTTACAAAGATACGACTATTTTCTGAATTGCGCAAATATTTCGTATTAATAAATGTTAATTGAAATAGTATTTATATATACTGAAGATGTTGAGTGTTTTAATAAACTCATCCTGCAAAGTTTTTGATGCGTCCTCACTTCGAACACTCCATGTAACAGGCTCGTCATCATCACACTTTCCACTTTTCCAATCGTGCAACTCAAATAACTTCTCATTAACACGAATTAACCACGTGTAATGTACCTTCTTATCTTTACTTAATTTGTCCTTTGTCGGTTCTCCAAATACACTCTCTAAAACACTCTTCGCAATAGGTTTTGTTTGTGTAATAAATGTTGTACATTTGTCGGGAATGTTATCCTCCTTTTGATAAACTTCAATTTGGAGGTTATTAATATTTACCTTCTTCATAATCACTAAAATATATTATTGAAAACGTTTTCACACATAGAATCTAATAATATGCTATCTTCTGATGCTGTAATGGTTTCTCCATTAAGTAAATTAGTAGATGTAAAATAGAATTTATCCGTTTTCTTATTGTAAGAAACTCTTTTTACAGCACAACTCTTTTATCTTTTCATAAAAGTTTTTCTCAAACTTATCAAAATTATTCAAAAAGTACTCCATATCTTTTATTACTTCTTCGGGGTATGAGTATTCAAAAATATCTCTTTCAGTCCCAAAAGGTCCGTAAAATACACCTTCCTGAGAAATCATAAGATTTTGTGGGTTTTCTGTGCTGCCGTTTTCCACACCTATGTATTTTATAGTTTCATTCGCATCATCACCAATAAGTGATTTGCAAGAAATAAAACCCAACTTTTCTCCCCAACCATTAGCAATCGCAACTATTGTGCGTGTTTCGTCACCTTCTTTTAATTTACGATGATAAGGTCCACTGACAATCAAAAATCTATGCTTTATCAAATGATTTGCAGTATCTATCAAATCTATAATTCTATCATTCAAAGAAAGAATTTTATCTCTCAATGAAAACATTTTCTCCTTCTGTTTGTACTCTTCACTCTGCTTGTAAGCGTTGGTAATTTCATTTTCAAACTTAATCATAATTCTTAATGTTTTAATTGTTTGTTTCAGCACTATAACTGATTGACGTTTGCAAAGGTAAGAATAATTTTTAAAATACGCAAGTAAATTTCTTATTTTAACTTTTAATTAACATTTTAATGATTATAGAAGATTATATAATATACGCATACGCACGAATGAATCTAATATATGCGTTTTAAGACGTTTAATTAATAGTAATCTTACATGTACCTATAAAGTTGAATATAAGCGATTAGAAAACAAAAGAAACCCCATAAAGGTATTTATTTATTCCTTTCTGGGATAACTTTGTTTACTTTGTTTACTTTGTTCCAAATTCTAATATATTGAAATGTTCCAATATGTCCGTAAACACAATATCACACATAGAGTTAGAAACTTCATGTTCATTTAGTGTCTTTTCCGTACGTGTCTCAAACTCTTCACATTCAAGTGTAAATACGTCTTTATCTTTATCGTATTGCACTTTGTTTACAATAAACGCAAATCTTATTCCTTCACAAACACCTAATATATAGGGACGCAAAATTCTTTCCTTTTTAAATTCAATTTCAAACGTATTGAATTTCTCCATACGATTTATAGCGTCTTTTCTATCTTGTTCTATGAATGTTTTATATAACCCTTCCATGATTATTTATATTTTTATGTAAAACAAGTATATTAACTTGTTTGTCGTTATTGCAAGCTAAAACACTTGTTTTACTTTTATTGATTTATGCTTGATGTGTACTACAATTACTATCATTTAATAAGTCTTCTACAAAGTCCATAACTTTTGTATAGAAAGGTACTTTGTAAGGAACTATTTTGTTTAATGTTTCCAAGAAGTCTTCTCGTGTGCCATACGTATTTATGTTTTGCCACATATCATTACTACGTGTATATGTGAATGGGTAGCCATTATCCATAAATTCACACCCACAATAATAATCGGTTTTACGGCTAATATAAGCGTCACCCAAAAAGATTGCTCTATCCCATATTTCCACGTTACCACAAATAACAACTTTGTCACGTGCTATTATATTACCATGTACACACGAATTACCGCACATCATTGCTGAATCGGTTAATTCAACATTGCCAAGCAAACGTGTGTCACCGCACGCATATGAGTAATCTCTTAAAAAGCTACGACACGCAACAATAGCACCGTCAAATACTTTCGCATGATTCTGTATAAGTGACTGACCGCTTACCCTTGCTTGTCCAAATACTTCTGCATAGTCCATGATTTTAGCGTCTTCAAAGACTTTTGAATCTTCGTAAACCTTTGCACTATCATATATCCAACAATTACCTTTTTGAGATAGGTTTTCCTCCTTCTCAACCCAACCACCAATACTACCCTTCTTTACATCGCTAAAGTCTTTTAACGCTTGAATACGATATAGAGTGTGTCCGTTATGGTTAATTTTTTCACTCTTTAATAACTTAAATTTCTTTGTTTCCATAATTCTATTTTAATTGTTTTAATTCATTCTGTAGGACTATTCCTTTTTGATTTATGTTTGCAAATTTAAGCAACTTATTTCAAACTACAAAATAAAATCATATGTTTAACATTTATTTAACACTTATATAAATCTTCAATCTATTGAATATATTACATACGCATACACGTAAGATTAAATACAACTCAATATTTTCGTTTTAAAGCGTTTAAATTCGTGTTATGGTACATTTACCTATTATGTATAATTAAACCCATTAGAACACATAAAAACCCCCTATAGGATAAACATATTTAAATGTTATACCTATAGGGGGTTAGGAGGAGGGAGAATCAACAACATAATTAACATTATTGTGATTACCTTTCGGTATATGTTTATTAATATAGTTAATAAACAACATTCTAAACACACTTCATAACTTCTCCAATTCATGTGAGTATGCCTCCAACTCACACCCTAAATCATCGGACAAATGGATAATAGTTTCCTCGTTTTCATTGTCCAAGTCGGTATCATTTCCTCCTATTGAGTCAATCGCCCAAACTCTTTTTAAATCTTGTGTTTCCTCGTCACAATCGTGGTAAAGAACACAATCACCAACCATTAATGGTTGTTTGTTTCTATCATAAACCATAGATAATAATTTTAATTTGTTGTTGTGGGACTATTCCCTATTTTTTATATTACACTGCAAATATACGCAAAATATTTTAATCAACCAAAATTTTGATGTTAATAAATGTTTTATTTCTCAATCACATACTTAACACGTTCCAAGATTGTTTTTGGTTTTACAAGTTTTTGTTCAGCACGCATAACCTTGTAAATCATTTCTGAATTTTCACTTCTTAACTTTGCGACTTCCTCCGATAACTTCTTATTTCTGTTTCTTACTGAATTATATTGTTCCTGACTGATAAACTTTCCTTCCTCGTTCCTTGCTTGCTGATAACGTGTAATTTGCTTTTGTAGTCCTTTAAGTTCCTTTTCAGACTTGATACACTTATCTTTCGCAAAATAATACATATCTCTCCATTTGTCCCTTTCCTTAACAATATATTTCAATATTACAGAAGTTGGAATATTATCATTAGGACGTTTGTTATTATTATCCATAAACTACTCAATTTAATTTGTTTGTTTTATTTGAGTGGGTTAATATTTCAAACCCACTCTTAATTATTTACCACTTACAACGAACGTCACCTTCCTTTACAATAAAGTCAGTATTAGGCATAACGAATTTACCCTTCTTAAAGTTGTCAGCCGTTTTCTTAAACTTCAAACCTACTACTACATTTCCGTCCTTATAACGTGCGTCATATTTGTCTCCGTCAATAACATTATAACCCATAAATGTTTTTGGCATTGTTTCTGTACCAAATACAACGGCAATACGTCCGCCTTCTTTTAGATAGTCCATACCTATATTGAAGTTCTCTTTAGAGCCATCCAACGACCATGTAATATCATAGTTAGGATATTGTTTCAAAAGTTCCAAATAGTTAGGTACTTTCGTGTAATCATAAAACATTACATTAGGAAACATTTGTAAGATATTCTTTTTACCTAACTTAAACAATAAAGGACTTAAATCGCTTGTTCCATTGATACGTACTGAAAACTCGTGTCCCTTCAATTTTGCACGTTTCTTTTCCAACTTAATTTCATGCAACATCAAACGCATGAAAACCTCTCTATTAGCAAAGAATAAGCGTGTCTTTGTAACACGTGAGCTGTCTATATCATCACGACCCGACAAACGGCTAACCTTGTTACGTCCACTTCCCATAAGGCAATTTGCTTTACACATTGTATTTTGTGGGCAAACGTTAAAACCACTCAAATCGGCTGCAGCCAAATATAAACAATATGTTGAGAACTTATGTTCATATGAGTGCAACATCTTTGTGCTTTGTGCCACGCTACCTAAATATGTAACACCAACTTCCTTCAATGTTGCGGTATAACTTTTCCACTTGATGTTTTTAAGTCGGTTCATTTCAGAATTAAAATCTGCGAACTCACCCTTTGTCATCAATCTTTCCTTCATAATTCTTTTGTTTTAATTTGTTTGTTTTGTGGGACTATTCCCTTTCTGAATTACGTTTGCAAAGGTAAGGAAATAAAATGACACTACAAAATATTTCCTTACGTTTAACATTTATTTAACAGAACTATGAATATGCTTTAACAAACTAAACATATCATCAATAGATAAATCGTTTATAGGTATAAGTAGCATGCTATTGGATGTTTTCAATAATACTTTATCATTTTCTATGAACACAGCATTTATATTGTATTCCCACGCATATACAGAACACTTAAACGCATTATCAGAAGATAGTAGAAAACATCTTTCGTCTTCATCCTCTAAAACTTCCCTAAACTTGTTGGTAAGTTCCTCTCTCAAATTGGTTATTGTTTCTAACAAAGCAATATCGTTTTTGAAATAACATTCAATTGCTCTATATACTTCATCATCGCTATAGTATATGCAAAAGATACAATCAATATACCCTTCATCATCCATTTTTACATTTGATGATAAATCTTTGGTAGTAACGACTTTAATACACAATTTCTCTCCAATTAAAGCAACATCTGTGACTTCTGTTTCGTATGGTTCTCCGTTTTTATTGGAAAGTAAAACAAATGGTATTTCAATATCAATATTTTGATATTTTTTGAATGAAATATGTAATTTATTGTTCTTACACATTAATTCCTTCGCTACTTCTCTATTATTTTCTAAAATTTCACTTAAACTTTTCATAATTATAATTTGTTTTTTATTTTTGTGTAATTGTTACTTTGGTTAATTTCAACCACTGATACCCTAAAGCACTCTTGCGCTTTTTGTTTGCGCATGCAGCGATATTTCCGATAGTTGCTTTACTATTACTACCCAAAGCAATTGCAGCCTCCGTGCATGAATTATAACGTGCAATTACTTTTCCGTCCTTCACTTGTGCAACGGCTACAGATTGATATTTCTTTTTATTATTTTCTCCCATAACTTTATCCGTTGTTTTTAATCTAACTTAATTGGAGAAATACCACACGTTTTCAACATTTCATTTACTTTATCCATGTTTGTCTCCTTCTCCGCACCAACTTCCTCCAAAAAGTCACCCAATGTTTGTCCGAGAAAAGAAACACCACCAAAAGGGGTTGAATCATCTTCCAACACAACATTTAGATATTTGCTTACTGACTTGTTACTCATGACTTCTAATTTTATATATTTATATTTTTACTTAATTATATTCTTATATTTAGATATATTGATATTTATATATCTTTGTATAATTATTCATAACCTCCCTCCGTTTGAAAGGAGGTTATGTTTGTTTCGTTTTAATCTGTAGTTCTTAAAAAGTAAGACAAATCATCACCTTTGAAAGTAGAGCGTGCTTTATCTCGTGCAACGTAATAGAGTTCAGTGTACAATCTTGTAAGTTGCTCATTTCCTCTCTCATGTAATTCCCACGCCTTGATGTTGAGTGCCATTGCGAACTCTGTAAAATATTTCACATCGTCCTTCCACTCTTTTACAACACGATTAAAGGTTTCCTCAATTGCCTTCTGTCCTCCCATTAATTCTGCAATTGTCAAATCGCTTGAAAATGTTGTAAAACGTTCATATCCGCTTTCTGCCATTACATTCTCAAAGTATTGTTCACTCATCATTGCTGCTTGAAATACGTTCATAATTCTTATTTGTTTTAATTTGTTCTATGGGAATATTCCCTTGTTGTTTTGAATTACACTGCAAAGATAGGAATAAAAGTTGGAATAAACAAATAAATTTTTCTTTTTAACTTGAGATTAACATTTTATTAAAAATTTGTTAAACTGCTAATCTCTTCACGTGCGTGCGCATGCGTATATATAGTAATAATAATATATTATATAATAATACTAGTAATTAATATATAATTAAAATATAATATCTAGTATATAATAAATAAATTATATATTCTAGTATTAATTTATAATATTATAAAAAGAAAAAAATATAAAAAAAGAAAAAGTTGGAACTTTCAGAGTGTAATAGAAAAGTCATTGTTTGGAAAGTTTTTATTTTTAATAAAAATCATATTCCAACTTTAGATTTAAAAATTACCGTGGCCAGGCCATGAAAAACGGAAAAAATTGAAGGAATTTTCACTTTTCAGAATTTTGAAGTAAGGTAGAAAAAGAATAAACGGCTCAGAATAGCGTTTATTTGCTATCTAAGCCGTTATAACCACATCAGCGGTATAATTGTACTCTAAATCAAAAATAAGCCGTTAGAACGCAACAAATAGTGTTTTATCGTAAATCATTTCTTTTGAATAACATTGTACAACCAAACGGCACATATGCAGTCCAAAGTTTTCATGAGAACCAAGTTCACCATTGTTCCAAATCTCATTTAGCTGTTTTGTGACAACAATCTTACCATAAGTATTGCTTAATCTTTCCAAAGTGTTGTACAATCTTCTGCAAGCGTTCTCGTCATAGCAAAGATACCTTCTTTCTCCAATCTCATTAATATCTTTTCCTTCACGATGTAGTCCAACTTCATAAAACCAAAATTGTCCCAAGTTAGGAATAAACTTGTTTAGTTTCGCAAACGAAGGACATGTTTTTTTATATAACCCCACTTTGTAATAAACTTTACCAATTCTTTCCTCTATGCGTTCTACTTTTACCAAACAGCCATAATTTTCCTTATAACTATCTACTATTTCAGGAACACTGAAACGTTCTACCTTATAGTGGTGAAGTATTGCAGAATTATTATTAAAAGATACTTCGGTAATTTCTAACTTTATCTTTGGTGTAAAAGTTAAAATAAGTTCTGAAAAATTATTTGTTCTATCTTTCAATAACTTGTCAACTGCTGTAGAAATTGTTTCGTTAAAAAACTCTTTCAACTCATCTAAATGCTTAATCTCTTTCATAATTCTATGTTATTTATTTGTTTTCAATACTATTGTTTTTTACTCACTTACAGCGTAAGTTAAGAAATTGCAAAGTGTTAAGAAGTCATACTCAAAATGATTGATAGTGAGTTGTTCAACAAAACCGAAGTTTTCTACATACTCAATGTAAAGTGTATCATCTTTAATAAAAATTCTTTTCAATACACAATTATCATGGAACGCAACAAACTCGTATTTTTTCTTAAACACTATCTCACCGCCACGATTTGTTACAACTTCTTTTAAAGCATTAACAACATTCTGTACAGCAATACCCATATCTTCAATAGCTTTAGTTGCTATCTCTAAATTCTTTTTGTTTATGTTCTTTGTTTCCATAATTCTTGTTTTGTTTATTTGTTATTGATTTACGCTTGCAAAGGTAAGCATAAATTTTCAAACCACCAAATTTATAGCGTTAAACAAAGTTAAACAAAAACTTTAATGAAAAATAAAAAGTAGTGTGCTAACTATATCAGTTAAAACACACTACGATAAACAATTTATAGAATTGTAAACTACCGACAAATTAAATATTTGTTGGCTTTAGACGTGGAAAATTATCATGTATAGAACAAGACAATAATTCCCGTCTTTCATGGGTGTTTACATACCCCCGTGTGACAATTTGACCTCAATTATTACAAGTTTGCGCAATATAAGCAGAAAGAAGTGAGACACATTTATATGAAGTATTAATAATCAAGTTCAATATATCCGTCACTAATAAGTTCATGTAGAGAAACTTCTGATAAAAGTTTATTAATCAAAAACTCTCTCAAAACCTTCTTAAAAGATACTTTTGTTTCACTATCAGTATCGAAAGCAAAATCATACCAAACATCAGCATTGAAATAGGTATCAACAAGTTCCCTTAACTCATCATTTGTTTTCTTTTCCAACAAGTTTTTATAACCCTTAGAAAGAAATAGAAAATATTTTAAGATAAGTTCCAAATTTTCATTTTTCGTATTAGTTGTTGAAATCTGAACTTTCTTATAAGTGCGTGAAAATTTATCTATTGTCAAACTTATAAGAATAATATCATCATCAACATTCAAATACCAACTATCCGCATCATATTCAATCCTACAATTTGGTACACCAAGTATGTGAATAATATCATCAATAGGTAAATTAACAACCTTGTTATACTTTTCCTTAAATTTGATATTGCTATAATCATCAAATTCCTCATCATACAAAGCATTGATATCTGAATTAACCTTTGGAATAAAAATTTGTAACATAACTCTTATTTGTTTTAATTTGTCGTTGTGGGACTATTCCCTTATCATTTACGTTTGCAAACGTAATAATAAAAAATGAAATATCCAAATTATTTTTGATAATAAAAGTTAAAGGTATGTATAATCAAAAAAGTGGTATAACCTTCATAATGAAAAGTTATACCACATAAACAAATTATCGAACTATGAAAAATTATTCCTCCCCTTCATCTTCAATTTCCTTCTTGAAACTCTCTACGATACGATATATATCATCTTCACTAATAGATAATTCAGAAGATAAGTACAATGTCTTAAATCTTCCGTCATCACCATTAACGAACATAGCCTTGATGATATTTCCGTCATGATTCAAATACCAATCTGTATGTTTGTTTGATGTGTGTACGGGACTTCCTAACTGATTAACAATATCCCTACGAATTACATCGACATCAACAATAGCCCTATCGACAAGATTTAATTCATAATCAATATTACCAAAATCTTCCCTTGTATATGACTTTAAACCTTCAATATAGTTTTTTAAAAACGTCTGTTTCATAATTCTTAAATGTTATTTTTAAACTTATTATAAGTGCTATCAATATTCAATCAATAGCACTTATAATTTGAGTACGATAACTTACTTACTTCTTTCTTACAAAATACTTTCCGTCGTAGAAGTCGTAAATATCATATGTAGGGTTTTTGCTACAGATATTTTTCAGTGGGCCTTCTAACAAGTATGAAATTTCCTCATAACCTTCTGTGTCCTTGTCGTGTATCTCTTCCTTGCTGTAAGCACAATCCAAATCATACTTACTTGTGTTGACAAAAGACATAGCACACTCGTCATTATCATAAATGATTTCGATATTATTCTCATTGAGTTTATCCTTCATCTTCATAAACTCCTCAACAAGTGCCTTCTGCTCGTCTGTAAGAGAAAGAGCCTTGAGAATACCCTCCTTAATAGTTTCAGTTCCATTTTCAGACACCTTAATATCATGCCAAGCAAGAACCTCCTCTCGTGTCTTATACACTCCCTTAAAGTCCTCATAAACCTTTTCATTCTCTCCATAGATGATAGGGAAATATGAATAAACTTCCTCAACATCACCATTAACAAACTTGTAAGAACGAAAAGCATATTTGTCGTCAGCACCAAGTTTAACAAGACTTGCAGGCAAATTACGTACAGAACGTAAACCATTCAAGAAATTTTCAAGTGAGAACTCCTCCTCAATACGAACATCATGTTCGTAATCAGCTACCGAATTGTAAGCGATAACGTTTGTCATGGTCTTACTTTCAAAATCTTTCTCTGTCTTTTTAAAAAAAGTAACACCACTTTCAACCCTTGCAGATATACCTTTCTCACTTCCCTTTGGTGTAACAATGTAAGTTACTTCTCCGTTTAGTGTATTGATACTCTTAAACTTAACATTGCAAAGTGTCAATGTATCACCAATCATTACATAAGCGTTAACACTTGAAGATGTAATCACACGAATAGTTAAATTATTCATAATTCTAAATGTTTTAAATTGTTTATTAATTTGTTGTTTGTTTATTACTGAATTGTGAGTGCAAAGGTAAGCATTTGTTTTTAAACCACCAAATATTTCCTTACTTTTAACTTTTATTTAACACTTATCTTTCAAGCAATCTATTAGGTGCTGTAATAAATTGTATGTTTCCTCTAAAGTAAGCGCACCTAAAGGGAATGTCTGTGTATTTACTTTCAACATAACACTTTCATTTTCCACGCTTATACTTTTGATAGTTACTTCATCTATTCCGATGCAAGTATTAAACATATCATACTCTTTGAAGGTAAAACTTCTCTCGTCCTCGTCTGAAAGTAGTTTAATAAACTTCTCCTCAATATCTTTACCTAATTTGTAAATTGCATCACCCAAGTAGAGGTTGTTAACGCAATAAAATTCAATAGCGTTATATACTTCATTGTCGCTATAAGATAAACATTCAATGATATTAATATACCCTTCTTTATCCACAAATACACTTGAAGACAAATCAATAGTATTAACTACCTTAATGTATATATCACCTTTGCATAACTTAATATCAGTTACTTCTGTCTCATAATGTTCTCCATTATGATTATCAAGAAGAACACATGGGACATCAGTGTATCTTCCGTACTCTTCATGGTCTTTAATTGATATATGGTTAATATTATTATCCAACATCAATTTTACTGCCTGCTCTCTATTTCTTTCTAAAACTTCATGTAATGATTCCATAATTCCTATTTGTTTATTTGTTATTGATTTACGTTTGCAAAGATACGAACTTAAATCGAAACTACCAAATATATTTTTGTATTTAACATTTAATTAACATATAACTTGATAGGTTATATATTATATATGCACACGCAATATTTTATATAATTCAAATAAAAGCGTTTTAACTTGTGAGAAATACTCACGACTTGTAATTTATCATTGCATAACTTATAACGTCTCATAGCGCAAATAAACCATATATAAAAGAAAATCTATCACTACTTATCACAAGCAATGATAGATAAATGTAAATAACAAACTAAATTATAACTTATTCGTCCATATTATCTATATAGTCCTTCCACTCCCCATAACTGCGTGACGTTATAATCATGATTACAACCACCACTAAAATAAAAATCATTATCATTCCTTCATACGTGCATAAGTTCCTACAAGTTCATTCAGTATTGCTATCCAATCACCATAGTGAAAATCAGAACAATATCTCAAATCTTCTGTAAACTCTTCTCCATTAGCAATATAAGTAATATCAATTGTTTCCGTTTCGTCATTCACTGACAATTCTTTGACGTTGATATCCAACAATGAATTATCCGACCACCCATCAAAATCAGGTGCTAAAGTAGAGTAAATAACTTCCACTTTTCCTCCCATTGTCACAACAATATCACGCATAACATTCAATACTTCCTCCGCACCCTTTTCTAAATTTGCTCGTGCATTCATTGAACGTTCAGAAAATTTCAATTTCATTGATTTATCCATAATTCTTAAATGTTTAATTGATTTGATTACAAGTGCAAAGATAAGAATTTAATTTGAAATGAACTAATAAAATTTATAGTTTAACAAATCTTTAACACTTGAATGAATATTGTCTATATATAATATTATATACACATACATGAAGGGATACATAAACCTATTTATTTGACTTGTAAGACGTTTAAACAAACTATCTATATAAGTTATCGGATAAATTAAAATAACGCTTTAGAAATGAAATAAAGTGTATATATGAAAAATCTACCATTACTTATCACAAGCAATGGTAGAGAAATTTAGAAAATAAACTCAAAATATATATTTGGTTTTGATTAACTTGCAGTAAATTAATCAAAATACATTCTATCACATAATGTTAAAACATCTTCCATGTGCATAGAGTCGATATTAACCCACTTATCACACTTCTTTCCGTTCTCTACAACTACATGACCTTCCATAGATGTAAAGTATTGAGTGTTATTTACTCTTACTTTGTCGATATATAAGAGAGAACAAACTTTATTATTTGCTGTGCCACTCAAAAGATAAAAGCTAAATGGGTTGTTATTTCTTAAAACAGAAATACCTTCTGTACCATACTTCTTAATTTCGCTTTTAACCTCATCAAAAAGGTTACGATAGCTATTAGAAATATCTTCTAAATAACCATTAACTATAGCCTTCTTATTTGTCATAATTATTACTTGTTTGAATTGTTAAAATTTAGCACAATCAATAATACCAAAGATTGTTTCAATGTCAAAATCGCTAATTTCTATCCACTCATCGCATACTTCATGGTTATTACTTACCACGTGTACTTCAAGTACCATTTCGGGGTAAACTCTATGAGAAACACGAATAGCGTTAATCTCATAACGAATACACTCGCAATCATCATAAACAGCGTCTGCCACATAATTATAATTGTCCCAAACAACGGGTACACCCTTCTCACCAAACTCTTTCAAATGCTTTGCCACATAATCAATAGTTGAGTTATAATGATTATAGGTTTCTTTCATTAACCCATTCAAAGTTTCCTTAAAGTCCTTCATATTTCTAAAAGTTTAATTTGTTTTTATTGATTTATATTTGCAAAGTTAATAATAAAGTTTGAAATAGGCAAATAAAATTATATGTTTAACATTTATTTAACGTTTATAATGTTCTTGTTTCTATTGTAGATATTATAACTATCAATGACTATTGACATTTCTACAAATGCTTTATCTATATAGAACTTTCTCGCCCATTCCTTTGCCTCCTCTAAAGTTGGAAAACTATTAGTAGGTGTCCTATCATCATATTCCATATAGAAATTATAACGAGTTTTATTTAAGTAAGTAGATTTGCTAATCTTACATATCCCTTCACTTGTTACGGCTAACAAATCACCTTCCATATCAAACCATTCAAGACAAACAGACTTTTCTGCAATCTCGCTTATATTAATCTCTTTTTCCATAGGTAATTTAATATAAATTCATTTCATATACTGCCTTCATGTTTCCTACCTCATTAATCTCAACATGACAAGACTTATCAGACTTCTTACAATAGTAAACGTCCTCCGCTATTGAAGATGCACAATTTTCCAAATAACTCTTATCATTATTGAATGTAAGAAATTTTCTCGCAAGTTCCAAACCGCTATAAGTGCCGTTCTCTATTTCCTTTGCGTGTTCTCTAATTGATAGAATAGGATTAATATAAACATCATTCATAATTATAACTTGAATATATGTTAAAAAAAATATTAACAATCTCCAATCATAGGAGGACATATTAAATCAAATAATTGTCCTTCAACAACCTTCTTAAAAATCTGATATAACATAATTTGGTCTTTTAATCGTAATTGATTTATATATATCCATTTGTCACTAACCTTATCATAGAACCTTATTGAACCATTAAAACATACAACCTTTGTAAAAGTAAAATGTCCATTTACATTTGGTATGGTACGAACATTCTCATTAGCAATAATTTCATTATTATTTAACGCTAAGAAAGTTGCAAACTTGTCAATTATTTTCTGAGACAAATCACTTTCTTCCTCACTTAATTCATAAATTGTTTCAGTCAATGAAATAGCCTTATAAATAACTTTTAAATCATTGTCGCTTGATAAATCATACATAGGAATAAATTTATTATCCAAACAATCAAGTCTATTAACGCAATGGAAATAAATATCACCCTTACTAAGTACAATGTTACATACATCATACTCTATATTATCTTTATAAACAATAGGACAATTAGTAACAAATGAAATATTATTACGATATTTCTTTTGCATATACATACGCAAATTATTTACATCACCTTCACTAAATCTTACTAACTCACTCATAATTCTTAATATTTTAATTTGTATATAATTAAATTGTGGATGCAAAGATAAAAAAATAACTTGAACTATACAAATAATTCAAGTTAATAAAAGTTAATTACCTTTCGGTATAGTATTATAAACATCCCTATATAAATAAGTATAATTTAATTCGGTTGTGATTACCTCTCGGTACATTGATACTAACATCTAAAAATACAATACCAACCCAAAGAAAGGAGTTGTGATTACCTTGCGGTAGAGTATTACAAACAGTTACAGCCTTTCTAAAATATTTATTTATGTAGGTGTACAGAATACACATCTGCATCGTTTGCATACATAAGTGTTTCTTTTATGAGTGAATAACATATATCCTTCCACTCATCTTCTTTAATCTCCTTTTTATCGTTTAATCCTCTCCTACCAAACTTCTTTCTCTCATTATATACATCATCAATGATTAATACGTCAGGTAGGACTGATTTAAGTACATCTAAATCAATTTCTGACAATTTACATCTTGTTACTCTTTCTCCTTCAGTGGTTGGAATAATACCTGCATAGTTACCTCCCAATACACCACTATCAAACTTATGTTCTCCACTCGTATCCTTCTTTAAATAAGGTAGAGTAAGTTTGTTTAATCCTCTATGTTTCGTATCAATAATGATTACACCAAAATTTGTCATAATAAATTCTGTTTAATTATTTTCTTCTTGGTTTATTCTTTTTCCGTCTATTACGTTTATCTCTGTATGGAGTTGACCCACTTCTATCTTTACCCTCCTGCCTAAATTTCCTAAGCATATAGTCATGCAAAAAATCAGCAGTAGGTCTTATTGCATAAGCAATAGTTCTTAAATCTTCCATAATTTCTAAATGTTTTGATGTATTTTGAGACAAAGATAAAAAATATTTTTCATATAAACAAATAATACATAGCATTTAACAAAAAATTAACACTATGTATTTGTACTTATTTAAGTATGCTTATTATGCTTTTCTATATTATCATACATTTCCTCAACATACTTAACAACTCTTTCATACTCTTCTCCACTTAACTTACTATCCTTATACGCCTTCTCGATAAGTTCCTTACTTGTTCCATAGAAACAACCAACATTCCACTTCTTATTGGAACGTGTATAAACAAAGTAACGTCCACTACTCCATGTATTCTTTCCAACATAATAATCGGTAATTGATTTTATTTCAGCATTACCACCTATATGAATATTTCCGTACATTTCAATGTGACCATGGACTTTCACATTATCACATATTCGCACATTATCATAAAGACGGGCGTATCCATAGATATGTGCATTTCCAAATATTTCTACGCAGTTATAAATTTGTGCTCGGTTATAAATTCTTACATTACCGCAAATGGTAGCATAACCAGTTATTATAATATCATTTTCTAAAAGAGCATTGTCATATACTCTTGAATGACCAGTAACAATAGCATTGTCTAAAACGTGTGCGTAACCATATACGTTTGCTTGACCACCAATCATAGCTTTATCAGTAACCATAGCATCATTGAATACAGCAGCATCATTATAAACCCAACAAGTTCCCCTTTGAGATAGATTTGCCTCTTTTTCAATCCAACCACCCAATTCTCCCTTCTTGACTGAACCAAATTCTCGCAAAGCCTCAATTCTATAAACGGTAAAAGGACCAATTCTTTTAGAAATATCAGTTCTAATTTTATACTTGTTTATCGCATTCATGTTCTATTTGTACTTATTTAAGTATGATTATTTGAATAAAAAAGTGTGTGATAAAATATCGTTTCCTCCAACTCTTGAGATACCCGAAATTTTAGATTTCCCGAAAATTTTTGCTTTATCACATATCCACGCATCTCCGTACACTTCAGCATAATCAAAAACTTCTGCACTATCCATTATATATGCTTCATCAAATACTTTAGAATTACCATATACTCGAGCATTATTAATTATCTCTGCATGACCATAAACTTTAGCATTGTCGAAAACTACAGCGTCTTGAACTACGGTAGCATCACCGTATAACCAACATTCACCTTCTTGAGATAGATTTGTTTCTTTTTCAACCCAACCTCCCAAGTCGCCTTTCTTTACATCACCAAAATCCTTTAGTGCTTCAATTCTATAAAGTATAACGTTACCACCTTCTTTCTTTGAAATATCTTCTCTAATTCTATATTTCTTTCCTTCCATAATTTGTATTAATTTTGAACGGCACAAAATTACAAATAAAAAATCAATTATCCAAATTAATTAATTATGTTTAACAAAGTTATTTATTTTCGTTTTAAGACGTTTTATTCATTCAAACATATAAATTTATATCATATACAACAAAACACTCTCAGAAGTGATTAAAATAGCAAATGCTATTAATAATGTACGAATGTGTATATAATATTATACCAAATCTTATATAGATTATATATATGTTAAAAAATACTTACGGTATGAATTTAATTCCTGAATTATTTGGTTATTCGAATAAAAACCCTTACCTTTGCATTGTGATTGATAAAAACAGGTAATCTTTCACATATCCGATAGGAATGGTCCCTTTCTGGATACATGCACACTACCTGTACTTATTTAAGTATGTAAAAGTAAATAAAATCTTTAGACTGTGGAGTTTAAGTTACTCTATTAATATTTTTCGTTGAACTATTTAAAACATCGGCAGGGATTGTCGATTACACGGGTGGAGAGGAAGTAAGAGCCAACCTCTTGGAAAGCCATTCCTCTGTGAAGCCCGAAGCCAATGAGACTTTAGCTCATAGGTAATCCACTTAAGTATGACGCTTATGAATAATCTTTGTGAATCAATTAAGGTTTCTTATAGCAAGACACCTGATGAATACTATAAGCAGAAGATTACTGTTCTCTTAACCAAGGAACAACTGGACACTTATAATAATCTTATCCGTAGATTCGAAGTAGAGAAGATGCACGGGGTAAATAGTCATTCAACTTTGACAGAAGGAGAGAATGCTTTGGACACAAATGCACTACTTCGAGTATTGAGTTATTTCTCGGTAAATACAGATGAACAATTCAAACCATATAATAGAACACTTGTTGAAGTTAACGTAGTTTAGCAATAAAAAATGCAAGTTTATAAACTATACCGCAAGGTAATCACAATTCATATTTTAAAAAAGTTAGTTAATTATTGCTTATGGCGGAGTGCACGATGAAGACTAAAGCGTTAGAGCACCCACGTGCACAGAAGCTATAAAACGTTATTAAACCACTTTTATTGGGAATTATACTGTACTTAAATAAGTCAAAGACACAGAAAGCATTATCACATTGTACAATGCTAATTATTAAAAACGACTTACTTTAATTCCTTACAATAATCCAACATAAATAAGAAGTATCTCGAAATAGTTCGGATGATACATAGATAAACATGGATGGATGTGTCAAGTATTCCTTTACAGATGGATGCAAATAGAGCATTGTATATACCAAGGGTTATGAATTATATATAAGTGTATAAATATATATTCTCTTCTACTACTCTTATGATTACCAATGCTTACATATAATATAAGGATATACTTAACAGACACACCAGCAAAGATAATGTATACATAGATTATGATGATACGATAAAGATATAAGATAATACATCCATCATAAGACGATACATATATCTCAAGTTCCAATAAAGAACACATGATAAGCAGTTAATATAATGATATGATTTCTAAAGAGAAACAAATATGATATATGCTATTAAGATGAGAATTATAGATACGATATAAAGAAGAAAGATATAAAAAGTATATGTGATAAAGATATAAATAATAAACCTTCAATCTACAGAAATTTTGCCATGTATGTACTTAATTAAGTATGGGTTTTATGAAGAGAAGAAATAATACTGCTATTATAAAATGTTAATGTAAATGCTAAGGGGTGTCCTATTATACGGGACATCCCTTCTTTTTTATATCAGCCTTCTTATTATTATGTGATGTGGTACGTGCCAATATAGGTGGGCAGGTAGGGTGATGTGTACCATAATGTGTACACGAGGTGGGTGGGTGGTGGACAGAAAACTTGCATAAAAATTGCATATGAGTTAAACACTATGAAAGGAAATTAAATACTAATTTACAAATTATGGATAGTTAAACGATTTAACATAATGTATAATTTATCCTTCCTGTTCTACGTGATTTTTGCGCAGTATGTACTTATATAAGTATGAACTTATTGATTATCAAGGTATATATAGTTTTCTGCATATTGTTAATAAATGTTTATGTATATAGTAGTTTATTTATCATAATATGATATTATCTTATTAATAATCATAGGACAAATAATTCAATTAACATACATAAACCATATTCATACAGAAACAATAAACCATATCTAATCTCATAAAAAACTATTTGAGAAAAGATATGGTCAAAAAAAGAAATAGAAATGATATGTTTAAAAATCATCTTCTCTAAATTCAATAAATCTACATTTATCAAATAATTCTTCTATAGCTGGATTTATTATATAAATAGCTTTATTATTTGTTATCGGAGAAAAAATCTTAAATCCATTTTTAATTAAGGAATTGACTATTGTTGTATTATCTGTAACAAGTATTTTTTTATCAGCCGACATATTTAATATCTGTTTAGCAACAATTTCACTATTTGTTAAAATGAAAGCCTCAGCAGATACGCCATTATTAGCAAATGTGACTCTAATAAGTTTAATTTTTCTCATCTTAGAGAAAGACCTATCTTTAGTTTCAAATCCCATTCGTGATGATTGTTCTGATGTTGCAATACGTTGTATTGTATATTTACCACCAGACCTATCTGAAACCATTTTAGCTGCATTCATAAAATCAGCCCCATGTCCTTTATTCTCTTTATCTATCTTACGTGCATTGCCTTCTTTATCAAACTGTGTATAATAATGACACATCTCATGTATCAATGTATTCTCCCAGTCTTCTTCTGGTGCGCTGTAAGCCGTTGTAAGATAAATAGTGGGTCTTGCTATGTCATAAATATTTTCACGTGTTACAGGACCATTAGGATAAACAGAATTAGTTGAATACATACCAAGATGCTTAGGCGCTAACTTCTTAGCCATTAATCTGCATGGTGGTAAAAATCCATCAAATAACTCTTGATTGAATTGATTGTATTTTGTTTGCATCCATTGTTTAGTAGGAACCATATTCCCTTCTATCTCTTCAAATAAATGCATTTGATTCTCTCTTATCAATATTGTTTTCATACAAAATAAATATTAGAATTATAAAATAAAAAAAAGCCCACATGGAAGATATAAAAATCACTCCATGTGCTACACGCAAATAAAACAATATAAAACAACAATATTTTAATTATGACCGAACAGTTAAAATAACTCCAATAGAAAGAGATATCATAGATATAAACATTAGATGAAAGTATAATTTCTTCGCATATAATCTATGACATCTGTTAAACTTTCTATCTCGTATATATAAACCATCAACAAAAAATGCCAATAAACAACATATTAAAGCACAAAAAATAAATATTAAATTCATACACATGTAATTTTTTTAACTATTGCAAAGGTAAAGAATAAATTATGACTATCCAAATAAACATAAAAATATTAATAACATTTAACACAAATTTATTGGATAAATGAAAAATAAAATATAACTTTGCACCATATTAAAATAAAAACAATATATGGATATAAACGAAAAAGCAAAAGAATACGCTGACAAGAGATTTAAAGATAAAACAGGTGAAACTAATTTCATTAATAATGATAGTAAATTATTCACATATAATGATATTAAAAATGCTTTCATTAAGGGTTTTGAATGTATTAATCAAAATGTAAAGATTCATTGGTACGAAGAACCATATTGTTTTAGAGCTGATTTGCCTTTTATCAATATGATTATCAAGAAAGAAAATGATAATCAATCTATAGGATATATTAATAAAGAAAGAATCAAACTTCCAAATTATATTGATGAAACAAATATAAATGAAGTAATGAGATTTATGTCGGACAAAATTATTACTAATATAAGGAATCATGGATAAGAAAATTCTTAAAATAGATGATTACACTTCTTTTATTCAGAGATTGAATAATATAGAAAAAATTTTAAAAGAAAAAATATCAGATAACCAAATCCAAATAAAAGATATTATTGCATATTGTTCAGTATGCTATTCTTTAGGTGTTAGTGATGCGCAAGAAAGAATAAAAGATTTGGAATGGGATACAGATAACACTGCATACGGATATAAAGTTAAATATGAAATATATCCGACAGATTTAGGTGGTGCTTATCTACTCTTTATCAATGGTAATCAATATGCTACTTTCAATAGCATTGATGAAGCAAGAGAAAAATCACAAGAACATTACAACTCACGATTAAACGAATTATTCTATGGATTTGAAGTTGAAGGAAAAGAATTATAAATCTATCTTAGAGCGCATTAATCACTACGTAAGGCGCAAAAGTAATTTCGGTGATACATTACCAACCAAAGATGCTTTATTCGCCTTAGAGATGAGCTATGGTGCTGCTACTAATGATATCATAGATAAGATTGGTAAGCTGGAATGGAAAAACAACAATAAAGCTATTGGTTATAAAATAGTTTATGAAGTTAAAGACGTAAAAGAAGATGGAATAGTCGAACTTTATTTTGATGATAAACTCCAAGCAGAATATATCACAGTGGAAGAAGCAAAAGAAGCTGCACAAGAGTTTAATTATTTTCTAATAAGAGAAAAAATTAATAAACAAGACGCAACAAATGGATAAAGATTTGTTAACACCCGAAAGTAAAATGGAATTACGAAAAGGGGATTTCATTGTAAACACAGTTAATGACGATATTGTTATTGTTAAAGAGCCTGTAGATTTTGGAATAATATCAAAAGCATATAATAATTGTCAAGATAGTTCCATTATTGCCCGAGAGTTTATTTTAGGTGAAAAGTTTATATGTAATATAGGAACTTGGAGAAAAGCTACTCACGAAGAAAAGAATGAGTTTATTCAGGAACTTAAAGAACATGGTCATGAATGGGTTGAAGATGCAAAAGAATTATATTATGGTGGTAAAAGAACACCGATAGATTTTGAAAATAATCCTCCAAATAAAAATGATATCATTGTAAGAAGTGATGGTTTGATATACGCAGAGTATCATCAAATGAATAGTACCAAAAATATATTCTTTGGAAAACTATGTATCTTTAGTGATAGAATGTATTTGGATGATTTGGTTATCATTGATGATATGGCTTATACAGATGATTTGGAGTGGTATCATGCAAATGATAGAGAAATAGCAGTATTTAACAAATTACTTAAAACCAAGAAATAAAATGGATAAAACAAAAATGTTTAAACAAGGTACTTACGTTACTAATGGAAAGATGTGTGGTATTGTTAGTGATTATACTGATGATTATGTTAATGGTAGATTTATACATTTTTATGTAAGTTTTAACAATGTAGACAAAAATACAATATGTCTTGAAAAGTGTGAACTTAATGATGGGTCCTTCCGTAAATTGAATGATTCTGAAATTAATGATTTTAATCAAATGCTCTTGAAAAACGGATATATATGGGACGATGATTCTATGAAAGTCATTAAAATGGAAGCAACAATCTCATCGGTTAATCAAGAAAATAAAACTGAAGAAATGAAAGAAACTAAACCAAAGTTCAAGACAGGTGATTTCCTTACAAGTACTGACGGAGACGAAACATTTATCTTCATGAGATATGAAGAAGATGAATGGATGTTAGGTTGGACTATAGTATTCAGTATAGACGAATGTTGTAATAAGTGTGAGGTGCAAAGATTTAATCCTGCACATCCTTGGCAATATTCAATCGATTATGAGAAAGAACAATTTCTCTGTAAACTAAAAGGCACATGTTATGTTTGGCATGATAATGTAAAAGAAATGCGTAAGGAATATAAGATAAATGATGGTAAACTCAAGTGTGGAGACATTATTCACTTCAGAGACGGAGAAACTGTTATCTTCAAGGAAATAACTGCTGATAAACTCAAGATGAAAGTATGGCATGCACCTACAGATGGTAATGTCTTGACTGAATATAATAGATTTATACCTTGGAAATATGCTACAGGTGATGAACAAGATTTTATCCTTAATATAATGGCAGGAAATGGATATGTTTGGGATAAGGACGAAAATCATTTCTTCTCAAATCCAAGAATGATAAGAACTAATATTAGCGATAAAGTAAGTTCACAACCAATCGAAATACAACCTATAAATATTCCTGAAGGATATAGAGCAAATATTGAGAAAGGAACAATTTATTTCACTAAAGAATTTAAAGATGGTGATTTTATTAAAACAAAAAATGATAGTACAATAGCAATCTTTAAGGAAATATCAGAGAGTGGTGAAATTATTGTATATGTTGAATACTTCAGAAAGAGTAATGACTTTCTTACAGCGGAAGATGTAACAGGTCACGATATCAATCAATGGACACATGCTACAGATGAAGATATTAAATGGTTCAAAGAGAAATTAGCAGAAAACAATTACAAGTGGGATGAGGAAAGAAAAGAACTTGTAAACTCATTCTGGGTTCCTGAAAATGGAGAAACATATTTCTTTATTAGTAGACATTTTAATGTAATTGAAGCAAAAGTGTTTGATGGTGAGGCACACCAAAAACGTCTATTATTACACAATTGTTTTAAGACAAAAGAAGATGCAACGGAACTCGCAAAGGAAATGAAGCAAATGTTTATAAATTTTAATAAAGAAAAATATGGAAAATAAGTTTAAGAACGGAGATATTATTACCGATGTATTTGATACTGGTATTGTTAAAGAATACAACAAAGATACAGATACAATAACTTTCTGGATTAAAATTTCATGGAATGTAGATAATCCTACGATTGAACTTAATTCTGTTGTGAGTGATATTAAGCACTTTACCAAAGCGAAACCAAGAGAAAAGATTAAAGCAATTAATTACTTGCACAGAGAAGGATATGTCTGGAGTGAACGAGAGGGTAGAGTAATTGATACATACCAAATTGGACCATGGGATGTTATTAAAAATTTTCTTATTGAAAATTGTTGGTATATTAATGACACAACAGGGGAATGTTTCCTTTTTAAAGAATATATCTCTCGAAATAATACCATTATTTCAGGTTTTTCACTTATTGATAAAGATGATTTCATCAATATTGATGTTAATGATTTTAAAGTTGAAGGCACATGGAGACCTGCAAGAAAAAGTGAAGAGAAAAAACTATTTGAAAGATTAAATAGGGTTGGTTATCTTTGGGATGAAGTAACACATCAATTGATGTATGTTGGTGAATACTATCCAGAAAAACAAGAGTTTAATGATGGAGATTTTATTGTCAACGAAACTACAAATGAAATATCTATTCTAAAAGAACAAGATTATTTTATAGTGTGTGATGATAAAAGTTATACCGCTTATTATAGACCATGGGTTACAATGAAACTCAATAACAAAGGAAGCGTAAAATTAACTAAGGAAAAAATCTCAATGTATAATACACTAAGATACGCTACATTACCAGAGATAAATGATTTCCTTCAATTTCTTAAAGATAATGGTTATACTTGGAATAATAAAACAAAACAATTGATAAAAAGTAAATAATGGCACAATATAGAAAACATATCGAAAGACCAAGAACTGAAGAAAAATCAGTTGATGCAATGCAAAGATAATAAAGTGCAATATACAATTATTGTACCAAGTTTACATTTATATTGGTCTTGTAACATGAGTGTTAATGAAACAGTCCCTATAAAATATATTTTACCTAAGTATACATATAAAGGAAGATTGTATTATTTAAAAAAGAGTTGTTTATTATTCTCTAATAATTTGGATAATGATATAAAGAAATTCTATTCTGTACTCATCGAAAGAACAAAACAAAATATTAAAGAAGATTTCTAAATGAAACCAGTTATACAACTTAAAGATTACATCAAATCCTTCCCAGAGTTACAATGGGAAGGTGATGAATATTATCAGCGTGCTATCACTATATTTGGTGTTATAACAATTGATAATGTAAGTACAGATACAATATTATTATTCGCCCCTGATGATATTGAACTTGGTGAATATGATTCAATAGATATAGCACAAGCCGATGCGGATATGTGGTATAGACAAGAATTATCTGAAATGTTTGATACAAATCTCTCCACATATAATAGACATAATCCACAAAATAAGATATATTATACAACATGAAAAATTTAAAATTAACAATAGTATGGATGATATTCGTTATCATTGTATTAATGATTGTAGGACAAGCACATATCTACTGCAATCCATTCTATATTCAATTGGATTCACCAGATAATGTTGGTGTTCTTGTAGGTGTGTTAGGAACTGCTTATATGTTTAAGAAGTTAGTTGAAATTACAAGATTATGAAAGTAATTCGATATCAATACTCATATATCAATTAATTGAATAGAATCTACTGTTAGAAACATTAAACCGCAAGGTAATCACAATCAGAAAGAACTAATGGAAAGAAATAGAAAGTAATACACTATCAATAGGATACTAATAATAAGGTATCCTATTTTTATTTTATTAACTAAAATAATTTGGTCATATCATAGTTTATTATTAACTTTGCAAATATAAATTTAAACAAATAAAAATATGAGCCAAAAATTTAGATTAAGATACGATTTATCAAAGGTAGAACACGGAACCACTCTTTACAGAATAGAAGCTACTAAAGACTTTTCAGACGTAAAGGAGGGTGACTTAGGTGGTTGGATTGAGATGGAAGGCAAACTTTCTCAAGAAGGAGACTGTTGGGTCTATGATGATGCTTGTGTATATCATTATGCGTTCGTATTCGGGAATGCCAAAATATATGGAAATGCAGAAGTTTCTGGCATGTCTAAAGTATACGGTAATGCTAAAATCCTTGATAATGTATCAGTGAACGGTATTTTAGAAATCTATGGAGAAGCTGAAATTAGTGATAATGCCGAAATTTTTGAGTTTGCCAAGATATACGGAAACGCTAAAGTATTTGGAGAAGCAAAAATTCAAGGCTATGCACAAGTTTACGATAACGCCCATATAAGTGGTAAAGCACAAATATATAGCAGTGCGAAAATTTACGGTCACGCCTACATAACTGACAATGCAAAAATATGTGATGATGCAGAAATTTATGATTTCGCCTGTGTTAGAGACAATGCAGAAGTTTCGGGTATGGCTGAAATACATGGAGTAACGTTTGTACATAATTGCGCTTGCATTAGTGGCGGTGCAGATATATTTGAAGATGCAGAAGTATACGGAAATGCAATCGTAGATGAATATGCTTTGATTTTTGGTGAAGCAAAAGTATATGGCAATGCAATAGTATCTGGTGAAGCAAAAGTATATGGCAATGCTACAATAAATGGAAATGTGCATATCATTGGAGACGCTGTAATTGGTGATGATGAAGACTATTATATTTGTAAATGTATCTGGTCATATTGTGAAGATGTAACTTATACACATTCTAATAAGATGTGGTGTTATGATGGAGTCAATTATACGTCTCAAGAAATTGTTCAAAAGATGTATGAAGAAAGTGAGTTAAATGGACATTTGTGCAAGACTATGGTAGACTATATCGAAACGTTATATAAGATAATAGAAGAAAATAATAATACAAACAAATAATAATTTTTATGAACTTACTGAATTTATTAGTAAAAACAATATTAATGATATGTGTTCCTGCATATATAGTTCCATACGTTATTTTCTCATTAGGTTTTGGAAGATTTGATTGGTTCATTGGAACAAATGAAATATATGCAACACTATTCTCTATTACAACAACAGTTATTTTCTTAATAATGTCTTGTTTTATTTTACCAGCTATTATTGAGAAATCATTTGAAGATATCGACAATATAAATAAAGATAATAATACAGATAACGAAGAAGAGGATGAGGAATACTAATTATAAAAACTTTATTAAAAGACTATTACTTGTCTTCTCAGCCTCTTTAGTACCTGCAGGGGTACTAACATACATAGTAAGTATTATAAACCCTTACAGCGTGCCATATACATTCTATATCGTATTATTCATTGGAATTGTAGGAGTAATTATTAAATTGTTCCAAAATTATATTCTGAACTATAATAAAAAATAAAGATATGAAAAATTATATTGGTAATTGTATTTTTGCAGGGTTAATAACATTACTATTTACAGTATTGTTTAAGTTTACTGCATATCAAACTCTTCTTTTATACTTTGTTATACTGACAAGTTCTGAAATAAGAGATTTTATTGATAACTATAAAAAGAATAAATAATATGGCAAAACTTTTTTTCTTCTTGTTTCCTTTTATTATAGCAATTGTATTGTGTTTAATATTTGGAAGCAATAGATTTGAATATGGCGTAATCGGTCTTCTAACATTTATTTACTTGTCTAATGTTTTAAAAGATTAAAGTTATGAAAAAATTTATCCTCAATATAATTTGTGGAATTATTGTTTTCTCCTTTATTGGAATATCGTTATATGGTCTAATTAATGATTATGGACATAGTATCGGAAAATTCCCTATGATATTTTTCATTGGGTTCACGATATTTTATATTATTCATTTTACTGACTATATAAGATTAATGATTGAATTAAAAACGTATAGATGTAATAATAAAACCACACGATATATTCAAACAGAAGAAAGTAAAGGATATATTTTACGTACTAATTTGGCAACGATTGCAATGACAATCATATATATGATTCCTGCTATCATTTATGCTTGGTACACAAATTCATTCTCTAACCTTGTTAAAGATTCTGGTTTATATCTTATGTACGCTTTTCTTCTGAATGATATGTTAGTCCAAATGATAAAAGAAAAAACAACAATAGAAAATAACACAACAATTCAATGAAATATATTTTTAGACAAACTATTACTGGACTATTTTTATTCCTAAGTATAGGATTATTAATATCTAACTTAATGGATACTTATTCGACCACAATAAGTTCCTTTCCATTAACACTCTTTATTTGCTTAGCATTTCCTTCTATAGCACTATTTGCATATGATATAACAATACTATCGGAAAATAGCGTGTTACTCAATAGAAATACTGAAATAAAGGAAAATAATAGTACTTTAACAAATGAAGATAGACATCTAAAATATATTATTTATTTCTTATTGTTTATTCTACATACAAGTTATTTAGTAACTCTATTAAACGTATCAATTCAATTAGAAAGTATATATTTTTTATTAGTGCGATACATTCTATTCGTTATAACAATCATTCTTCTATATAAGAAACTAAATAGCAATATTAAACTTAGAAGAGTTCTAAGAAACAACGATACAATTAATAAACATTATCCACCAGCACCATAAAATTATGAATACAAGACAAATCCTTTATATAGGTCTATTATATTTTATTTTATTTAATATGTCGGCATTTCAAATATTTTCTTTTAACGAATATTTGAATTATTCATATATCTCATTCTTATTATTCTTTATTAATGCTTTCTTTATTATAATGAACGCATTTGAATTAATCACGTTTGATGAAGAAGAAGATGATGAAACAAAAAATAACATCCAGGAAACTATTCAACTATATAATATAGGACAAATAATCCTTATTACGGCAATAAACATAATAATGATTATTTTAGGTAATAAGTTGATAAATTGTATCATCAACATAGGAACATATTATATCCTACTATACATCCTATACAGAATGACAAAACTTATAATCACAAATTTAATTTCACAACATATTAAACGAAAAACGATATAAAGAATACATAAATTATATATTTATAGGTAAGCAATATAATAAGATATTTGCTTGCCTATTTTTTATTTAATAAACTAATAAATTCAACAAAAACAAGTAATGCGGATGAAAAAGACGTACTACAGAAAAACACCGCCTAAAAAGTTTGAGCCAGATAAATGCCACTGGACTCGAACCGATAAAAATAGATGGAAAACAAAAGTCATTTACGAAACAGAAGACGATGCAGAAGAATGGCTTAAACAACACCCTAAACTAATAGCACAAGGAATGAAATCATATTACTGCCCTATATGCAATAAATGGCATTGCGGACATAATACGATAGACAAAGAAACGAAACAACTACTTAAAAATAACTTCAACTAATAATACACAATATAATACATTAATCCCTCAGTAGATAATAATATACCTATTGAGGGATTTCATGTTTACTTACCAAATGAAAATGTAGTAGGACAAGTTTCATCACAAGAGTTACCTTCACCCTTACCACCTTTAATTAATTCATCAATTGATGTGGCATTCTTAATATTACCACACTTGTCAGTCTCAGGACGATACTCACCCTCATTACTAACACTCAATAAATGTAGCTCACTTCTAACTTCTACCACGCTACATAATGGTTTCATATAATTATTCTTTTTCATATCCTTTATAAATATTATCTAATATATAAAAAGTGCCTACCTATCTCAGGCAAGCACAGTCAACTAAAAATCTAAACAAATTAAAACTTATATTTAAGTAATTATATTGTGATTACCTTGCGGTATATTGTTAAAAACAACAAGGTCAAGCATTGACTCTCTCACGCACGTTGTGATTACCTCTCGGTACATGATTACTAACATAGATTCTACATAACTTGCACTTTTTAGAGAGCAGGATACATACACAAAATGAGGAGGTCTCTCTGCATTGCAGCAATCTCATAAAAATCACAGACGAGCCTCCTCACGCACCAAACTGAGCTGGACTGTGGAATCGAACCACTCCTCTGTATTGGTTTAACACAGCGTGCACCATCACACCTTGTCCGCTTATAATAGGAAGCAATTGTTGTTTAAATAAGCCATACTATTTTATAAGAAAAATCTGCTGTACGCTTCCATTAAATATATATGAATCTGAGTAAAACTCAGAGGAGAACAAGTCTTCCCTAAATCACAATGCAAAGATACTACTTTTATTTTAATCTACCAAATAAAATCATATAATTTTACATACATTAACTAAATTGATAAATAAAGCAATTAACATAAACACTATTTAATAGTATATTCCCAATTTTTTAATTTTTCAAAAATTTTTATAAAATTTTATTTTTTTTTTGGTAAAAATGGACACCAAACAGTCCTTCCTTCACGTTTCTATCAATTTTACTCCCTTGCAGTTATACTCTATAAAAGTTATCATGCAATCACATTACGCTTGCTGTTATACTCCCTATAATTATCATCCATGACACATTCTTTGTCGTTGTCCTCCCTTGCAGTTGTACCCCCTTAAATTATCACTCAGAACATTTTCCCTTGGTGTTACACACTCTTATTTTATTTGTTCAGGTCACAATCCTTCCCCACATTCTCCCTTTCTCTATAAACTGTTTCCTGCCACTATTCTCCCTTGCTGTTGTCCTCCCTTGCAGTTATATATCATTTATCTTATATATACTATTCTTTACTTTACTATATATTATTCAATAACTATTACTCAATATTTTTTATTAGTGTATATTCATAATCCAATAATTCTATATCCGATTCTATATATCTTTCTCTCTTTACTATATTTCAGAATTTATTTAAAAGTGAACTATATATATTTCTTTCTTTCTAATTGTGTATTAAAATATTTCTATAGTATATTATTCTATATATAGTAATTTTTTTTATACAGTAAATCTTATTATTCTCTATTATATTATTTCTTATGTAGTATATTCTTTCCTTGTTATTTTATTTCTCTTTCTTTCTTTCTCTCCTATCCATTTATATTTAAAAGTATTCAAAAATAAGCAAAATTTTTAAAAGTACGTGATATTTATATATGAAGATTAAGATAAATAACATAAGAATAAGTAAACTTATGGAACATAAGAATATTAAAGTTGTTTCGATTGATATTGAAAATATGCTATATACTTGTGAAGATGGTAATGAGTATCCGTTAATGGATGGACTTGAAACATTGTCAATAGAAGAATTACAGAAACATATAGACAGTGCAAAACAAACAACACTTGATATAATAAAAAAAATAGAAAACGAAGATGGATAAGCTCCTGACATTGAAAGAAACTGAACAATTGCTTAATATCAGTAAATCCACACTTCAACGATGGGACAATAGCGGTAAGCTAATTGCATTAAGGACAGAAGGTGGACATAGACGTTATAAGCTATCTGAAATTGAACGATTAATCGGAGAAAATAGTAATGAAGTCACAGATAAAAGCGATGCAGTTAAAGTTGCAACATATGTAAGGTGTTCAACACAAGACCAGAAAGCACACGGTGATATAGATAGACAGTCATTAAGAATTTTCGAGTATTGTACAAAGAAAAAATATAAGGTTGAGTACATTATAAAGGATATGGGTAGTGGATTGAATGACAAACGTAAAGGTTTGATTCAACTGTGCAACTTGGTTGTTAATGGTAAAATTAATAAAGTAGTAATTGAATATAAGGATAGACTAACGAGGTTTCAGTATAACCTCATAGAGTTTTTATTTAACAGTTACGGAGTTGAGATAGAATTGCTTGATAAGAATGGATACACTGAACAAGAGGAACTTTTAAATGATATGGTGATGTTAATCGCAAGTTTTAGTGGAAAGATATATTCATTGAGAGCAAAAGAAAATAGAAAGAAACGTAAGCAGTAAAAAAAAATAATAGAACTATAAATTATGATTATACATAGTAAGTACACAAAGATATTCAATTCAAAGGATTTAACTCGACATAAATATGACGAGTTATATAACTTTGCTGTACTTATTAAAAATCATAAGAATATTGTCTCACGATATGTAAACGAAAACTTATTACATTACCTTGATAGTACAAATTTCCAATTCGTAAAAGATATGAGAGCAAAATTCAAAGGTTCTGTACCAAGTTCCTTTGATGGACAAATTTATACACAAGTATTCACTTGCTATCAGAATAAATTTGATGCGATACAACATAGACTTGTATTTGAAGTACCTACCTTCCAAGGTTTTGAATATTATAAGCGTAATACAAAGAAGTATAAAAAAGGTGATTTAAAGCGAGTTCTAATTGAAAAGAAACACACACCTTTATCCTCTTGTCTAACTTATCTTGCAAGGTACGGAAATGAAGGCACAATGGCTTATATCAATTCTAATATTGACAAGTGTGATACTGATAAACGTGACTTCTATAATAATATCATAAGATGTTGTGAAAAGTACGGTTTTGAAAGGTTATATGAACTTGCTTTGTCAAAGAGAAAACGTATAATTAACAAATACACCAACAATCCTATAGAGTTCAGGTCGTTAACCTTTAGTGGCAGATGTAGAAAGAAAAAGATAATTGAGTATAATCATAGATTTGGTTCAGTTATCAATTCATTCATAAGTCTTAGTGGGTTCAGTAGAAATTCATTTGATATACCCGTATCTTTTAACAAAGGGTGGCACGGAAACATGAAGGATTATAGAAAGAGGAATCCTGATTATATATACACTCTTACATTCGATAAAAAGAAGCATCAAGTGAATATAAATCTATGCAAAGATGGCGAAAGGTATATCCCAGAACCAAATGGAAAAACTATTGGAATAGACGTTAATTGCAAACATAACTTATTTAGTCTATCAGATGAAACCACTTATGATTATGACAGAAAGTTAGTTAACGATTTTTGCAAGTTATCTCTTGAAATAGACAGGTTGAAAGAAGATAGAGATTATGTCATTGGCAAACGTAAACAACGGAAACTTGATACACTCAAAACCAAAATGATGAAGTCAGAACAGCAACTTATTGCTAATATGTGCAGAACACTGCAATCACAAGGTGTTGGGCATATTGTGATGGAGAATTTGGATAATGGGTTTGGAAAGTGTTATGTGAAAGATAGTAACAATGAAGACATCAATTATAATCGGAAGGTTAAATTCCTTGGCTTAAGTAGTTTGAAACAAGAGGTGGAACATATTGCAAGGAAGTATGACATTGCTGTTTCGACTGTGCAAGCAAGTTACACATCAAAGATGTGTCCTATCTGTGGTTGCATTGAAGATGAAAACAGACCAGACCAAGAAACATTTGAATGTGTTGAATGTGGTCATAAAGACAATGCTGATTTCAATGCAGCAAAGAATATAAGAAACAGAGTGCTTGTAACCGTGTTACGAGATAAACTCTTAAAACAACTTGATAATGGTGCTTTTGAACCAAGAATGCTTAGTCGTGAAAAGGTTAAGGAAGCGTTATTATCGTTTAGAAGGAGCCTATCAAAAGTAGGTAGTGAATGTACAGGAAGTCGTATGACGACTTTTAAAGATGTTTAATTCTTCTGAGGTGAGGGTTTGTAATATGTACATATACGTTTATTTATAGTATATATTATCAATATACAGATGTATTATTTAAATGAATAATGATATAATGTAAGCCGATTATAAATAAGAAAAGAGACGATATGAATTTATCTTTTTTAATCATATCATCTCTCCCATTAAGTATAGTTATCTTTTATAATATCTTATTCTTAATATATTGTTTCAACTTTTAAAGTTTATATGCCATTAGCATTGTGTTTTTAGGAAGTTCGTATAAACTGTAATCTATTGTTTGTCCTTTATAAGTAAATGTTTTACTCTTTTTATCAGGGGTCACTAATATATCTAATCCATTTGTTCTATTGCTTCTTGATATTGTAATATATGGATTATTTTTGGAATCTACAAAACTATCTATTTCTCCAACAAAATCATATTTTCCATTATCTTTTCTTTTAAGACCTGGATAAGTAAAAAGATGTGTATTCTCATCTGGGGCAAACATATCATCTTTATTAAATGTCTTATCCATCAAACTTAAAACTAATGCGAAATTATCATATATAGTCAAGATAAATCCATTTGTTACATTATTGTCCTTTGTAATTTTCATAGGTTTTACTTTAGTAACATTATCACCGTCATGTAATATTAATTCATATGTATTCTTATTTAATTCGTTAATATTAACTTTGAATTGTATATTATTTTTAGAAAGATATAATGTTTGTGTTTGAGAGTATGCTATTTTATATACGTCTACAACAGTAATATCAGGTTCAAAATTATAATATACTTTGGGCGTTTCTGTTACCAATGTTACATTAGGTTTGATTAAACTTGAATTAATTTTTTCAAAGTTTTCTTCCGTGTCTACTAATTTTAGATAATCCATATTTTTTTTATTCTATAAATAGGTTATTGAATATGATATGTATTTTCTGTTACATGGGAAAGATATTATTTATTCATTTCCCATTTGTTTAATTTCATCAAGTCGTTTTAATCCTTCTTTAAGAGTATTATAAAACGCCATAGTTTCTTTCCTATGTTTCTTATATTCTTTTATGCTTTTTCTATATTCTCTTTCAGCATTAGGACTAAGAAACAATGGAGATTCATCATCTATTCCGTTTAAAGAGTTTAAATAACTTTCTGTAATATCTCTCATAATATATTCTATTATTATTTATTCCAATTAATTTTATTTCTTTCTTATTCTGCAAAGATACATATAATATTTTATATTGGCAAGTGTTTAATGTTTATATATATAAAAAAGAGAGAAACAAATATATTATTATTATATTTGTTTCTCTCTCTATTTCAAAAATATTTTTTTCTAATTAACGGAATGATTTAATTATTGAAATCATATCTACTTTTCTTAAGATATTATAAGATTTCATTGTATTAAAATCACTACTTTTTAGATTTTTATCAAACTCTCCATTTTCTTTTAATTCTATAATATTATATTGGTTTTTTAATATATAGGGTCCACTATTGTTATTTTGGTAATTTATCTGGTACATTTCTGTTATAGGGTCAGAGTTCATTTTACCGTGAGAATAATTTATTAGATTTACTCCTTCTCCTTCTTTTGGTTTACAAAAGTATATACCATGAGAAATATTTATAATTTTTTCATTATCAATTATAGTTTCTTTATTAATTGATAAATTATCAATTATAGTCATATTGTTATCAGAGTCAATATATCCTATATAAAAATCACTACGTAACTTAAGGATATCAATAATTCTATTAAATTTTGGTATTCCATTATTACTTCCTGTCAAAATGTATTCTTTTTCTCCATTACTATTGTTTAAGAAAATAGTTTGTCCTTCTATATTAATATTTTGTGTATCTATATTATTAAATGACATTTTTTCAAATGTATCTAAATTATAAATTTCACATTGCGAGTTATTATTTACGAAAAGCAGATTATCTTTTTGCACACATTTAATAGAATTATATCCATTACTATATTCGAGTATTTTACCTGTATTAGAAATTAAAAGATTGAAAGAACTATTTGATTTATCATATCCCCTAAAAATAGTATATGTTTTATGTTTAAAATAAAATTTTGTAACATTATGTCTATCTTTTTCATATACATTGTAATTAGTAACGAATAAATCATTTTTATTTAAATCTTTGTAAATATACAGACCATACTGATTTATAGTATACAAAAGTTCAAAATGAGACTTAAATAATTTATAAACATCTGTTCCTATTAAATTGGAAACTTGTGCTGGGGTCATAATATAATCGTTTCCACCGTTATCATGGTTCCATCTACAAGTTACTGTATTTACAGAACCATCATGTCTAAAGGATACTGCAATCATTGATAAACCATAATCATCCAATGGACAATTTGGTCCTTGTACTTTTGGAACATTTTCAAATCCCTCTTTTAGTAAGAATAAGAATGATTCTTCTTGCGAATATCTTGAAAATGCATCTTCGCTTTGCGTAACACACCAATCAGTATATCTACTATATTCATTCGCTTTTTCGAAATTTGGTATTGTCACTATCTTATAACCATTATAGTTACCATTGCTATTATTTCCATATTGTGCGCTGGCTTCACGTTCTTCTTCTTCACTATTGGAGACATCACCTTTAAACTGATTAAAGAAAGATTGTAGGTCCATTCCATTGGCATTCTGGTCAAGACCTAATCCTTTGGCTTTGGGCGCTATGATACCTATGTATCTATTTAATGCTTGAATTGTATCGTTATTAAGTGTATTACCATTGTCCAATACAAATCTTACCACAGCTGGATACAAATGGAAATCAGCCTTTCTAACATTTGGAATATCATGTAACACTTTCTCGGTAAAGTCCTTATCATTTATATTAGGTGATAATTCTCTAACCATTCTTCTTGCTAAAGATTGATTCTTGGAAGCACGATTCTCTGTGATTAATCTACCATTGTTGAAATTGTTTAAAAACTGATTTTCTGTAATTATTATTCTACGTCTAATCATTCGTTTATATTAAAAATTAAATTTTATATTAATAAATATAATATAAAAAAAGAGAGAACATAAAAAGTAATATATCTACTTTCACATTCTCTCATATACTATTAATTCACTTTATTCAATTACAAATTTTCGTTAATAATAATGACATCTTTTACTCGTTTCTCTACTTCATGGTTCTCCAGATATTTAGTTATCTTTGGTGTGTCATTTATACTGGAACCTGACAAATATTGTACTGTTGGATGGTCTGGATTACTTCTATCCACTTTATATAAGATTGGTTGATTATCTTTATTCAAATAACAAGCAATCTCTCCCACGAAATCCCTTTGGTCACTATCCTTTCTCTTTAGACCTGTTAAAGTAAACTTAGTTACTAATCTACCATCTTCTATTAAATCAAGAGAATCGGGTGTAACTGTTAAATGAGAAACTAAATTTTCAAGATAACCATAATCCATAATAATTATATTCGTTAAATTAATATTACCATCATTATCACTATATGCCCTTTTCAATGTTTCATCAGTTTTTATATCTTGTATAGTTGTTTTAACAGGTATATCTTCAGAAATTAGATTACCTGCCATATCATTTAAGTAAGAAGTAAAACCATATTCATATATCTTAAACTTAATATAGAAAAGCTTGTCTACCCCCCCATTTTCTTTAACAAGTGCAACACGTGGTTGATTCAGATTCGTTCTTTTATCCTTGTTAAAGTCTGTCATTGAATTAAATGTGTTAATGTATTTCATAATTTTATTTTATTCTTCTATTGGTTTTATTTTATTAGCTATTGCTTTCCATCCATCATGGGTCTTATAAGCATCCAACAAATTAGGTTGTACATATAGTGTTTCCAAATTAGTTTCTTCACTATTTAAACCATAGGACATATTATAAACAACATTTTTAGATTTAAATGTTACCGTTTTAAGTTTTGGGCAAAAAGAAAAACACCCAGAATCAAGAGACGTTACATTTTCAGGTATAGTTATCGTTGAAAGTTCAGGGAGATTTGAATTGTATCCTAATTTTTCTAATGATTCAGGCAATATTATAGTTTTGAATGGACATCTATTAAATACATTTGAAAGAATCTCAGTTACACCTTCATCAATTGTCACGCTTGAAAGTGATGTGCAGTCGTTAAATATGCCTGAGGGAATAACGTCAAATTGTTTAGGAATATGTACAGCAGTGAGAGAAGTACAACCTTGACATAGACTAGAAAGGTTAGAAGTTGGATAAGATATTGAATCATTACGTAAATTACTTCCACAAGTGGTAAATTCATCGAAGTTAATTGCTGTTAGATATTGTAATCCTCGACTAAATTGAAATGAGTAAGGATAATCGCTTATCATATCAAGTTTATGCGACCCCCCCCCCAGAGTAACTTCTTCAGGATAACCTGTTAATCGAGGAAACTCTATTTCTAATTCATGTCCATCAGCAACCGTAATTGTAATATATGAGTTAGGTCTTGAATAAGTGACTTTGCTATTTTCAATAGTTAGACCTACATAAGGTGATAGATAATCTTTTGACAATATGTATGCTTGTTCTTTTTCTTGTGTATCTATCATTTTAAGATGTTTCATAATTTATAGTACTATATTAATATTTTATTTATTATTCTGTTTTAGGTTTTGTTGCAACTAACTTTGCTTTAAAGTGTTTCATTGAGAATTATTTATTTACTATATAAATATCTCAATCATAACGTATCTGATATATTAATCATAAGTTTTATTTTGTAATCTGGAACGTAGTCATTTTTATACATTTCAAAGTCATTTACGGTTAGTTTATTCTCTTCTTTATTATATTGAATAACAAATATATTTCCGCTTGCATCAATAAACGATGCCACTTGTCCCACATAATCTCTTATACTCTTATTTTCCTTGCGTCTAAGCCCATTAAAACTCAAAGACAACTTATCTATCAGATTGGTGTTATAAGTGGCTATAAGCGACTCTAAAGTATATCTATCGAGTGCTGTTAAAGAAGTATTGTAATCTTTAAATTGCCATTTTTCTGGAAAACCATATCTATTGACTTTTATAGTCTTATTCATAACTTGAGAGAGATTTTTATCGCAATGTATATCATCTGTTGAAATGAATATATCATTACTATCTCCGTGTATTGTTACCAAATTATACACATCTTTAAGCTTCTCTATAAAATTATAAATGAGTTTATTGTTATCTTCTTTGATTAAGATAACATTTGGCTTATTGATAGAAGATTTAATATCATTAAATTCATCGTTTCTTTTTAGATTAATAATATGTTTCATTATGTTTTGTAAGTTATTTGAGTTAAGTTGGGTGCATATAATAGTATTGTATATAAATAATGGAGAGACTCGATAAATCTCTCCATTATAACTATGAATTAGTGATAATATTTTTTCAAACCTGTAAGAAGATAATGCATCGTATCAGTTATAAGACATGTATTTCTTTGGAAATAAATATCAATGTATTCATTCAGTGGCATAGTCGGATACTCCATTTGCCATCTTTTTAATAGATGCCATGTAAAGTCAGCCAACGCAAAGTTTTCCGATGATGTTTTTGAAAACACGAAATTAACATTAAGCCATTCCAATGCTTGAAATGCTACATCGAAGTATTTGCTTACTTTTATCCATAATTCTTCACTAACAAAACAATCCACTTTACGTTTAATCTTGGCATCACCATAATGGACTGCTACCATTACTTTACCAGTCGCTTCTTTTATATCTGATAGTTTATATGTAAAGCGTGTTGGTAAATTTGGTACATCTTCGTGTCCTGTTATTGCAAATGTAAATTTTCGTTTCATTATATTATTTATGCTGTTTGAATTAAACCATATATTGCTGAAAAACTTTGTTCAAATTCTAATTCAATTGCTTTCATTGCGCCTTCAATACTTCCAGACTCGTCACACATGAGATAAGATTTCTTCAAACCTACGTGTACTGCAGTTCTAAAGTAATCATAAAAAGCTGATATTTCACTATTTTTTGAACCATAGAATATTCTAAAAGACTTTGTATGTTTTTCTTTATCGTAAGAATCTTTCAATACATATTCATAATTAACATTAACAAAATTATCTTCGGGATAAAATGCACATGCAATATATGTTATGTTAAAGAATTTCATGTCACTAATATTTTCATCCACTGTTACACCAATTGTATATGGAGTCAAAGTAGGTGATTCTTCTTCGTCATCATCTTCCATTATCTTTTCTTCCAAGATACGTGCATATTCTTTAAAGAAAGCGGACTCAAATTCTTGTTGAATAAAATAGTGGAAAAGAAAATCTTCATCACGTTTGAAACGAGGTGATAATGCTTTAATTTCTTTTTCGACTTCTTTGGCAACACTTTCGAAAGTAGGAAGAAGAATATTATAGGACATTTCTGATTGATTTTTGAATACTTTAATACTTCCCAATTCTAACATATCTTTTTGTGTACATTCATCAGCAGTCCATGTGTAACCAATTTTAATACATTTCTCTTCTGGACTAATAAAGCACATTATCTTATTGATATACATATCTCCAAGAATTATTCCATCTTGAAAGAGCCATGCATTGATAGGATATTTTTCGATTTTTCCTTCCATATTATTTGATATTTATTTATTTATTTAATTCTTTGAACACTTGAATATTTGTTGGGTGGACTACCCCTGAGTTAAAAAACTCATTGGTTTCGGGCTTCTCTGAGGAATGGCTTTCTAAAAGGTTGGCTCTTACTTCCTCTCCACCCGTGTAATCGACAGTCCCTGCCGATGTGTTATTATTATTATTATTTAAACCGAAACGAAGGATATTGATAGCAGCATTAACATCACGGTCATGATGAGTATGACAATGAGGACACTCCCACTCACGAACAGATAAATCTTTAATGTCTTTGTTTACATACCCACAGACATTACAAGTCTGAGAGGATGGGAAGTATCGGTCCACCTTCACAACCTCTTTGTCATTCCATTCTGCCTTGTAAGTAAGCATGGAAACAAATTTACCCCAGCTTGCATCAGAAATGGACTTAGAAAGGTGATGATTCTTCGTCATACCCTTAATATTTAGGTCCTCAATACAAATTGTATCATATCTTCTGACAAGAGAGATAGAACACTTATGCAGATAGTCGGCACGACTATTAGTAATCTTCTCGTGAAGTCTGGCAACTTTGAGTTTTTGGTTTTCAAACCCTCTGCTGCCTTTCTTCTTCCGAGAAAGATGCTGTTGTGCTTTTGTAAGTTTGCACTCGTATCTCCTTGTGTATCGGTTATTATTAAAAGTTTCTCCTTCAGAAGTGATAAGCAAGTTCTTCAATCCCATATCAACGCCAATGGATTTACCAGTTTTCTTAAGAGGAGTTATGTATTCTTCTTCTGTGAATACGGAAACAAAATATTTTCCGCTCGTAGTTTTTGTGATAGTTACCTTCCCGATTTTGCCTTTTATCTCACGATGTACACGACACTTGATACCTTCATTGAATTTGGGTATAAAAAGTCTACCACCTGCTACAGATGCAGCTTGTGGAACTGTAAAACTATTTTTGGAGTGTTTGGATTTGAATTTAGGAAACTTAGCACGCTTTTTGAAGAAATTGTTATAGGCTGCTTCAAGACTACGGATTGCGAACTGCAAGGTTTGGGCGTTTACTTCCGTCAACCATGCAGTTTCTTCCTGCTTCTTTAATGTGGTAAGTGTTTTAGCCTGTGCATAATAGTTATCACTTTTACCAGTCAGCTTATACTGTTCTATGCGTTGGTTGAGAAAAGTGTTATACACAAAGCGAGAACATCCGAAGTGTTTTCCCAATAACTCGGCTTGTTCCTTATTCGGTAACAGTCTGAACTTATATGTCCTACTAATCTTTCTCATTTCACTTGCAAAGATACTAATTATTTTGTAAATAACAAAACTTTTTATTTATTATTATAAACCTCTTTCTTTAAAATAAGTTATCATTTTATCATACAAGGCAAGTTGCATTTCCGTGCAAGGAATTGACAAGATGGTGAACTTTCTAAAATTTATTAAATCTTCACTAAAAGAATTACAAGAATAATCCCAATCAAAGAATCTATTGACTGCAAAATGTAACAAATCTGATAATTCTTCGGGATTAATTTTATCTTTATTACATAGATAAAACATAGCAATACAGTCGAGTAAAGGTGGTATTTTATCTTCTTTTTCAATCCAGTTGAATATCAATAAATCATCAATAATTAATTCTTTTATTGATGATAATTTATCATCTTTTGAAAATGAATCCACACGCATAACAACGTTACCATACTCTTCACTAACGTCAGAAAGTTCGATATTAAAACTAATTATTTTAATATCATCACGTCCATTTATTGCAACACCATAAGAAGCATTATTTACATTTCCCATTAAATCCATATCATATATAATTTTATTTGTTGCAAAGATAGTGAAAAATATATTATCAGACAAATAATTAAAGTTAAAAAAAAACAAAAAAGAGAAGCGACATTATTCATCACTTCTCTCTTAATTTATAAAAATATTTTTTTTGAAAACATGCTTCGTGAATACGCTTCAATTTTATATATTTTTGTATTTATATATGTATATTATAACATACTGATTATCAAATACTTACAATACGCAAATAATTAACATTTATGATAACTTTCCTTAATGAGGGCCGTGCGCTGATATACAAGTTTATTATACAAAATATAATGTTATTCCATGCTATTAATTAAATATTTCTCTAATATCCATTGATGTAAGTGTTGTAAATTCATTGAGTTTCTTCAAGTCATTTGATGAAACGTGAGAGAAAAACACTTTATCTTGATTTAGTGCTATACCACCGTTTTGACACATAATCAAGTATACACATTCTTCAGGAACATCTTTTGCAGGCGTAACATAGAAAGTGTCTTCTATTGGAAGGTGAGTTATTAGTCCAAATTTTTCAGAAATAACAAACATTCCATCTTCGTCTTGAATTAAATATAACTTATATTCACCTTCTCCAATAGTGCTAATTATATCTGCCAACCATATATAATCTTCGCATGTATCAGTATTTATGACGGAAATTTGATTATTTCTAAAACAAACTAATCTTCCATATTGATATACACATTTGTCTATATTTTTACTAAACATAGAGATATTAGTTTTTTTATTTATTACTTGCTTATAACCATCATCATCAGTTAGTATAAGTATATTTTGATAGTTATCTAAATTCCTAATAGGAATATCTTTTAACTTTTCCATGGTCTTTGCGTTATAAATTCCACCACCTTCTGATTCTGTATCTGTATTGGCAACATATAAAAGACCATTATTTTCAATCGTGTCTATCCATTCATCACCTTCAGCTGTCTCATAAATAAATCCATCTCTACCAATTAAAGCACAAATATCATATCCTTCATCAGTTTTACCTTGATAGACAACATAGTCTTTACTCTGGAAACATATATTATCACTAAAGTCGTAACTAAAAATGAACAAATTGTCAGTGGTAGTATTTTTACACAACTTCAAACCATAATTCAAATCATAATCCAAAACTTCCATGTTTTCAGGGAGTAAACTCTGAATATTATCGGGATTAAAAATACCGTATATATCAGCCCCGATTAATTTAGAAAGCTGTCCTGGAGTCATTACGGAGTCGTTACCACCTTTATCATGATTCCATCTACAAGTTACTGTATTTATCGAACCATCATGCCTAAATGAAACAGCTATCATTGAAAGACCATATTCGTCCAATGGACAGTTTGGACCTTGTTCTCTCGGAACATTTTCAAAACCATCTTTTAATAAGAAATAAAATATTCCTGAACCATTATTAGTATATTTTAAAAAATATTCTTCACCTTGTGTGACACACCAATCAGTATAACGGCTATATTCATTTGCATCATCGAAAGTTGGAATAGGTACTATCTTATAGCCATTATTATTACCTTCATTATTCTCTCCATATTGTGCGCTTGCTTCACGGTCATCAGTTTCACTCTGTGACACATCACCTTGGAACTGACTAAAGAAGTCATTCATTGACATACCATTAGCATTCTGGTCAAGACCTAATTCCTTAGCTTTAGGTGCAATAACACCAACATATTTATTCAACTCTAATATAGTGTTTGCATCAAGACTATTACCTGCGTTTAGAACAAATCTTACTACTGCTGGATAAAGATGAAAATCTGCTTTTCTTACATTTGGGATATCATGTAATACATTTTCAGTAAATTCTTTATCATTCAATGATGGATTTATAGAACGCACCATTTTGCGTGCTAAAGACTGATTCTTTGATGCACGGTTTTCAGTAATTAAATGTCCATCAGCAAAATTACGTAAGAACTGACTTTCATTTATTTTAATTATCTTTTTATTCATAATATTCTGTTTATTTATATATTTCAAATTCTTCTTTTGGTATTGTATGAACGCTTACTCCAGCAGTTTTATTTTTCAATATTAAGTAATAATATTTATCATTTTTCCTAACAGCAATCATAAAATCATCTACTTTAAATGCTTCATCAACAATTCCAAAAGGTTTCATGTCTAAAGAAGTATATACAACTAATTGATTCTGTTGGGTTTTAAATACATAAAAAGAGCGATTAAAGAAATAACGTTCTAACCATTCATTTGAATAACTGCGTTCAGCAATATCAACGATTGAATAAGATTGTTCTTTTTGAGCGAGAACTAATTTACCAAATGCTAAAATATTATCGACCCATTCAGTAAAAAGAAAGAGATTTGTATCAGGATATAATATATTCCTTTTATCTTCATTACTTGTCACAAGAATGTATCCATTTCTAACGGAGAAACTTTTCAAGTTAGAGTTTTGTGTTAATTGTCCTGTTTCATTATTTACTTCATATACTTTGAAGTCTAATGCCACATATAACTTGTTTCCCACAAAGAAATGTTCTCCAAGAAAAATATCTTTACCACCAATAACAACACCATTAGTAAGTATTAAAGCATCAAAATTATCTCTTCCAAACCCATCATATACTAAAGCCTTCTCACCATCAAAATATTCTGTTCTACGCATATTTTTATCAGATACAACATAATCCTTTTTATCATTGTCATAGAATAAAAATTGACCATAAGATAGATTTTTAATTAATTTCCATGATGATGGAATTTCTTTTTTAGGACGTTTATCAACACATATCTGATATATATTAGCATTAATTAATTTACACAAACTATTAACACTCATTACATGGTCTCCATTAACATTATTTCCCTCAAATTCATGATTCCACCTACTTGTAATTGTATTTACGTTTCCGTCTTCATAGAATGACACGGCTATCATTGAAAGTCCATATTCATCTAAAGGTACTTTATTTTCATTAACGTCATCCGTTGTTATGTTTTGATATCCTTTCTTTAAAAAGAAGTAGAAATATCCAGTTTTATTGTTTGTATATTGATTATAATTACCTTCATCATACGTAATACACCAATCTACATAATCTCCATATTGGTGAGCCGTTTCAAAGTCTGGAATAAAAACAATATCATAATCACCAAATTTGTCATCCCCTTTTCCATAAGCGGATGCAGTTTGTCTATCTAAATTATCCTCTTGTTCAACATCTTGATTAAAATTATGGAAAAATTCATTCATTGACATACCGTTGATATTCTGGTCAAGACCTAACTCTTTGGCTTTTGGTGCAATAATGCCTATATACTTATTCAATTTCTGTATAAATTCTCCGTCAGTTGCATCTCCTGATTGCAGTAATAATCTAACCGCTGCTGGGAATAAATGAAAGTCTGCCTTACGAACATTTGGAATGTCGTGTAAAACTTTCATCGTAAATTCTTTATCATCCAAGTTAGGGGATAATTCCCTGACCATACGTCTTGCCAGAGATTGATTTTTGGAAGCACGATTTTCAGTAATTAAACAACCATTGTTGAAATTGTTTAAAAACTGATTTTCTGTAATCATTATTTTACGTATATTCATTATTTCTTATGTATTATAAATTCATCATATAAGTTTACTTCAACTATTTCACTTTCATAACGGATAATAGCAAATTCATCTTCATTAACTGGCATTGTTGTTGCGAAATCTTGTGAGATACCTATCATTTCATTATTACATTTTGCAATATATCTTGCATTAATTCTTCCTTGATTAACTATTTTATATAGTTTTGTAATGGACTTTTTGTTTAACATTCCCTTATAGTTTGAAATAAGATAATAACCATTATTCTCAACCAAGAAAATAGTGTTTCTATAATCTACTTTTGAATAAGCTAATATATTCACCCAATCCATAACTTTTTCAAATGTATCGTATGTATATAATGATAACATGTTTCCATCAAAAGCAATTATTAAATTTCCAATTGGAACAGTAGAAACATTATCCAACCAGTCATTGAATAATAATTTATTAGTAGATTTAACGAAGTAATTAATAGATTCATCTTGGTTGTATAATTGAATTGCAGCCCCTTTATCATCTACTTCATGTAACTTTTCGTCATTTATTCGTTCAAGTGTTGTAGCGTTATATATACCGCTTCCATCCGACAAATCAGTATCTCCAATAAATAATAAGTTATCACACTCGGCACATGTAAGAGAATTTTCATCTGAAGATAATAAAATATTACCATCTTTAGTAACGAAAGCTATGAAACGTTTTCCATTTTCATCATAACCGCTTTGATAGAATACATAAGGTTTATCTTTAAAATAAACTTGATGCTGATAATCCTTAGAGGAAACAAATAATTGACCATTTTCCTTGTTTTTACAAAGCATAAAATCTTCATCATTCATTTCATCTATAATTTCAACATTTTCCAAAAATTTATTTTGTATATCGTCTGGATTAAAGATAGAATATATATCACTTCCTATGAGTTCAGAAATTTGTTCAGGTGTCATAACATTATCATCACCACCATTATCGTGGTTCCATCTACACGTAATAGATATAATACCACCCTCTTCATTAAACGAAACAGCTATCATTGAAAGTCCATATTCATCCAAAGGTGCATTATCTCCTACCTTCTTGGGAACTTTCTCAAAGCCATCCTTCAATAAGAAATAAAACAGACCCTTACCTATACCGACATAATTTATGAAATCCTGTGAACGGTGAGTTACACACCACGTGGTATAATCGCTATATTCAGATGCCTCTGAAAATGACGGAATAGGAACAATTGTATAACCATTATTATGCCCATTACTTGTTCCATAATGCGCAGTATTTTCTCTATTAGCCTTATCCGCTTGATGTACATAACCTTCGAAATTTCTAAAAAACTCATCCAATGTCATTCCATTAAGATTCTGGTCAAGGTTTAATTCTTTAGATTTGGATGCTGCAACACTAATGAATTTGTTAAGTTTTAATAGCGTGTCAGCATTTATAGATTTAGGATTTTGAAGTAAAAATCTCACAACAGCTGGAAACAAATGAAAATTCTCTTTACGCACGCTTGGAATATCATGTAATACTTTCTCGGTAAACTCTTTATCATCTATATTAGGAGACAAGTTTCTAACCATACGTCTTGCCAATGACTGATTCTTTGAAGCACGATTCTCGGTAATTAAACGGCTTCTATTAAATAAACTTGCAAATTGGTTTTCCCCTATAATAATTTTTCTCATTATTCTAATTTAATATATAAAAATAAATATCCAATTTGACATTAAAAACAAAAAAATAACTTGACAGAAATATATTTATCAAGTTATGTGTTTAAACTATTCCCCTCGTTTAGTTGGAAATTGCTCTTTCCATTCTGCAACTCAAAGCACCTAAATAGCTATGCATGGCTTCAAGTTGTTCATTCAACAGATTTCTATCCGTTTCTTCTAAAGTCTTAAAAGCATCACTTTCAATGAACTTTTCCAGTTTCAAAATACGGTCATCCAATTCATCCAATTCTAATTTCATTCTATCAATGAATGAATCTGCTAAAGTGAAGTTCTCTTCAAAAAATGACTTTGGAGTCCAAGTAAGTTCATTATTATGGTTTTCCACCAAATACCCATCCATTTCTTCATCACAATCGATGTTGAATGGAAGTACGCCATCAGGCACACCTTTTAATTTCATAGGTTCCGCCATGCAAAAAATTTGCTTTGATACATATTGTTTCATAACATATATTTTTTAATTCTCTGCAAAGATATAGAGAAAATATAATATATCAAAAAATTAATATATAAAATATGTTAACAATAAAGTTAAGTGAAAAATATTGTATGATTAATAGATAATTACAAATATTTATATGTAATAAGATTTTAACTATAATACATTATGACAAAACATTTAAAAATATTCACAAGTGATAATGAAAGACAAATATTTGAAAGTAGTGACAATTATTTAGAACCATACGTATCAATCGTTACTCTGGGGGGGGGGTAAAATATACACTTATTATAATGCTCCTAAACCTATATTAGCAATTCTTACAATAGATAATGGAAGTAAAGTAACACTTTATGGAAAAGGAGATTTTCAACTTGCCGATGCGCTAAGTAAGAACAATGTTAAAAATATAGATAGTTCATCTATTACAAATATTGAACTTACTAACAATGTTACACGAATTTTATATAATGGATTTAATGGGTGTAGTAAAATAAAAAATATTATTATACCGAGTACAGTTACAATATTACAGAAATCTCTTTTTGGTGGTTGTGAATCATTAACTTCTCTAACTTTAAGTGATTCTATTGAAAATGTTGATAGATATGTCAACAATTACTATAACACCAACTTACATGAATTAAAAATTATTGGTAAAAAATTTGCATCACGTGGACTTTATTATGAATTTTTAAAAACAATTCATACATTATACGTAGATGCATCCCTTGTTGAAAGATATAAAACATGGAGGGATGCTTTAAGTTGTACATTTGAAGTAAAACCATTAACTTAAATAAAATAATAAATAAAACTAAATAATAAATTATATATGGCAAAATTTTTAAAATTCTTTGATAATAACAAACAAAGAAGTACTTATGAATTGGGTGAAGATTACATAACTCCTTATGTATCAGCTATTAAAGGAACAAATGGGGGGGGTAAGTCCTCGTTATAATTTACCATCTGACATTTTATGTGTACTGACTTTACAAGAAAATTCTACAGTATATATCACAGGTGAGAATACATTTAATATGGAAGATACTTATCCTTACCATGAAGATATAGTCAGTGCTATAATCACTAATAGATGTACAAGTATCGGAGAAAATGCATTTAACGAATGTACCCACCTATCATCAGTTACTATTCCAGATAGTGTTACAACAATAGGTAATAGTGCTTTCACCTCATGTTCGTCACTTACTCATATAGTTATCCCACAAAGTGTAAGTTCTATAGGTAATTCTGTATTCTTATATTGTAATTCACTTAGTAGTGTTACATTATCTAATAATATTACAAAATTAGAAACAGCTACTTTTCAACAATGTATATCTTTGGAATATATTACATTACCGAATACGTTAAAAGAATTAGAATATTATGCGTTTTATGGTAGTGGCTTAAAAGAACTGATTATACCTGAAGGTGTAACTAAAATCGAAGGTGGTGTCATTAGTTCATGTCCTAACTTAGAATCTGTAACATTTCATTCTTCAATAGAAGATTTAACAGATTATGAATTTCTAACTAATTGTAACAAACTTAGAGAGATAAAAATAATAGGTACAAAAGATATGACCAATATTATTACTTTTAATATATATAATATAGGCAATAAATCAGATTTAACATTATACGTTGATTCTTCTCTTGTTGATGCTTATAAAGCAAAAAGAGATAGATTCAATGGTTTATATAAAATTTTACCATTACAACAGTAAAAACACAAAGACGAGCTGTGAAACAAAATCATTAGCCCGTCTTTTTTATGTACTACAAATTATCTTCTCCACCATGATTAGGGTCGCCCTTAGTCACATAACAATCATCAGATTGAGTTGGCTCACCAGGAGTAAAACCACCTCCAGTTATTGAACCGCCACAAAACATATCACACATTTCCATATATTCATCTATAGTCATCAACGAATCAGGGTCAATAAATTTTTCAAATTTTTCAAGACGTTCATTGAGTTTTCTTAATTCATTGATTTTTGCATCGTAATCAAAACTATCATTAGATTTCATATCTTCGTTCATACAATAAGTTATATTTGAAACATTTTTTTCTATTTTAGCCATAATATTTAATACTATTTATTATCATTCTTGATGGAATTATTAGATTAAAATTACCATTTGCCAAAGCAACGTCATAACAAATTTTCCAACATGACCATTTCTGAACAATATCTACCAATTTAGTAGGTTGATAAGATAGAATGTTTGGATTCTTTTCAAGTAATAAATTCACTGCATCATCGACCACTCGTTTACTATCATCATCTAAATCAATATTAATACTATCGTTCTTTATTGTACATTCGGAATTAGTAATAGTATATTTGGATAGTATATCTGATGCAATAAACTCACATACATCAGACTCTACTGGACCAAATGGTTTTGCTACAAACTTATTGAAAACTTTTGTTAGAAGTTTATTCTTATCTGTGGAATATAAACCAACTGTTAAAAATAACAATCTGATTATCTTAGGTGCTGTTAACGTATCTGTTTTATTATTATTTCTACGTATCAAAGCATCTACGAAATATTCAAAAAATAAACTTTTATTTCTCATATTTTTACTCATATTTTGAAAGTTTATACTTTGATAGTACTTCGTCAAATCTTTCATGTAATACTTTTTTATCATCTTCACTCAGTTTTTCAACTTCCTCTTTTGTCTTGAAGTAGTTTCCTGCAAGCCAATACAAACTATTCTTATGTATTAATTCTTCGATTGTTTCTTTTATTTTATTCTCTTCAAAGTCATAATAGAAGAATCGTTCATTTTCGTTAGCATCAAATTGATGGACTACCCTTGAGCTAAAGACTCATTGGCTTCGGGCTTCACAGAAGAACGGCTTTCCGATTGGTTGGCTCTTACTTCCTCTCCACCCGTGTAATCGACAGTCCCTGCCGATATATTATTATTTAATCCGAAATGAAGGATATTGATTGCAGCATTAATATCACGGTCATGACGTGTGTGACATTCAGGACATTCCCATTCACGTACAGACAAATCTTTTGTTTCTTTGTTGAGGTACCCACAGACATTACAAGTTTGAGAAGATGGATAGAAACGGTCTATCTTCACAATCTTCTTTTCATTCCATTCTGCCTTATAGGTAAGCATGGAAACAAATTTACCCCAGCTTGCATCAGTAATGGACTTGGAAATGCGATGGTTTTTCACCATACCCTTAACATTCAAATCCTCAATGCAAATGATATCATATCTTCTAACAAGTGAGATAGAGCACTTATGCAGATAATCGGTACGACTATTAGAAATCTTTTCGTGGAGTCTAGCAACTTTGAGTCTTTGGTTTTCAAACCCTCTGCTACCTTTCTTTTTACGAGAAAGATGCTGCTGTGCTTTAGCAAGTTTGCACTCGTATCTTCTTGTATATCGGTTATTATTGAAAGTTTCTCCTTCAGAAGTAGTAAGCAAGTCCTTCAAACCCATATCAACACCAATTGACTTACCAGTCTTCTCAAGTGGAGTTACATATTCTTCTTTTGTGAATACGGAAACAAAATACTTTCCACTTGGTGTTTTTGTGATAGTTACCTTCCCGACTTTGCCTTTTATCTCACGGTGTACACGGCACTTGATGCCTTCCTTGAACTTGCGTATGAAAAGTCTACCACCTGCTACAGATGCAAATTGTGGGACGGTGAAGCTATTTTTAGAATGCTTAGATTTGAAATTAGGAAACTTAGCACGCTTCTTAAAGAAATTGTTATAGGCTGCTTCAAGACTGCGGATAGCAAACTGCAATGTTTGGGCATTTACCTCCTTCAACCATGCTGTTTCTTCCTGTTTCTTCAATGTGGTAAGTGTCTTTGCTTGCGCATAGTAGTTATCAGTCTTACCAGTGAGTTTATATTGTTCTTTACGTTGATTGAGAAAGAAGTTGTACACATAGCGAGAACACCCGAAATGCTTTGCCAGCAATTCGGTTTGTTCCCTGTTCGGGTACAGTCTGAACTTGTATGCTCTGTTTATATTTCTCATATCTTTTGCAAATATAGTCAAATTATTCTATTAAGCAAAACAAAAACTGTTAAAAAAAATAAAATGTGGAACACAACAAATGTATTCCACATATATTACTCACCAAGAAATATGGAGACATGTGTCTTCACAAAAACCTTGTACTTCTTTATGGACAGTATATCCACTATAAATTAATTCATCTATAATTTCATCGTTCCACAAGTCCCTGTCATATATATGGCAGTCTCGTCTTCCAAAACATGCGGTTTCTTTTAAAATGCTGTTAATCTTTTCGATTTTCTCTGCATTATTCTTATTATCTTCAGAAATTTTAATTAATTCATCTGGTGTTGAAAATTTTGTCATAATTATATATTTTTTATAATGTAAATAATTTTTCTATTGGTTTCTTTGTAATTGTTTGATTTAAAGAACATAATACTGGCTTTTCCCATATACATTCAAAATCATCTGGCATATTATATTCAGAAACAAATACTTTATATCCATCTTTACTACGTTCTCTACACCATTGATAGAATGCCTCGTAATCGAATGTTTTTGAAGTGCTGTACTGTTTTACTCCTTTGTATGGAATATCGCAATAAATAACACATTTATCGGACGGTGGAAGTATGAAATTATCATAATTCTCACAAGAGAAAACTACATCTTTAATTGTTGGTAATTGATTCATTACATTTCTAATTGATTCAGAAATATAATCTCGTGGTTTACCATTACTTCCTTGTACATTGTGACCACTATAGCCACCAGCAAAGAAACGTCCATTAAAACTTGCCATGTGCCCAATCCACCCTAATTCAGCTTTAGTAAATGTTGAGTAATCACGTTTATTATATGCATCACGTGCTTTATTATAAAGTTCTCTATCAATTGTAGTTTCTCCAACCTGTCCATTTTGGAGAGTTTTCCACATTTCAATTAAGAACTCATTATTATCATTGGCTAATCTAATAAAGTCACGAGAAACTTTATCAATTAAATTACATCCACCGCAAAACAGGTCAACAAAATAATATCCTTTATTTAGATTACCTGTCATAAGTGGTATGATTTCGCTTGCTGTTCGATTTTTAGAACCTTGATATTTCATACTTTAAATCCTATTGCTTCAAACCAGTTCCATACTTTGATATATTTGTCGGTATCATATCTAAAACTCCCAGTAACAAAGTAATTGATTGGCATCATGATAATCATTATTAATAAAAGAATTATTGCCAACGGCATTGTTAAACGTAAAAGAGCAGGTACTTTCTTCTTATGAACCATGAAAAACCTCACATTAGATTGAGAAAATCTTCTGTATAGTTCATCACGTGATAGGTCTTTAAGCTCTGGAAAAATCTTATCAAAATCTGGAATATAATTCATACTTCCAAATGATGTTACATTTTCTAATTTTGTAAAAATCATATTATTTATTTTTAAATTCAAAGAAATCAAAATAAAATCTATATTTAAAGGAACGTGAGTGATATTCATCTAACATACCAGTAAAGATATAATTATAAAAGTATAATTTCTTATCATTTTGCGTCGATGATATTGTTAAAACGTCGCACTTTTTGCCACGTTTCATAATCTTTTTAATTACATCCTGTAGAATAAAGTCATCACTACTGAACTCTATATATTTACAATTAATTCTGAAAATATTTGTTACATCTATTTTTAGATAATTCAAAATGTCTGATAAGTCATCTGTTAAATCTAATATACGATTTTCGCTATAACAAACTTCATCTTTACCGAAGAAACCACATTGTATACCTGTATGTTTAAAAATTTCATAAGATAGTTTCACATCTTCTATCTCGTATTCTAAATCATAAAGTTTGATTCGTAACATATATCTACTCTAAATAAATTATTACTATTATCTTCAACTATGTTTAATATAGTTCCGAAATTAATATTACTTTCTTGCTTTGTAACTACACCAACGTCATAAGTTGAATTATGATGTTTAACGCTTAAGCCAGCATCTTGCCTAACCTTAACAAATGCCCTGTGATACGCTATTCTATTCTCTATGATAGAATTTAAGTCTGTTTTAACAAAGGCTCTCAGATTGCTTTTAATTACGTTCTCAAATGTTTCATCTATCTCATATCCTACAGAGTTTCTTCCTGTTAATATGGCTGCTTTCATTGTTGTTCCAGTTCCAAGAAAAGGGTCCAGAACTGTATCACCTATTACAGAAAACATGTTAATCAAGCGATATGGTATTTCCATAGGAAATGATGCTGTTCTCTCTCTTCCGCAGGATATTTTTATCTTTTGAGAATCACCATGAATATTCCATATATTAGTGAACCATTTATTTCTTTCTTCCCAAAAGAAAGCACTTCTTGAACGTAACTCTTTATCTGAATCACTTAAAAACTTTCTTCTATATCCTTTCCTTAATATCAAAATCCATTCATGTTCCAAGGTTACATAAGCACCACACGGCAACATTCCGCTTCCCATAAATTTATTGGGGGAATTTGTTTGTTTTAACCACATTAAATTAGGAAGTGTGATAAAACCTAATTTTGTACAACTATCAATAATTCTTGCAGCATTATTATACAAAGCAAAATTACCATTAATTGTTCGAGTAGCATCACCAATATTTATGCACATATAACATCCATCCTTGAGTACTCGGTAACATTCAGACCATACACAATCTAATTGCTGGTGCATTAATTCAAATGCATCAAGTGGACTATCTTTAAGAGATGTTTCTATTTCAGAATTACCTGAAATAAACAAATCATCCCACATCTCAATCATAGGATATGGAGGTGATGTTACAACAAGTTCGATAGAATTATCTTCTAATTCTTGCATATTACAAGAAGAACCTATATGGAATTTATGTTCTAAAATCATATAATAATAATTTCTGTTGCAAAGATACAAAATTAAATTCATAAAACAAAAAAAGAGATAACAAAAATGCTATCTCTCTTATATCATTCTTTTATTTCTTCGTGGAATTTGTTTAATGTTGACTGTAAGTTTAATTTGTATAGAAGCGCTAAATCTTTTGTTCTAAAATAATTGCCTGATTCATACAAATCTACATCAACAAAACTACCTGTTTCAGTCATGTCGTCCACTTTCATATATGAATCAAGATAGTAATATTTCTCATTCTTTTTCGCTTTCCATCTTATGTACTCAACTTTATATTCTTTGTCATTCCATCTCAATTTTTCTTGTTTTAAATATTGAAAGAATATATATCTTTCCGCTATGGTAGCATGACGGAGTTGACTTGGGTGACAAAATATTTTACTATCTCTAATTATTTATCCACCCTTATCTATGTATATATGATGACCAAACCCATCTTCATATTGAACTCCATTATAAATAAGCATATAATCAGTTGCGTTGACAGCCGTTTTATTAAAACTATCAACGACTAAAACATCTCCATTTTTAAAATCTGGTACTTTCTCAAATGTGACACAATTATCTTTTATGATTGGCTTTAAACCATGTGGGATATTGATGGTATCACCATCTTGTACTGTTACTTCCATAATTATATTTTTTTATAAATTATCCTCAAACCAGTGACAACCGCATCCATTAGAATGTGCTGTCACTTTTTTAACTGACTTACTGAAAAATCTTTTAAACTTGTTTGCAAAGTTACAAAATATTTTCTTCATAATAACTAATCAAAAGCGTTTGTTACTAAATATTCGATTGCAGCTCTATCACAATGCCAGTTTTTTATAAATCCCTTTTCATCTATTGACATTATAATATAATCACCATATGATTCATCTTCTGGATAAAGAACATAAGGAACATAACTTTGTATTGAAACAATTTCTTTATTATCTTTATCAAGTAAAGTATATTCTCCTTCATCACAAACTTTGTAATGAACAAAAGCAGATACACCTTGAGTCCAATTGATAATTTGTCCATTATTTATATCAATAATAGGTTGCCATCTATAATGGTCCGAGTATATGTTGCTTTCAGGTTTATCTTTGACTTGTACGGCACAAGGCATTTTGGGAACGCCTACTCCTTCAGTGTAATAGAAATCAATATCTTCTTCACCATTGACATCACTGTCATTCCAATAACGTACACCAGCATCTACTTTTAAATAATGTACATCATACTTATTCTTTATAGTTAATTCTACTTCCATATTATTTATTTTTCTTTAAAAAATTTAGCAAACTTTTCACTACCATATTCACCATTAGTCAAGTCAATAATCTCTCTAATACTGTACTTGCCTTTATGTAGAATTGGTAATCTATTTTCAATGAAATCTCTTGTACCAGTTGAACAAGCACCAGTAATAGACCTATATGCAATGATAGCTTCATCAAAAGATAATGTATCGTCTAATGACAACTTCTTATAAACAGAAGTTTCCCTATAGCTTATCTTATATATAAGGTCAGCTTTAGCTTCTGAGAGAGTATCACCATGTGCCCAATGTCCTTCTCCGTCAGTTACAAGATAAAATGGGTAATTTTCACGTCCAATTTTATGTACCTTGTATACATTGCCGTGATAAGAATCAATAACTGAGAAAATACCATCAGCTTTGATATATCTTACACCATCTTTCTCCAAGAAAAGAACCATATTCTTAATATCATGTATTTTCTTTTTCTTCTCTGGAGAAAGGACACTATTAACTTGTGAAACATCTACTAATTCTGGTTTATCTATTGAAATACAATCTACAACGGTTAAATCATCTGGCAGTTCTGTAATACCTGAACGATTTAGTTCAAGATACCCACAAACAGTTAAGTTGTTAGGTAAACTTTTTATATCACTATTAACCAAAATGAGACTACCAGTAACAATTAAATTATCAGGTAGATGCAAATTATTTGTATAACATAGGTCTATATCACCATTAACTTTCAAATTATCAGGAAGCGTCATAATAGGAACCTCACGAAGCGTAAGAGGACCGTTAACAACTAAGTTATCAGGAAGTTCTGCAATATTAGTACAACTTAGGTCCATACCTTCTCCAACTATTATGTTATTAGGTAATTTGTCAATATTTGTATGACATGCGTTAAGATAACTACCAACAACCAAATGATTTGGGAGTTTTGTAATGTACGTATATGCTATATCAAGATAACCTCCAACTGTTAAGTTTTCTGGCAATTCTTTAATATTACTATAACTTAAGTCAAAGTCTCCAAAAACGGTTAATTTTTCTGGTAAACTGTTAATATCCGTATGTTCTAAGTGAATACTTCTACCAACTGTTAAATTATCAGGTAGTTTTGTGATATTACTGTAATTCAAACATAGAGAACCATTAACTATTAAGTTATCAGGTAACTCTGTTATAAGTGTATTAGTCAAAAATAAGTCTCCATCAACTGTTAAGTTTTCTGGTAATTTTGTGACATAAGTACGACACAAGGATAAAAAACCATGAACTATTAAATTATTGGGTAACTCTTTAATAGATGAATCACTTAAGTCAAGAAAGCCATTAACAGTTAAATCATCTGGCAGATATGTAATATTATTACCAACCAAATCAAGATTTCCGTTACAATAAAACTTTCCGTCCTTAACGGTAAGTTCATACCAAGTTTCCTTATAGAATTTCTCTATTATCTCTTTCTCAGTTTTATTCATACGTTTTTTCTATAAAAAAATCACATTTCTTATAAGGGCATTCTTTGAATTGTGCATTCAAATATTTCCAACAATTTACTGTATCTATACCATCACTACAATGATAGATAGGATGTGTACAGTGCTTAGGTATTTTATTCTCCAATTTCATTGTGATAGTTTTTCAGTGTTTCTTTCACTCGCCTTGCAGCTTCTTCGGCTTGTTCTCTGGTGCGGAAGTAATTACCATACTCGTATAAATTTTCATCAACATGATAGCCATCGTCTTTATACACTGTTACGTTTCCTTGATTGTAAACATAAAAATATCTCTCTCCTTCTTTTGCTCTCCACCTAATCTTTTCAACTTTCTTTTCTTCTACATTCCATCTTAGTCCTTGCTCTTTCATCTTGTCAAAAAGGAATTTCTTTTCTTCTTCTGTGGCGTGGCGAAAAGCTGAAATAAGCCAGCATCCAATACAACTACTTTCAGTGCTGTAATGAGATAAAAAATATTCACTATCGTCTTCATCCTTTTCTTTGAATATGACCAATGTGCCATTTTCAGCACAAAGTACGTCCCCGTCCTTGAACTCTTTCTGAAAAACAACACACCCGTTCTTAATAGTTACATTACAACCCTCTGGAATTGTTATTTTATCACCATATTCTGCTTTCATAATTCTTCTATTTGTTTTTCTAATTGTTTGATACTTCTGTCTACAGCTTTTGTAAACTCCTCTCGTAGAATTGTAGGTGTAATAAACCCATTCTTATCCCATCTTTTTATAGTTGTAGTAAGAAATGACCACCAATTATTATATTCTTTCTCTGTATAACTTTTTATTTCATATAATTTTTCAAGTTCTGAGAAAATCTTCCATGCTTTTTCTGCTTCTTCAATATCCATAATATTTACTTTTCACGTTTCTTCCTTTTTTATTTACGTACGGTGTTGCCGATAATTGTGGCACAATACAAATAGAGTGACAATCTCGCAACTGCTTTTTTAAAAACTTACACACATTATTTGTAGCTTCTATCTTTGGCATTTTCCTTAATTCGTCCATACGCTAATCAAAAGTTTCTAACCAATTTGCATAATCGGTTCTAAAAATATAACGTGAGTAGTTTTCATTGTATTTTTCTATAGATTTCAACCAACAGCCTTTATAGGTACTTCTATATTTTTTATTTTCAGGAATCCATGTTATAGTATTATATTTTCTACTTAATAATTTTTCTTTGTATGATGTTAATGCTATGAAAGATATTTCTCTTAATCCATCATAATCTTTGACACGTCGTTCATGATGCTTTAATGAATTTGTATGTAATTTAATATCATACTCTTCAATTCCTATATCAAACAGAGGTGTTTTAACATCACACTCTTTAATTTTTATATCAAAAAATGGTAAAGATGTATATTTTTGATAAGGTTTTTCTTTTTTTTGAATTAAAGAGTAACCACATATATCTTTGTCCCAATATTCTTTTTCACCAAATTCATCAACATGTATAACAGAATATTCTGGATAACCATGTTCTTTGAGATAATCTTTCAAATGATTATATGCAGCTATTTTAGCATCAATCCAACCTTTACTATAAGTGTAAAAATTTTCTTTTTCATTACCAAACCAATGTCCATCATCTTCATAGATATCAGTAATTAAATTTTTATGAAGAACAAAAGCACCACATTCCCAAAAAGCAATGATTGTTTCCTTATCATACACGTCAACCTCTGGGATTTCTTCTTCTCTTTGTTGATTATAATTTTCATTCAAATAATCAACGACTTTATTCACGTCAAACATATATTATTTTGTATTAAAATTTGTTCCTATTTCAAGTGCAGCTTTTAAACATTCATTCAACTTTTTCAAAAAACACTCTTCTGTTATTTTTGTGTAAGTTGATAAAAGAAAGTTAATTGTACATCTACATCCAGATTCAATATATAATTCTCCATGATGTTTATCATTATCCAAATTCATATATGTAACATATTGTTCTTCTACATCAAGTATTCGTATAAATGAAGAAGCATGTTCAAAACAATCCCCAACTTTTAAATTCTTTTCTAAAAAGGTCATAAGTTTTTCAATCTCATTTTGTATTTCATTCTCCTTTCTACGAGTAACTTCAAGTTGATTCTTTAAACTATTTAGTTTCTGTTCAGTATCATTCATAATTTTATATATTTAAATCTATGCTACAAAGGTATATAAAATATTTTATATATTCAAATTTTATATAATAAAAAAAGTTAAACCATAAGATTTTAATCAAATGATTTAACTATAGTATTTTTAATTTTATTTTAAAACGAGATTATATTTCTCAACGAATTTCTGAACGATATCATTTATCTCTTTATTTATCGCTTCATAGTGTTCTCGAACTTCTTTAATAAGAAGATAATGAGCAAAATGTTCTGTACTAATATGTACTCTAATCATTTCAATGTCAAGACAATCTTTTGCAAATTTTTTATAGTCAAAATTTGCTTCATCTTTTTTATTTTGCAAGAAATGAATAAGACCTGTCGAATAAGTCATAACATTTACCTCATTATAGTCATATCCCTTATCTTTAGAATTTGTTACAACTTCAATACTAAACATTGGATACAGCCAATCCTGTGACGCATCTTTTGATGAAATTTCAAATACCATAATTTTTTATATTATTAATTAAACCATTAAAATCTTCACAATCACTCAAACAAGTATCACATTCAATATTATTGAAATGTGTATTCTTAAACTCTTCAAGAAGATTAATTACATACTCTTTACTAATTGTATCTTTCAACTCTTCTTTGGTCAATATCGTCATATTAACGTCCACATCACCCATTGTTTCAAGGGCTGCCTGCATTTCTTCAACACATTTATTTAACTTCATACCGTATATCAATTATTTTGCATCTTCTACAAATTTAACAACATCTTCAACATAATTCTCTGTCATTTCAACAATGTTAACATGACTACATTTTGAAAGTTTATAAATCAAAATTGGATTATGAATGACAGCAATTATTTGTGTATTTTCTTTCTTATGTGTTAGAATGTCGTATATTTCTTTAACTCTATTTATATCAAGATTCCTATCAGGTTCATCCATCAATACTGTAAACTCAAAATCTGCTGGGTTATCGTATTGGAATGAATTTTCTTTATAATATTGAAGTAATTGTTTTGCTTTATCTTGATGAGGAAAGAAATCACTATTAGCTATTTCTTTTAGTTTCTTAAATGGAAATTCCAAATTTGTTTTAGAATCAAACATCGTTTTGAAAAGAGTATCTAAACCATTAGAAATACCTTCTCCTGTAGAGCAATGAAGATTGTTAAAATATGTCTGAAATTTAACACGGTCTTGAAGAAAATTCTCTCTTCTTTCAAGCACATTGTGTTCCATCATATTGAAAACAACTCCCTGATAGTCACTTATTATCTTAATTCCATCGCACAACTTATCGGGATTTGGGTATTTAGTCAACAAATCATTAAATTCTAAGTTCCCAGATGGACAAGTAGATGTTATACTATTCAAGCATAAAGTGTACCTTCGAATTAGATTTAACAATGTTGTTTTTCCACAACCATTTAATCCAACGATTACATTTACACCAGATTTGAAAGAAACTGACTTATTCTTATTAAAGAAATCAATATCACCCAAATAACCAATAGGTGCATTATTAATATCAGTAAAATCAATACGCTTAATCATAATCTTATATTATTTGTTTCATTGATGATGCAAAAGTAATAAAAATAAATGGTATTACAAAATTATTAATGTTAATAAAAACAAAAAAGCAGACAAATAATGTCTGCTTTAATATATTATGCCCCAAAAACATCATCATCGTACCACTGTGATTCTTTATTTCTCAATAAATCATTAAAACTATCATTGGTAATAGGTCTGCCCATAAAATCTACTCTTGGACGATTTTGTTGGTCTATAGGACCATCTGAAACATTACCATTTTTATAACCAGTGGTATAACCTCTATTTAAACGTTCAGGATGTGCTTTGTTGTAATCGTGGTAATAATTTTTACGATGTCTATCAGGTCTTTTACCACGTTTAGTACGTTTTTCTTCATATTCCTCATAATACCCAGGACGATGCCTATCAGTAGTTTTACCTTCTTTTTTACGCCTTTCGTTATATTCTTTATAGTAACCAGGACGATGACGGTCTGATTCTTGGATAGTCTTGTGTATTTCTTCCTTTATTATTTTTGTAAAATTTACCATAAGTTTTTATTTATAAATATAGCAATTTTGTATAAAAATTAATAGTTACGAATATGATAGGTATTACTCATCATTCTTATCCATAATTTTATTTATTATGCTTGTTCCACTTGTCTTCTATCTTTTTTCGCACTTCTTCTGTTCCGTAGAAATATTCCATATCTTCATCGAGACCTGCCATTAACCATTTCCTACGACGTTGTGATTTTGTTGCCCCCATACTAATCCACTAATTCAAATGTATATGCAGCAACTAAAGGTTTTTTATTCCAATCACCTTTCTTTCCTACCTTATCAATTAAAAAAGCAAATGCATCACGTGGAGTGGAGAATGACCAACCTCTTCCGTTTGGAAGACAATAGTAACCAGAGGCAAGTTTTAAAATTCCTTCTCTTAATGCATCTTCTTCAGAAATATCCTGTAGATATTCTATCTTAATGTCTGTAATCTTGATGTGATGTGGGAGCAAATCAGCTTTAACGAACATTTTATTATTCCATCCAGCCGTATTCTCATATTCTTTTCTGAATTTTTCAGCAGTATCTTTGTCTTCAATTTCAGAATATACGGTTTTGTAGCTTTGTGCAATAGCCACGATGTCACCTACGTTGTAATGTGGAATCAAATCACCAATTATATCTCCATCCTCATTGTAAAGACTGATTATCCATTTTCCTTTATCATTAAGACCTCCCTCAAACCTGCAGATTTCATCGAACATACGAGCATCTGGTTCAAATCGTGTAAAACTACGTCTTGTCATTGTCTTATTTCCAGCAAGAACTTCTTGCGTAAGACAGTATTTATTATTAAAAAGAATTTTCCTCATATATCATTCATTAAAAATAGTCAGGATTATCTGTAATATTTCCTACAATTTCAATACCAACAATCGAATCATCAATTTTATATCCATTGGTATCGAAATAAGAATCGTTCTCTATATTTTGTTTTATTTCATTAATTTCATCTTCAGTTAAACCACAATCTGATATTGGTATTGGGTAACAAGTTTCATTATCTAAACAAAAACCATCAAAAATATATTCTACAGGCAGTTCTAACATTACAATCTTACCTGAATAACCCTGTAAAGCAAGGTCGCAATCTGGATTAATGCAGTAACTATCTATCTTATAACATCTTAAGATATCTCCTTCAAAAATTCTTTCATCATTTTTATCTGCCAATCCAGTATACTGACCGATAGATGATATATCAGTAATTGGATAACAATGTCCGTCCTCAGTTATAATGAAATCATTGTAGTTGGGATTAAAGAATGAATTTGTTGGTTTTTTATCAAAATGCACATAATGTCCAAAACGCCAAACACCAGCACATTTCGCCCTAAATAAGTTTTCTCTTTTCATGTCTTCCACATTTATTATTATTCTTTCAGTTTTCTGATTAACGCATCGGCAAGTGTCACAGAATATATTGCAACATCTTCGGCACTTGGATTAGGGTTTACCCCTTCCACAACAGGTGCTGTCAAAATACTATTCATTGCTTCCTTTGCTAATTCGTACCTGCGTTGCTCCCAATCAATATCACATTCCATGAAATCAAGTTCACTCTTATGATAACTTTCTTCTTTATCCTTGCACCACCAATAAGTGTCTGCAACGTCAGGGTTAGGATGAATAGCAAACCTTACATCTACTATCTCGCCCGTGTCTTTGACTTTTGCTTTCATTTTTTACCTCCTTTTCTCAAATTATGTAATCGTTTGCCATCCATAGGACAAAATTCTCCAACAGGAGCAGCACCTTCTTTCAAACCAAAGTTGAAACTCTGATTATCATTACGTTTAATATTCATCGTCAGAAAAATCATCAGGCAAGATAAAACCATAATTTTCCATTAGAGTCATCGCATCTGCAATAGTTAAATGAAGACAATCATAAATAAGAATAAAATCCATATCATCGTTTAAATCTATTATTGGACGGTATTCAAATTTCTTATAAACAAACATATTATTTAATTCATCAAGAAATTCATAAGCTGAATCGAATTTTTGATGTGCATCTTCAATTTTCTTTTTCAAAATTTCAATTTTATTTTTATCCATAATATCTAATATTCTATATTTGTTATGTTCTTTTCTTTTAATTCACCTAATATTTTCTTAACTGTATTATATCGAGATAAGTTCTTCCATTCATCTTCTATAGCACCAGTTGTTGCATCACGATGATGTTCATCTATATAGTCGCATATAAAACACTCAAATGAATCTGTCAATACTTGAGGGTCTTCTTCAGTCCAGTGTATACGTGAAAATAGTTCTGAACACTCAGTATGATATGAACTACTACTAATTCCATATTCATCAGCACCAGTTACTTTTTTATACTTTTGTCCTGTATTAATTTTGCAACTACATAATTCACAGAAATGTTCTTTACGTGCCGTAAGAACTTTGGAAGCAATATAACCATTACCTAACATTTCAAGTATATTATTTACTTTTTAAATTCATCCAAAATCTTTTTCGTGGCTTCATAATTATTTAAATTCCGCCATTCTTCTTCATTATAATGATGATTATTAATATAGTCTACAATAGAACTATCATACATATCTCCAGAGATTCCTTCATATTTATCTACCCAATCACATATAGTTACTAATTCACAGCATTCAATATGTGCCAACCAATTCCAAATAAGATTATTATCTGTATTCGTTTGTTTAATATATTTTTGACCAATATCAATTTTACAATTACAAAAACCACATATATGTTCTTTACGTGCGGTTACTATTTTAGATGTAATAGTTTCCATAAGTTATTTTTATTTAATTAATTCTGGGTTTTCAAATACATTACCGATAATACTACGTGTTTCGTTTTCACGTATACCAATCAGATTGTGGTCAAATTTCTTGCCTGAAATAATGAAAATGTCTTTTGAATATACTATTACACCTGTTTCGTATTCAATTTCTCCACTTGGAAAATTAAATAGTTTCACCTTAATAATATCACCTTCGAACATTTTCTTGATATTACCATCTTTAACACCAGTATATTGCCCAATGCTATTTCTATCAACTCTGGTAAATGACATAATATCATCTTCTAATTTCCTAATAGCATAACCATTAGAAAGATGAATCAAATCTCCATAAACCCACTCATTTTTGACATTATCAAAACCACGAAACAGTATTTCTCTTTCCATAGAACAATTTGTTATGTTATTTAAAAATATTACAAGCTATCATTCCACCAGCAACTCCCCATCCGCTCACTGCTATACCATATAGAATATATTTAATAATATGAAATAATTTTCTTTCTTTGTATACTTCGTTGATGAAATCAACATTTTTACCATAATTCTCTTCGAATGTACCACGGACAATCTTTTCGGCTAAAGAATTAATACGCTTTCTATCTTTTTCGGAAATTATAGGTTTGAATGCATACTGTTTACCTAAAGCATTTTCAAAACAGATAGAATCAACTTGATATCTCCTATATACACCACAATCATCTTTCAATTGTTGAGTAATAATAAGTTCGCAAACACCACGTTCCCGATAGTATTTCTCAGCCAATTCTTTGATTTGAGAATCATTTAAAGATGCTTTCTCTTTAAGTTCGTCATAATCTGTTTCATTTAATTGAACTATTCTATTTGCCATAAGTTTACTCTATTTTAAGTTCTTTAAAAACGCCTGCTGCTTTATCATCTAATAAAGAGCCAAATCCATTGCATATGAATTGACATGTCTTGAAAAGATTATGCAAATCACAGTCAGAGCAATCTTCTGATTCGTTTGTGTAAATGTATTGTTTATCGTTAATCGTTATACTATTCATTTTTAATATGTTTCGTTAAATGAGGGTAAATCTGACAAATCCATCCAATAATCAACTTCTAATGTTGTATCAAGCCGAGAATAATTATCCATAAAATCTAAAGAATTTTTACTAAACCACGCAACAAAATATTCATTATTATGATAACATAGATAATCTCCACTTTCTTTTGGAAAATCAAACATCTTGACATCATGCCATTTAAGTTCTTTCTTTTTCATAACGCAAAGATAGTGAATAATATATTAAAAACCAAATATAATGCAATATATTATAGTATTTTAACTGTTAGCTTATATTTTAATAAATTATTATTGATTTTATGACAAAAAATTTTATAATTTAATTAAAGATAATTACAAATGTTACGAGCAATTAAGATAAGATTATATCCAAATAAGGCACAAGAACAAGAACTTAACAAGGTTCTTGGGTGCTATCGTTTTGTTTATAATCAAATGCTTGCTCTTAAACAAAAAGAATATGATGAGAATAAAAAATCATTAGGTCTTACAGAACTGTCAAAATACTTTCATGGAACATTGCTGAAAGATGAACAATATGCTTGGCTGAAAGAACAAAATACAAAGGTGATGAAGCAAGCAATGCGTCAGATGCTATCAGCATATGATAAGTTCTTTAAACAACATAATGGTTTCCCCAATTTTAAAACAAAGAAGGATAAACAGTCAGCATTGTTTCCTTATGAAGCTATTTCAAAAAAGAATACATTTGAAACTAAACATATCAGTTTGATAACCTCATTAAAGGATATTAAATTCCGTTGTTCGGATTTGTATTTCAGAAGATTGCAAAAGTATAACAAGGATATAAGGAGTGCTACCTTATCGAAGACCAAGAGTGGTAAGTTTTTCTTATCAATCCTTGTTGAAATGGATGATACTGAATTAAAGAGATTTGGACACACAAACAAACAAGTTGGTATTGACCTTGGAGTCAAAGATTTTGTAATCACGTCTGATGGAGAGGTGTTTGAAAATAAACATTTCTTTAAAAAGAGAGAGAAGCAGGTGAAGAAACTTCAAAGACAAATATCAAGAAAGGTTAAAGGTTCTAACAATAGGAGAAAGACTAAAATTCGCATTGCAAGGTTATTCGAGAGAATAACCAATAAGAAAGTTGCTTATATCCATTATGTGACCAATGAACTGTTGACTTACTTTGATACTATCTTTATGGAAGACTTGAATGTAAAAGGCATGCTAAAGAATCATCATCTTGCAAAAGCTATACAAGAGGTTGGTTTCTATAAGTTCAAGGAAGTATTTATTAACAAAGCACTTGTTAATGATAAGAAAGTTGTGTTTATTGACAGATTTTATCCATCAAGTAAGACTTGTTCTGGGTGTGGTTATAAGAAACGAGACTTGAAGTTAAGTGATAGATTTTGGGTTTGCCCTGAATGTGGGTCAGAACACGATAGAGATATTAATGCTGCGAGAAACATATTGTTGGAAGGTCAACGAATGCTGGCAGCAGTGTAATAATAAATAAATAGGTAGCCGTACTACCGAATTTACGCTTGTGGACTATCCTCCTATGGATGACTGATTGTAACAATGCAATGCACTAAAAAGTAGTGATAGGTTGAAACAAGAAGTGAAAACTACTTAAATCATAAATTTGAGTAGATTTTCATATACGGTCTGATAGAAAGTTCCACTCCTTATCATCAGTTGTTATCTGAAATTCAAGTAATGGACAGTTATCATAATCTATAAAATCAAATTTTATATTAAATTTAAGTAAACATTTATAATTGTCTTCTTGAAATTCTTTATTCCATTCATCACCAGGATACATCGGAGACCGATAAAGCTCTTTAATAACTTTATTATTATCGCCTAATTCTACTAACCTAAATCTTGCCATAATTTAATCTTCTTCTTTTGTTAATTCTTCAATCAATGCATCAGCACAAGCTACTGCAAAACGTGCCAAAGATTTTGGCACAGTTCTATTTTCATTTTCTTTATAAGTTGCATTTGACAAAATATAATCTAAATTGTCTTCGTTTGATAATGATGATGTCATTATATCTTTAGCAATTTCATAACGTATATTCAGTAAATTAGATGATGTCATACTTTTATTTTTTTACTTATTATTTCTTTTTAAAGAACTTTGCAAAGGTGTCCCCACAATATCCATCTTTAGCAAAATTTATAATCTCTTTAATAGTGTATTTATTCTTACGATAAAATGGAAGTCTATTTTTAACAAAATCCCTAACCCAAATATCTAAAGCATGAGTAATAGTGCGATATGCAACAATTGCTTCCACGTAAGATAATGTGTCATTTAATGATAACTTCTTGTATATAGTCGTACTCTTATCACTTAGTTTGTAAATAAGGTCAGCTTTAGCTTCTACAAGAGTCTCACCATGTGCCCAATGATTGTCACCATCGGTAATAAAGTAAAATGGTTTATCTTCTTCACCAATTTTATGTGCCTTATATACATTTCCATGGTGAGAATCAATAACTGAGAAGATACGTTCAGCTTTAATATACTTCACGCCATCTCTCTCCCAAAAAAGAGCCATATTAAGTAAATCATAAATCTTTTTCTGCTGTTCTGGAGAAAAAATCTTATTGACTTTCGATAAAACTTTTTCTTTTAAATTACTATGGTAAATGTATCCACCCACAGTTAGATTATCTGGAAGAGTGCTTAAATTTAAACCTCTTATTTCTAAACATTCACCAACCGTTAAATTGCTCGGTAACTCTTTAATATTACTTTCGTTCAGTATAAGTCTGCCAGGTATAGTTAGGTTATCTGGTAATTCTGTAAACTTCGTACCACTTAAATCAAGACCCCAACCAAATTGTAAAGTGTCTGGAAGTTTTACAACTTTTGTATTTCTTATATTTAAAGAATGACCAACGGTTAAATTATCAGGGAGAACAGCAATGGTAGTCTCAGCTAAATTAAGATATCCTCCAACTGTGAAGTTATTTGGCAATTCTGTAATTTTTGTACGTTTTAAACAAAGTTCATTCCCTACAATTAAAGAGTCTGGAATATTTGTGATTTCTGTTCCTTCTAAATCAAGATTATAATCAACTGTAAGGTTATTTGGTAGTTCTTTAATTTTAGTATTTCTTAAATCAAGTTTACCATTAACGACCAAATTATCTTGAAGTTTTGTAATTTTAGTGTTCTGAAGAAAAATACTACCACCAACATTCAAGTCATCTGGCAACTCTGTAATATCTGTATTGTTTAAATTAAGAGAACCACCAACAGTTAAACCATTCGGTAATTTTGTGATTTTGGTATTTGATAGAATAAGGTCATTTCCGACCCTTAAGTTGTCAGGAAGTTCAGTTATACTTGAGTCTTGTGCATATATACTTTCTCCAACTGTCAAATTATTGGGTAATTTTGTAATATTACATTTCACTAAAAGAAAACAATCCCCGATAGTCAAATTATCTGGGAGTTTTGTAACATTGGTATCACGTATATCAAGACTACCATCAATGGTTAAATTATCTGGAAGATAATCTATGTCACTTCCTTTCAAATAAAGGTCACTAATGAAATGTAGACCTTTATCTTTATGTTCAAAAATGATACATTTTAACTCCTTAAGTTGTTCAATGAATTTATCCATATCTCTACTTATTATGTTCTTTTTGTAACTGTTTCATTCTTTCCATCAAACAATTTCTTCTTTTTTCTTCTTCATCCATTCTTTCTTTTATGATGGATTCAAAAGAGTTTCTAACTTTTTTAGTATATCTGATATGGTTATATACATGAATGAATATAAACGCAATTATCGCTAATAATAATGGCGTAAAAACAATTAAAAAAAGGAAATTATAGCTGATATACATATTATTATTTATTATTAGGTATGTTTGGTATCTCCATCCAATATTCTATTTCATTTCCAGATTCCCAACAATCTTGCCCATTAAAATAATCTATCCAACAATTATTTTCTTTTCCATCTGAGGCTAAAAGGGGCTTGTTGTAAAGATGTTTTGGTGGATATCCATCAGTATGAACATGATTCCAAGGGTTTGAATCTACCAATTCACTGTGCTCTTTAAATATACGTTTAGTCAAATCACTTAAATATGATTCTACTCCTTGAACGTTTGTTATTTTTACTTTGTAAACATTATTTTTGTCCATCGTATATAAAATTTAATCAGTTGGTAATTCGGGTATTTCCATCCAATAATCCACGTCGTATATATCAAGATATGGTGCAAACCCATCATCAAAGTGTAGAGTTTTGTCGCCAAACATAAAACCTTTAAAAAGATTTCCTTGATAAGTAAACAAACAATCCTTTGCCTCTTCTGGTAAATCACCTTCTTTAACAGAGTGCCAATGAGTTACAGGATATTGTTTATAAAACTGCAACATATCTCGACACTTATACTTAATAGTAGCTATATTATGAGATACATTACCAGATGTTGTTTTATCACATATCTCAGAGATGTTTTCTAAAATTCCGATAAACATCTCATCTATTTCTTTCTGTGTTGTCATAACTTTAAGTTCTTAATAATAAATTCTTCAATCTCTTTCTCTGACTGGAAATAAGGCATTTCCCCATTGACTTGTGCAATAGCTGTCTTTGTTGCTAAGTTCCAAACTTTAACTATGACTGAAGATGAAGGATGCTCGTCTGCCCACTTTGCGCCATCCTCAAATCCACATTCGACATCACCAAGGTTACAATTAAAATAACCATAGTCGTTAGTATATTTAAGCGCAGCGTTACTTATTTCTTTATCTCTATTCATAATCAATATATTCGTTTAATAATTCTCCGTAATTAGTCGAATATGAAGTTTCATAATCGTTTATATGTGGTTGATATATATCTATTCGACCTAATAATTGTGCGTGTACATATCGTAGCCACTTTGTATTAAGAGATGTAATATTTCTGTACGCTTTGCAAGCCTTTTTAATCTTGCGTGGAATAAATTTACTCATAACTTTATTTTTTTACGATAGAACAACTATTTCACAATTGACTAAATCTTTATAATCAATACTCTCAATGTCTTTTTGACATTCAATGTATCCATTCTTATCACCATTTTGAATGAGGACTTCTATATCTCCGTACTTTTCGTTCATTACTTGGAGTTCTTTTTGTAATTCTAATATTGTCATAATTCTAAGACTTTTTTAATATATTGTTTATAGTGTTCGTTGGCTGCCTGCTTGGCATCTGAAAGTGAGATATGACAACTAATAAAATACCCATTACTGAATAAATTAAATTTGTTATCAACAAATTCTACCCTGTAGAACCAATCAAAAACTGTTACGGCAAGGTATGGTCCATTTTTGCAAACTCTTTTCCATTTCAATTCTGGCACATTCTCTATTACACTCTCACGTCCAGCATTGAAAGCTGCTTTGATGTCTATGATTGAAAAACATAGGTTTTCTTCAGAAATAGGTTCACTATCATTCAATCGCTCGTAGTCTTTGATAGAATACTCTTCTGCTAAATCTTTCTTTTCCATTTTTCTTTTATTTTATTTTTTTATTTCCAATTGGATAGTTTCTCATACATCCAATATGTGCTACTTTTAATTTTTCTTCTAAGAATAATCTACGACTTTTTGGATTACTTGAATAAGAGAAATTCCCTTTTAAAATATGTTCTTCTCCATTATATACCTTTCCATCGTCAGTGAATCCAAAAACAGAATATGGTTTACCATTAAATGTTACATCTTTACTATGTTCATTATTATACTCAATACATTCTTTTAGAATTGACTTAGGTACAAAATATCCAAATCTTGATACACGTTCATCTGTATCGTGGTATTTATTTTTCTTAAAATCAGCTTTGAAATCTTCAAAAGAACGTTTTATTTCCACTTCTGTAAGATAACCATTTTTGTCTATACTAACAAAGTCTGCTTCATGATTGAGTAATCCCCATGATAAGTTCGGAACCATTATATTAGTTCTAACTCCACCTAAGAATTTAACAAGTATATTCTCAATTTCTTTAACTGATAAATTTGTAGTAATCATAACTTTTAACTTTAACACATACTTTTTGGCAACCAATAGGTTTCACCTTCTTTTTCCGCAGTAGAAATTGCTGAACATAGATACCTAAATCTATCTACAGAAATATTTTTATCATCTATAAGGTTACGTAATTTTTCTAAGTGAAAAGAATTAAAAGTATAATTTGCAAAAATATTCAATTTTTTATTTGAACCATTTGTCATAACTTATAATTTAATATTCACCAACTTTCGTGATTCTTCCAGATTGTCTTCTATAAACTTTTCTACATCACCACTTTCCAGTGCTTTCTTAGCAAAGTTTAGCCCACAACCATATTTTTCTCTTATTTTAGTAATCTTTTGTAATTCTTTCTCGGAAATCATATTTTATGCATTGAACTTGAAGTTTAATAATACCTCATATAAAGCGTTATCATCAATATCTTTTTCGTAAAACTCAAAATGAACAGGAGTATCATCGTCATATTCATAATCGCATGCTTTACATTCTTTAAATCCTTTAAAGGTCATTCTTGTTGATTCTTCCAAAAGGGATAAAGTATCCTCTTTCGAACCATGTGTGGATGGCGTGAAAGCAATTTCGCTATAATTTCCTCCCCAAGAAAAGTACTTTTTTAAAAAGAACTTTGGTTCCTCAGTATTTTAAAAATACTCTTTTAAATCAAAAATTGTCATAATTAAATGTGTATTGGTTTATACAGAACAAAGGTATAAAATTAAAATAAAAAAACCAAATATAAAACTGATTTTAACATAAATTTAACAGTAATATATTTGGTTGTTAAATGTGATTACCTATACATTATTGTTCAAATCTTTTTCTTTTTCTTGAACTTTCTGTATATCTTCGACGAGCTGTTCCATTGTTTCTTTACAAATAATTTGTGTATATCTTGTGACATGGCACATACTATTATCTTCCAAATTCCATTTATTATCTTCGTTTACAAATCCTACTTGGTAAGAATATCTGTATCCAAATGCAGAATCAAGATTTAATGTCTGACATAAATACAATTTTGGCAATCCATACATATTGGTTGACTTTGGTGGAATACCTGTTTGCCACTTCTCTGGTTCAAAATTTGGTTTAAACATAATTGATATCTTTATACGGTTATTTAATATATCCTAATTTATTTAGAATATTGAATTAATACTGTTTATTAATAAAATCATGCAACAAAGCATTTCCACATGTAATTCTATCTTCGTCTTCTTCCAATGATGGAATAAAGACGATTACATCCCATCCTGCATCTAAAAGCGGTTGTTCAAACTGACGATAAACATCGTATTTGTAGTATCCCATTTGTGTCTGAAGATTGAAATCTTTTGCTTCATTTGTTTCATGAATAGGAGTAATTTTTACTATGAATTTATCTTTATCGAACAGATTATTTAAAACGACTGGGTCAAGTTTAGTCTCAACTGTTACTGGGAAATTCAATGTGTATTTACGACCAACAGGCATAGGTAACATCTCTGCTATCTTAGAAATAGTAACAAGCGAACAAGAACGATTACGAAATAACGCATTACGTTGATTATCACTTGTAGAATTAATTGACAACTGTAGTCCTGCTTCACCTAAATAAGTTTCATTCTTAATAGCACAAAAATCATTCAGAATTGAAGTTAAATCATCTTTTTTTGCTTTTGGTAACATAGTCGTAAATACAGGATGAATAACATCAGCTTTCATACTATTTGAAACAGTATTTTGCAAGTTCTTATCAAGAAAAGATAAAACTCTCGAAGCATTAAAGGAAGGTTCTCCCATTCTTGCCAAATGGAGGTTAAAACGTTTGGTATATTCACAACCACTATTCCTGATAGCATGTGCAACTTGGAACCATAAGTCCTCCATACTTGCATTACCATTGTAACCTACTTTAGGACAATCACAGAACATGCAGCGCATAGGACAACCTTTTTGAGTAGAGATAGTAACGACCATTTTGTCAGTCAAATCTACATCATGATGTTTCACGCCATTAATTTCTTTATTAAGTCCTAAGAAATTAGCCTTGATGTTATTCTCCTTACCATAGTCACCAACGTAAAGCCATTCTAAGCGATTAACATCATCACTAAAGATACATCCTGTTCTCGTTTTAAATTCTTTAATCATACTATTTCTTAATTAAAAGATGTTTACAAAATTCTTGAAAATTTAATAAGTCTTTCTCTTTATATTCTCCTCGCATAATTTTGCTGCAGATAATTGGTTCAAAACATTCTGGAGTGATGTAACCTATTTCATCCATTATAACAGCAGCATATTCAACAGGTAATTCTGTCTCATTTTCGTCTAATAAGTAAATTGAATACCCATCACTATATTGTTCAACTGTTGGTAAATTATCTTCAAAGCCTTTGAAAACAAAAGATTCTTCCATTTCTTTTAAAGTTTTATTAATAATAGAAAAATTCTTTCTAACTTCATTTACCAGTTTGTCTATTTTTTCTTTCATATACTTTATTCTTTAATTTCGACAATTTCATTATCTTTTAAAATGTAAAATGTATTTGGTTTAATAATTTCACCATCAACTTTCACAACTTTAATATTTTTGATAGGACTAATTTCTTTTCGTCTTTTCTCTCTTTCTGTTAAAACTAACCAGCATCCAATATTTCCTTTTGCAGCACAATTAATACCAGTAGTAATGGCAACTGATTCCTTACCTTCAACAACAGCTTTTGAATTATGAGTGCTTGCTACGGATGTTGAACAATCTCCACTATTTAAAGCAACACTACCATATCCTGTAACAGCTGACAACGACCAAATTCCATAATTAGATGCTTCAGAATAATCTGCAGTTGCACAGCTAATTGCCCAATAACCATTATTCTTACACGAACTTTCTAAGGCCGTAGATGCCGAAATGCTTCTATCACCTTTTACGTGACATTCTGAACGGGCACCAGTTATAGAGCCTATTGTTTCATATCCAGACGTTATAACTTTTGAATATGCACCAGAAGAAATAGCTAAAGAAGCCCTACCATTATTTAATGAACAAGATTTATATGCTAATGTAACAGAAATGGACGACTCACCACAACTACAAGACCAAGATTCGCAACCTGTATTGACAGATATAGATTCTCTCATTGTATTTAATGCTGTAGAATCATTGATAAAATTGTATGCAATAGATTGATACTTTTTATTCTTTACTACCAACAATTTTTCATATTTTATTTTTTCTTTCTCCATATATCTTAATCATTATTTATGAACAAATCACACTCTTTGATATAATCATTTGGTACATACATCATGACCATTTCTTGAGGAAGTTCGTTTGTAAATCGTTTACAGCTTTTGCAAGTATTTAACTTCCCACCTTTACAGTAAGTAAAATCTAAATTCATAACTTCAATTCATTTATTGACGCTACAAAGATAAACAAAAAACGTGGATTATGCAAATAACCCACGTTAATTTATATTAATTAATCAAATAACCCAGCACCATACAGAAGTCCTACAGATATAGTAGTTGACACTAAAGTCCACCAAAAACTAAATTTAACTTGTCTTGTCTGACCGTGCCAAGCTAAATTTACACCTAATCGCATCATTAGCACTGCTAAAATAATAATTTTACAAATCATATTTTTTATTTTTGAAATTTATCATATAAATCAATGATACTCATTTCTCCATCATCTTCTTTTTCAAGGAAATTAACGAAATTCTTTTCCATATCATTACGACATATTTTTTCGTTAAATGGCGTACCATCACGCTTACACTTTCTGAATATCTGAGTAATACGTCTAAGGTTCTTCACCATTAGATAGTAATTGAACTTTACTTTAAACTTGAATCCAGTAGCATCTGTGACTACAACACCTTCTACGGAATCATTAGTTCCTATATTAGTCCGTAGGTATTCCCATAACTCATCATTAGTATTAATAACTAATTCGTCTGGCATTCTCAAAGATGTATTTTCTCTTAAGAAATTCTTAAACTTATCTGACTCTTCTGTATAGTTTTCACCAAGGTTAAGAACATTATGGATAATGTCCAGCAATACCACTTCTTCCTTGTCATATCTAATAATATGTGGGTCTTCTGTAGGACTAATCACTTCAAACACAGCCGAAGCATTCTCTTTCTTCAGGATATTCTTCAATAGGTCTTTATCGTGCTTACTAACAGTTTCGTTAAAAATACGTTCAAAACGTTCAGCAAAAGGTCCACTATCTGTTGTCTTAGATGCAAACACTAACTGATTGTCTACTACTGACATAATTCCAAGATATCCATTCTCCTTTATCGTTACTTTTACTGGGAACTTAAGAGTTTCTTCAAGTTTATTTCTCTTAGTTGTCTTATGTTCATCAATATTAAAGAACTTATCATAAGAACGCATCTTTACTTCTCCTGTATTCTTATCAACAAATAAACCACGTGCCTTGATAGTAGCAAAGTTCCATTTCTTTCCAATAAATGCATTACGATTAAAGTTGATAGAGTACATGTTATGCTTACAACCCTTTACATTAACAAGACGACTATTCATTATCTTCTTAACTTCTGGGTCATCAACCTTATATACTACTTGCTGAAAAGCATTCATATTATCTATACTAAACACTTTATTTTCGTATTTTAATATAGAAGCATATTCTGGTGTTATAGAGAAAACCTTTAAGTTACCGCCAAATTCAACACAATCTTCAAGACAAATTGAATGTTCGGTAGAAAGAGTATTGCGATGACCATGTACTTGTATAAACTCCTGACACTTTCCAAGCAAATAATTATCTTCATATATCTTATCGACTTCCATATCATATCCACCAACGCCTTTAATCATATCGTTTGTGGGAATAGTTGTAAGATTTGGAACAGATGTAAGTCCACCATGTGTTACCAAGTATTTCTTACCACGGTATGTGAATGCAAAACACTGACGCATACGATAGTAAATTTTCTTTAACTCCTTACGAACCTGTTCCAATGGATAAACCTTGGTTATCTCATCAAGTGTCATCTTGAAGTATTCTGAAGTTATCTCCTCACCGTTAATCAAACGCCAGATATGCTTCTCGTGATTTCCTTCAAGAAGGACCACGTTGTCATCATTATAATGTGACAATAGGAACTCATACACTTCTTTATTTTCGATACCACGGTCGAAATAATCACCAACGAATACATATAACACATCTGGGTTTAAAGACCCTCCAATGGCTTCTAAAAGGCATGTATGACAACCATGTACATCACCAATAATCTTCACTTCTTTATATTCGGAAGCATCTGTAATGTAATAGTTGATAATTTCGTTTACATCATCAATCTCCTTGAAACGATTAGACAACTTATTTTCTTGAAGCATATTGTATGCACGACGAATATCAATGTCTGGAACACGTCTTACTGGGTCACGTAACAAATTACGTTCCAAACATTCATCCAAGGTTGCCTCGACATTATGCTGATAACAATTATAGCGATACTTGTCAGCTAATTATACATACTTAGATACAGCCTTAGATGTCTTATGTGTGGCATCAATAACTGTGAAATCACCATTACGCATACGGTTCTCAAGCATAGTATGCAATGTATCCCATACCATTTTGTCACTACGTGCACTAATAGTCATATCTCCATCTTCGTTCATCTTGGGAGAATAAAACATTAAACGTATATCATCGGCTGACAATGTGTAATCAGTAAGACCATTTTCCTTAATGAAAGTAGACTTACCACTGCCCATACAACCTCTAAGAATTAGTAAAGTACGCATAATTTATTTTTTATTGATTATTATATCTGCAATGATAAGAACTTAATTTTATTATACCAAATAAAATTAGTGGACTATTATATAGTTTTTACGAAAATTCAGTACTGTATGAGAAACGAAGTCCATCGTTAACAAAACTATTATGGTAACTATAATCTCCGTTAGGATAATCTTTTTTCAGAAAGTTAATATAAGTATTCTTGTTAGTATCTCTCCAATAAGAATTACTTGCATCATCCATCTCAACAATATCATTCTTTTTGCTGTCAACCTTTTTCCAAAACTCATCAGGACTAATAGTTGGAATCATAGAATCTTCTTCATCTTCGTCTACAATTATATATCCGTCTTGACGTATAAATTTATCAATTCCTTCTCTTGTTAAAGGAAAAGCATAGATAATTTCTATTTCACCAGTTTCATAATTAAATTGTAATTCGTAATTCGGATTAAAATTGAACTGCCAACCGATAGAACTCTTACCTAAATGTATAAGATTGTTATACATATTATTGGTAAGGTTTCTTATTGTATTAACATCATCTTTTTTAACAGCCTCTATAAGTTCTTCTTTTCGTTCTTTAGACGGAAGCTTCTTTAAATAATAATTTACACCCATACATTATCTAATTAATATCTCAGTTTCACTTTTAATCACTGGTTTGTCAAATAAATGTTCGGTAAACCATGATTCATAATATTCATCTATATTACAATTTGGGTTATTAATTTTCCAAGGGATTTTTTCTTCGTCTTCTTTGACACATTCATATTCTATTGTCTCAAAGTAATTGTTTCCTTGCCACATAACTCTTTTCCCTTTTGGAAACCATGGTGCGATATAGACAAAATCTTCTATTTCATCTTGGTCAAAAGGTTTTCTTCTTCTATCTAAACGAGTATCTGTTATGTCTAAATTTAACAAACGTCTTGAAAAATATCTATTTATGGTTAAATCAACATTACTTTTCATTTTTACTGAAAATGGATTTTATACGACCAAAGAAACCTTTATTCTTTTTAAAATATTCATTTGATGATAAATCTCGATTGCTACTTAATGTAAAATGATTATTATTACGATGAATATCGTTAGGTGTATTGCTCTTGCTAGTTTCAGTATATTGTTTAAGAGTATTAATCAATTCATCTGTCGTAGCAGGCATTGTGATAGATAATGTTGGGTCTTGGTGTTTATTAGCTTTATATTCAGCAACCAATTTATCTAATGTAAGGTCACAAAATTCATCCTCCCAATCACCCAGATAATAGAATCTATCAGACACAACTTTTCTATCGGTAAAAACTCCAAACAGAATCGGGTCTCTATCTCTACGTTCTTGTTCTACTTTTCTTTCTTCTTGACCAGTATAATCAGTAAACACTACATAAAATTTATCAAAGATGTCTTTTGTTTTTTCTATAACTTCTACGATTTCATCTGGTACCTCACGCATGTACGCTTCCAAATCTTGTATCTTTACTACATCTTTTGAAACATTATCAATATAATCTTCGATAACACTTCTATAAATAAATTTATCAACTCCAATTTCCAACAACTTTACTTCCTTCTGCATTACTTCTGCAAGGAATTTAAGTTTCTCCAAAGATTTAATTTGACCTGTTTTTTTATACTTTTCACTTAAAAAACAGATATTATTAAAAGATTGTTTTAATTTCTCGTTACTAATACTTTCTACATTACTTTTTAGCTGTAAAAAGTAATCATGAGGTGTCAATTCTTTTTCCATATCATTTATATATTTAAATTATAGTGCAAAGATAACAAATTATGTTGAATATTGAGTATTTTTATAGTTAAAAATATATAATTTATAGTTTAATGTCATTACCTTACGGTCAATGGTTACTAACAATTAATCAGTAAGCGCTACATAGAACTTGTTGTTGTGATTACCTTTCGGTAAAATGTTATAAACAATGGAATTTATTTCTACATTCAAGACAAAAAGTTGTGATTACCTCTCGGTATAGTATTATAAACCACGGAATTAATTACTTTTTACTGTATATTTGCCTTGTGATTACCTTGCGGTATATCGTTGATAACTATATATTTCACCTCAATTGTTTTGATTACCTTGCAGTAAAATATTACTAACAGTAGAGGGGGGGGGTAGAACATTGCCCACCATCATTGTGATTACCTTGCGGTAAAGTGTTATAAACAACAAAAAAATATATATTGAAACTAAATAATGATTGTGATTACCTTGCGGTAAAGTGTTATAAACAACTGGTTCTACATAACTTGTTCATTCTCAGCATCTTCCGAAACTTCTTCCCTGAAAATTTTCTCATAGTCATTACGTAGTTTTGCTTTTGGAATTGATTTTTCTATTTTTTCAATAGTAACCATACCCCCATCAAGAATGGTAGGGCACATCCCATTTTCTTTGATTTGTTCAACGATTTTATCATCTTCTAATGGAACAACAATCTTACCACTAAACTTAGTTTTCATGTAATCAATTCCACGAATTTGTAGTATTGCATTAGGGTTATAAGCACCACTTGCAGTAATATTACTTCCTGTGAATGGTACATTAAATAAAAGATACCAAAATGGATTAGGAATATTAAGACGTGGTTTATCACCTTTATCCAAATGTTCTACTTTAATATTGTAGAATTTTTCAATGTTATTTAAAGCTCTATTATCCATAAACAATTTAGCTCTATGTAAAAGAAAATCTATTACAATATCATTGTCCATGTTTTCTTTCATAACATCAACTACTTGTTGAAATGTCATTTCTTTAGTAACATCTTCTACTTTACAAATATAGTTAAGTAAATGTAATAATTCTTCAAGTGTTTTTGGTGATGAATATGCAGCACGTTTGAAATATGACCAATTATAAACACCAGGATTACCTTTTACATCTTTAATATTTTTAACATTAGAGTTATCTTGTATTTTAGCATTTTGAAATGTTTCTTGATTTAACGAACTATCGTCGTATTGTATATAGGCACCTTTCGCAATATTGTAGATAGTTTCGTTACGCTTAAATACGGTGCTACGTTTACTTGCACAAGGAGCAAGACCACACATTACATGAAGTGCATTACTAAGCTGGTCAACTCCAATTGGTGTTTCCATATCAGGAATATCACATTCAATCAAACCAAGATGTCTAACAAAATGTTTAAAATCCTTTGATTTTGATGGTTTTGCTGGTGTGACAAGTGCAGCATTCTCAAAATTTAGACTAAGATAATTCATACTATTTGATATTTGCCCCTACCTGTTAAGGTAGGGGAATTTAAAACTTATTTAATTACTCTCCATCTTCTGATGCTTCAGCTTCAGCCTTTGCAGCAGCTTCCTTCTCTGCCTCCTTTGCAGCCTGCTTCTGGCGTTTTTCCTCCTTCTTCTTCTCCTTTGCAGCCTTCTTATCGTTACTATTCTGGAGGTACTTCTCGTTAATTTCTACGAGTTCCTTTGTTTCTTCCTCTGTTGCCTTATGATAGAAATCATCACACTTAATTTCAAGAGAGTCAATATAATCTTCATCTACCTGTTTCCAATCAGACTCATCGTTAAATGTGTCTTCAAGAGGGTTATTAACAATCTTTACTTCAAGTGATACAGCACGTGCCCAAGCGTTATTGCGACGAATATCAATTCCAAGCAAGCTACGAAGAATGTATCGTACAAGTTGAGTTACTACATTATCACCAAGATGTACACCACACTCAGCGAAAGTATTAGTTAGATACTTAGCATTTGACACAAAGAAACCAGTTTCATACTGTGCATTCTCTCCATAATGAGACTTCATAACCTTATCAATGAGTCCATTATCAATCCACTCTGTATAAAGTCCCATGCGGTCAAACTTTTCGTCTGCTGAGATAAAAGATAGAGTCTTAAGGTCAATAACTCCATGGGTTGAATATTCAATCTCACCCACCTTTTCACATGAGAATAGAGATGTATATGTGCGTGGACCGCTTGTTGTACCAACCTCAAACATTTGAGACTTTGCACCATTAGTCTGAATTGCATCAACGATAGTCAGAGGAGACTTACGCTTTAGTGACTTACCAACATCTGAACTTAGCGCAAACATATATCCACGTGTAATACCTACATTAGAAAGAAGATAATTACAATACATCGTATCAAGCATTTGTACTGCAGGAGTAACGACATCTACCTCGTGTTCGAATGTGTGATGGCGCAAACAATCTGCACTAATCTTCACCTTGTAATCATAGATAGGGTTGCCCTTCTCATCTTTCTTACCTGTGTCAGAAATGACCTTCTTTGCCAACTTGATGTTACCCGTTGTCTTTCCATTAAGAATACCAAGCTTAGAAAGAAGCTCCGCCTGTTTAGCACTATCATCAAAATTAACACAACCGTTACCACTCAACTTCAGCTTAAAAAATACTTGTTTCATATTAATATAAATTTAAAAATGTATGTATAATATTTTTTTTAATTCTTGTTTAATATTTTAGAACATGTTTCGGTTTCTTACTTCTACAAAGCCAAAACCAAAACCAGTACAACGTCCCATACCCATATTGTAGAGCTGCTTTCGTGCATTTTTATTACCCTTCACGATAAGCATAACATTTGAACTGATGTTCTTTGCTTCATCAATCTTTACACACACCTTGCGTGCACCTTCAAAATGAAACGGTTCTATTGTGATTGTATTTGCTGCTTTCTCAGATACACCACTTTGGATAAGCTTATTAATACAGTGCTTTTGTAATACTGATACAAAGTTACTATCCTCGCAAGTACAGAAGCGTCCATTAGATTTCAAAGAAATTGGACTAATACTTCTAACAACATCATAATCAGAGAATGGATTATAGTCTGTCATTTCCATTTTGTGATAAGTAAGTGAAGCAATCTTTAACTTACCAGTCTTGTTTAAGAGGGATTCTACTAACTGACCAATGACTTGTGGGTCATTAGAACTGACTGCTACAATAGCACCATTTGGAAATGATGTTGTGCCATTATTGTTACAAACACCTCCCTGTATAGACGATATACAATAATCAGACTTATTGCCGTGATAATTATTGTCCTTTCCGAGGAGTTCCATAATAAAGCCATTAACTTCCTTATTAAGTGGCTTCTTAAACTCTTCAAGAGTTTTATTAAAAAACATTTTTAAAACCATTACTTCACCTCAATTAAAAATTGTTGTACTAAATACTATTTGTTTTAATTCTGATGCAAAGGTATAAAAAAAACGTGGATTATTTGCATAATCCACGTTAATAAAACTTAATCAGGGTCATTTTCTTCTTTCATTGTAAGTCCTATCTCATCATTGTATCTTGCAAAATATAGAGCTAAAGGCGTGTCGTATGATAAAGCCATTCTGAACCAATCTTCAGGGAAACAAGCATGCCATCCTTTGTATATATGTTTAAAAGATTTGTCGCTATTCTTTTTAAACTCATTATAATGATATTTTTGAGCCTCTTTGCTGTCTATTTCATCTTTAAGAATACGTGTAACATCTATAACGATTGGTTCGCATACTGATTCGTCATTATCTGTATATCGTGCTGTTACATATATACTATTACCTTCACCTCGATAAGAATGATTTTTTGATAGTTTTTTTCTATCTGGTTTTGATTTATCTTTTTTGTGTGTAGCGTAAGGGAAAAATAGTTTTAGACAAGATGCACTTTTGATAAATGTATTATACACATATTTCATAAATAAAGATTCATACTTTTTATAAAACTCATCATATAATTCATAAAGTTTATCTTTGGTAATTATTTTACCATTATACTCTTCCAGCATCTTATACCATTTAAAATATAAATCTTTATCATAAGTGCTTGATATAAATGTTTTGGATGAATCGTCATTCTCTAAAATACATACATGATAATTTACACAGTTATATTCTTTTTCCCCGAATCGTCCACCTCTACCACATCCTCTTTGTATTGTGCCCTCTGGATTAATAAAAAAGTCGTATATATTATGCGCCGAAATATTAAGTCCAGTACTAAGTGCATTAGTGCCGATAACAGCGTTTCTTTGTTCTACAGGACTTTTTTTACCATGAGTTTTATAAAGCATATCTTCGATTTCTTTTCTACGCCTATCTGTGAACATAGCATGTAATAGTGATGTATCACTAAACACTTCTGATACTTGCCTGTATATCTGTTGAGATTGTTTTACAGTATGTGTGATTACAAGAGAATCCTTATTTGCTTCTGATAAATTAAATTCATTTATATCGTTATATTTGTCGATATGTATTTTAACTTTCATATCACTATTATAAGCTTTAGGACGATGAATTTCAACGCTATCCCAATAGAAAAAATCATCAAATCTTATAGCAGTAGCGGACAAGAATAACGTTTTAGAGTTAGTCCAGTTGGTACGTGTATGAACGAATGAAATAAATGCAGCAAATAATGGCTGTTCACAAAGAAACTCATGATACTCGTCAAAGATAACATTTCCTGCTAACTCTTTAACTAAATTATGAACCATGTTGTTTTTAACCATCATGGATAGGAAATTATCAATATTGGTGACAATAATATCACTATTTTCATCACCATATTTATATTCTCCTTGTAATAATAGACCAACGCTTATTCGATTCGAATAACCCATTGTGTCTAATTCACTGATAATAGAATCGTATGTACCATTAGCAATTACATTTCGTGGAGTTACCCATAAGGTCTTTTTCTTATTCCTCATAATCCACCTTAGTCCGATAAGTGTCTTACCAAAGCCAGCGCTCGCATTGATAATATTATTGTCGTATTTATCAATCTTGCCCATCAAATCATTTTGTTCTTGTAAACGTTCTATGTCATAAGTTGGTTTACCATTTTTATAAGCCCATTCGAGATAATTATCATCTGGAATATCTTTGCAACATAAACTTTCTTTTAATAACTTCTTGATAAGTCCAGTATCGTTATTTGCAAACCTTTCAGAATACTCTGGATAAGATGAAGCCAGTCTATCGGCATAAATTAATACTGAACGTGATATTATATGTAATGTACTTTTATCAAGTTCGTCACCTAAGTTATCATGGTTCGCTTTAAGATGAATATGATGATATAACAACGTTTCTTTTGCCATTTTCATTCCATCATTACTATCATCATGTTGAATGGAAAATTTAAATCGTTCTTGTAGAAAAGTATTAATTTCGTTTAAAAAATTATTGAAAGTATTAATCTCATATTCACTCAAGTCAAGCATTACATCACTGGCATATGTTTCACTCAAATGACTATATACTACATGATGATACAGAATGGCAGATAATACCCATGAATCTTTGCACAAATCTGTTTTAGACAAAGCGAATGCCCAACTTGGAATATTGTGAGTAATAATAAGTGGTTCAACACTTTCATCTTTACCTTTACAAAATGATTTTTTACAAGATGCTGGATTTTTGATATACGTCTGAAAAGATTCACAGCATTTACCAATATCATGAAGTGCTGCTGCGGATATAATACCTTTCTCCAGTTTACTATAACTCACAATATTGTCATTCAATAAATTACTTTTTTTGAAAAAATAATTCAGAGTATAATGTGCAATATTTATTACACCTTTAGTGTGTTCGATGAGACTTAGCTCACCATTCAATTTACTTTTAGCAAGTAGTTTATTTATATCATTCATATTATTTATATAATTTTTAAGTTGGCTACAATTTATAGTCAACTGAGGTTAAAATTACCTTACGGTACAATGTTACTAACAGTTGATAATGGTGTTGAACCACTTGTTTCAAAATGGTGATTACCTTACGGTAAAACATTACTAACATTACATTCTAAATAACTATTTGATATAAAAGTGTTTATAAATAATTTTATGTTCAAAAAACAGCCTTTATCAATCAGTTTTACATGTCTTCTATTCATTTTTATTTTTAAAATATTCTGTAAATTTGAGAGCGCAATGTTCATCTGATGTATAATCAATTATATCTCCAATTGTATATGTATCTTGGATTGGTTTTGGTAGAACTTTATAAAGAGTATTAAAAGTTTCAGTTGAACTTAAACCTGTGATGTTTTGAAAACACTCTGATATATCCGAGATAGAAAGACGTTTTGCTTGTGTATAATATTTGTAGTCGTGGACATATCTCCTCTTACGTACTTGGTTCAGATTGCTTTTTGCATCTTCCATTGTTACTCCTCTTCCCCAATTATCTTTTTCATCAGTTATAACAATATATTCTTTATTATTATAGAAATGTCTTATTTTAAACAGTTTATCACTTTGTTCAATTATTTCTCCGAAAAAAGAATCATAACCATTGCTAAAATATTCTTTTCCATTAATTTTCCAGATAGCACCTAAATCCTTTAGTACCCACAATTCTCTATTTTCTCTACTAAAGTATTCATATTGTGATTTATGTTTAGGCTTGAATAACCAAGGTTTATCTACAATCAATTTACGTGTTGGATATTTAAGTAATGATAGGTCCCGTAAACTTTCGGGAGTTCCTTTTAACGAATCTATAGCAATAAATTCTTCTGGGAAACGAATCCTATTATTAGGTAAAGTTATATTTCTACATATTAATCCATTTTGTATCTCACTTATATTACTCTTTGATAAATCAATCGTGTTGTACACAACTAAGTTTTCTGGAAGTTTATTCAAAGTCCTATCTTTTATAATTAGACATCCTTTAATAATCAAATTTTGGGGCAAATCTTCAATAGATACATTATCAATAGATAAACTTCCATTTATTTCGGTCCAGTCAGGTAATACTCTTAATGGCAAAAATGATAAATTGACGCATCCCTTTAATTTTAAATCTGTTGGTAATGAAGTTATATAACAATATGAAATAGTGGTAACTCCGTTAAATGTTGTATGATTACCAATCAATAGATTTTCACAAGATTCAATACAAATATCGTCACTAACATATAGGTTGTCTGGAAGAAATACTAATCGGCACAACTTGATAGTTAAACAACCATTGATAGTTAAGTTGTTCGGCAACCAAACTTCATCTTTATACATAATGGTTAAATCTCCATTACAAATGAAGCGTTCATCAATATATTGAAGTTCTTTATTATATTCTTCTTTGAATTTAAGTATAATTTCACTATTCGTCATACTATTTAATATAAATCTTCCGAGAACAAACGTTTAACTTGCTCTCTTATTTGACCTGACTCGTATGCTATTTTAGCTGCTTTCTCTCTATTTACAAAACGTCCACAAGATGTTATAAATCCTTGTATAGTTTTATATTCTTTTCCATCGTTTCTATGTTTATTATTGGTAGGAAAAGCACCAATAATATTATTATGTCTAAAACCTCCAATGACAAATCCACTATCCACACCATATATTTCTTGATGTGGATAGTAATTGTTATCATTGTACCAAATGGAAGAGCAAATAATTTGTTCCATTACAATAGATTATACGCTTTACATAGAACTTCTGCATCTTCTTTGTATTGTTTTAGCACATGTTCAGGAATATCTATTGGGTTCTTACCATGTCTAACTGCCCAAGCAGAAACAAAATGTAATGTTGCTAAGAAAATTTGTTGTTCTTGTGTCATGTCTTATATATTTTTATTTTTTAGCATGTAAAATATACGCATAGAAATCTTTCCATTCTAAGTCCATTATCTAATGGAAGAAGTATATAACCACGGAAACTATCTTCCCAAATATTTTTTTGATATATCCCACAGCCATTTTGATATTCGAAAAGTACATCTTCCAGTTTATCATTTTCTTCCAAGTCTTTTTTAGATATTCTAAAATGTAATTTATTATTCTTTATTACATGATTTACATTTACATAACCAAGAGAATAGATATTATCAATGTTATCAGGACTAACCATTTCGCATAATTCCATGATATCGAATGTTATATTATTTTCTGATAGAAATCGTATAACCTCTTTGTATACACCCAGCATTTTTTTTTCTTTACTGGTGTATACAAAGTTATTCTCTTTATCTTCATCTAAAACGATACACAAATCATCGTCATCATTATATTTCTCTAAAAATTTTATGATATCTTTCTTTGTCATAACTTTTAACGTTTCGTTTAATTCGTTAATTCTATAATTTCTTCAATAGTGTATTCGTCTTTAATTGGTAACGAAACGTCAGCGTTGAATTTAATATAATGTTTAAACATATTAAATATTTGGTTGGCAGTATCATGCACCACTTTGGTATTATCATCAAAATACATAGTCTTATAGTAGGAATTTTGGAAAGTATGACGTATTAACTTTATTTTAGCATCTACTAAGTTTTTACCACAAATGAATACATCTTCATCAATTTGAATAATACAGAAGTTTCTTTTATTATTTACAACACTTTCGCAGTAATATACATTTCCATTCTTCTTGATAATTTCTAAGATTCTACCATCAACATATATATATTCCTTGTCGTACATTTTCCAGATATGAGATTTTTTCTTCTCTATCAAAATAGGCAAACCCATACAAATGTTAGCTCTATACCCATCGTAAATAGGATGCTCGTAGAAGCCATTATCAGGGATAGCAATGTTCTGACATGGATGTTTCTTAAAATCTAATTTATCTAACGTCTCATACTTACCACCTATCTCAAGTGTAACAATATATTCTTCTGGGAATGTAACTACATTATCTGGAAGAAGAAGTCTTTCACAGATAAGTCCATTTTGTATTCGATTAATTGAACTATGCATGATATAAACATTATGACCAACTCTTAGATTTAATGGAAGTTCTTTAATAGGGCTATCTCTTATTATCAAATCAACTCTAACAATTAAATTATCAGGTAATGAAGTGATATTAGAACTTATTATAAACAAACTTCCTTTTACAACTAATGGTAAAGTAAATGTATTAAATTGAACATTGCGTACTTTAATATTTCCATTAAGTTTAACAGATGAAGGTATACTAATAAATTGACTATTTTTCAAAGAAAAATCTTTATCAATTTGAGTATCTTCATCGAAAGTAATATTATTACAATTATCCATGAACAAATTACCTGCCACATGAAGATTAGCTGGTAATACTATGTTACTACAGTTAATGATACGCAAATCTTTGATAAATAAATTATCTGGCAATAGTATACCATCTTCATTCTCTATAGTTACTTTACCTGTTCCGTCATGTTGTTTCAATAGCTTATCGTAATCGCTACTAACTTGAACATTATCTTTTTCTTTCATCATAACATTATTATTATTATTTAATTCTCTGCAAATGTACAATAAAAATATTAATTAATAGAAAAATAGATGTTAAAAAATAAAAAGAGAGAGAATTTTTTTATAATTCTCTCTCTTAAACCTATACACATTTCATATAAAAATCTAACGCATCAATCATTAACCCACGTTTATATTCTTCTGTTTCTTTGAAGTTACCTGTAAGACGAATAGTTCTATCATTAGCAAGCCATTCAAAATTAACATATCGGTGTTCATTAGCAAGACGTTGTGAAACCATTAAGAATAATATCTCCCAATCAGCCTTGTTTATATTGTCCAATCTAACAGAATGATTGTCTGATGTAAACAACTGTTGAATAATCTTATTAAGAGTTGAGTCAAGTGTTACATCAAAATTGAAACGTAGAATCTTAAGTGTTTGACTTGAAGGGAGCCATGTAATATTCTCTTCTGGAATATTATATTCTCGCTTTAGTCTATTAGCTAATCTACGACTAACTTCATGAAGTCTATCATGTCCCGTTTTAAACATTACATAATGTTGAGTAAAAGTCGGTTTTTCTGTAATTTCATCAACTTCTTTTGTCGTCACACCACTATTACGCTGATAAATTTTAAGTAATTCTTTCTCAAGATATTCAGCAACTTCTTCATGTCCTAACTTCTTAAGAGTGTTACAATAACATTTAATAACTGATGGTAAGTATTGATAATCACAGTTATTAAGTAATTCTTTAAAGAAATCTACATTTAATTTAGATTTGCAATATTCTTTCGTTGTTTCGTTTTCCTGAGAATCATTAGATTCATCAGTAAACATTATAACATTGATTTTATCCATATATTTTTGTTTTATAAAATTATATCACCACACATATTGCCTGCAATCTTATCAAAGGCACTTCTATGTAACATTATACCAATAGGCTGTTCTTTTAGATGCTTAGAATAATAGAATTTAACTTCTGAACTCTTTTTATTATCTCCACGTATATTTACCCATTGGTTAGTTTTTAACCCGTCACGTCGTCTTATAATAGCTGTTTGACGGTTTATTGTTGCTTTATCCCATCCGATTCCATTTAAGTAGTTAAGTAAATTACTCTTCTTAACAAAAGCATAATGTATTTGTTTTATATTACTACTTGTGATTTTAGTATAATCATATTTAAACTCGTTGGGTAGTTTTGGAATGTCAGCTTTATCTATCCATAGAAATACAAAGTGAGTTGTTTTTTTAGAATCATCCAACAACCAACCTAATCCATTAGGGTTATTGAGAGAACTCACTTCTAAAGCAAAACTATCAAGGTGTATATTAGCAAAATGTATAGCAGCTTTTTCATCTACATACCATTTCTTGTCACCAACATCCACTATAAAATCATACCCTTGTAGTTGTTCTTGCTTGTCATCTGTACGTGTTATATTTAAATTAAGTTTGGGATATAAATATTTGTCAGTAAAGTGTGATACTTCACGTTCAATATTCATATCATCTTTTCTTTTACTTTGCATTTATCGGCTGATATTTAGTGCAATTAGTTGCTAATTTAACTCCATCATACATTGTATTATTAGAATAAGCTATAGCACAGCTGTTTTGATAAAGACATGTTCTACATTTATCTATCATTATCTTTAAGGGTTTTTATCTTTTCACAAATGTTGGATTAACATATTTTTTTATTTATAATTTTCTTTCATACAGCAAAGATACAAAAGACTATTGATATTAACAAAATAATTAGTATATTTTTAAATGATATGAGAAAAATAAACAAAGCATACAGGTTCAGACTGTACCCGAATAGAAAACAAACCGAATTGCTGGCAAAGCACTTCGGATGTTCTCGCTTTGTGTACAATTACTTTCTCAATCAACGTAAAGAGCAGTATAGACTCACTGGTAAGAGTGATAACTTCTATGCGCAGTGTAAAACGCTTACCACATTAAAGAAGCAGGAAGAAACTGCATGGTTGAAGGAGGTAAACGCCCAAACCTTGCAGTTCGCAATCCGCAGTCTCGAATCAGCCTATACTAATTTCTTTAAGAAGCGTGCTAAGTTTCCTAACTTCAAGTCCAAGCACTCTAAAAATAGCTTCACCGTTCCGCAATCTGCATCTATCGCAGGTGGAAGACTTTTCATACCCAAATTCAATGAAGGTATTAAGTGTCGTGTACACCGTGAGATAAAGGGTAAAATAGGGAAAGTAACTATTACAAAAACATCGAGTGGTAAATATTTTGTCTCCGTTTTTACGGAAGAAGAATACGTAACTCCTCTTAAGAAGACTGGTAAGTCAATTGGTGTGGATATGGGCTTGAAGAATTTGCTTATCACTTCTGATGGAGAGACTTTCAATAATAACCGATATACAAGGAAATATGAGTGCAAACTTGCTAAAGCACAACAACATCTTTCTCGTAAGAAGAAAGGTAGCCGAGGGTTTGAAAACCAAAAGCTCAAAGTTGCCAGACTCCACGAAAAGATTTCTAACAGTCGTGCTGACTATCTACATAAGTGTTCTATCTCCCTTGTACGAAGATATGATACCATTTGCATAGAAGATTTGAACGTTAAGGGAATGACGAAGAATCACCGCCTTTCCAAGTCCATTACTGATGCAAGCTGGGGTAAATTTATTACCATGTTGACTTATAAGACAGAATGGTATGGCAAGAAGATTGTGAAGGTAGACCGATACTTCCCATCCTCTCAGACTTGCAATGTCTGTGGATATGTCAATAAACAGACTAAGGATTTGTCTGTTCGTGAGTGGGAGTGTCCTCATTGTCACACACATCATGACCGTGATATTAATGCTGCAATCAATATCCTTCATTTCGGATTAAATGATACATCGTCAGGAACTGGCGATTACACGGGTGGAGAGGAAGTAAGAGCTGACCATTTGGAAAGCCATTCCTCAGTGAAACCCGAAGCCAATGAGTTTTTAACTCAGGGGTAGTTCACCACGTTCGCAATCGGTAATTAAAGGATTCTTGTCCCATTGTAGTAATGTTGCATGAGCACAATCCCTACAGAGTCCGATGACAATCGGTTCTTTCTTTTTCTTTGCTAATGGGCTTTTTCTTTTAATCATTTGGGTCTATTAAATGTTCTTCTAATTCTTTTATTGATGTCGCACCACAATAATCCATTTCAAAGAAGACATCCTCATCACAATGTCTTTCTTCAAATTCCATCTCAAGTCCTTTATCTTTCCAATATTCTTTCACTTCATTAAGATTGGAAGACGGTGAATGACCAAGGCTAATTGCCGAAGAAAAATATCGTGCATCCATGTCTCGTTTGTGATATTGTTCGATTTCATCCATCATTTCTAATACTTTTTTAGTATTTTCTTGCCCAATACGTTCATTCAAAGGAGGTGTATCAACGTATTCACTAATCATTTCTCCATAACTATCTTTCTTATATTCTTGTTTCTTACTTCCCTCTTTAAAGTCACTTATGATGGTTTCTATATTATTTTTCCATTCAGGAATAAGATGATAAGCCTTAGCATATTTATTTAGAATATACTTAAACTGTTCTGTTGAAAGGTAATAACGTTTAAAAGTTGGAAATTCTTTCTCTTCTTCTGGGTGTTCTTTAGCTTCCTCCTTTAACTTGTCATAATCAGCTGAAGGTTGACTACATCTGTACATTTCCTTCAAACAGGCCTCTATAGCTTCATTTAGTATTTTACTTTTTAAATCTATCATATTTCTATTTTATTTATTTTTTATAAACTATATAAAGGGGTCGATTTCGACTCAGTTTAATTACCTTGCGGTATAATGTTTCTAACAGTTAGCATTTAATAATTGCTGGTAAGCATTTGTTGTGATTACCTTTCGGTAAATGGTTACTAATAAATTGAACTTCTGCAGCCTTAAGTTGTGCATCGTTGTGATTACCTCTCGGTACAATATTACTAACAATAGTCCCAAAATGTGATTGGAATGATAATGTGTTGTGATTACCTTACGGTAAATGGTTACTAACAATGGCTGTCACCCCCTGCCTTCATCCACTCTAGTTGTGATTACCTTACGGTAAATGGTTACTAACAATAAAGACAAAGTAACTTCGTTAAAGATTGGCGTTGTGATTACCTTACGGTAAATGGTTACTAACAATGGGAATTTATGCTGCAACTCCAGTATCAGGTTGTGATTACCTTACGGTAAATGGTTACTAACAATTTTACAAAGATTCAGGCATCAATGCGACTGGTTGTGATTACCTTACGGTAAATGGTTACTAACAATATACTCTGTATAAGTTGCTGATATATAAGTGTTTATATATGATTTTAATTTCAAAAAATAACTATAAGTCATCACTTTTACAGATTTTCTACTCATTTTTTATTCTATTACTTTGCTAAGCTACTACACAATTTCGCCACAGCACATCCATCAACGCTAATAAACTTCTCCTTAACAGCATTTATTGTATATTTTATTTCTTTCTTTGTCCAGCCATAAGGAAATTTTTCATTTAAATATTCTATTATTTCTTCTTCCGTGGGTGGAGATGGAAGGAAATTATCGAGTACACTGATTTGAGTTTTGACATCGTCTATTAACTGTGTCCTATTCAATTTTTCAGCATAAGTTAATTCATCGTTAAGCTTCTTAATCATTTTTTGAAGAATATCAACTTCGACTTTTTCAGTCACAGTTCTCATCTCTTTCTTCTTGTTAATGATATATTCTTTAAGTTCTTCAGATGTTACACCTTCTGGAAGCTGAATATCAGAATCTTTAATTTCTGCTGTTTGATACTTTATTAATTCGCTTTTGAATAATTTAAGAATATTACTTTCATTATGATTGCCTGCTTTTAAAGCAATTTTAATTTTATCATCTAATTTATCTTTAATCATTGTCATCATTTTCTAATCTGTTATTAAGACTCGTCTTTCTTTCACTAACTTTACTGCCCGTTACATATGATGTCTTACCATTGGCATTAGTAAAGTAAATATATTCTCCTAAATCGAAGAAGCGATATACTTTTACTCCATCAACTTCAAATAGAAGTTGTACATCAAATTCATGTTTTGCTCCATTAGTTTGTACTGGTGTTCCTGCCTTTTCACAAGCAGTTAACATCAATGAAGATACTAATACTAATATAATCTTTTTCATAACTCTATTTTTTTATCGTGTATAATAATTACTTTTACTATCCTTTAGTTGAGAGTAGGATTGTATTTCCAAACTATCAATGATATGATTATATTGGATTAAGTATACGTACTTACCTTTCTGACCCCAATCACCGTTACTACTTCTAAACGGACGCTTTGACTTATCCACCTTATTATACTTTCCATTGGATTCAAACTTTATATAGCTTTCGCCACCATGCTGAAACCATGTTCCAACAATTACTTCTGGATGGTTATACTCTTGTGCAATATCATCCTTACTGCAAGAGGCAAATGTAAATACTAATGAAACAAGTAGAATTGTAACTTTAATAAATGTCTTCATAATTTTAATGAATTTTTAATTTAACAATATTGAAAAACTTTAACACCCATCTAATCCTGTTTTTCTCCAAATTGAACCATTTGAGAAATATATTTGTGGATATTCTAAAGAGTAAACATATATTTTGTTTCTCATATCACCATCGAAGTATAAGTATCTATCTATGAAATACCATCTACCACTGAGTGTTGATGTAAAAACGCTTGACTTATAAAATATATTATAAGTACCATTACGATATAACTTTATTACTTTATATGGAGAAGTATAATCTTCATTTACCCATCTACCTATCATTATTTGAGGGGTAGGTGTATCGTGATAATAATCATCATCGTAATAATAATCTGAAGTACATGAAGCTAAAGTTAATAAAGCTATCACACCAATAAAAACTAATTTAAACTTATCCATAACATTAATAGTAATATTCTTTAAAACTACTTGTACTAACTGTTTCTGATTCATTTTTAGTTTGATTAAAAATGGTTGATTCAAAAATGTATTTTTCTTTTTCCATTTCTTTATTATTTTAATATTAATTTTATGCTACAAAGATACGACAAAAAAACGGAACTACCAAATTATAGCTCCGTTTTTAACATTATTTAATTTAATGGTTCGTACAAGTAAATTTTGCATTCTAAATCTTGTAATTTATCAAGAATCATTTTGTGAACTTTATTGTAATCTAATTTACCATTAGTACATCCAAGTGCAGGAATAGCAATTGATTTAATATTTCTTTGAACAATTTCTCTTTTTAAAGCATCTAAACCATTGGTAATATAAGAATATTCAGATGGATATTTCCAATGAGTTTTAGTCGGGAAATTAATGATAATTTTCTTATCAGTAAACAACGTGGCATTTTCTTCTGTAATAAACATTCTGCCGATTACCACTTCATTTTTACTGCATGCTTCTCTATAAAGTTCAAAGTTCTTAGGAAATTTTCTCTTAAACTGGAGGGCAATCCCCTTACCCATAACACCAACACAGTTAACAGTGTTAACCAAGGCATCGGCATCGCTCTCTAATAAATTTCCATTTACATGGTGAATCATATTGTTACTTCTGGTTAAACTCAGACAACTTCTTTCGCAACTCGTTTAACTCAGTTTCCTTCTTCTTAAGCTCTTCAACTTCCTTGAGTTTCTGACGATAATCCTGCATTGTCTTTTCATATTCTTGCTTACGTTTTGTAGACATATCTTTTGCTACGGTAAACGTCATAGTTTTTTTAGACTCATTATATTCATTGTGAACTTTAGAATTACGTGCATCTTCTGGAATAGAAAGCATATAGTAAGAACTATCTGTATCATTTTTTAATGACACATTTACAAACAAATCGCCCTTATCTACCTTATAATTAATAATCTCAGTTTCCTGATTATAATCAACAACAAATGAATATGTGGTATCATCTTCATTCCACTTTTTCTTCAAACCGAATAACGAATCAATGAATCCGTGGGTTTTGCCTAATCCTGTTTCACAAGCACTCCTTACACCTTTATGTAAATCTTTCTTTTTATCCATTTCCCAAACACTTTTAAATACATCTTCAAGAGTTTTTGGAGTCGTAAAAATTAAATCTTCTAATCTCATAACTTTATATATTTTATTAATAAATTATTTTTTTGATTTCATTGTTACAATATCTGTGCCAAATTATTCAGATAAATGCAAATCACTCATGGCTTTATCAAATTCTTTTGGGTCTCCCATGTGTTTGCCTATATCATCACTAATTTTGATACACTTTTCCCAAGGGTCTTTACTACTATATCTCGCTCTTGATAATTTCATGACAATATTTGCTGGTTTGTAATCTTTGATATCTGTATCACAAGTTAGATTTGTGCCAACTCCAGCTGAGACCATAATACGTCCATTAAAGTAATCATGAATTTCTTTATACTTTTCAAATGTAAGGGCATTTGAGAAGATAAGCAATTTAGTCTTAGGGTCGATTCCTAATTCTTGTAAACGTTTAATAATCATATTACCAATCTTAAACTCATCACCACTATCTTGGCGGAAACCTCTCAAAAGCAAAGCTTGCTGCAAGGTTAAGGTTCTAAGAAACGACTCAGTAGTATATGTATCAATTAGCGCAGTACCAAGATTACCTTCATATACATCAATCCAGTCCTCAAGCCCCATGTAGTTCGCACGCTTATATCCATACACAGCAGCATGAAACATCATCCATTCGTGAGGGAATGTACCAGTAGGTCGCATGTGGTGTTTCTTTGCCAAATACACATTACTTGTTCCAGCACATACAGGGCACTTTTCTTTTAGTCGTTTAACGACTTCATTTTGTACATTAAAACTATATCGTCTACGTGTTCCAAATTCAGAAAAACGGAGGCTATTCATATTAGCATAAGAAATCTTATCTTCTAATTTTAACATAGTTTTCTCCATGTTAATCTTATTTCTTAATACTCGATTTCTTACTTCGGCATATGTGGCAAGAATAGCTATCTCATATAATGTCACACGATAGAGTTTATCCGTCACCTCACACTGGAAGACACCATCGTCATCCAGCCACATCTTAATAAGTTCTGGTTTGAAACGAAAAGTACTTAGCCATTCCCAATAATTCTCTGGTATATAATCAATGTTCTCGACACACCAATCTCTTTCTTCATTTGTAAGACGAATATTGGATAAGATTTCAAATTGTAACTCCATCTCATCCATAAAGTTTGGATAATTTCTCCAATCCTCTTTATTTCTGTCGTTAAACTTAAATGTTCCCTCCGCTCTATTAAACTTATGAAAATAAGCATATGAAGTACTGAATTTATACAAATCTGTATCTAAAATTGATTGAATCATTTTGTTTAATTTTAATTGTTTAATTCATTAATATCATTCAAATAATCTTTCCAATTTAGAACTCTATCAATAAGTGTACTTTCTTTAATATCATTTAGAGTTTCTTTATAACTGTCAATTAAGTTATTTTTCTCATTGATTTCGTTCTGTAATGTATAAACGTTATCTTGAAGTGCTTTCACACTTTTTTCTAATCGTTCATACTCATCATATTCCATTTCAATCCTTGCCATAAGTTTTCTTTACATTAAGAGATTTAAGTAAAAAATCATCATCTATACATGGGCAGTAATCCATAAGTATATTAAATTTCTCGTTTCCAAACTCATTTATACCGCTTACTAATGTATCATGTACACAAACATCTCCAGCAATACCACAGATATCAATCTGGTCAATATTTTCTTTAGCTACTGTTTTAGTCAACCAATCATATGACTCATCATTAAGAAAAACAGAATATTCTTCTTCTTTAGAGTCCGTCCCTTTAGTAAGAACTTTATAATTTATTTTTAAATCTCTTAGAGTTTGAATAATGGGTTCATATATAGCAGCACCATGTGTATAGGCAACACAGTGTTTAGGCCACTCTCCACCATTTTCTTTAAAAGAGCAATGGCTCTCTGGGTGCCAGTCTGCTGTAATAACCACAGTTTTGCAGTCATTGTGTTTCTTAATGTATTCACACAAAGCATTCATCTTCTGTTCAGCATCATCCACAGGCAAACTTCCATTAATGAAATCGTATTGTGGGTCGACAATCAAAAGTAATTTATTCATATTCATTTATTTTTTAATGTAACTGATATTGTTTAATTAACTCAACACATTCTTCTTTTGTTAAGAAAGGATTTTTGCATTGTTCTTCGTGTAGATAATCAATTAATAATTTTCTGTCATTATTTGTAATATCTGCACGATATGAGAAGATTTCATTACCATCTATCGGAAGGTAAATTTTAGCACTATCTTTTATCTGTAACCACGTATTTATTGTTTTTTGATATGTTTCTTCATCTGTGAAAACTCGATATACCCATAAAGCATTATCTATATTTTGGTTACATTTCTTATATAATCTACGTAAAGATACTTCTAACTCTTCGTCTTCTCTTCTGAAGTTTTTACCTAACAGCGCATTCTGCACATGCTTTATTATTACATTCGGTTGCTTTTGTTGAGATAGAATAGTTTCACATGCACTATCTGTTTTGCAAAATGATAGTAGAATTGAAAGACGAGTATATAAACATGTAGGTGCTTGGTTACATATAGTAACTATTTTATCAAACATACTATTAAAGTTCTGTGAACATGGAACAAAACTTTGTACAAATAGTTCTGGAAGAATATGATATAAAATACCGCTATCTTTTAGATAATACAAACCATTAATACAGACTTTATTGGATATTATTTTATTTAATTCATTACGTATTCTTTCTTTAGAGATAATCTTTATTCTCGAAGCACATTCTTGTAGTGATTGCCAAGATTTATCTTCTATGTTCCAACCGTATCTATTTGCGAATCTAATAACTCTCATAATACGCAATGGGTCATCAAAGAAAACTATGTTAGGGTTATCATTTGTAGTTCTGATAACATGATTTTTCAAATCATCAAGTCCTTTTCCAGTAACATCTTCTACTTCATCTGTTGAGATATTGTAATATAATGCGTTAATAGTTAGGTCTCTTCTAAATGCATCTTCTTCTAAACTTCCAAAACATGTTTCTGGATTACGTGAATCTGAATGATATTGCTCTTTCCGTGTTTCCACAGACTCAATAACAACATCAGAACATTCATCATTATTCTTTAAATGAAAGCTTGCAGTACCATACTTAGGATATACAATAGGATTAGAGTCACTATGACTATTATCCAACTCTGTTACAGTATTCGCTAAATCTATTCCACCAGACGGGAGATTAACAACGATGTCTAAATCATTAGAAACTTCTCCCATTAACGTATCACGTACAAAACCACCTACAACATACGTAACACCTTCAAATTTGGTTCCTTTGATAAGTGCACGTATTGTATGGATGGTTTTTTCTATCTTTTTATCTTTGATTTCAAATTTCATTATCTTTATTTACTTTTACCAATGGGTTTAAGAATGTCGCCAACTCATGTTCATAATAAAAAACAAGGTCATTCTTAGTTACATCTAAACCATTAATTAATTTGTAAATCTGTGGATAGTATGTAGATGGAATACACGCATAAGACACCTCATTTGTTACATGATTCAATTTAGTGAAAGAATTGACTTTTGCTTCCGATGTAGCAAGCTTGAATTGATGTAACTTAAGACCGAAATAATTAATGCGTACTTCAAACCCGAGTGTGTCTTTAATAATTTGTTCCATCATCATTAAAGATTTATCACACAGCAAATCTGTCAATACGTTATTATCATTATCTTTCACTTTGTAGATAATTTCATCTGTACACATAGAATATGGTTCTAAATATTCAGTCAGATTGAACTTATCGTTAAGCGTCTTATAAATTTTATTAATAATACGCTTCTCTATACTAATAGTCTTTTTCGGATTAAGTTTTCCAAAAATAACTTGTCTTGTATATTTTGACTTCTTAATATATTCACTATCCGTGAACTTTCCAATAAAACCTTCATACGTATCAGTATTAAGCACTATTTCGGAATTAACATATTTAAGTGCTTGAAAGTTTGCTTTCTTTAAATCAACGCTTACAAAACTATTTCCATCTTGTTCTTCTGTATACAAGTTCCGTTGTGGAATCAATGGATTTTCACCTTTAATGTCACTGTTGTTGAACAGTTTAAACGCTTCTGAGTTGTAACATGAAGTAACAATTTCATCTCTTATTTGTGCATAAGCATCTAAGAATGCTCTATAACTACCACTATAATTGGTGTCGATGTATTCAAGAAGATTATTATAATCTTGAGTAGCACCGCATAGTTCAAGACGCTCTGTAAAGTAAGGGTCTTGTATTACTTGGATAGGTAGATTAAAATCCTTGAGGAAACGTTTCCTAAGTTGCTTTGTAACTAAATCTTCCATTTTTATTTATTTAAAAGTTATGTTGCAAAGGTAATAAAAATAATTTATTTCATCAAGGATTTCATATTAATATATGTTAATTTCTTCTACTATATTCGTATATACTGATAAGAGCGTCTGGTTTAAGTTGTTTTATAAAGTTATTATAAAACTTTTTAATCCATTCTTGTTCTTTTCCTGTATCATCAATATCTTTCCATCCATTCTCATCTAAATAAGCATAATTCCAATAAGAACAAGAATAAGTTACGTAATCTTCTTTATTCTTAAAGTTGGAAAAATATTCCTGTTTATCATTCATTGCATGGTATATAGAAGTTTCTTCTGGAGTTTCTGGGTCACGCCCCTCTACTACCATTTCCCAAGTTGCATTATATAATGACTCATCACGTGTCATTACCTTATCCCAATCAATATCCTTGTTTCTTGCCTGATATACTTCTTTACCATCTTTAGTAATAATTGGTACGGCAAAATTTTTACCTAATGAACAATTATCCCATTTACCATTTGGGTTATCTTCGCATAATGCATTTCCCTCTTCGTCATAAAACATACCATCTGTAACACTTTGATAATATTCAAAAGATGTCATGTTGTTTATAATCTTTTTTCTTTCAGTCAACATATCAATACTAAATTGGCTAAGACCAAACTTTTTAGGGTCTGACAAAATAGCCTCAATAGACTTAATAGTTGCGTTCTGCATCTTTTTTGCATCAAGATATTTGTATTTAACGTATGGTTCAACTTTTAATGATTTATCATACTTCTTCATTAATTCATCAGGATTTTCACCAACGACCATAGCTGTAAAGAATTTACTTCCGTTTGTACTCATTTTGCTTTCTTTTTTTTCCGTTAATTAGTATGGAAATTTACCTGTGCTTTCCTTGTATATGTTCATTATATATTCAAATGAATTGGCAATACAATTATCTTCTTCTATACATGTATTTTCTTCCAAATAATCTTTAAGGAAATTGAAAATATCTCTATATGTTAAATTACATATTTCGTCTAACCATTTCTTTTTATCATTATTCATAAAAGTTTTTTTATCTATGCAAAGATACATAAATTTATTCATTTTAACAAACTTTTATTAACTTTTTTTATAAAAAAAATAACACTACTGAATTATAGTTATCCAGCAGTGCTAATATTTTAAATTTCAACTTGTATTTCTTTTAGGTATTCTTTATCTACTTTTAGGTAACATTGATTATATGCCATTAGGAACTCTTCTCTGCCATTAGATGATAAAGTTGTTTTTATACAAATTAATCCATTAGGGTCATCTTCTTTTAGGTTTAAATCATAAAGAAAATATAGTTTTCGTTGTAAGGTCCCTTTTATTAAACGTTTATATAGAATTGTGTGTTGTATTAATCTTTGTGAAACTTTATCGTTTTCTGAACTTATAAGTAATCTATTATTCTTATTATCAATTACTTGGGTATTTTTATTTTCTTCCAATATAGTCTTGATACTATTTTCTTCCCATTTATAACCAATAGGTTGTTTTAAAGTTATAAAGTCACTTATGTTAATTCCTTTCTCATTGAAAACTTCATTGACATAATCATTACCATGTTCTATAATATTTAAATTATGTGTCGTATATGCTTCTGTAAGACCGAGTTCTTTATTAATGGTAAATGCTATATGTGATGTTTCTTCACTTTCTTTCTTTGAGAAATCAAATAAGAAGTATTGTTTACTATTAGTATCGTTAACGTATGATTCCCAACAAGTTTTATTACAGTTGAAACACCATTTAGTACGTCCTTCACTTCCTACTAATTTATTACAATCTTTATGTGATGTGACATGTAATATAACTATATTATCATTGTTATACACAATAGGAGAATTAGGCGTTGATTTAGTAACAAAACTTATAAAATCTTTTTTATTCCACTTATAACTTAAGTCCATACACCATGTGAAAGCATCTAATAGTGCTGTTATATCATGGAGTGCAGAACATGTAGAAATAAAGTTATTTAATTGGTCGTCTGGTAGTTTCTGAAGTTTTGTAAATATTTTATGCCACTTCTTTAACTCTCTTTCTTTACTAATATTTAATATTGAATAGCTATCTAAATTGAGATATTCTTTCAGTAAATTTCTCTGTATTGTATTAAATTTATTAATGAAAGATTTAACATCATCAATTAGTTGAATATTCTTTATTTCTTTTTTTAAAATTGTAATTGCATAACGAGATGTATAAGCAGTAATAGTATGCTTACTTAATTGACATATCAACTGTTTATGTGACTTTGCCCATGCTAAAATACTCTTTATTTCTTCTACAGTGCAATATTTTGAATACACTGCATTAACTGCCCATAACTGATAATTTGGACTGTCATAGGTCAAAGAAATAAGTTCTTTGAATGTGTTATCCTCGTCTGTGTTTATATTGAGTTTGGTGATTAATGGATTTAATATTTTATTGGAATAGTTCATTTTAAAAATTATAGTAGAGATATAGTATCCATGAAATTATCATCAAGAATACTAAGATTAGGTTGGAGATGACACTCAGTCCGCTCTCTTCATTTTTAAACACAATTGCACTAACATATTGTGTTATTCTAAAATGTATATATATAATAGTTGTTGCAACTACGCAAGATATTACAAAAAGTCTCATTGTCTGATATCTATACTGTTTAAAACAGTTTTTAAACCATTATTTTCCACAACTAATTCAACTGAGCGGTATCTATTTTTAGACTCACTAAGAGCCTTATAAATATCGTCAGATAAAGTTTTTATGCCTGTTTCTATATAACTTTTACTCTTACCTATATTGTCTAATCCCAATAAAAATTTATCACTTTTATTGATTTTATCAAAATATTGAGATATGAATAAATTGGATATAGATTTACAGTTAAATTTCAATTCTTCTTTATTCATTACCAACATTCTTATATATTAAAAACTTATATTTCAATTCTTGATGCTTTTGGGTAGATGATTCGTAAATCTTTTTCCACTTACTATCTGAAAAATTCTTTAAAGAGAAATAACTATCACCTTCTGTTTTGTCTTCTACAAGTGTAATGTATGCTTCACTAATCAGATTCTCATCTAAGAAAGCATTATAAATGGAAGAACCACCGATTACAAATACATCTTCATTCTTTATATTAAGATGACGCATTAAAGTAATTGCACCGTTAATTGAATTAACGAAGTGTACAGTTGTATCACCAAATTTTTCAGTACATAATTTGGGGTTCGATGTAAGTACAATATTAGTCCTATTCTTAAGTGGTTTCTGATTTGGTAAAGATAGGTATGTCTTCATACCCATGATAACTGTATTATTATCGGTAAAACGTTTAAAATTTTCCATATCATTTGGAATCTGGTAAAGTAATTTATTATCTTTTCCGATAGCACCAACCAAATTTGTACAAACAATTAGTTTAAACATATTCTTACTATTGATTCAGTTATTATTTTATTCAAAACGTTGTCTAACTCATATTCTTTTAAATCTTCTAAATTTGGTTTTTCACGCTCTGCTTCTTCTGGCATATTATCCCTCTTGAAGGCATAATCTCTATATACCTTAAATGTATTTTTTTCTGCCAAATCATATGCATCACTAAAAGGACTATAATATACTAATAATGTCTTAATCTCATACCCATTTGCATCAAGTATCTCTTGAATGGCATGTTTTGATAAATTTAAATCGAATCTATTCATGTTAATCTTTTTTATAATGCAAAGATACAAGCAAAATATTTTACTACCAAAAATAAAATGTTAAAAAAATAAAAAAGCCTTGGAATAACCAAGGCTTAAATGTTGTTCAAAGCTATATTGAACATAAGTCGCAAATACTTACTTCACGATAGAATCTGCAACAACTGAATCTACAGTAACAGTATCAACGCTATCAACTACAGTAGTATCAGTATCCTTCTGAGTTGTATTAGTCTTTACATTGTTACCACACGCAGCAAAAGTAAGTGCTACACAAGCTGTGAACATAATAATTAAAGCCTTCATTTTATTTTAAATATTTAATTAAAAATTGGTATCAGAGTAATATCCTCAACCGTTATTATTATGTGATTTCAAAATCACTTTGCAATTATACTATATTTATTTCAAATATACAAATTATTTTGCAAATTTAATATATAAAATTATCTTTTTGATGAAATTCTTGACATAACTCAATTAATCTTGTGTGAAAACCTAATTTAAAATTACTCCACCATAAACGTAATTTCATCTTAAAAGGTATAATACCTGCTTTTACCGCAGCACCTTTAATAAGTTTATCATGATTAAATGCCCAACGCATTTTATCTATGTTTTTTAGGTTAATCCAAGCAATCGCACCGACTTCATTCTTTTCCATATTCTGTTTTGAAAACTTAAAGTCATCAATAATTGCATGCTGATACACCGCATAATATCTAAATGTAATATTCTGACGCTTATCATCATTAGGGTTATCATTAAAAGTCCAAAACTTAATTAAATGTGATGGTACTTTTATTCCTGTTTCTTCCAATGTCTCACGTTGTGCTGCTTCTTTGGTTGTTTCGTTATAATCAAGATAACCACACTGACAATTCCATGCATTAATCAATTCTGGGTCAGGTGTACCTTCGCCACGCTGTGAAGCCAATACGCACCATTCACCACGTATGTTCTTGCAAAATGTGAACATAACAACACTTACTGAACGACTAATCGTATATAAAATTCCCATAAAATCTATGTTTCATTATATTTTATTTCTTGCTTCAACCTATCACTACTTTTTAGTACATTGTATTGCTACAATCAGTCATCCATAGGAGGATAGTCCACAAGCGTAAATTCGGTAGTACGGCTACCTATTTATTTATTATTACACTGCTGCCAGCATTCGTTGACCTTCCAACAATATGTTTCTCGCAGCATTAATATCTCTATCGTGTTCTGACCCACATTCAGGGCAAACCCAAAATCTATCACTTAACTTCAAGTCTCGTTTCTTATAACCACACCCAGAACAAGTCTTACTTGATGGGTAAAACCTATCAATAAACACCACTTTCTTGTCATTAACAGCTGCCTTGTTAACCAAGGTTTCCTTGAACTTATAGAGACCAACTTCTTGTATAGCTTTGGCAAGATGATGATTTTTCATCATACCTTTAACATTCAAGTTCTCCATAAATATGGTATCAAAGTAAGTCAACAGTTCATTGGTTATATAGTGGATATAAGCATCTTTCTTATTGGTTATTCGTTCGTATAACCTCGCAATACGAATTTGTGCCTTCTTCCTATTATTAGAACCTTTAACCTTCCTTGATATTTGTCTTTGAAGCCTCCTTACTTGTTTCTCTTTCTTTTTAAAGAAATGTTTATTTTCAAACACCTCCCCATCCGATGTGATTACAAAATCTTTGACTCCAAGGTCAATACCAACTTGTTTGTTTGTACGTTCAAACCTTTTTAATTCAGTATCATTCATTTCAACAAGAATAGATAAGAAGAAATTACCACTCTTGGTCTTCGATAAGGTAGCACTCCTTATATCCTTATTATACTTTTGCAATCTTCTGAAATACAAATCTGAACAACGGAACTTAATGTTCTTTAATGAGGTTATCAAAGTGATATGTCTTGTTTCAAATGTATTCTTTCTTGAAATAGCGTCAATTGGGAACAATGCTGTTTGTTTGTCCTTCTTTGTTTTGAACTTTGGGAAACCATTATGTTGTTTGAAGAACTTTTGGTAAGCACCATCCATTTGTCTGATTGCTTGTTTCATTACCTTTGTATTTTGTTCTTTCAGCCAAGCATATTGCTCATCCTTTAGCAACGTTCCATGAAACCACTTTGATAAATCAGTTACCGATAAGTTTGTTTTATCTGCTTTATAAGCATTCTGTTTTCGAGCAAGCATTTGATTATAGATAAAACGGTAACACCCAAGCACTTTATTAAGTGTTTGTTCCTGTGCTTTGTTTGGATATAATCTTATTTTAATTGCTCTTAACATCTTTATCCTATTCTCTATTTATTTCTTCGCCCAGCACTTAGTTTCCCATAGAATTTTCCACTGAAACTTGCTAATAATGACATCATGTCAGTAGTAAGTTCTTCTGTATCTGAAACACCCATACCATTGATTACTATCACTTCACAACCATAACTTTCAAACATCTTCTTAATGAATTTGAATTGGAACCGTGTAAGTCTATCCTTATGTTCAATTATCAGCTTGTTTACCTTATGGGAGATAATTAAATCAGTTAGTTTGACAAAACCAACTCTATTATCATTCAGTCCGCTTCCTACATCTTTTATAATACATTTGACAAACAAACCATGTTTTGCACAATATTCAGATAGTCTTTGTGATTGTCTATCCAAATCACCTTTCTGTTCATTAGATGAAACTCTTGCATAGGTTGCACAAACAATAGGTATTTCTTCTTTCTCTTTTCGTGTTAAGCCAATAAATTCATCAAGAGTATCTGTGTTATATCTACGATGACCTCCTGCAGTCTTTAGAGGTTTTAACTTATCTGCCTTATCCCATTTCCTTAAAGTATCTTGAGAGACATTGAGATAAGAAGCAGCGTCTTTTATACCCAATAATTTACCCATTACACTTCATCATTTTCTATTTTATTTATGGTTTCTACAATAATACTTTTGGCATTATCCAACAGGGATTGAAATTTCTCTACTGTTATATTTTCATCTATATCAAAGGTATGTTCATAAACATCACCATTGTCAAGTGTGTAATCTATTTTTGTAACTTTAACTACTTTTGGTTGCATATCTAACAACGATTACTTTAACTTATTTACTTTCGTATTCATATATAAATATCATTAACTTTGCAAAAATACAAAAAAATAGTCATAAAAACAAATAATTTTTAGTAGATTTTATTAAATTTTTATTTAACTGTTCATATTCCTTTTTAATTTTTTCTGAAATAGACTTTCGTATTTTATATTCTTCTTGATGCGTCATTTTGATATGCTTTTAAGACGTTACATTTTGTAACGGTTTGACTTTATATTACCTTGCGGTTTGTGGTTACTAACAATCTTCTTTACATGGATAAATTGCGGTGTTACGTTGTGATTACCTTACGGTATAACATTTCTAACAATATACTATCTATAACTTATTGAAAAACAAACATTTAAAATATATTTTACTTAAAAAATTCACTATCATGCATTATATTTATGTCTAATTTACTATTTTTTTTTATTTCATCATCTTTTCAAATAACAATTGCAAAGTTAACTAAATGTTTTTATTTACCCAAATTATAATAGTTAATAAATATTAAATTATATATTCAGATATATATTTATTAATGATAAAATTTAAATTAATATATATGAAACATTTAAAATTATTCAGTGAAAACAGTCTACGTGAGGCATTCTTAAACTCTTCAGATTATATAGAGCCACATGTTAGTTATGTTCTAAATGGGGGGGGGGTAAGATACAACAAACAGTCTCTCAATAACTATATAAGACTTTATGCGTCAGGAGAGGATGTTAAACTACTACGTTTTTTAAATAAAGAAAATACACAAAACGAAGAAGTAACATTGAAGTCTGGTTGGAATGTACTTGATTGTAATACTGATTATGAATTTTCTTTTGGTCTATACAGGAATAGTAATTTGGTTACTGATATAGATATGTCCCATTTTAAAGGAGATATATTAGGTCGTGGCTTTATGAAAAGTTCAAGTATAACTTCTTTTACTATTCCAGATACAGTTAAAATAATAAGAAATATGGCTTTCGATAGAGTACCATTACGTTCAATAACTATATCCAAGAATATAGAATTAATACAATCCTCTTTTTTGTATTATAATCAATATATAGAAGAAGTTGTTTTCCCTCGTGACATGAATGTCGTCATAGAAAGAGGTTCTTTTACAGGTATGGCAAATTTAAAACGTATTGTCTTACCTCACAAATTAGAAACACTCGAACAATCTTTGCTTAAAGGGTGCGTCAAATTAAAGGAGGTAATTCTACCTGAAAATATAAAAAATATCGAGCCATTTGTATTCCAATCATGTCGTGAGTTAGAAACTTTAACTTTACCTACTACAATAGCAAGAATAGATAATAATGCATTTCTTAGTATAAATAGTAATTTCTCTCTCAAGATTTTAGCAACAACACCTCCACAAATAGGATTTGGTAATCGTTGTAAAGAAATACTTGTTCCAAGAGAAGCAGTAGATGCTTATAAAAATGCAACTAATGGTTGGGAGAATTATAAAGGCTTAATCAAACCAATTGAAGATTAATATAATAAAAAAAGAGTGGTTATTAGCCACTCTTTACTTTTTTGTCTTGTTACATACAAGGGGTGAGTCCTGCTTGGATAACTTTACCATAAGTCATTTCCATTCTATTACAATACCACTTGAATGTCTTTTTTAATAAATTCAACATAAATCTTCCAATAGTTATTCGTTAATAAATCCTGACAATAATGTCAGCCTTGTTACTAATCATCTGCAGGCATCTCAGCCTGCAGCGGAGCTATCTCTCATCGCCCGTATCAATATATTACGGGCACCATTAAGGTCCCTATGGACCTTAATTCCATCATACATAAACCATTCTTTACTACCTAAGTTAGTAATTAACTCGCCAGTAAAACTATTGGTCTTACTTGTGTATGACTCATTTTGTTCAATATACATCACACCACATTCCTTGCACTTTTGCTTCAGTCTCTCCTTAAACTCAAAGAAACGCAGTGACAGCATAGAGCGTACCGCGCTCTTACGTAACCTTCTCCCTTTCTTTGTCATACCCTTTACCTCGAAAGGAGGGAATACTATGACAGAGAAGTTATGTGTAAGGTAATTTATACACTGCCAGTGCAACTCATCAACCAAATCCTGTATCCTGTGATACGTTCTGTTAACTGTTCGCTTTAACTTACCTTTCTTCCTCTTATCCTTTGTGAGTGCTAACCTACTTTGAAGGTGGTCACGCTTAAGGTTAAGAGTTAAAATTCTGTCAAAGGCGTGTATGCCCAGCCATCCAAATCGTCCATCTTCACTGAAGTAGGTAAGGAAGTTTCTAACCCCAGGGTCTAAAGCAACAATACCACCTTGGTTTTCGGTAGCAACATTACTAAACTTCTGAGGTACGGAAAGATACCATCTTCCGTGGTCATAAATGAGACGACAATCACATATATCATTTTTTAAGAACTCTCTTTCAGATAACTTCAGTTTTCCACTAATAGTGTGATAAATACCACTTTCTGATACAGCCTGTTTCAATATGTAACAACTCTGTATGGGGTTTTTGCGACTCTTATAGCGTAACTTAAATGGTTTACCAGTCTTCTTTGTCTTCTTACAGTTAGTCATCCATGATGTGTAAGAATCCTTTACTGCTATGTTCTTTATCTGATATGGTACGGACTTTATGTAATTCTCAGTAAGAGAATGTAACACCAAAGTACTCATCTTCATCCACCCTTTAAACTCAATGTCTTTCTTGTTGAAGTGATTTATGCATGTATTGTAGACTTTACGTTCCACACCGAACCACTGTTTAAAGAGTTGTTTCTGTTGATGTGTTGGATATATTCTTATCCGTCTTGCCTTCGTTACAACAGCATCTGAGACCATGCATTTTGTACGAACTGGAAAGAACGTTTGTATGCAATTATCTTGTGAGTTCTTGTTGTGGACTGTGATTTGTTTTGTCGAGAACCATGACCTAACATTCATTGCGCAGGAAGAACTGTTCCACTTAGATATAGCTTTATCAATATCCTTGTGTGACAACAAGTGCGAACTTATACCCTTACATAAGTCATCGTAAAATGTCTTGCGGTCTTCCTGTACAACCATGATTTCTTATTTATCTAATTAATATATAATAAAGTCTACGGCTTTATCAAGTTTTGATAAAAATTAACAAACTATTATTAATAATTAAAGCACAGTTAACTACCCTCACTATTTTTTTCTAATTATTTCCAAATTAAGCCGTTAATCAACTCATTTGCAATAATATATATTTGTTGAATTTAATATATATCGTTTTTGATATGCCTATTTTATAAAAATGCTATTATTCTTGATTAAAGTCAAAGTTGTTTGAAAAAATGTAGATGAATATGTATTTCTCGTTCAATAAAATGTTAATGATACAAATTCAACTTTTTTATCAACTTTTCATTTTCAGCATTTATATATGGAAAAAAAATTTTCTTTTCTTTTACCATTCGTCTTATGTATGTCGAGGAAATAGGAATAACAATATCTTGTTCTATTGGTATCGCATAATCTGGAATTTCATCCGTCTTATTTCTTTTTAATCCAGCAATAGAAAAATATGGTTCTATATCTGATTTATAATTCTTCCATTTCGGTATGTCATTAACACAATCAGAACCAGCTATGATAAATAACTCATTGTCTTTGTATTTCTCTCTAAGAAGCGATAATACTTTATATGAATAGTGTGTACCATCAACCAATAATTCATCCTTAGAAAGGCAGCATTTATCTCCAAAATGTGAAATTGCATTCTCTATCATTTCACAACGATATTCAAATTCTGTAGGTTGATATTTCTTCCATGGATTCTGTACAGTTGGCACAACTATCACTTTGTCAAAGTCACTATTCAGTACACTATTAATCATTTGCACATGACCAATATGTATCGGGTCGAAACTACCAAGCAAAAATCCTATTTTCATATTCTATCTAATGTTTATAAAGTCACACATAAGACATTCTTCTTTATCATTATTTATATATTCCTGATAATTTTTCTTATTGTGAAATCTTGCGTACAACCAAGGGTACCAATCATCTGCCATATTCAGAAACATATTAATTCCTTTTTCAAAAATTGCTTTACCAAAAAATCTTGTGGTACTTGAATATAAATCTAAGAGAGGAATATCATCATGTTTAAAACCATGTATTCTTAACCAATCAAACTTTCTTCTTCCACCAAAGAAATAAATATTGGTAAATAAAGTTTCAATAGAAGTACAAAACTTATCAAATAGTATTTCTTTCCAAGCAGAATTTTTCTCTCGCTTTGACAGATTATCTTCCTCAAGTATAATTCTCACATAGGTATCTGTCTTACTATTAAGATAATGTAAAAACTCGTACACACCATTTAGGTCAATGTTATATACCATTGCACCATGTCGTACTTCTAAGTTACCTTCATTATCGAACCAAACTCTAAGGTCAAATACTCTAATATTATAATTTTCGTATTGTTCCTTATAGTTCACTTTCTGACATTTAGCGGTAAAAATGAAAGGATACATATACCACTTCTTAGGTCTAAGATAACTTAAACTATTATGTGAACCAAGTAGTTTCATATATTGAGAAGTAAAAGTTTATTGAATTTTTGATAAAATATTTCCTGCAATTCGTGTATGTACTTGAATGTCTTATTACCTACACTTTTATCTGTATATTCTCCATTGCAAGCGTTAGTTAACCAGAAAGATGTACATTCATTATCTGTAGCAACAATATAACTTTCAATAGTACTATCTGGTATTTTATATGTAGGTATTTCAGTGTTTAATTCTCTTTTAAAACCGCAATCATTTAAAATATCTTCTGTTATTCTAACAGGCGCAATATCTTTAATATCAACTTCCCACATATCTCCTTCGTTATTATCGAAGTCAAGATAAATAGTGCCATCATTAAGAATGCCTGCAATATACATTGGCATAGTTAGTCTTCCAAAACTTGTCACTGTACAAACCGTATAACCTATCTTTAAATCTTGTACTATCATTATAAAACACTATTTTTTGTTATAATTTACAGACAAAAATCCAACAACAATACAAATAATAATAGTGATAAAACTTGTATCCATCATAAATTGTTGAATATATTTTTTACTTATTGGAACAACATTAAAAATGTGTAACCCCAACGGGATTCGAACCCGTGACTCCAGCGTGAAAGGCTAGCGACTTAACCGCTTGTCGATGGGGCTATAAAAATGAGCGAACGAAAGGAATCGAACCGTCACACCGTATATGAAAATCTACGCAAATCTATAATTTAGGTACTTTTCACTTCTTGCATCAACCTACCACTACTTTTTAGTACATTGCATTGCTACAATCAGTCATCCATAGGAGGATAGTCTACAAGCGTAAATTCGGTAGTACGGACACCTACTTATTTTTTTGATTTTAACTTATTAATCTTTCACCTTCGTGTAAGATATTAATTGCTGCATTCAAATCCCTATCATGATATTCTCCGCAATTAGGACAAGCCCAAAACCTATCACTTAATTTCAAATATTGGTTCTTATATCCACAACACGAGCAAGTCTTTGAACTTGGATAGAACCTATCTATAAGTACAACTTTCTTATTGTTGTTTTTTGCCTTATCCTCAAGTATCTGTCTGAATTTATAGAATCCAATCTCTTGTATTGCTTTTGCTAATTTGCGATTCTTCAGCATTCCTTGAACATTCAAGTCTTCCATAAAGATGGTGTCGTAATAAGTAAGTAACTCATTCGCAACACTATGTATGTAAGCATTTTTTTGATTGGTAAGTCTCTCAAATGCCTTTGCAATTCTAACACGTTGCTTATTTCTATTGTTAGAACCTTTCTGTTTATTGGATAGTTGTCTTTGAAGTTTCGCAATCTTAACTTCTTGTTTCTTGAAAAAATGTCTATTCTCGAACACCTCCCCATCACTTGTAATTACAAAGTCCTTAATACCAAGGTCGATACCAACATGTTTATTCGTCAGTCTAAACTTGATGACTTCTTCTTGTGGCAAATCAACAAGAATTGATAAGAAGTAGTTACCACTCTTGGTTTTCGATAAGGTAGCACTTCTTATACCCTCCTTGTATGTTTGCAACCTCTTAAAGTATAGGTTAGAACATCTGAATTTGATGTCTTTTAAAAGCTGTGTTAATGTAATCTTTCTGTCATTGAACTGATTTCTTTTTGAAATAGTATCAATTGGGAACAAAGCCGATTGTTTATCTTTCTTTGACTTGAACTTTGGAAACCCATTGTGCTGTTTAAAGAACTTATCATATGCTGTTAACATCTGACGTATTGATTGTTTCATCACCTTCGTATTTTGCTCTTTCAGCCATGCATATTGTTCTTCTTTAAGCAATGTTCCATGAAAGTATTTGGAGAGGTCTATAAGACCTAATGATTTTTTGTTTTCATCATATTCTTTTTGTTTAAGAGCAAGCATTTGATTATAGACAAAACGGTAGCACCCAAGCACCTTATTAAGTGTTTGTTCTTGTGTTTTGTTTGGGTATAATCTAACTTTAATTGCTCTTAACATTCTAAATAACTTTTAAATAAAAGATAATATTTTTTATGATGAAATCAATAATAACTTTATTAATAACCCAAATGGGATTCGAACCCGTGACTCAACCGTAAAAGGGTAGCAACTTAACCACTTGTCGATTGGGATACATATAATATTTTCTTATATTTAGTTGAATAGGGTGGACTCGAACCACCGACGCATGGACCTTCAAACCATCGCTCTACCACCTGAGCTACTACTCATTATGAGCTGAATGTGGGACTCGAACCCACAACCTACTGATTACAAGTCAGTTGCACAACCAATCGTGCTCATTCAGCCATTATTTATTTATTAATTTATCATTTCTGTTTAATATTCCACATGGGAGTTTCTCCAGAACCAACAAGTACATCAATATTCGCACCCTGCTTACTTGCGATAACGTCCCATGCACGAAGTTGAATAAACTGCTGTGGAGAAAGTGCCAACTCATTCATATAAGCTTTGTCTGCAATAGCTTTATTTTTCTCAGCTTTGGCTCTTGCTAACTCCATTTCAGCCTTCTTCTCCTGTGTCTGCTTTGCTTGAATAGCAGCAGCTGTCTTGTTCATTTCATCAAGTTGTTCCTTGTTAGGCATTACCCTATCTGTAGTAACCTGCTGAATAGTAACAGGGAAGTTACCTCTTGTCTTTGAAAGTTGCTGAATATAAATTCGCATTGACTTAGCAATTTCAGTGTCAAGTTTATTAAGTACTTCACGATTACTCATCAAATCAAATGGAGAACATGTAGAAACGTATTCACGTACCTTATTCTTGAAATATGGTTCAATGAATGTTTTATACCAGTCTTCTCCATAGTTTTGCAAGAGTTCTGGAGTATGTCCTTTCTGAACCTGCAAGACCATATACATACTTACATCCAAAGGTGTATTATCGTTTGAAAGCAAGTCATCAAACTTGAACTCCACCTTCTGTGGAAGAATATAGAAACTCACTGCTGATGTTGTCCACGCAATACATGTTAAGTCATTAACAGGATTAGGGTCTACACCAGTACTACCAACAAACCACGGCTTCATCTTTAAAGCTACTTCTTCATCGTATGATGGGTTTGTAAATGAACAGCTGGTTAGTGCTGCTACGGTAAAGATTGCCGTAGCAATAAACGTAACAATTCTCTTCATATATGTTTTATTTTAAAATTAATAACTAATCATCTGAAGTTGGTCTTATTCTTAAAACTTCTGAGAACTCATCTTTCGTCAGATACCAGAATGGTTTATTTCCATCCTTGTAATACATTTTTGTGAAATCATCTGGATGTAATGCCAAATGAAATAATACATGAAAAATATTAAAAACATTACTGTCATCCCAACCTGATTTTTTTGCTCTTAAAAATATTCCAATTGGGAAAAGTATAACTCCAATAATAATTCCAAGTAATAAACTTAAAATAATTGATATAATCATAAATGTAAAATATAATCTTTTTAAAAAGGTTGGAATTTAAACCAACCTTATAATCTGATAGTTGTTCGTTAACAAATCCTAATAATAATATTAGTCTTATTACTAATCATCTACAGGTATTTCAACCTGCAGCGGAGCTATCCCTCATTAAAAAAAAATGTGGACCAGCCTGGGCTTGAACCAGGGACCTTCAGATTATGAGTCTGCTGCTCTAACCAACTGAGCTACAAGTCCTTAGATAAGGCGGAGATTATAGGATTCGAACCTATACACCATATTGCTACGATTACTGACAGTTTAGCAAACTGTTGCCTTACCAATTAGGCTTAAATCTCCAATATAAGAGGAGAGTAGGGGATTCGAACCCTTGGAACATTTTACTGTCCTCTGGTTTTCAAGACCAGCGCTTTAAGCCACTCAGCCAACTCTCCAAAATTATGCGCTTCAGGCAGGACTTGAACCTGCGACACCCTGATTAACAGTCAGGTGCTCTAACCGTCTGAGCTACTAAAGCATAGTTGAGACAATAGGACTTGAACCTATAATAGCTGAACCAAAATCAACTGTGTTGCCAATTACACCATATCTCAAAGTACAGGAAACAGTATTATTTTATTCCATAAAAATTAAATGAAACTGCTGTTTGTTTCCTATTTAGTTGCAGGAGAGGGACTCGAACCCCCGTCCTCTGGGTTATGAGCCCAGCAAGCTACCACTGCTCCATCCTACAATATTAACACCTCACTATCGGATTTGAACCGATGACTCACGGATTACAAGTCAATTTTAAACTTTGCTGTTCTTTTCCATATAGGAAAAAATTTAGTAACGTCGCTCTAACCAACTGAGCTAAGTGAGGTGGTTGCAGTGCATACGGGACTCGAACCCGTGACCTATGCCGTGACAGGGCAGTATTCTAACCTACTGAACTAATGCACTGTGATTCTCCTATATGTAATAGGAGATAATTTGGTTGTAACGTTACCAACGTAGCTATCAATAATCTACAAATTAATAGATTACATCAATTACTGAAATAGTTTTGTTTAAAATTACACTTAGCATCATTCTTAGCTAAGAAACCATTTACATGGGTATTACGTTTTGTAAAAGTGTTGTGAGTCCAATAGGACTCGAACCCAAGACCGTATATGAAAATCTACGCAAATTTATGATTTAAGTAATTTTCACTTCTTGCATCAACCTACCACTACTTTTTAGTACATTGTATTGCTACAATCAGTCATCCATAAGAGGATAGTCCACAAGCGTAAATTCGGTAGTACGGCTACCTATTATTTTTTTCAGTTGTACGCCCACTGAGACTCGAACTCAGGACCCCAGCATTAAAAGTGCTGTGCTCTACCAACTGAGCTATGAGCGCATTCTGTTGTTCCAACAAGTCAAAGAACCTTTATTTCTTAATTGTGATGCAAAGATACTAACTTTTTCTGAAACCTCCAAATATTTCAGTGATTTTTTTTATTTTATTTTGATAAAATCATTATTTTGGTTTATTTTTCTCAGTAAATCGTTAATATATTCACATTTTATGCATTTTTGAGGTTTTATTCCTTTCTTGTCACTAATATCTATATCTATTAAGTACTCGTGTCCATCAGTAGCTATAATTTTGTATTCAGCTATTTTCTTTTCGATGACACATCTTAATTCTGCATGACCATTTAATAATGGTGTAAGGTTATCTACTGTCATTATTGTCTAATTGTAAATGTACTAAAAAAGCTGCTAAATCAACTTTTGTTTTAAGTTTATTCAACAGCTTGGAAATATATTTAGTGAAGTAAGTGCAAAAATCCTTTTTAATTTAGATTATACATTCATATAAATTCCGTATTGTTGAAATACTATTATTATTATTTATGTCGTATTCAAGAAACATAGCATCATTATCATACTTGTTGGATGTAACAAATATGTTATGCTGATTACTTTGTTTATTTGATGTACGTATCATTTTTTTATATGAATTTTATTATAAATATAACCTATGTATCAAAAGTTACTTATTTTATAAATATTTTTTTTATTCTGGCTTAATTTCCTGTGGAATTAAAGCTGTTATTTCTACTTCTAACGCTTCTGATAGTTTTACCAATGTATCTAATCGTGGGTTTCCACCTTTTAATGTTCTTGTTAAAGAAGCTGGTTCAACACCCATCTTTGTTGATACATCTTTTAATTTCATGCGTTTTCTCTTACATATATCTTTTATCCAATTTTCAAATCCGTTCATAAATTTATTTTTATTAATAAATATATCTTCAGTTGATTTTTTTATCAACATATCAATCTTTTTTATTGATTCATTGGATTTATTGATAATTGCATATTGTTTTATACAAAAAAAATCACCACAAGCAGAGTAAAGTCTAACTTGCAGTGAACATTGAGTTATGATGTGATGGAAGCGAGATTCAAACTCGCAACCTACGGCTTAGAAGGCCGTTGCTCTATTCAGTTGAGCTATTCCACCGTATTATCATTATTATCTGGCATTTCCTCTATGATAGTAACTTTTTTCCTACGATTTGCACGTTTGCGTAATTCGTTGTCATGTTCGTTATCTTCCATAACATTATGTATTGTTCTACGTTTAGAATTTCGAATACCATTAATAAATATACCAAATGATATTAAAATTATAATAATAAGCAAGATAATAATAATTCTCATATTTTTTGTTTTTTATCTGATAACTAAATTAGGTTACGGAAATCATCACAGCGATTTCAAACTGAATAAGTCTATACGACTTACGTGCATCAGAAGATAAATAATCCAAAAATTGTAAGTGCTGTACGTAACCAAAGCTAGACACTCCTGCCCGTAGCGTTTTGTTATTTAATGTGGAGGTCCGTCACACTCCATTGCAGTATCTTAAAGGTGATTAAAACCTATATTTATTTTCTTTACTTGTATTGACCACCAAGTGAGAATTAGGTTAAGAAACGCAAGACTCTCCAGTCTCGAATCATTTTATTATTTAACGTGAGAGTCTGAAAATCTCATTGCAGTGAATAAAATCATAACATCCTTCTCACTATAGTAATCTATACAACCTAATAGTATCAGTTCAATCAGTTTTACTGTACTGGTTCAACAATAACTACTCGTGCTGAGTACTTTCCTGTCTTACCAAAACCATTTGAACTACGTACATTCACGTTTCGCTGTGTAAGATAATTAGTCACAGTGGTTGCACGACGTTCTGATAGATTCTGATTATAGGTATCACTACCTACACCATCAGCATAGCCCTCTACAGTTACATCTGTATTTGCAGCGATACTATTGAGAACAGTCTTTGCATCATTGTTAAGTTCTGCATTGTTGTTGTCAAAAGCAATCACATAAACATTCTGCTTAATGACATTCTGCTTTTCAACAACCTTCTCTACAACCTTAGTAACTTCCTTTGGCTTCTTAGACAGGTCGTTGCGAAGTGCGTTGATTTCTGAATTATAGTCACCAATGTTATACATCTTGAAATTATGTGTACCATTAGATGTCTTAAACTTGTAATCAACACCTACCTGAACACCCATCTGTGCTGCTGAGCTGCCAAATTGTACTGCATCACCTGGTCCATGTGTCATATTCCAATAAACACCAGGTTGTACGAAAACACGCCATGCCTTTGCATCGCCCAGATTAAAGGCAAATTCAAGTGCTGTCTTTGCAGTAAGTTCGTCTCCATCACCCATATTATTATTGAATGAGCGGTGTGAACCGTTAAGGAATGCTAACCATCCAATACCAGTTACAGAACTTACTTCGAATCGACGGGGTGTACCAGTGTAGCCAAAAAGGAGGTTACTCCAATTAATTGTACCATTCATTTCAGCATTTACCGCCTTGATAAATGTGTGAGAGTCATTTACGTAATTGTCACCAAGCGCAGCTACACCTGCAAATTGGATACCGAATACTGGACTAATCTCTTTTCCGACACGTACTCCAACGGAACTGTTTAGAGGAAATACCTTGTTAAGTTTCATGTTGGTGTGTACACCACCCATTACACCTACATAAGTATTATCCAACAACTTTGTACTTTGAAGTGCTGTCTGTGCATTTGCACTAACAAAACTCATCAATGAGATGAGTGTCATAAAAATAAACTTCTTCATTTTCTTTATTTAAAATTTAAAATTGGTTTTCAAATGTTGCGACAACAGGAATCGAACCTATGACTGCAGCTATAAGTTTGCCACCGAGATACCACTTCTCCATGTCACATATTAAGGAAACAAAAAAACATGCGTGCTACCGTTACACCAGAACTACTATTAAAAGTCACATTTTTGGAGTCGAACCAAAATCTCATGAACCCTATTCAATTTCTTTTGCTGTATGTTTCCTAATTATATTTGACAAATCTAATATTTCTCTTTCAAAGAACTCTTGTTTCTTAATTGTGATGCAAAGATACTAACTTTTTCTGAAACCTCCAAATTTTTCGGTAACTTTTTTCTAAAAAAAATGCGAAAAGCTGATGTCTTCTCAGATTATCAGCTTTTCTTTTCTTCTTTCTATTAAAATCCACATTGAAAAATAACCTAAAAAATCAAAGTAAAACAAAGTGTACTTTAAGCAACAATATGGTTATTTTTCATCCATCATCCATTCATAAATATAGGGAATTTTATTTTTATATCAATACTATTTATATTTTTTATTAAAAAAACTTTGCAAACTTTTTTCCACCATACTCGTTTTTGGTCAACTTGATAATCTCCCTAATGGTGTACTTGTCTTTATGAGGACTTGGTAAACGATTCTCAATAAAATCCCTTGTTCCTGCTGAACATGCGCCAGTGATAGTGCGATATGCTACGATTGCTTCCTCATAAGATAAAGTGTCATCTAAAGACAATTTTTCATATTCAGAAGTATCTCTATCACTTATCTTATATAGAAGGTCATCCCTCGCTTCCGCAAGAGTCTTACCATGCGCCCAATGGTTATCACCATCTGTAATGAGATAAAATGGTTTATCCTCTTGTCCAAGCTTATGTACCTTATACACATTACCATGATGAGAATCAATAACACGGAAAATTCCATCAGCTTTAATGTACCTCACTCCATTTCTCTCCCAGAAAAGAGCCATATTTTCTAAATCATAAATCTTTTTCTGCTGTTCTGGAGAAAGAGTCGTATTCACTTCTACGTTATCTGTAATCTTTGTATCTCTTATGTCAAGAACGCCACCCACTGTAAGATTATCTGGTAATGAGGTGATACCAGTACCCCTTAGGTCAAGAGAGTCACCGACTGTAAGGCTGTCAGGTAGAGATTTAATGCGTGTATCTCTTATATCAAGAACACAACCCACTGTAAGATTATCTGGTAATGAGATAATTCTTGTATTTCTTAATTCAATAGTACGTCTCACCATAAGGTTGTCGGGAAGTGACTTAATATCTGTGTTATTTAGAAAAAGGGAACCACCCACTATAAGGTTATCAGGTAGAGACTTAATGGGCGTATTACATAATTCAAGACATCCACCAACCGTTAGATTATTAGGCAGTGACTTAATGCCTGTGTTATTTAGAAAAAGAGAACCACCGACTGTAAGGTTGTCAGGTAGGTACTTAATGCATGTATTCCATAATTCAAGATATCCACCAACCGTTAGATTATTAGGTAAAACTGTAATATCTGTTCCACTTAAATCAAGATTACCATTAACAGTTAAGTTATCTGGTAACTGAGTAATCTCACTACCACCCAACCACATATCATCATCATAAAACAGTTCTCCGTTCTTGATGGTAAGGGTATATCCTGTTTCTTCCTTGAACTTTTCTATTATTTCGTCCATATAATTATTTATCTAATTGGTTTTTATCACATATTTCATCCCATGTTTTATGGGTTTCCCAAGTAATGTTATCAAATATTTTCTTTGCTTCATCAAACTTCATATCATGTTCTCTTATTGCATATTTTTTATATATTGCATTTTGGATGTAATCAGATTTTTTATGTTTCTTTTTAACTGATTTTATGATATTATTCTTTATTTTCCATTTCATTGTTGATGGAAAAATTTGAAGATTACTTTCATACGGAATATCGTAGATAGAACAATCATTCTTAGACAAAGAAAAAAGCATACCTGTTTCTCCGTCTATCTGTTTCATGATTACACCATCAATGATAATTTCTCCATGAGAATGAATGTATTTGATGAATTTAAATGTTCTTGGTTTCATTTCAAATCCTTCACAAGAAGTTCCTATTAACTGATATTCTTTCCCTTCAATTAAATCACATTTATCAGTTTTATAGAAACTACTTGGTGGGTCAAAATCAAGATATTCATAGACTATACTTCTTAAGTTCCATTCATCCATATTATTTAATTTTCATTACCAATTAATTCTCGACTCACAATTCTTTCATTATTATTTGTTAGTCCATTAATTGCTTGAGTCATTTGCTTCTCGCATTCAATGATTTTTGCTTCTGCGTCCATGCGTTTCTTTTCACCTTCCTCCTGTACTTTTTGTACACCTTGGATTGTTTCAATTAAATCTCTTGTTGTCTTCATTAACGTTTCAGCATCCAGAACTGTTCGTTGGTTCTGTTTAGCAACTTCTATTGATTGAGTTTTCATCATTTCTGAGTTGCTAACTAATGACTTATTAATAGCATCATAAACGGCTTGTTTTGCTTTAATACTTTGCTGCTGGTTATATAATGCTACTGTTAGTGATAACTGATTTTTCCAAAAAGGAATAAGCATTAAAACCTGTGATTCTGTATTATTTGCATCTTGCAGGTTGGTTTGTTGAATAATTCTAATCTGATATAATGATTGATTGAAAGCATGATGTAGCATTACAAGGTCTGTAACACGCTTTTCTAATGCTTCTTTAAAGTTGTTAGTATCATTAATATCAATCATGTCAGAACCGTTGGTACGCATAGTATTCAGTTCTTTTTCCAGTTCTTCCGCCTTGAACTTACCTGCAATAATCAATTGTTCCAACTGATTTACGTAATCTTTGTTATTAATGAATTGTTGTTCAAGAAGATTGTTGTCACGCAAAGCAATTGTGCGTGTTGCTTCAAGTTTTTGCTTGATATTCTCTACGTTCTTTTCGATTGTATTATATTTCGCTTTTATTTCCGCTACAGAGGTAACAAAACTCTTAGTGAGGGGAAATGACATTAAGAACTTTTTAAAGCGTGTAGGGACCTTAAAATCATTAACATCAATATTCTCCAGTTCACCCATTAATTTACTAATAAGTTTTGAGGTATCTCCGCTTACAGTTGATGACATCTGGTGTTGGAGAAGTTCGCTTGAATATGAATCCATTACTTTTTGCAAATCAGCTCCATAAGACATAACAGTCATAGGATTCTTTACATCCAAGCTTGATGTTATATCTCTATACCGCTTCTTCTCAATAGTAGTCAAACCAGTAGTATCAACGTTTCCGTTTTCATCAATTCTCTTTGCTGGAAGATTTGATATTTCTACATTTTGAATATTCTCTGACTTTCTTGTTTTTGTTGTAGTCTTACCACTACTCTTCTTCTTAGATACTGTCATCTTTATTATTTTTAAAATTACGTCACAAAGTTACGAAAATAGCGTTATAAAACAAAATATTTATATATAAAAAATCTTAAAATAATATTATGGCAGACTTTAGAAAACTTAAACCAATTATTAGAAAAGCAGAAGGTGGTTTCGTTGATGACCCAGTAGATAATGGTGGTGCAACAATGTATGGTATTACATTGAAAACGTTTAGAGAAACTTATGGTAACAATAAAACAATAAATGATTTAAAGAATATAACTGAAGAACAGTGGGATGATATTTTCAAAAATAGATTTTGGAATAAGTGGCAAGCGGATAAAATTAATAATCAGTCAATTGCTAATTTAGTTGTTGATTGGCTATGGGGGAGTGGAATCAACGGAATAAAGATACCGCAGCAAATACTTGAACTGAAAGCAGATGGTATTGTTGGCAAACTTACACTTATGAAAATTAATGAATATCCAAATCAAAAAGAATTATTTGATAAATTATGGAATCGACGTTTAAAACATTTTCAAAATATAGCAGAAAATAGTGTTATTGCATTAGAAAAGAAATTAGGTAGGAAACTGACTGAAAAAGAAATAAAAGAAAAAACACAAAAACGTTTTCTGAATGGTTGGGTTAATCGTTTAAAGATGTTTCATTACGAATAAATAAAAAAATGGGAGGTATATTTTATACGTCCCATTTCATTTCATATTATGTCTTCCTATTTTTAGAAAGGCAAATCGTTATCCATAGCAGGTGCTGATGCAGGCTGAGGTGCAGGTGCAGGCTGTGGACTTGCTGTAGGTTCAAAATTACCAGTATTAGGTGTCTGATGTGTATTGTTCTCACCATTACCCTTACCTGTTGACACAAAACTTACACTATTAATCATAAGGTCCAAAGAGACTACATTCTCATTGTTCTTATTCTGATAAATTCGTGCACCTGCAAAATCTCCACTAAATGAGATAAGCGAACCTTTCTTAAGCCACTGTGCCATCTTGATAGCGTTCTCACCATACCATGAGCAGTTCCACCAATCTGTAACAGTTTCACCCTTACGTCTTTCGTCTACTGCAACAGTGAATGAAAGGAAATCCTTACCATTACCTGTCTTCTTAATCTCTGAGTCCTTTCCCAAGCGACCTACTGAAAAAACATTTGTCATATTATTTATATTTTTAAATTAAAAATGTGAATTGTAATATTTTTTTTAAGAAGTATAATCAATATATTTGACTAATTCTTTTTTATCTTCTGTTAACGCCCATCCGTCATCTTTTAAAAGATAAATAATTTCTTCTATATGTGGAGGGTATGTCATATCAATTACATTAATAGAATAATAATATTCTAAATTATTTTCATCTATTTTAAGTGTATATGGTACATACTCTCCTATAGTTATTAGAAATGCTATTTTAACGCTACCTGCAGAAATTTTATTATCAGAAAAAACTTCTTCTATTTGTTCTAAATCCATCATCATTATTTACAAAATTGTTGTCTTATTTCACCGCTTTCTAAATCAATTTTTAATGGACGATGTCTGCGTTTAAATGCGCTATTTTTAACTCTATTAATAACGCCTTTGACAATATCTTCATCAAACCATTTCTCTTCAGAAAGTCTTCTTAGAATGATGTCATTATACTTATGGCAACCCCATATCTGAGTTTCAAAAAGTATTCTATCAACTTCTTTGTAAGTTAATCCTGGGGCAATCTGTGCCATATCACCACCCATTTTAACTCCATTTCCATCAGTAGGGGTTAATTTATATGATTCTTCTATTGCTTGTCTAATATCTCTGTCATTTACATAATATTCAGTACAAAGCCATTCGCATAATTCATATATCTCTGTCTTATATAAATTACCGATAGGATTAAAATCACCCTCATCACCATGTAATGTCCAAAAACCAAGTTGGTGTTCACTATAGTTATCAGTGTCCATAACTATACCATTATAAATTGAAGCACAATGATAAAGATATAGCATCCTCAATCTTGCTTTAATATTACCATTAGCAATTGGTGAATCCACTTTGAAATGATTTGATAAACTACTTGAAATAGTATTATAATCTTCTTCCAAATTAATACTCTGATACTCCGTGCATAAAGACTTACCGACCATTTCTGCTACTTTTACTTCATCTGATTGATTAGTAGAACACATAAGAGAATAGCCTAATAACTTCTTTTTTCCATCAGAACGTTTTACCACTTCATGACAAATAGCAGCTACAAGTGTTGAATCTATACCACCAGAAATACCTAAAATCATATTATTAATTCCATAATCATTTAGATATTGTAGGGTAGAATATACCATTGTATTAAAAAATTTTTCCCAATTTTTCATAAAACTCAACTTTTATGGATGATGTGAAATATTTAAATCTCACACCATCTGATACTTATTTATTCGACTACAATATAATTAAGAATCTCTTGAGTAAGTGCTTTATGCATTAACTCTTCCATACTTAATTTCTTCTTTTCACCTGTATTGGTATCTACTTCTTCTCCACCTAACAGTAAAGAAATAATAGAGCCATCAAAACCGCTTAAGAAATAACATCCGCCATCCTTAATTGTAGCTGGGAAATCTTTCTGACGAGAAGCACAATTCCACCAAATAAATCTAAAATCATCAACAAATTCTTCTGGGAATACACTCTTCAACTTCTTCTTAGCCTCCTCATAATTAGTTGTATTTTCTACATCTGTTGATTGAATCCAATAATTATTTGTGGCATTGAATTGCATATCTGAAACTACTAAAAGTGTCTGAGGATAATCTGTAAGTGGAATCTCTGGATGTTTAGTTCTGATTCTTACAATTTCATCAACAACTGATTGGAAATTAGTTCCGCCCATTGCGTTGTCTGGAATCTGCTTCATCATATCACAGAACTCACCATTAAGCTGCAATACACGAGAAGTATCATCAAACATGATTACATTCTTATGGAACGCACCTGTATTAAGTGTTGAAAAATAAAGTCCTAATGAAAGACATATATCTAATGCTGTAGTATCACCATGTACACCTGTATTCATAGAACCAGAAGTATCTAAGGCGCACCATACATTTCCATTTATACCTCCAATATTCTTTCCCTTTTCAATCAACTCATTAAACTTCTTATTAATAGTTGCTATAACGTACTTAGGAAGAACTGAAATATTATTCTTTCTATTATAATAAATGCTACAATGTTTCTTTAAGTTTTTGATTAACTCATATGGATAACCTGTAAACTTGATATTATCCTGCTTAAGAACCCACTCGGTATATGAATCAACAAGATTATGATTTCCCAAGAATTTACCATTGGTAATTATACTTAATGCACGTCCTGGAATTGTATTCCATTTAATCTTATCATAATTTCTTGAACACATCAACTTTTGGAAATCATGAGATGTTCCAGAAGTCTTAAGGTGATTATACTCTTTGTAAGACAATGAGAATAACTTAGCAAATTCTTTTGCATACTTATTTGTAAGTTTATTCCAATCAGTCTTAATGTGAGATTTTGACTTAATGCGAGGCATAAACTTCTTAACAAGGTTTACATGCGCATCACACTTTAGTCCTTCATAGATTATTCTATAGACGACTTCTCTATCAATAGCATTGTTTTCAAGATGTTCATCATAATACATGATAGTCCATAAATCCTTCCAAGAGCCAATAAGAGGTAAAATCCACACGTTATTATTGAAAGTATCCTTATGATACTTTGCAAGCCACAGAAGTCTTTTAAAAGTTTCGTCACGCTGACCTTGTCCACTCTGTACATTATCCGTAGTGGTTTCATTATTAACTTTAACCTTTCGTGTAATCATTCTCAGATAGAAAGGAAAACGTGTAGCATATTCATGTGACTCATCCCAAAGTTTCTCTTGGTCTGAAAATACATCTGAAACATTACGTCCACGATAATTACCAGCTAAACCAAACTGATTAGCTAACTCGCTTCCTGTTGAAGCCATTGTAAGTGCACCATTCTCAGTAAAAGTATACTGATTGTACTTTGTTGCCTCGATAAATAAATTCTGTGACATATCTTTATTTTTTTTAATTTTATGTTGCAAAGATACTATTTTATTTTCACTAAACCAAATATATCTTTTAAAATTAACATTTATTTTTATTTTATATTCATTTTTGCTTTAAAACCGCTGTTGATATACTATTTATTATATGTTAATCAAAGTTTAAATTAAAGAGAAAATGAATAAAATAGATTCAATAATTAATGAGGAAATAAATAACATATTTATTAATGAGGCAAAGCGTCCTGTTAGTAAGGAAGTTTTAGATGCTTTTAAACGATTCTTAAAGAGCCGTAAAGGAGATAAGGCTGCTGATAGTGTTGGTGGTAAAAATAAAGATAAGAAGAAACCTGTAAAGACAAAGGACATTAAAACACGTAAACTTGCTGGTGGTGGTACTCAACGTTATGACTTTAATGATTGGAAGCGAAGCAATATTGAAGTTAATAAAGACCTTGCCAATAGTATTATTTCTAAGATTAATATGGATACATTAGATTTGGCAGCTGCTGCAAGAAAAGTATTTTCTTCACATACACCAGAAGGTGCCCAGTCTCAGTTAAGAAAGATTCTTAAACATGAACGTCCTATGACATATAAAGTTGCAAGAAAACTTAATAAGATGATTTCTCAAGGTATTATTCCTGTGAAATAGCATAAAAGGTGGTAAATGTACCACCTTTTTTATTATATTGAATGTTCTTCAACATATTCTTTCATTTTCTGAATAGATTCTCTATGTATTTGTCTAATTCTTTCTTTTGTTAGACCATATTTTTTTGCCAACGAGTTATATTTTAAATCACTTTCTTCATTATCATTATTAAGACTACCTATACCATATATTTCTTTAATAATATCTCGTTCACGTTTGTTTAAACAACTCATTATTAGTGAAGAGCGATATAATTTATCTTCTCTATTAACAGTATTATTATAGTTATTTAAATCTGCTGTTGCTTGGTTAAATTCATACATTTCTGATAATGAATAATCATTACATTCTTCATTGTCTTCATTATTATCAATTCGTGTAAGTCTAACATCAACTATATCATTAGCATTTCGTACACTAATACCATATTGTTTCTTTAAAGCTTGAGATATTTCATCTGTAGTTGGTTCACGTTCTAACTGTTGTGCTAATTTACTTCTTGTTTTAGCTACTGAATGATAAATTCTTTCTCCATTTTTCTTACGCACTACTTTTCCGTAACTTATTTTAAATTGGTCAATATTTCTCTTTATATAATAAGCAGCATAAGATAAAAGTTTACTATTTTTCTTAGGGTCAAACTTTTCAATAGCTTCCATGAGACCAATATTAGCTTCATTAACTAAATCAACCAATTCTACTCCTGGAGTCATTTGACGTTTTGCTGATGCAACAACAAATCGTTGATGACAACTGATAAGTTTGTTTCTTGCCTCTATCGCTTCTCTTTCAGAACCGTTATGAACTGTATAAAGCAAATCGCTTTCTTCTTTCTTAGAAAGAATAGGGAAGCTTTTTATATCATTGAAATATCTGATGGTACTTTCAGAACGTTCTTTAATACCACCACCAATCTTTAAGTTTATGAACATATTTGACTATTTAAATTAGACAAAATGGCAGATGGAACTTTATGAATATGACACTTTGTCTTTATTCTTTTGTCCAAATCAAATCATTATCCTTACATTTATACTTACCTTCGGTTAGATTACCTTGGAATGTCGTAATCAGGCTTAATATATAATATAAGTTATCGGCAATATATTTATGCAGTCCAAGGAGATATTCCTCTATTTCTTCTGGAAAAGCACGACCGTCTGGTGATTCCTCTGTACCCTTTATTGCAGTATCTTGCATACCAAGTATCATAGCCATATCCTCTAATAAATGAGAACCTAAATTGAATAGATGAGTTCTATCTACGAAAATTTTATTATCACCATCAATTTGCCAATAAAGAAAATGTAATAACTTTACATGGTCTTTTGTTAATTCTATATGTTTAATCATATTTTATAACTATTTTTTTTATTAATATTTGGAATGTCCATTGAGAGATTTTATTTTATTCTCTCGTTTTTTTCTTTCTGAAACTACTTCTCGATACTTCTTGTAATCTGTTTTCTTCAAAAGTTGTTCTTCTTTGTATTCTAATTTCTTCTTTTCTTGCTTAGATAATTGATAATAATCATATATTGTTATATCAATATCTTTACAAGTATTTTTTATAATCGTGAGTATTTTATCTTTATCTCCATTTCCATCAAATCTACTGCCCCCAATAAGAGTTGTGGCTATCTTCTTACCTTTATACAAAACGCATGCTAATTTTAAACATCTTTCAAGTGCGTCATAGTCTAAGTAATCTTTTTCGATGTCAGGTCTAAAATTCATACTTTTAGTAATAAAACACAATGAAAATAATGGATGTCCATCATTACATTCTTTGATAGTACCTAACTTTCTTCTATCGCCATAATTAGTTCTTAGATTTGTTTCATGAACCAAAGGATAATGTAACATTATATCTCTTTGAAAACCTTGAGATAAAGTGTTATAAATGTTAGTACCTATTAATATAACATCGTATTTATCTATGTCATTAAACAAATTAATATTTTGTATGATATCCACATCTTACTATTTTAGTACTGCAAAAGTACAATATTTTTTATTATATTACAAATTTAAAATATTAAAAAACATTAAAACCTGAATTTTGTAATTCAGGATTTAACATTAGACTTTATTCATAATAGGTGGAGTCTCTTTCAAATATTCATTTCGTAACTTATTATCATTAATTAGATTAGATAAAATTTGTGCATGATAATTGCTACACAAACCACCGTTAAAATAAACAAGTCCTCTAAATAAAATAATATCTGAACCCTCTGGTAAGGTTCCTAATCCATCAACCGTATAAGGTTTGATTAATGTATACTTTTTCTGTTCCATTGTTATAATATTTTTCTTAAACGTTCTGATTCATCTGCAAGAGGTATAATCTCATAGTTCCCATCTGGCTTTAAATAAACCAGTCTTCTTGTTATAATTTTAAAACCTAAATCTTGCAGTGGTATAGCATATGTAGACAATTGAAGTGTATATACCGATTGAGGTTCTTCAATGTAATCTTCAAATGGTGGTAAAAGTGTCTTACCAACTTGTCGATTATATGATTTAATTAATTCTTTATTTGTCTTATAGTCATAAATACATAATCCACTCTTTTCTCCTGTTGGGTCATCGTAGTAAAACAATATATCAGCTGTACCTGCTAAATTCTGTTTCATACCTTCTGTGAACATCTTAGCTTCCGCTAATACTAAATGCAAATCTGGATGCAGCTCTGATTGAAATTTATATATTGCTTCTTGCTTTGGATGAGTTGGAATAAGCCAGTTCTTATCTTTAATATATTTTCGTTTGCAACTATCTAAAATAAGTTCTGGATGTCCAGCATTCACATACGCTAAAGATTCACCATATTCATGACACAATGTTCCTGTTATGGTAGATTTTAAATTACTTATTTTCCATATATCTTGCCAATACTCTTTAGTATTACCATATTTTTCTGCATACTTGGAAGCCTGTGTTTCAGAATCAAATTCATGTTCAAATTCACCAAGTCTTGTTGTGACAGATTTGAATAAATTATTTCTGTCATTCTTCAAATAATATATATGTGGTTCTTCTTCAAAAACCAAATCTTTGAACTTATCCAATATGGTTGCTCGAATTTCGGTTACAATCTTAGGTTCACCTTTTATTTCAAACATACCAGGAATATCCTTATATTTCTTCTTCATGATTCTTCTAAAATATAATATATCATTAATTAACATTTGCAAAGATACAAAATATTTTTATTAAAACCAAAAAATCCTCCTATTTTATGGAGGATTTTTTATCTGTATGTAATATCTGAACCGAATACTAATTGATTATCTTTGTATCTTTCTTCATTGTTGATAATAAAATGGGGTATATCTTTTAATTCACTTTTTGTTGGTATTCTATATAATTTATGTCCAAAATCACTTTCAGTAATTACTTCTTTTAAATCTACATTGCTATCTTTATAATTAAGGTCAAATCTACTATATAATTCCTTTATATTTAAACATCTATCATTACCAATAAATAAGTTAGCGTAATCTAAAAAATATACATAATTTTTATTAGTAACCATATCCCATGATGTTGGATTAGGATTTGGTTCATGAAATTCACCATTTTCTAAAAAACCATTAGTGGCGTTACTCTTTATACTAAAACTACTATATTTTGTAATATTCTCTATTTTAAAATTAGGAGGTGGTACATTATATTCCCTGTTTGGTCTTTCCCATGCCATTAATTTAGCAAAATTATATCCACGAGCAACTAACCCCTCAATGTTATTATCTACCATACCTGCGTCATTTAACCAGTTAGATGTCTTGTATCTAATCAATAATGTCCACAAATTAGGATGTTTAGCACATAAACCAACTGACTGCTCTCTAAACTTTGTTTCACCTCCATTATTATCTTTCTCTAAAATAACTCTATAGATAGAATCCCCGTTGCCTATATCATCAAAATGCTTACATAAGTCATCCAAAGTATTAAATGTGACTCTGAGGTTAACTGTACCATGACATGCTCTCCAATAGTTATCGTCCCAAAAGACTCGGCAATCAAAAACTCTAACACCTAAATTGTAAAGTTGTTCTTCATTACGTTCTTGACATTTCCATAAACCTTTATATCCTTTTAATATACCCCCTATAGGGAAACCATTATCCACATCTGCATATGTAAATAAATCGTGTGCACATATCATACTATTTTACATAATTTAAAAAGCATAACAAGGATGAAACAAAATTAAATCCCTGTTATGCATTTATTTATATTATTTATTAATCTGTTCTTTTAAATTCTTTATTTCATTTTCCAATTCTGAAATCTTCAAAATTAATAAAGAAATATAATCAACAGATTTCATTCCATCAGAACTATTGGTAACTAATTCTGATAAACCTGCTTTTTCAACATCTTGTGCAATAACACCATAATGTTTGCTATTATCAGACTTAAATACATATGATTTTAAATTAACATTTTTAACTTTATCAATGTCATCTTCTGATATTGTTTCAATATCCTTCTTTAATCTCTCATCTGAAGAATTTAAATAAGTAGGCGATATCATACCCTCGCTTGCCTGAATACCACCATTTATCTTCAAACCAAACATTGAAGTGCCACCATTAGTTAATTGTGAATCTCCACCAATAACACCATCTGTAGTTATATATAAAGCATTTTTTCTCGCATTATCAGCTGTACCAACACCAATTGAAAAAATTTGATTTACATTAAACTTATTGTATTTACCACAAGCAAATTCTGAATCATTTTCAACTGTTGTGTGGAACCCACTTGCATGAGAATTATTACCATTTGCTGTAGTATTTTCGCCCTCCGCATGTGAATTAACACCCTTTGCTATTGTTTGATAACCTTCGGCATGAGCAGCACTACCATCTGCAATTGTACGATAACCCTCAGCGTGAGACATTTTACCCTTAGATATAGAAAGTTTACCCTCAGCGTGACCAGAATCTTCATATACCATTGTGTATGACCCTTCTGCGTGGCTACCATAATTTCCTATAGTACCCTTATTCTGTATACTGTAATCCCATGTATAAAAGTATCCATCTTTTTGGTTATCTTCAGTTTGTTCCGCACGTGTAGATGCTTTAGGTAATGCTTCTTTTAAAGTTAACTTTATACGTTTGTTTTCATTCGATTCGGTAAACTTAGTATTATAGGCATATTCTGCACTTAATACATCAATAGCTACGGTATTAGTATTATCCGTTATTATACAATTCTTATAATAATTTAAGTTGACTGAATAATCTTCCGAAGCTAAGATAAACATTTCAGTACTTCCAACGGCAATGTCATCTGTTATTTGTAAAGCATGATAATGTAAACCTTCTACGTGACTTGCGACACTAATAGCAATACCACCACCACCTTCTGTGTGAGAGTAGCCTGCTGCACTATTTGTATTAAAACCTTCTGAGTGAGAAAAATCACCGACAGATTTTGTGGTACTACCTTCTGCGTGAGAATATCGACCAGTAGCTCTCGTAGAATCACCCTCTGAGTGAGAAGAAAGTCCACTTGCAGTTGTATTATTACCCTCAGCGTGAGAACTGTTACCACTTGCTGTGGAGCGACTACCTTCTGCGTGAGAATAACTGCCACTTGCAGTTGTACTCTCTCCTTCTGAGTGAGATTTCTCGCCTTCTGCTGTGGTACTAAGTCCTTCTGAATGAGACATTTTACCTTTTGCTTTAGTTAGATAACCCTCGGCATGAGAATATTTACCTTCTGCAGTAGTAGTATATCCTTCCACATGTGAATAATCACCAATTGCCGTAGTCTTACACCCTTCCGCATGAGATGTTCCACCTTTAGCCATCGTAAATTTACCTTCTGCATGCCCAGCTTCTCCTAAAACAATATTATTTTTACCTTCTGAATGTCCACCATCTATTTCTCCTACGGCTATATTTACAAATGAATATATATCTGAAGTAAATGTAGGATTATTGGTATCATTATTAGATACTTTTTCCAAAGGTTTATCTACTGTTATTTCTTTTGCAAGACCTTGGAAATTAGCTGGCAATGTTCCATTATATGATGAAATGGTTAAAATATTATATATGTTATTATCATCTGTAATATAACAATTTTTAATATAATCCTCATTAGAAGGAATATTCATTCGTTTACTTTCAATAATAATTTTTGTATCACCAACTGCAATATTTTTAACTAATATCAAATCTACCTTATGATTTCCTTCTCCATGAGAGTTGGTACCTTTGACTGTGGTGTAATTTCCCTCAGCATGAGAATTTTCACCGCTTGCTATTGTGTAATTACCTTCCGCATGTGATTGTCTTCCTATTGCTTTAGTACCAGCACCTTCAGAATGTGATTGACTTCCATTTGCTGTAGTATCATTACCTTCAGCATGAGAATTTTCTCCATCTGCTGTAGTTTCATATCCTTCCGCATGAGATGCATTACCACTTGCTGTAGTGCCATTACCCTCAGCATGAGACGCTTGATTTTTTGCAGTAGTATTATCTCCCTCAGCATGAGACCTACTACCGCTTGCAGTAGTATTATTACCCTCTGCATGAGAACTTTCACCGCTCGCAGTAGTATTATTACCCTCTGCATGAGAATAAAATAAACTTGCGGTAGTATGTTTACCCTCAGCGTGAGAATTTATTCCACTGGCAGTAGTATTATAGCCTTCAGCATGAGATATAGCGCCACTTGCTGTAGTATTTTGTCCTTCAGCATGAGAACTTTCACCACTTGCTGTAGTATTTTGTCCTTCAGCATGAGAGTAATCACCACTTGCTGTACTACCTTTACCCTCAGCTGTAGCATACCTTTTTGTAGCAGTATTCACTGTATCAATAGGACTGGTTGGTGTACCATTGTCTAACACTGCAGAATATTCGCCTTCACCTTTCTTCCAAGGTCCACTTTTACCATCTTTAAAACCCATTGTGATAATTGAGTCATCACTTCCCTTCATAGCGAGGAATGGTTCTTCGACGTTAAAGTTAACGGCAATTTCACCATACTTTAAATCTTCTGCTGTAGGTTTTTTACCTTTTTGTGAGCTTCTTGGAAGCTGCACATGTCTTTTTACGTTACTTGTCATGTTTATATTTTACTAAAAAGTATTATTATTGGACATAAAAATGTCCTATTATTTTTTATATCCTCTTTAATAAATATATTGATAAATTCACTAAAGTCATTACTTTTTAATAAAAACATGCCATTTGTTTATCTAATTACTGAAGAAAATGATAGTAACTGTTATAAAATAGGTTCAACACGTAAAAATGATATCAATGAACGTTTAAAAGAACTGCAAACGGGCAATTCTGAGAAACTTTTAATTGCTAATTCTTTTGAATGTGATAAACCATTTAAGTTGGAACAGATGTTACATCGTCACTATAGGAAATATAATCGTTTAAATGAATGGTTTAATTTAAGTAAAGAAGAAGTTGATAATTTCACAGAAATATGTAAGAAATACCATAATATAATTGTTTCATTAAAAGATAACCCTTTCTTTTAAAATTGAAAAATGCAGAGATTATTTCTCTGCTTTTCTTTTTATTTCTCTCATTTTTTCTCTAAGTAACTTTTTCTGTAACTCTTCAGCTATGATTTCTCCGTGACATCTTAGCGGTTTACAGAAACATTGTAGATACACATCTTCTCCGTTCTTATAATGTTCATATATTTCATCAAAATCATGTGTAAGATATGGGTCTACACCATAAGCACTATCAAAGTATCTACGATAAGCATCAACTGCTTCATCTCGTGTTCTGAATGTTAGTTTAGCAAGATTACTTCTTTTACCATTAAATGTATATGGATTTCCAAGTGGATTTCCATTTTTACTTCTTCCTATATAGAAGTTATTTGGTTTTGAAGTATGGTCTTCTTCTTTGCAGTTATAAACAATGATTTTTCCCATTTGTTTATATTTAAATGTGAAACAAAAAAGTAGCTCGAACAGGGGTCGAACCTGCACAGTCATTACTGACTAAGGGCTTTTAAGGCCCTCGTGTCTACCAATTCCACCATCGAGCCATATATCAGATTAGTTGATTTTTATTCTTTCAAGTCTACTATTAGTTTACTTTAAAGATTTTATTTCAACCAATATCTGATATGTTTTTAATTCTTTTGCAAAGGTAGTAAAAAACTTTTATTCCTGCAAATTTTTCTAATAGTTTTAACACTATTTAAGAACTCTTCTATCAATGCGTCTTCTACCAGCACTTCCGTTTCTGATTGGTGAAGTAGGACGTGTAATAGTTCTCTTAACCTTTGGAACACCACTATTTACTCTACTTTTTTGACATGCACAAGCCATAATATTAAATTATTTTTTTCTTATATTTTATTTAACAGTTGTTTAACCAACATAGTCATACAAACTATCTAATATACGTTCAGTATCAAATGTTATTGGATATAACTCTTCTCCGTCAGCATCAAAAGCTCGTATATTATCTATATCAAGGGTTACATTGATTTCATCTGGGTCGTCAGGTACATCGTAATCATGACTCTTCAGTCCTGGTTTTACTTCTCGATTAATATATATATCTAATATGTATGATTCTCCTGCTTCATTTGCAAAATCTACTTCTCTATGCCATCCGTCTTCCCATCTATCAAAGTCATAGTTAGAATCCCAAATAGAAGAAATCACCCCTTCTGTAATATCAATTGGTTCGTTGTTACTTTCTTTGATAACTTTAGATAACGTATTTTTTACTATACTATGTAAATCGTTTTCTGTTAATCTTATTATCTTTTTCATAAAAACTTTATTTCTTATAAATAGTTGGATTCTGGCAATAATTAACGTTTATTGCCAGAATCTTATCATTTATTGCATTCTATTACTTTATCTGCAATATGTAGTTCGTCAACGGCTTCACTACCAATAAACCAATTGTTTCTATCACATAGTTTTTCCATTTCTTTGTATGTATGTCCTGTGTTTTGTGCAAGCACATTATATACGTCTTTCTTACATCTTTGTGTTTCGGCAAATTCAATTTCCATATCACTAACAGTTCCACGCATACTACTACTGACTTGGTGTATCATAACACGAGAGTGTGGTAATACATATCTCTTTCCGATAGTACCATTGCTCAGCAATACAGAACCCATGGATGCTGCCATACCCATACAAGTAGTAGAAACATCGCAATCAATAAAATTCATAGTGTCAACTACTGATAAGCCATCAACAACGCTACCACCAGGAGAGTTTATAAACAACTGTATATCTCTTCCATTATCACCGTCTGAATTATTAAGATATAATAATTGTGCATTAACCATATCGCACACTTCTGGTGTAACTTCTCCACTAAAATAGATAATTCTATCTAACATAAGTCGACTAAATACATCCATTTGTGTAACATTTAATTTTCTTTCTTCAAGGATGTATGGTGTCATGTTTTTAGATAGATAATCCAAACTATCTCTTTTTACATTTGTTTTATCTAAAGCAAATTTTCTAAAGTCTTTTAACAAATTTGTCATGCATTAAATCTTTTATAGAAATCATTTACAATGACTTGGAGGTCTTCTGGTTTATTTAAACTAAAACCACCCTTACCTGTTTCTATTTTCAAGAACCAACTTTTTTCATCAACTAATGCGTTTATCATACTTAATGTCAGGCTTTCACCTTCCAATTCGTCTCCATCTATCGTATTAGCTTCCTGCCAATATGTCATTTTAAAATCAGTTATACCTACTTCATTATGATTAGGGTCTAATCTTCTTACGATTTTAATATCGTTATTTTTCTCTTCTGGGGTATTCATAAACTTTGTTTTTATTTAAAAATTCATTTCTCAAATGTTTCGTTTCTCTTTTATCTTTGCCTAAAACAAAAGCGTATTTATATTTTGATGGAAAATAAATCTTTTCAGATTCGGCAAACATTTTCTTAGAATATTCTCTTAATTCTTTTTCAATATCATCAGGTATATTTTCCCAAAGCATCCGTTGACTATTAGACCAATTCTTTTGCCATTCTATACCAAGGTCTTTAGCATAACGTTTGTAGAAACTTTTTGACCTAAAAGCTCTATCCGTCATGATTTTTTCTGGATTATAGGGGTTAACACATCTAACATTTGTTCCACTTCCAGCACCTAAAAAATAAAAGTTGAGTGCTTGGTATATTGAACCATTTTCTTTCGCTTGTAGGTCACTATAACAAGTAAATAGACGATATTGTGTATTCTTAGTCATCCACTTGATACACCACATTAAAAACTTACTACCGAGATTTATTGGTGTCCATGATGCGCTTGCACCACGTGCAATAAGACGTTCTATATCTTTAGTTTTTTCTCCTAAAAGTTTACTAAAAGCATTTGGCATACCCATAATAATTACACCGCCTAAAATTCCTTTATAGCGTGCTGCAAACCAATGTGTCGGATAACTACCTACAGTACCAAGCCATTCATAACGTTTGATAAATTCAGTTGCTTCTTTCTTTTCTTCTTTGGTAGTAATAAAAGAAAATTCAAATTCATCAAGATTGATATTTTTTATGTCTTCATCAGTCCATCCAAGTATTTCTTTATCTTCTTCTAAAGTATCTAAACGTCTTTGATATTGATAACACCATGGACTTTTAAAGTCCTTAATTTTATTTAATAACCTTATGTCGCCCATTATATTAATTTATACAACAATAGGAACTGCTATATAATTGACTATAACAGTTCCATTTATTACTATGCTTGCATGTTCTTCTTATTTTTCTTCGCTTCTTTCTCTTCACGCTTACGCTCTTTCTCCTCTTCTGCAATATCTTCAATAGTAATTAAAGAGGTCTCGATAGTGTCCAAATAGTCATCATGTTTGATTCTCATACGGAGAAGTTCTCCATATTGACTATTATCTACGGTAAGGCGGTCTTTCTCTGAATCATAACTTACCTTTGATAAAGCACCCTCAATGAGGTCTTCCTTCATCTTATCCGAAAGTCTGTCAAATGCATCCTCATAGATAATCATATTAATACCTGACTCACTCTTTGTCTTAAACTTCTCAGTTGCACCAATCTGTCGTACTTCTACAACACTATTAGCCTTGGTTGTTGACATGACGTTGAGTCTAATACCTACTGATGCAAGACCAGTCTCTTGGAATTTCTTTTCAGCAATCTCTACGATATCTGAACTTGTAGCAAAAATTTTCTTGCTCATATTTAGTAAAATTTTAAATTAACATTGCAAAGATACGTATTTATTTTAAGATTAGCAAAATATTTGTCGAAAAAAATCATTTTATTATTATTTTTTATAGTATGAAGCCGAAGAAAAATAAATATCACATTATATTAACTAAAAATGGTAAACAGATAGATGATATATACTGGTGCGGTAATATCGAAAGAGTTTACAGTCGTTTTGAAGAGTTGAAGGCTAAAAGTGATAAAGTTCTTTTTCCAGTTCGTTGGACTCATCAGAATAAAAAACTTGTTGAAACTAAGTATGAAATTTATATTATCGAGTATAATGATTCCAATACAAATGAAGTTGTTAGATTAAGAGATGAATATGGAAAGTTTATAAATTACGAAACAAATAATAATTCTTGGAGAGTATTTGATAAAGCTGATTATGATAAAGAAGAAACTTTTTGGGTTTACGGTTATCATCCCTTATTTGAACGTAAAGATTTTAAATGGATATTTGACAATTTTATTAATAGGGATAAAAAGAATAAGTATAACTTTAAGCAAATATTAGTTTATAACAATAAATTACTTATTGATACCAATGGGAACATTGAGATAATTCTTACAAAGAATAAAAAAGATTGTATACGTTTATATAACACTATACAGGATAGATGTGAGAATGAGAAATTTCGATATATCGCTTTTTGTGGGGATTTAAATAAAAGTAAATTAAAAGGCGATTGGATAAATAAGATTGAAGAAAAAACTGGTTGGGATAGACAAAAAATTAAAAGGACAAAAACAAGAAATTAAAAAAGCGACAAACCTATAAGTTGTCGCTTTTTGTTTTTATAATCATAGAAACGTTTGGAAAGGAGATTTGAATTTCATTATCTGATGGAATAAAATCTTCTCCTTTTGGATTTTGTCTATAATATAGGTCTTCATCTATTTTTCTCAGTTCTTCTTTATTAACATTAATATTGAGTGTACCACCTTTTGTTATGCCACAATCATGAAGAAATGTTGAAATATGATTACCTAACTCAAATATTTTATAACTATTTAATGTAAGTTCCATGATTATAAAAATTCAAAAATATTATCAATAATTCGTTTGATAGAGAACTTAAATTTATTCCATTTAGAAATGGTAATCTTCTTTTTACCAGTTATAACATCCATCATATCTTTACCCATTTCACCTTTTAATTTATTGGCTATATTCTCTTGTTGATGGGTAATATTTCTTTCGGACATTTTTTGGTCATTTTTAAGCCCTCTAAGCTCTTTGTTTAGTTCATAGCTACCATTGTTAGTCATTCCCTTCTAACGCCTCCTGTACGCTATTTAAAAGCCATACAATACCAGATGTAAAGCATAAGTCTACGAATATAATTATATACCACGGCAAACTATTACCAAATATAAGATTTCCAGCCGTGAATGGTATCGTTGGGAATATAAAAATGTTTAGTAATGATGTTACCCACCCTACATTTGCGCTTGTACACATCATGCAGTCAAAAACATTACCTATTGTCCCTAAATAACGTTTTGTTGCTGTTCTAAATATATCAATTATATCAAGTGGTCCACTTGCATAAACAAGCATATTAGATAATCCGTATGCGAATAAAATATAAATTATAAGTGTCATTATTCTGTTTCTTTATCTTCGTTTATTTCTAATTCGTTTGGTTCAGTGTTATTAATTACTGATTCTTTATTTTCGTTTGCTTCTACAAAATCATTAACTTTATTTGTTTCTTCTTTCTTATCTATTTTCTTTGTTGTTTTTTTTCTTTTCTTCTTTGGTTTTGTAGTTACAAATTTCAGTGTTTCTAATTCTTCAATTGTTTTATCTTTAAAGAAGTCTTTTAGTTCTTCTATTTTTGTCTTTAATAATTGAACTTTATTTACAACACTTTCATTCATATTTTTCGTCTCTATAATGAGTTGAAAAATCTCTTCTAATTTAACGTCATCTGAATCAGCATAATAGAAATATTCGTTTGGATTAGTTTCTGATTGTGCTGGTTTTATACGTTTATCTTCACTTGGATACACCGCCCATTTATTCGGGAATAGTATTTTAACTATTAAGGCTTTGTTGTAGCGTTCAATGCCCTCAAAATAATCCCCTAATTCTTTAATATATTCTTCTATTTGTAACATTATCTAATTCTAATTTAAAATCCAAGAATAATCATGGTTAGTATATATGATATTGAGAAACCTAAAAATGTTAATCTCCATCCTGTAATATCAACTTTACCACTTCTCATTTTTATAACTTTTATTACTCCGAATATTTCTCTAAAAACTTCCAAAAATGAAAGTATGAACACAAAGAGTTCTAAATACATTAAACTATTTAATACCATGCGTAATTTTTATAAAAAATAAAAAAAATCCTCAGATTTTCAATAATTAATCTAAGGATTTTACGTAAAAATTATTTTGTTATATCAAACATAATACCTACTCCAATAGTCATACCCATATTTTTATGAATTGGGTCATATCCTACACTTACACTTGGTCCAGCTTTAAAACGTTTCCAAAAACCTTTTTTCTCTTTCTTTTTGTAAGTGGTTACATCTGTAATATTACCTTTATTAGATGTATCTATAGTTAGATGGTTAGTACCGTCACTTGCTGTCTTATTTACCAATGTAAATTTTTCTTTGATGGTAGTTTTAAGTTCATACCATTCTGGTCTTGATACACTTCCTATTTTTAAAGTATAAGATAAGCTATCATTATCTTGACTTTTATATTCATATACCTTAATCGTATCTTTCTTATTAACAATTCTTTCTACATCTTCTCTAACTGGTTTGTTAGTAATTTTACCTGTATTATAAGTTTTTTGATATTTGAATTGTGTCAAGTATGATATTTGCTCTTTATATGCTTTTAAAGAATCATATAGAGTTTTATTCTCTTTCTTTAAATCTTTAAATTTCTTTTCTTGATATATTTTATGGTATGTGCCGTTACTATCTGTGTATTCTACATTAGTTAATATTTTATCTCGTTTTGATATATTGTTATCACACTTAGAGGCTAAAACTATTAAAAAACATGTTATTGTTAAGACAGTAATAATATACCAATATTTTCTTATCAAGGTTTTTATTTTATTTACCATGTCTTATATCTATCTTTTTCTAATTTTAAAACTTTTAAATCAAGTAATGGACTTACTATATCTGATAATTTTTCTAAAGATTGTCTCATTTCTGGTTTATTTCTTAATGGTAAATTTTTATCAAAAAATAGGCAAAGAAAACCAATAGTACGCCCACCACTTTTAAGTATAACACTTGATATATATTTACCACCAATACTATCTACTACCCCAGCAAACCTTGAATCTATCATTCTTGCGTCTTCTGTAGTACCGATAAACATACCATTCTTAGCAACATAATAAGGCATTTGATAATGAGTTAAAGGTATATTTTGAAATCTATCACTTACAAAATTTATATCTTTATCATTCTCGTTTATTGCTTCATAAGACATGTCTACATATCTAAATGGTAAATTAGTTGCATTTTCCTTACCGTTATGTACTTCAAATATAGCAACTCTTGAAGCATTACTTGTGTATAGAATTTTTTTTAATTCGTTATTTATCCGTGGCGTTACCGCATCACGAATTTTCATATTAGCTTCATCTTCTTTCTCTTTCCTTACAATTTCATTTAGCATTTTATTAAGAGTATTCTGGTCATTACCTATTTTATAGACCCACCAACCTGCACCTGATAAAAGTATTACGATTGTAAAGAATGATAATATTTTTGCAAGTTCACTAACTTTTGCATGTCCAATCCATTGGATAGTTTTGACAATATAATTTACTATACTGTCCCACTTACTCAATGTTCCAGTTTCATTTTTGTTCATTTTTAAAAAAACATTGTTTTATGTTCAGATTATTTCATGAGTTTGCGAGCTTTGTCTAACATCGTATCAAACTCTGTATTTTCGTTCATCCTATTATTAGGAGTACTTTTCTTATTATAATCGGAACACTTATAATTAAACAAATGTTTAATATGATTCATTTCTTCATTGATAATCTTATCACCCATTTTCTTCTTAACATCAGCACCTTCATTATGCCATTCTACAAGATATTCAGTATTATTAGAATCTCTCATAATGAAGCGATTGTTTTCAGTTTTCATGCTATCAGGAATATTTGATAACATGTGGTTTTCTGATAAGAATGCTCTATGGAACGTTAATCTTTTAATTTTATTTTCGTGAACAGTTTTTTGTAAATTTTCTACTTCTTTTTTGTCAAGTTTGCTTCCAGTAAGACCTATTTCAGTAGCAGTAGTCTTACCTTTCTTTAGCTTTTCAGCATGTTCTTTACGTTTCTTTTCATCCTCTTCTGTTCCAAAAGTAGCATTTCCAAACTCATCATTTTTATGGAGTTTTTCAGCTTCTTCTGAAGCATAACCTTTCATCTGTGCTTTTACTCTTTTAGAGAAAGGTTCTGATATATTATCGTAACGTAAATCACTCATACTTGCATTATCATCATTGGAACGTCCTCCATCATAGTTCGTTCTTTCTTTTTTAGATACCTTACTGTTGAAGTTCTCTGTATCTTTCATGATGTCCTTGTAAGCCTTGTCATTAATTTTCTTATCTTCGTTTGGTACGTTGTCACCAAAAACAGGCTTAAATTCATTCTTCTCTCCTGCACTTTCCCTGATGGCACGTCTTAACTCGCCTACTTTAAATGTTTTCATAAAATTATCTTTTATTTATATTATATTTCCACTATTCAAGTGAAGACCTCTCAACATTTGTTCAAACATAAGTTTGGTATATTTTTCGTTATCTTCACCATTTGCTATTTCCTCTTTTATTTGTTTATCAATATCTTGTATTTTTTTTACAACATCATTGTTTGAGTAATAGTCATTGTAGTTTATTTCCATTTCTGATTTGTGTTCTTTTTTTCTTTTTTGCTGCCAGCAGTTTCACATGTATCTTCTTCATTTCCAGCAGTCCAAAATTTTCTTCTCAGTGGTTGTCCACTATTAACTGGTGCATCGTATTCATAACCATTTCCGTTACCATTACCTGCACTCATACCTACTGTCATAGTGCTTGTTGCACCACCACCGACACCACCATCCATTTCATTCATCATCCGCTTTGTCACACGTTTGATTAGTCTATGAAGGTCGTTTTCGGTTAAACTATATAATTTTTTCATATTTCAAAGTAATATGTATATAATCTTTGTATTTTACGTTCAAAGTTCTTTTTGGGAACATTATAAGTTACATGGAACATTGATTTCTTTTTCTTACTCACTTCATCATAAGGTTCATCAATTTTTTCCTTTTTCTTTATAATTCCTCGGTTGAGTAACGTATTTTTTAAATCATTTTTATCAATACCGCTCTCTTTCAAAACACCTTCTACATCAGCATTGAATGGGTCTTCAAGTAGTCCTTTTAGAAATTTCTTTATATCTCTAAAGAACTCAAAGAAAGTTACTTCTTTTGTGATACTTTCTTTTAATACTTGTACTTTATTTTGAGGTATATAAATTTTCATTATCTTGATATTGTTCCCACCCATGTGCTATTTCTTTGCCATAATGTTTTAAATAATTCACTTATAACAGCAGCACTTATTTTTTTAACGGCTTTTTTAAAATCGTTTGAATCTAATGAACTATTAATCTTTTTGTCAATCATAGAATTAACTTCTGTTTTAGATAGTTCTTCCTGTATGATTTTATGTAACTTTTTGTCGCTAATCATTGTGAAATTTCGTTTTATATAAATATATATGAAATTTAAAAACCGATAGTTGTTCGTTAACAAATCCTAACAAAAAAGTTAGTTTTGTTACTAATCATCCATAGGTATCTCAACCTACAGCGGAGCTATCTCTCATCGCCCGTATTAATATGTTACGGGCACCATTAAGGTCTCTATGAATCTTAATTCCATCATACACAAACCATTCTTTACCACCTAAGTTCGTCATTAACTCACCAGTGAAACTATTTGTTTTACTTGTGTACGACTCATTTTGTTCAATGTATGCAACACCACATTCCTTACACTTCTGTTTCAGTCTTTCCTTAAATTCATAGAATCGAAGGGATAGCATAGAGCGTACAACGCTCTTGCGTAACTTACGTCCTTTCTTTGTCATACCTTTTACCTCGAAAGGTGGAAATACAATGACAGAAAAATTGTGTACAAGGTAATTAATACACTTCCAGTGCAACTCATCAACCAAGTCATGCATCCTATGATACGTCCTATTAAGCGAACGTTTTAGTTTACTTTTCTTCTTCTTATCCTTTGTGAGTACCAACCTGCTAAACAATTTATCACGCTTAAGGTTAAGAGTTAGTATTCTATTAAAGGCGTACATACCAAGCCACCCAAATCGTCCATCTTCGCTGAAATAGGTAAGGAAATTCCTGACCCCAGGGTCTAATGCAACAATACCACCTTGGTTTTCGGTTGATATAGTTGTTAACTTCTGAGGTACGGAAAGATACCATCTTCCATGGTCATTAATAAGACGACAATCGCAGATATCATTTTTAAACCACTCTTTTTCAGAGAATTTTAATTTTCCACTGATAGTGTGATAAATACCACTTTCTGACACAGCAGATTTCGGAATATAACAACTCTGAACAGGGTTCTTAAGACTCTTGTAATGCAACTTAAATGGTTTTCCAGACTTCTTTGTTTTCTTACAGTTAGTTTGCCATGAAGTGTAAGCATCCTTTACTGCAATCTTCTTTATCTGATAAGGTACGGATTTAATGTAGTCTTCGGTGAGTTCGGATAATACCATAGTACCCATTTTCATCCACCCTTTAAATTCGATATCTTTCTTATTAAAGTGATTAATGCAAGTATTGTAGACTTTACGCCCTACACCAATCCACTGTTTAAAGAGCTGTTTCTGTTGCTGTGATGGATAAATTCTTATTCGTCTTGATTTTAGCATAGTTGCACTTGATACTGTACATTCTGCACGAGATATAAAAAATGCTTGGATGTAATTGTTTTGTGTATTACTGCTACAGGCTATGACTTGTTTTGTCGAAAACCATGACTTTATGTTCATTACACAGGAAGACTTATCACATAAGGGCATAGCATTATCTATATCCTTGTGTGATAACAAATGTGAACTTATGTCTTTACATAAGTCATCATAAAATGCCTTGTGGTCTTCCTGTACAACCATGTTTTATGTATTTGTCTAATTAAAACTTTATTGATATTTATTAGTACCTAAAGAACGTTTAAAAAACCCCCTTTTATAAAGGAGGTTTTTAACTATATTTTTACTCATATTTTGCTTTTTTAGAAGCATTCTTCAACTTTTCCATTAAATCTCCATTCTGGGTTAAAGAATCTTTCCAATTTGCAAATGCATCACGTATCTTTCCAAGTGTTCTTGCATTGGTTTCTGTCAACTGAAGTCCATCTGTCCAAATATAGCAACCATCTCCTGACGGGTCATTATATCTAAATTGAAAACGCAAATTCAAAGCACCTATCTCACCGTCCAATGTTAAATCATCAGCATCAGGATAATATTTTAATGCATCTTCAGAAAGTTTAATATTCTCAGCTATTGTTTTGCGCAATGTTTCTTCTTGTGTAACACGTACATCTCCGAATTGTGGAGTAGACTTCTTAATTGGGAAACTATTTGCATGTCCTGCATTAGATTTATCCTCGTTTTCTTCAAATAAAGGTTTAGCTGTAGCTCTTTCCTTACGTTCTTCAAACTGGATATCTTTAATGCGATTAGTCATTTTTTTGATTATATCATTTTCCATATTTTTTCAAGCATCAGTACCCATAATTTTATAATTTAATAATCATACAGCATTCCGTTCCACTCTAAAGTAACACGCTGTCTACGTACAGGTTGTGGCTCTTCCTCAGTAACTGTTTCCTCTGGAACAGTTTCCTCTGTAACCTCGTTAGTTTCCTCTGTTACAAACTCCTCTGGTGTTTCATTACTCTCCTCAGTAACTGTTTCCTCTGGAACTTCGTTAGTTTCTTCTGTTGCAGTCTCATCGACAACTGTCTCTTCTGGGGTTTCATTTGTTTCTTGTGTAGTATTTTCATTAACTACCTCCTCAGTTACGTTAACATTGTTATCGTTAATAACCTCTTCTGTTTTCTTTGTTTTCTTAGCCATTCTTATAACTTTTTTATATATAAATA